GTTCGTTACTGTTCGAATGGCCCGAACTTCAAGGCCAAGCGAAAACATTTCCATTGACGCCCCTACTGCAACAAGCGAGTGATATGAGGTCGAGTCGATTCTACTTCTGCGATCCAGTTTTCAATCGCTTCGTTTGAGTTGACACGACATACGCGGTTTGCTTTTAGATCTGCACGAGGCACGAACACAGAAAGCGAGTTGAATGCCGCAGGTGCTTTGAGCGCACTGATAGCAGACTTCACATCTTCTTTGTTCAGTCCATACTTCTGGCTGAGTTCGAACACCAGACGATTGACTTGCATCATGCCATTACGATTTACAGTCTTATACACGAGGTACAACACGGTACGCTTATAGTCCTCGTCTAACTGCGGACGAGTGAACAGGGCGAGAGCACAACGCTCTACGTCAGTGTTAATGATTAGTGCTTGCATAACTATATGGTGACCCCTCATGCTACCTGTAATGAACCACGTAATGTTTCCAGACCGCCTGTTACAGCGTCAACGCTAACCTCTAGCCACTTCGCCAGAGTCTTGCGTATGAACTTAGTAGGCTTTGCCATGATCCACTGGGTGGCACATGTCATTGTCTGTTTCAGCATTCCGTTCTCACGCAGATATTCGGTGAACTCAGCACAATCCCGGCCGAGCACCGTTTGGTACAGTTTGTGGCGCTTCGTTCCTTCTGCATCTTCAAGCAGACGATTGATGGTCAGATTGTTTTCCATCTGCTCGGTGTGTACGCGAGCATCCTCACCCAACATGTCCTCGTAAGAGTTGGAGCTATCGTCTTCTGGATTGTGCCACATCTGGTTGTCAGACATAACGACAATCTCATACTTGTCTTCGCCCACTTTCTTCATACGCTTGCGCTTCTCAGCGCCGTAGTAGTTGTTCATGTTGTTAATGCGGTTCGTCAGTGACGCACGAAGATAGTTGAGCTGGTGGCCCTCGCTAAAGCGGTTAGGCAAGGATTGATAATACGACAGCAGCACCTTGCACATAATGTCACACGTCAGGTCAGCCATCGGTATGTTGTGGCTCACTGACACCCACTGCAAATTCTTACGACATAAACGCTTCGCGCTGCGGTGGATTTCACCGAACAGGCTTGCTGTTTGATCGAGGCGTAAGCGCAACTCTTTGCTACTAACCATAGTGATATCCAGACCACCTTTAGTTTTCGCTCGCGCTTTCGCACAACGACGAATCTGTGTGCGCTGCGTGTCGTGCTTGAGAATCAGATTCCACGCTAACACTGCTTCACGCTTTGACAGACCGTATGCTGCGTATTGCTGAATAATATCTTTCGGTGCTTTGTGCAAACACACCGCAAGAACAAAGAAACGCATCTTCAAAGTGAAACGACAAATCGAAGACAGTTCAATTCGCAAGTCCGGGGCAGTAAATTCGAACTGCTTAAAATCCACGGCTGCTTGCAAGTCGCGGTGATAACCCGCGATAGACTTATACCCGCTGCCAATATAACGAATCGTTGCAGCGTATACTCGTTGGAACGCTTCTGAGGATTCCTCAATTCCCAGACGCTGTGCCAGATAAGCATTAAGACCTAATTCTTCTGTGATCATTTTTTCCGAGATCCTGTTCGTATAGTTGAAGTATGCTGTGCTTAGATCTTAATTACAGGTCGCCGAGTTCGACAACGCCGTTCTTACCGACACGGAGTTTCTTCTTCTTATCTTTCGACTTGTAGCTGTTACCGCCGAGGCTCATTACACCAGACTCGTCTTGCTCTGCACCCATGTCATGACCGTTCTCGATCATCGACACAATATCCACCAGCGTCTGAGTCTTACGACCTTTACGCTTACCGCCACGGCCTTTCGTCACATCTTCCATCAGAGGAATTGAGAAGCCATCGAGTGAACTTGGTGCGGAGAAGTTAACGTTGTCTTCCTGCGGAAGATTACGCTTAACGGTTTTGATCTCTTGCTCAGGGTCGATCAACTTACCAGCTTTGATCATCTCTGTGCGTAACTTAGCAAACTGCTTCTTCGTATATACGGACGGACCATTGAAGCCGGTGTTCGCATACGTCAGAACAATATCACCTTTCTCGGAAATAAGGCGAATCGAATCTGCGTCTACGTCGAGAACACGCGCTGCCATGAAGTTGTTCATGTAGTTGCGAGTCTCACGGCCACGATAACGTACAAATACAGCTTGTCCCATCTTCACGCCATGACGACGTGTTTTAGATTCAGATAACAGCATACCAGCAACAACGCGCAGGTCTTTATCCGACATCTTACGGAACGTGTTGAACAGAGCAACCAGCGTATCACCGTGTTCGGTCATCAGCTCAGTCAGCGATTGGCTGTCAGAGCGATAGTGTTTGCAGATCTTAGAATCTGCTAACTGACCTTGTGTTGCACACGGTTTTTCGGCAGTAGGCAACAGAGCATCACGAGTCAGACCGCGGCAGTCACCACAGGTCAGTTCGCTTTTTACGAGTGCTTTGATGTCCAGAGTGCGTACTTTTTGATTCGCCATTTTTTAACCCCTTTGTCTTTAATGTTGTCTCAATGCAGAGGCGTAACACTTGGCTCATATTAGTAATGCCAGGCGTATCACGCTTCAAGAGTTCGAGTGCATGTCTGGTTTCCATGTCAACCTTGATCATCGGCAACAGCACTTCTTTCTGTCCAGGCTGTACCGGTGGGTTGAGCATCGCATCTACCAGAATGCTTAGCCATGTTTGTGCTCGCTCTTCGGTTTCGGGGTCATCCCAAAACGTGCCGAGCGGTTGCTTACGGTTTCCTGCTAACTTCGCTACCACTGCTTCTGCTTTTGCGTGAAGCGTTGTGTGGCAGTCACCGTCTATTGGGATTTGAAGCGAAAGCTCGCCTCCCAGTGAGCGGGGTACGGTATGGTGATAGTGAATCGCTCTGCTAAACTTACCGCAGATGATGCACTGTGTCAAATCACCTTTCGTCGCCGCCGGTAATCGGTTTTCGTTGTTAGCCATTAGTCCACGGAAGGAACCAGTTCTGCAACTTCACGTCGCCACCTGTATGGCGCAGCAAGAGGTTGATAGCTGATTTCTCCATAAGCCAAGCACAATGCACATCGCTGTCTTTCATCACGCCACGTAACGGCATCGTGGTGAACAGACCGAGAGTGCTACTGCTTTTCTCGTTGAGCATATCGACAATGGGGTTGAGATAGTCAAGCATTGCATGATCGTTCGATGTTTTCATCTGACGATACACGCGCTCTTTGGAATTGCTCAGACGAACCTTGCTTTCCATTGCATCCAGCTTCGCTGTAATGTCGTTGATTGTTGTCTCTGCATCTGCGATTTGTTCGCGCAGCGCACGACGAGCTTTCAGCGACTTTGCTTCCTCCAAAAGATGATTGAGCTTCTTGAGGTCGCGGCGTTCTGTGTTGCGTTCTTTCTGGAGGCGTTTGCGTTCGACGAGGGTCCCATCAAGCATCTTGTGATCTTTCACGGCTTCTTCTGCTACGCCCTTCGCGTCTGACATGCGAAAGAACAACAGAAGCTGGTTTTCGAAAATGATACCGAGATCGGAGCTGGGGGTTGAATGCAGTCCGGCGGTTTCGATTTTGAATCCCATGCGCGATAACGATTCAGGACTCATGGCGAGTGTACCGAATCGAGCCATCACAGGAAGTTGAACTATCTGAATAGAGTGTTTGAACGTTCTCGGTACCTTGTGGCTATACGCGTCTTTGAGTCGCTTGAGCACACGACTGGTTTTCGCAGTCGCTGCGTCTTCGCGTTGCTCACGTCGTACAGCTTTGTCGTTTGCTTCTTGCTCGTACATCTCGCGGTCAATGTTCTGCGCGGCTTCAAGACGAGCCTTGCCTTCAACACCTTCCGGTATGTCATCAAGGGAAACATTTTTACGTGACTCAGGCAGGTAACCCAAGCACGATTGAGCTAACGATACGTCAGCTTCGAACGACTTCACAATTTCACCGAGCTTTTCCATCAGATCGCGTGGCTTGATGCGTTTGGCAACCACTTGTTCTGACAGGCTGAGGCAGGTGGTGCAAGTTGCGCGGACAGAATCACGCAGTTGCAGTACATCGGGGTAGGACTTATAGGTATTACTCTTTAATGCCTTGGTCAAGTCAGCTAAAACAGAGGAAGGCTGACCTAATGAATCAACAACGTGCTGGCGTTTGAGATTGATACCCGAACGGAGCGTAGTCAGTTTGCCGATGACTTGCTCTAACCCAGCTTTAAGGTTGCTTACCTGATTTTTCATCTATGGATTTCCAAACTTCATTAAGAGTTGAGGACCGTTGTTGCTAGTCCTAGCGACACTTCGAATACCAATGTTGCATAAGCATATTAGTATTACTTGGGTCGATTATAGTATAGGTCGAGGGGCTCTCCCAGAGAATGCCTCGCCAGAGTTGGCCGTTTAGGCTCGGTTTATTTTACCCTTGAGTTTCCGATTTGGTTTGCTGTGCTACCGCTACGCTACCCTCCTGTTATGTTTCGAGTAGCTAGAATCTCCCAATACTAGCTACCCATCTAGATCATTATATCATAATCTGCTTTCAAACACAACCGCATTTCGTCCAAGAATATGCTGACTTGTATTTACAGATTTATCATAGACCTACAGGAAGTTTATCATCTGGTGATTTGAGATAAGCCTTAACTTTTGCAGCAGTGCCATTTGCGGCATATTTTCCAGGCTCTTTCAGACCAGCTTTATACTCTGCAATCTCCGCCTTGATTTCTTTAATCTTGGCGACGAGTCCTGCACGTTCAAGTTTAGCGAGCTTACGCACTTGACGGTCGAGAATGATCTTCGCGTCGTCAACAGGAATCTTGCACAGCTTCGCAAGCGTTGCGTCAGGGTCACTTGCCACCAGCGCTTTAGGCAGAGCTTTAAGCAGCTTGTCCATGTTGTCTACTGCCCACAAGTATACCTCTTGCAGATGTAATGCTTTCTCTGCTTTGGCCATCTTGTTCTTGAGCATCGCAACTTCCAGCTTAATGCGATACGCAACCCACGCTTTGAAGTAGTTCACGTATGACAGGTACATGAACTTGTTCGAGGCATCAGCACGGCGAACTGTCACACCCAGCGAGTAGTTAATCGCGGAGGTAACTTCACGCTGCACTTTGGTTGCAATCTCATACAACTGGTCTTCGCTACCACGACACTTAATCGCAAACGCTGCGCCCCATGGCCCCGCGTCTTTGTTCTTCTTCGAGCTGGCGTTTGATGCAGACACGACACCCTGCCACTCTGCAATCTTCTCCAGCTTCTTGGTGATGGTTGCGTTGTTCGACATACCGCCCGGCACATACGTTTGAATCGTGATCGTCTTCGTCTTCTCGTCGATCTTCATCTGCGGTTCGTATGTGACTTTGCCGCGCCCAGTAGACATGAGCGTGAGGAAGTCTTCATCAGAGCTTACGTCGAGACAGCCATACTCATGATTGACTTTGAGCGTGTCAGCGAGCTTCTTCGCGCTGTACTCTTTGCCGTTGAGCATATCACACACGACTTTCGCAACTGACGTAAAGCTGAACGATGGGTTACCGCACTTCACACCGTAAGCTGGCGCCGGCACACTACCGTTGAACAACATGTACGGTAATAGCGCGGGCAGGTACAGAGGCAACTTCATATCGTTCGAGAAGTTGTCTACCATCGGCGTTACTTCGAGATAGTCAGGGTCAAGCAAGAAGCTACCCGCGAACTTACTCATTTTCGCTTCGGTGTAACGCATCGCAGCGGCAGGTGCTACCGGGTCACCCCAGTTACCTTGACCAGCTACAGCAGGAGGCACTGTGTTTGCAATCGTTACCATCGCACCGTAACAAGCAGCGTCACCGTGTGGGTGATACTTACCTAACGCATCACCAACAGTACGTGCAGCTTTCTTGAACGCACCGCCTGGGCGTAACCCCAAGTCAGACAGTGACCAGAGTAACGCACGGTGCACAGGCTTGAGGCCGTCACGGTAGTCAGCGATAGCACGGTCTTCAACAACGTATGAACCGTACTGGAAGAGAGCGCGTCGTGTATAGTCAGCGAGGTTCTCGTCACGAATGAGCGACTCGTCTTGACCAAGCATCGGGTACAGCGAAGTGCCTGTACTCGTTTCTGCTACTTCGCCTTTCTTCTTTTTCTTCTTCGGCATATCATCGACAGCAACAGCTTTCGATTTCAACTTAACCTTTGCAGGCTTCGCTACCGCAGTCGCTTTCTTAACGACTTTAACTTTCTTCGGCTTAACTGCCATGTTATTCCTCCAGACCCAGCAGACGACGACGATGGACAGCATCTTCTGCCAGCACACCACGGAAGAAACGTTCTTGCTCAACGCTAGTGAACGGGTTCACGCGAATCAAGCGACGAGTCTTCGGATTGAATGAGATCGCTTCGAGCACGTCAGGTTCAACTTCACCCCAACCTTTTGCACGAACGATTTCTTTATCTTTTACAGCAGACGGTGCTTTCGCTCGGCATTCTTCAAACGTCATGCCACCGTAGTGAATGCCTTTGTGCATCACGTTATACAGCGGGGCATCTACGATCCACACGCGACCCTCTTTCATCAGATCAGGCAGCAGACGATAGATAACGCCGAGGAACAACGTTGCGATGTGGAAGCCGTCGGGGTCAGCATCCATCAGGAACAGCAGGTTGCCGATACGCAGATTCTTCGTACTCAGCTTCGGCGCTTCTGCTTTCGGGTCTAACGATTTCAGGTCAGCACCCACAGACACTAACATGCCCTGCACTTCTTTGTGCTTGAGTACGTCAGCGAGACTTGCTTTCAGACCGTTAAGCGGCTTACCACCAGCAAGCATAACTTCCTGATAGTCAGGGTTACGTGCGTGTTTCGCAGTACCACCAGCAGAGTCACCTTCTACAACGATAAGCTCACGCTCATGCGGCTTACACTTGAGCGCAGAGATCAGGTCAGCAGGGAGTGAATTGCCTTTCAGCTTCTTCTTCGTGTCAGCCATAGACTTCACGACAGCACTGAGTTCTTCACGTCCCTTGTTCATCGCTTCGGCGCGTTTGATAATCGTCGTTGCGACTTTCTTATTGTCGTTGAAGTATTTCACGAAAGCGTCTTTCAGCATTTCGTATACTTCTTTTTCGACGCGGCTCGCCAGCTTGTCTTTAACCTGCGAGGTATACTGAGCACCGTGCATACGCCAGTCGAACATACCAGTCAGGCCGATAAGCAAGTCTTCTTGTTTGAAGTTCTGCTTCTTCTTGCCTTTGCCTTTCGGTTCTTTCATGAAAGGTTTGATTGCTTCGAACAGCGCGTCACGGAAACCTACAACGTGCCACCCGCCGTCGATTGTCGGGCTGGTGTTAACGAAACTGAGGAAGTTGTCAGTGTCGGCATGATCTGTCCACGTCAGCGCAGCGGTGATGTTGTCGTTCTTGAAGATGAACGGCTTGCCAACTGAACCAAGTTCGCGTTCTTCAACCATCGTCTTAACAACGTGCGCGAGATCTTTCTTGTTATGGAAAGTGAACTCTTTGCGCTTGCCTTTCTTGATAAGAGTCAGGCGTACTTCGAATCCCGGGTTAAGCAGCGACATGTTGCGCAGCCACGTACCGAGTTGAGCAGGGTCAGGCGCAGCGTGACGATAACCTTTAGGCAGCTTCTTGCCGCGCATAACGTCAGCAGACACAACAGTCTGGTCGAGCGTCCACGCAACAATCGTACCGTACTTGCTCGCTTTCTTTTCGCGCAGCAGGCTCATTACGTCTTTGTCAACAGACTTGACTTTCTTCGGGTCTTTGCCGGACTTCGCAACACCACACTGCCACATCTGATAAGAGCAAGCGCCCTTATACATCGACCAAACACGCAACTGACTGGACACGGCGTTCAGTGCAGCAACACCTACACCGTGAGTACCGGCAGAAGTCTTGTATGCCTGATCGTTAAACTTACCACCAGCGTGAACACGGCTAAACGCTGCGGTCATGATCGTTTCTTTCGAACCGTCTTTCAATTTCTTGAAGTCGGTCGGAATGCCTTTCGCCATATCGGCTACAACGTTCAGGTCGTTGTCGTAATCAATCACAACTTCCAGAACTTTGTTTCGACCTGCAATGTGTTCGTCGTAAACGTTATCGACAGGTTCCTTAACTCCGCGATAAGCCATATCGGCACCGCGTTGACCTAAGTACATACCCGGGTTCATTCGGATTCCGTCAAGGCCTTCTGCAATTACGAAGCCTTCTTGAGAACCGTCACCCGTTTGCTTTTTAACTTTGGCGGCTTTAGGCGCTTTGGCCATTTTGGTATTCTCCTAAATGAGTAGCGTTACTACTCGATATTAGCAAGTTCAGACACTACTTGTCTTACGCTATTATATCATACTAAAGTATTAGACGCTACCCTCATTCTGTCCAACAATATGCAGAGTTTGAGTTAAGTACGACGACGTATATGATCGCTAATCAGCGCTCGCATAGTGCTTTCATGAGGCGCTTTCTCAATACACCACGCATCAGCGAGAATGTGCATCTCGTCCAGAGGCAGATGTTGTAGTGCTGCACGGCGCTTGTGCTTCGGCATGTTCTCGAAACGCTTAACCAGTTCGCCAGCAACATCAACCAATTTCACATCGACGTCAGGGTTGAGACCATAGTGTTCGCACAGAACATCCTGCAATTCGCCAGCATCCATATCTGCGGCTCTACCCTTTGTACCTAAGCCTTCGTCTGCAAACATCTGCATCAGAGTCGGCTTGTCAGCACAGAGAATTGCGGTGCGCAGATTATCTAGCTCTTGCTCGTCGAGGTCTTCGTCGTCCTCTTCCATTTCAGGCACAGGCATTTGCTCGTCGCGCGTCAGGCTGCGGTACTCTGCATACACATCCTTGTCTTGAGTGAACGGATAATCAGATTGCATACCACCAGCAACCCACTGTTCGGCAGTTTGCAGATACTGACCATACAGAGTAAGCTCGGCGCCAGTCAGACCTTCAATGAGCTTCGCTTCCATCAGCGACTCTTTGTTTACCAGCACACACTGGAGAGCCTGTAGTTGGGTGCTGAAACTGACGATGCACATATAGCGATCAGATACAGGCAGAACGCGGTACAGTTGCTCACGGATTGATTCCATGAGATTGAAATAGCGGTTGATTTGTTCAGAGAGTTTCTGAGCCATGACTGCAACCTCCATCGCAGACGTGTTTGTTTTCGAGATGCAGCACTTGAGGCTGAGTGAGAAGTTTGAAGCCGTTACCATCAGCGATCATGTTTCGACACTCACGCTCCAGTGCTTCACGTTGAGCATGTTCCATAACGACAATACGAAACGCTTCGACACACGCAGGAAGGTCTTCACGCATCTTGATTGTGCATACGTCGGTACCTTCACGAACTGGTACGAGCCCCATGCAAATATCAGCGAAGTAACGTTCGGCTACTTCGAGAGCGGCAGTGAGAAGTGTAGAACCGTTACCTGACGTAGGGAGAACGTTAGCATCACGCAATGTTTTGATAGCACGGGCAAGACGAGCACCAGCTTCTAAGCGTAGCGTCATCAAGTCGTAGTAGGTAGGTTTAGCAGATTCCGGGGCGGGTCTGAGCGGGCGAGTATCGTCAGGCAGGTCGTCGTTAAGCAGATGTTCGGCAGACATTGGGAATACCTCAAAAAGTCGTGTAGATATGACAAAAGGGCAAACGCTCGTCAGCGCTGCCCTTTCGATCAAGTGACCGCTAGTGCGCGATTACTTGCTTATTCCATTTCGAAGTCGAAGTCTTCGGACTCTTTCTTCTGCTTGCCAGCTTTGGCTTTCTTGTCGCCTTTCACTTTCTTGGCGGCTTTGTCTGCTTTAGCAGGCTTAGCGGTTTTTTCAGCTTTAGCTTTTTTATCAGCTTTGGCCGGCTTTTCAGCTTTCGCTTTTTTGTCTGCTTTAGCAGGCTTTTCAGCTTTCGCTTTCTTTTCGCCTTTAGCGGCTTTCTCAGCTTTAGCAGGTTTTTCTGCTTTAGCTTTCTTGCCAGCTTTTTCAGCTTTAGCAGGCTTTTCAGCTTTCGCTTTTTTCTCTGCTTTAGCAGGCTTAGCCGCTTTCTCTTTCTTAGCTTTAGCCGGAGCAGCTTCGCCGCCGTTAGCCAGAGCTTCAACCTGAGCAGCCAGGCCTTCGCGACGTGCAGCAATCGCTTCGGCTTCTTTGTTCAGACCGGCAGCAGTTTTAACCAGAGCTTTTTCAGATTTGTCCAGGGCTTTGATTTCTTTGTTCAGGCCGCTGATGATTTTCTTAGACATGATATATCCTTACTTTATATTTGATGCGGCGTTTTCACCGCTGGATGAAAAGATAAATTTGTTCAGGGTTTGATTTCCTGTAGACGTACATTATTATATTCAACATACGTCTGCAAGAAATTTTGAAACTTTTTACAAAAATATTCGAAAAGTTTTCTCGAATATTTGCCCCTCGCTCATTCACTCAGAACTAGAGGGGCGCGCCGGATCAGAAGTTATTACTCGTCGTCTTCGTCTTCGTCTTCATCGTCGAAGTCTTCGTCGTCTTCATCTTCTTCTTCGTCGTCTTCGTCATCTTCGCCGCCGAAGTGTTCTTCGCAGAGTTCGCGCAGTTCATCTTCGTCCATCTTTTTCGCTTTCTTGGCAGAGGCCAGCTTGTGTTCGATTACCAGGGCGCGGAGTTCGTCTTCGTCGAGTGAATCGAGGTCGAGATCTTCATCTTCATCCTCGTCTTCATCTTCGTCTTCGTCGTCCTCGTCTTCATCGTCGCCGTCTTCATCGTCGCCGTCTTCGTCTTCGTCGTCTTCGTCCTCTTCTTCATCATCAGAGTCGTCGTCTTCGTCGTCTTCGTCGTCGCCGTCTTCATCTTCGTCGTCGGACTCTTCGTCCTCGTCTTCGTCTTCCTCTTCGTCCTCGTCGGACTCTTCTTCACCGCCGAACTGATCAGTAATCAGCTCCAGCAGTTCTTCTTCGTCCAGCGCCTTGGCTTTCTTGGCGGTAGACAGTTTAGCTTTGACAACCGCTTCGCGCAGGTCGTCTTCGCTTACGCCGGCCAGGTCGATTGCTTCTTCGTCTTTGATCGCTTTGACGATTTGCGCGACGGTAGCAGGTTTCGCTTTCTTACCGCCTTTCGCAGCTTTATCAGCTTTAACAACTTTACCACCGGAAACTGTCAGGCCGACAGAAGTGAGCAGCGCAGCGATTTCTTTGTCGGTCGCGTTTTCTACTACAACACCCAGCATCTGAGCCAGAACTTTAGTTGCGGTGTTAACGGTTGCTTTAGCAGCTTTAGCCATGATTTGTTTTTCCTGTTTGATTAGAAGCGATGTTGCTTCAATTAAGATTTACAGATTTCGAGAGACAGGCAGCGAGAACATTTTATCTCGCTGCATACTTAATGTTTACAGATTTCGAAAGTTCAGTTAAAAGTCTTCGTCAGACTTTATTACTTTTTTGCTTTCTTAACCAGTTTGGCAGGCTTAGCGCCTTTATCGCCTTTGTCAGCTTTCTTTGCTTTCACAGGCGCGGCAGTACCGTACTTTTTAGCAGCAGCAGTTTCGTTCACGGTCGGGCGAACGTTGTAACCAGGCAGCGCGGTGTTGATGTGAACGACTTCGCCGGTTTCAACAGAGGTCGCGTGGATGAAGTTGCCAACGTACTTAACGGTGAAGCCTTTGTACTCACGCACCGGAGCGCTGATGTTTGCGATTACGCTACCGTGAGAACCGGCTTCGCCCAGCACAGACAGGATTTGGTTAGGACCGAAAGTAGAAACGATCTGAGCAGAAGAACCGTGTCCACGTTTGTGACGAATGGTAACGCTGTTTTCAGTACGGTCAGTAATGAAACCAATCAGCTCAACAGCCTGAACTGTTTCGATCAGGATGTCGTGCGGCAGGTCAGCAGGCTTCACTTTAGAGGTGCTGATGGAACCAGATTTTTTAGCGATGCGAGAAGCCAGGGTAGGTGCCAGTGAAGTGCCTTTAGTTACTTTAGCCATTGTAATGCTCCGGGATTTATAAGTGTGAGCTTGTCGCTCGGTTCGAACTTCAATTAGTGTTTACAGATTCGATTGCAGGTAACTTTTACAGATTCTTAAAAGCTATCTTTAATCAAGAAAGTACAAATTTTCAGAAGCGAATCACAGAACAATTCTTCGTATTCTTCATCGTCTTCCACTTTGTCTGCGTCGTCTTCGTGCGCAGCAGGGCACCAGTCAAATGCTTCGCAGATGTTACGCGCACCAAAGCCCATGTGAGCAGCTTTACGACGCGCTTCCCACACTTGCGATAAGACAGCGCGAGACTGTTCGTATTGCACGTCTTTCAGGAACAGGTCGACGTTCGCTTCGATGTGGCGTTTAATCTCCACCAGCAGTGTTGAGCCAGCAGGTACGTCCACAGCAACAGCAGAACAATACTGAGCAACAGAGCGATACAGCGAAGGCTGCTTAGTTACCGTGTCTGTGCGGTTCAGTTGCGCAAGTGCGCGAGCAACTTTGTTCGTTTCACGATTTACAGTACCGTTAGCGAGTTGCTGGATGATTGTGTGGTAGTGATTAACACCAGCACACATTATCATATGCAGAGCAAACGGCAGCGGGTTTGCCGCTTCGTGTTTACTCTTTACAGATTCGAGTTCAGCTTTCAGTGTGCGAATTTCTGCGGACTGCTCGTTGCAGAATCCAACCACTTCCTGAATGCGTTCATCGCGCAGTGCGATTTGAGCGGTATGTTCACGCTCGGTACGGCGCATCTTCAAGCGCAAGCTAACGTTGTCCTGAGCCTGCACACGGAGCTCACGTTCGGCGTCTTGTTTCAGACCATCAGCTTGTTTGAAGTTGTCGGTCATTTGATGCAGGTCTTGCGTTTTGCGTTCCATCATTTCGATGATGTTAGCAGCGTGATTCTGTTCTGACATTTACAGATCCCCGAGAAAAGTAAGCGGCCCTTTCGAGCCGCTTGTTCAGACGTTATTATTCGTCTTCGCCGTCTTCTTCGTCTTCTTCGGATTCTTCTTCCTCAGGAGAACATTGAACCAGCACAGTCAGGTCACCGCCATTGTCGAACGTCGCAGCAGCCAGACCACCAGACAGGATAGACAGCGGCAGGTCGCGAGCGTCGAGAGCACCAGCTACTTCGATCACGTCTTCTGCGTCGTCGAAGTTCGCAGCGTCAGCAGCAGAGTAAGACTGTACGCCTTCCATGCCACGCAGTGCGGTCAGCGCTTCGAACAGGCGGTCGTTGTTCAGCAGTGCAGCAGATTCGAACGTGAAGCCCGCGTACACTTTGATACCTTCAACGGTACCCGCCAGAGCGATAACGCGATTGACAGCAGCTTGTACCAGCAGAGAAACATCAGAGTCACCCCAGAAGCCAGGGACTGCAACGTTCATCACAGTGGTGTGCAGCGCGACGTGAGCAGTATCAACCTGCACTGGACGAACGCGAGACTTAGCACCGTACAGGCTTGCAATCGGCAGATGGTCGCCTTGCAGTTCTGCAAACTGATCTTCGTCGATGTAACCCAGCTCAGCGGCTTGTGCGATTTCTTCTTCGTCGATGAACTCACCGACAACAAGACCGGCTTCGTTCGGGTCCATGCCTTCTTCGATACGGCCAGCATACAGAGAGGAAGCGATTTCATCTTCCAGAGTCGCTTCGAGACTTTCAGACCACGCAGCAACATCGAACGTTGACGGGTCAGCCATGAAGCGAGTAGTGCTGGTACGCTCGATGATGTCCAGCAGAGACTGCGCTGGCAGGTGCATCGCGCCCGGCGCTTTACCAGCTTTGCCCAGGTTGAACGGGTAGCGGTAGTTGAAGCCGTTAATGTCAGACAGTTCGCTTTCAATCGGTGAGTAAGTGTCACCGTCAGTCAGAGTGAAGTTGATGATCAGCGTCTGGTCCATATCGACAGTCAGCATCGGGCCGACGCGATTGGTAGTGTCAACAGACTTAACGAATTTCAGATGATCGTTTTCAGCAGCGGCATCACCATCAGCTTCGACTTCATCTTCTTCGTCAACTTCGCCGTCTTCTTCTTCGTCTTCGTCCTGCTCGGCAACTTCGTCGTCGTTCAGGAACGCTGGCAGCACAGCAAGCAGTGCGTCAACAAAGTCCAGGTCAGCGCCGTCTGCAACTTCGGACAGGTCGATACCGTAGTTAGTTGCGATCTCTTCAACTGCGGCGAAGTCGTCTTCGTTACCGCCGTTAGCAATCGCTTCGATCATTTCGTCAGCGGTTTCGCACTCGTCAACGAGGATGCCCAGGCTTTCAGCTACGTGCTGAATGGTCGCTTCGTCGTACTGACTCAGCAGCGCACGAAGTTCGTCAACGTTCGACGTAAGGTCAGCTTCATCGTCGATCATTGCGATAGGGCTGGTCTGGCTTTGAATGCGGGTGAACGCTTTCATTACCTGAACGATAGTCATCGCAGATGCGTCTTCGCCCATAGCAGCAACAGCAGCAGCGCGTTGTTCCGCAGTCAGTGCACCGCCGGTGAACTGGAAGTAGTCGAGAGGATCAGTGACAGCATCGATCTGCTCCTGCAGGTCATCACCATCGTCATCTTCGGAGTCTTCTTCCTCCTCAGAATCTTCATCTTCGTCCTCTTCTTCGGAGTCTTCATCTTCCTCCTCAGAATCTTCTTCGTCTTCGTCTTCTTCTTCGTCAGAAGACAGAGCGGCCAGCATGTTCGGGCAGGCGATTTCGTGCTCTTGCAGAGCATCTACGAAGGTGTTCAGCGTTTCAACCATCTCTTCTTCGGTTGCGCCTTCGACCAGCTCAAGCAGCTTCGCAGTCAGAGTTTCAACGGTGTCTTTCTTCATCACCGGAAGGTCTTGAGTACGAATCAGAACTTTCAGACCGGCACGGTCCAGTTCTTCGGCAACCAGCACAGATGCGAGGAATTGAACAGCGTCGAAGTCACCGTCTTCGGTTTCTTCTTCGTCTTCTTCGTCGTCAGCTTCGCCGTCAACTTCTTCTTCGTCAGAAGACTGAGCGCCGTCAGCTTTTTCCAGCCAGATGGCTTGTTCAGTATCGAACGACTCACGAATACCATCTTCGTTCATCGCAGTCAGATCATAACCAATCGCTTCAAGCGCTTCGGTCATTTGCTCAACAGACAGCGATTCAGCTTTGTAGCCGAACAGGTCAGTGCCAGTAGCAACTTCTTCTTCGTCGCCGCCGTCCTGCTGATCAACAACTTCGTCTTCTGCGTCGAAGTCTTCGCTCAGGTTTACAGGCGTTGCGTTGGTAGGTTGTTTCACGTTCAGTTCTCCGTTATTTGGAATTGCAGCAACGATCTCGCCGCCAATAGTTTGCATGATGAAAGTACGCACAGCACCAGACAGCACAGTAACAGGGTTAGCTGGCAACGCGCTGTAATCAATTACCGCTTTATCGAGAGCACCATCAGTTTCATCAATGCTTGTGATATTTACAGTTTGCAGAGCTTCCACCTGAGCGGCGAGTGCCTGAATGTAATTACCGGCTTTGCTTTCTTCGACAATCGAGATAGAGTGAACCCCAAACTCGGCTGCCAAGTCTGACAGGTCGCTTTCGCCTGCACTGAAAAGAGCGAGCGACAAACTACCGTGCATCTCTGACACTGCTTTATTTACAGTATACGAAACAATGACCGCATCACCTTCGCCCACTTTGATGCGCTCGTCGATACGAGTAGGCACACCATTGTTTGGATGCAGAATGTAATACGCACTGTTCTGGTCAGTAGAAGGACCAGTTGCACGTTCGATCAGGCTAGGCAGACGATCCATTACCTTACCTTCAATCGACTTCTCGTGCAGTTGCTCGTCGGCGCTCATGTAAGAGAAGCGACCGTGAGCATTCAGAGAAGTCAGAACAACGATGGTACATTTGTTCAGATGACCGCTCTCAGCAGAGTGAGCACGACGTTGTTCGTCGCTAATCTGCTTTTGTGTTTCAGAACCAAATGATGCAGCAGCGCCCAGGTTATTATTAGACATTTGCGTTATCTCCTCAGATAAGTGGTTTACAGTGACCAGACGCGGCTTGCGTTCTTGCGGTCGTATGTGAGAATAGACTTCTTCAAACTAACGTTAACAGTATTGACGGTTGTGAATCCCCATCCGGTAAGAATCTTATTCACATCGTCAAGCCCAGACGACACGGACATGTAAGTCGTGCGGTCCATGATAGTGCCACAATCAACAGCGGCAAACAGCGCTTTCGCAGCAGCGAACTTCTTCGCAGCTTTGTGGTTCTCTTTCTTCTCGAACTTGTCGAAGTCGTCCATGAACTCTTTGCGCTCTTTGAAAAACGCTTCGGCGTTCTGTAGCTTCTCGACTTGCTCGGGTTTGAGAGTGCGCGTTGTGCTGCCATACTTCGCGATCACTGCGTTCCAGTGTTTCGCTTGCTCGTTCAGTTCAGCACGTTTGTCCAGCAGCTCTTGATATTCCTCAGAGCGGCGGTCAGCGTACTTCTCGTCACTAAGCAGCGTCAGGTACGGGTCATCGTCAATTGCCTGTAGCTCGCGGAAGTTCTCAATCGCACTTCCTTCTTCCCAGTAGACGATACCCATGACCATCGCGTACATGCTTTTGCCGCGCAGCGCTTTAGACTTGAACTCTTTCGGTGCAGCTTTGAACTCAGGTCGTAACGCTATTTGCGCGAACGGCATCGGATAACCGAGTGGGCTTATCATGAATGCGTCGCACATTGTGAACATCGCTTTCTCATGATTCGTGTTCTGGTAGATGAACACGACAGGCACACCCTCAGGTACTTTTACTTTCTTCGAGTAGCCGTCTTCTTTCAGATGAATGAAGTTCTGCATGTTGAGCATGTTCGCAGTATACGCTGCGGGCATCAGCCAGCGACTACCAGCAAAACTGTGACGATGCTTGCGGTGGTACTCGTTAATCAGTTTGCGGATATACTTGATACCCACACCCTTCTTATCGTTCTCACGCGAGTAGTCTTTCAGGTACACTGCAATATCGTGTTGCTTCGGCACACCGAGGCCAAGCTCAAACAACGCAGCGAGATTGTCAGACGAACTCTTTGTAGCAGAGTCACGAACATCGCGCACAAGGCGCTGCACAGTCGCAGAATGAATACGCGGTACGAATGCAGTTGTGATTGTACCGCTACGACGTTGCTCACCACGGTTAGTTACAGTGTGACGAATTTCAATCGCGTGTTTCGATTTCTTCAAATACTCTGGGCAGTCTAGCCGCACCAGATATTTAGATTCTGCCACAGACAAAAGCAATTGCTTCTCGTCGTGGCTGAATACATGATCATAAAACATTGTATCCCTCTACTGTTTTCGCATCAGTCACAAACTGCGGATAACCATCGGCTTCAACTGTTTGGAACAGCGAGGCAATGGCAGACTGGCTTAATGCGTTTTTCTGCACATGCTCCCACGGAATCGCTACAACTTCATCGCCAGCGTAATCACTAGCAGATGTATGGGGCATAATTAGTAATCCCAGTTGAATCTTGTGCAGTCTACAGAACGCATTAAGTTCTTTTACAGTTTTATGCAGTGCTGCTTGGTTCGCTGCATTTGCCTTACCCGTGTCTGCGATAGACGTGAGGTAGTTATAGTTCGCAACGTTCAACAGCATTTGTTGACTGATAACAGTAGGGTCAACGCCGATAGTACCGAGAATAAATTCAGCTATCAGCTTTTGTGCTTCTTCTTGCGATGACGGTCTGTAGCCACCGCGACTAATTGCTACTTTGGACTTTTTCATGATGGCTCCCGAAGATCTGGTGCATAGTTGTTCCACACATTCTCGACGAGTGCTTGCCATTCGGCTTCTGACAAATGCTTGCCCGTGAGCTTGTGGTACTCACGAAAGAATTTCTTAGCGGGCAGTTTACTGTCGGACGCCCGTGATACATACAGCGCTGCAAGCGGCGGTCTACCCTGCGATATATCAACACGCATGGTTTCTTTTACAAGACCCCACAGTGCATCGTACTGCGCACTGCTTATCACGGACAGTTGAACGCCGAACACAATCGGCGCTAAGTCAGAGTAGTACACGTGGGTCTTCAATACTGCGGCCGTTACCAGCCGCGCGTAGAGTTGAGCGAACATGCCTGACAAAAGGATTTCGTTATTTGTCATACAGCAGCATCCAGTTCAGATTTAGGGCCCAGAGTCAGATTGAAGGTGTGTGCTACGTTGGCGTGTGCCATTACGCATTCGCTACCGTCTTTCTCGATGAAGACAGGGCCGGTCATGTCACACGCGACGAACATCAGTTCAACACCGTTCGGCTTGTAGCAGATCAGGCCACGCTTCACATCAGATGACTTGATGCCCAGCTTCTTGGCGATGACTGCTTTCGATTCTTTCATGTGCGCTCTTGCCGCTTCCATTTCTTTCTTCGGCGGCTTAATGAGCTTGATAGTCATTTTGCGCACACGCTTGGACTGTTCTTTTTCAGAAGCGTAGGTCGGCACTGCAAGTTTGTGCTTCGCTTTCTTCTCTTTCACTTTCGGGTTCTCAATAGACTTGTCGAGGGACAGCTTGAGATTACCCAGCAGGGTTTGCATTGCCACATCGTAGAACTTCACGTCGAGGTCAAGCGCACCCAGCACACGTTCGATCTGCGCTTTGTTCAGCGTCAGATTACCGTCTTGAATCAGACGTTTCAGCGCGATAGGCATTTGCTTGATGAACGTGTCTTGCTTAACGCCCTCACGCAGACGATTCACAGCAGACTGGGCAGCTTTACGTCCCATGTGCTTGATGACGCCCTTGCCACCGTGCTTCTTAACGTCTTTCCAGTCCATGTCGAACGCTTCGCTCAACATCTTGCGACGGTCTTGCGTATCAGCATCAGCGATGGTCGCGTCGATTGTGTGTGCCAGTTCTGCTTTGCGATCAACTTTATCAGACGGCAGCATATCGACTGATTCGGTCAGGTCAGCAGCTTCGGTGTCCAGAGCTTTGAGCGCTTTACGCACATAGCTACGACCAAGAGCTTTCACAACGTCAACGCCCTTGGCAACTTTCAAATCTTTCCACAACATGCCAAACGCTTTCGCTGCATCGGCGCGTTTCGCTACGCTATTAGCGCCAGCGATCACTGCGTCGACCTGATTTGCGAGTGAAGGACCTTTCGCTTCGTTACGCTCGCGTGTTGCTTTCAGCCCTGCTTTAGGCTTATCAGCTTTCGCAGCTTTCGGTGCTTTCGCAGCAGCGGGCTTGCCTGTCTCAGGGTCGATATACACCAGAGAGCTAAAGTCAGGCTTGATTGTATCAACGTCGATCTCGTCGTTGCGCAGGTCTTTCTGCTGGCGCTTGTTCAGCTTCACAGTGATACCGTCAATCAGAACGTGCTCAGTTTTCGCTAACGGCGACTCAATCTCTTTCAGCGTTTTGCCAGCAAGCACAATACGCTTGACCGGAATCTGCGGACCTTTCGCGTTGGTGCTATAACCGTTGCCATTTACTTTATTGATGTAGGTTACAGTACCGTCCAGACGACGTACACGAGCGTTCAACAGGTTTGCATTTGCGTTTGACATAGTGTGATTCCTCAATCAGCTTAGTTGTCAGAGATGCGGCTCTGTATGAACCGCATCTTATTTCAGTGTTACAGTGTTACGAGATTACTTCAGGAGCTTACGCAGCTGGGCAGCGTTCATTTTGTCTGCTTTGCGCGGCGTAGTCAGACCGGCTTCAACAGCGCGATCACGCAGCTCGTCTTCGGACAGGTCTTCGAGGTCTTCGCTCGGTGCGTCGTCAAATTCGAAGTCTTCTTCTTCTTCGTCCTCTTCCTCTTCACCGTCCTCATCTTCGAAGTCGTTTTCTTCTTCGGTATCTTCTTCTTCGCCGTCTTCCTCTTCGGCGTCGTCAGCTTCACCGCTATCGATCACAGGGCTAAAGTCGTTCAGCGTTTTAATATCAGCTTTGCTGTATACCAGAACGTTGTCTTCTTCGTCTGCGTCGTCAGACAGGTCGATTACCAGCAGCCCGCCTTTGCTATCGCAGCCCAGATAAGCGAATGTTGTTTCGCCGTCAGTCAACATCAGGCCAGGGGCGAGCGCTTCTTCGTCTACACCGAAACGTTCAGCGAGTGCAGCGTGATACTTCGCGGTCACTTTCTTGTTGACCAGTTCGAGTTGATCAGCTTCGACAGCAACGAACTCGTACTCGGCGTCTTGCGGCTCACCGTCATCTTCTACGTTGTCGTCGTCTTCGCCGTCTTCTTCTTCCTCTTCTTCTTCCTCGACCTCTTCTTCTTCTTCGACTTCTTCCTCTTCTTCTTCGCTTTCATCAGCGACGATTTCGAAGTCGGACAGCTTGTCAGCGCCGAATGATTTGAAGCCGTCAGTGTCTGCGCTATACATCAGCGCTTTGCCAGCGTGTTTAGCAGATTCACCCACAAACACGAACTCAGTACCGTCAGTGGTCAGTACAGTACCCGGCAGCAGGTCGTTCGCATCTTCGAGGTCGAACGCAGCTTTGATTGCTTTCGCCAGCACTTTGCCAATCTTCTTAGACGCGAGCTTGGCGGCACGTTTCGCAACAGCTTCGTCCAGCTCAGGTGCGACAGCAGTATCTTTGACCGGCATTGCGTATTGCAGGCTCAGCGTGATCTGCATTGTGTTGTTCTCTTCGGCGTACTCAGCACCGTAAGCAACTGACAGTGCGTTAGCGATCGGCGTTTTGTTGTCAGCACACACTTTCGCAATTTCGCTGTTTTCCAGCAGCGCCACCAGACGTTTAGCAACAGCGTCGGTCAGCGTTTCGTCTACAGCTTCGATCTCAACAGCAGGTTTCGCCTTGCCGCCTTTGATGATAGCGTGTGCCAGATTCTGATAATCTTCGGACTGCTCTTCGGAAGATTTGCGACGAACTTTCGGCTCTTTCTCTTTCGAGACTTTACCGCCAGTCTTCTTACCAGAAGTCTTAGGCGCTTTCTCTTTCACAGCGTCTTTCTTGCCGGTAGCTTTCTTACCAGCAGCTTTCGCTTCTTTCAGCTTAACGTAACCTTCGCCGGTGTCTTCGAGCTGGCTCAGGTTCATACGTTCGATTTCACGGAAGTGCGCACCCTCTTTCACAACGCAACGGGTAGCGATACGTTTCGTCTGGCCTTTCACTTTGTAACCGGACGCGATTGCATCTTCGATTTTAGTTTTGGTGCCGTTCAGCAGGACGATAGTTTTGCCAACCAGGTTAGTGTTAGTTTCGATACGTGCCATGATTAATACTCCTCAGTATATGTGTTTTGTGTGCGACGCACTATTGCGTCTGCATCTAGTATATCATAGGTCGCTTTCAGATAGCAACCACGATTTTGTCCAGTTTTCTGCATACTTCGCAGATAGCAGGGCAGCTATATACTGCCCCGCTCGTTATTGCTTAGTGAGTCTCGCCTCGCATGATAGCGCGAATCAATGACGCTCTATCGTGAAACCCCTCTTCGTCGGGCTGTAAGAAGTCGTTACGTTGAGCGAAGCCCTGTAGCTCAGGCAACGTCCACGTATCGTACTCAGCGCTAGGGTCGTCGTTTGGCACAACACGCTTCGCGCTCAATCGCGTCCAGTTCTTCGGTATATCAAAGTGCAGAAAGAGGAACTCGCCTGCATTGTATCGCATCATCATCCAGTCGAGTTGTTGTAGCTCGATAGATACCTGTTCGATATAACTTTCAGGCAGAACGCGAGCATGACCAGAGATTCGACGTATCGCAGTGTCGGGCATTTTAAAGCGCGGCAGCGTATGGTCGTGTCCCTTCTCTTGAGAATAGAGAGTGACGTTTTCAATGATCATTGCGGCTGTTTCGGATGCCGGACGAATTGAAGAGGTCATTATTCTTCCTCCTCTTCTTCGTTAACGTGAGATTCATCTTCGTCGTCATATTCGACGTTCTCAGGAATCTCGTCTTCCTCGTCTTCGAGGTACGCATCGTCCAGCAGCACTTCAACAGAGGTCGTCACAGCCGCAGACGTTTGACCCGTGCGGTCAGAGCTAATGTCAGCACGAATAACTTGTGTGCTGTTCTCAGGCAGTCGAACGAAAATCCAATCAGGCGAATCATGTTCGACGTATACCCACTGCCCGAACTCTTTGCAGAGATCCATATCGGTCAGAATATCGCTAATGAGCGACGGGATTTTAGTGAAGCGCGTATTCTTGAGGTCACGCAGGGCACCTTCAATCTTACGGCGTGACACTTTGATAATGCCGGTAGCAGCCGCATTCGCATCAGTCGTAACAGCGCTCAATTTCCATGAGGATAAGATTGCGTGTACAAGAAAGTACACACGCTCGTCATCACGCATCTTAGGCGCAGCAACAACAGGCGGCAAGTTTTTCTTGTGCTCTGGTGTTGTCATCGACTCTTTATCGTGACGCTCTTTCGCAGCTTTAGGTTTAACAGACGAAGGACCGCGCGGAGTACGTTTAGCACGTTCAGCAAGTTTGGCAACTACTTTTGGATTTGGCATATTTATTTCCTTTGCGGTTTAACATGAGAGCACAGTCGGTGAAAACCGCGTAAATCCGAAAGCGCTCAAAGGGTATCGAACCCTTTTTAAAGCAGCCTCAGCGAAGCGACTTTAAAAAGGACCGTGTGCCCGGGAAAACGAAAAACACACGGTCAAGCAGTTACAAGGCATTTAGCAGAGAGAACGTTGTCTCGCTGTCTATATAGTATAGCTCAGGACGCTATTCTGATACAACCCTCATTTTGTCCAGTTTTTTGCTTAGATGCGACTATCTGCTATGCGTGTCGGCGTCTGCTATTGTTCGTCTTCAAGTGTTTGCCAGCCGTTTTCATCAGTACGCCCGTCTTCGTCGAGATTGCCGGGACGTTCTTCCATCGTGTCCAGCTGCTGGTCGTCGAAGTCATCGTCAGGGTCCGCAGCTACTGTCTGAACAGACGCAACTTCCGCTTCAACTTCTGGCGGCATTTCAGTCATCATAGTGCGGAACTCGTCGAACGTCAGACCGACTTGGCGCAGCGCAGTTTCAATCAACTGCTTACCCTCGTCTTCGTCGTCACGTCCGAAGACTTCAACAACTCCGGCAAGTGCGCCGCCCATAAGAATTACCTGAGCATCTTTACTTACATCGTTAAACTTCATAACAGCCTCCTGTTTGTTTTGGGTTCTTTATGCAACGCACTAACCAGTACGTTCTAAAAAGGACCCGCGTCGTCACGCCTCTGCGAGGGGCGCCTCATTGGGGGTGAGCATTTCTGGACGGGCGAGCCAAACTGGATTGTTAGTGCATGTTCGTCAACTTGATTGTGATAACGCGGCCTCGCTTGGTCGTTTCCACTTCCCGCTTCTTGTACGTGAGACACAGACAATCAAGCGTGAACGTTAAGTCGGGCACTACGTCTTTCTGGCGTTCTTCAATAACAAGCTCGCCGCGTTGTCGCAACTCTTTGATCATTTCGTTTGTGGTTTTCATTAGAAGTATTTGTCCTTCGCATCAGGTGCGAGTGGCAGTTCAATGTCATGGTCAATGCCAACTTCAAGGCTGTGTACTTCCTGCACGGCATCGTCGGTCAAAGTAGTTGACCAGTCTTCGGCGCGGTAGCCCCAAGCGATAAGACTCAGACGATCCTCTTCTGGGGTGAAGTCATCATCGCAGAGATCATCCTCATCCTCAAAATCGTCATCAGGATCGAGGTCATCATCATCGAACATATCATCATCTTCTTCATGTGAGCTATGCGCATCTGCGAACATAGGATGTTTGGGTGTGAGTGCCACCACTAGCTTTTCAGCGAGTTCTGGGTCAATGTGGATCTCGCTAATCAGCGGACCATTCGCGTCAAACATAGCACGAATATCGACAGGTGTAGCCAGACTCACAGCCGCGCCTTGAGCACGAAGCATCAGACACACGTTGTAGTAGTTCATGATAGTATCAACCGATACCAATCTACGTGTGTGGTGAACGACAAGGTGTTCGACAGTGCGAGTGCCGTCACGCCACACTACATCGACTTCTTTCAGGCCGTGCTCTTTAACAACGGTATTAAGCGCCGCATAGAACTTGCTTGGCTTGAAAGATACCAGCACTTCGTTGTCTCGCACAAGAGCAAACACATCGGGATTTAGTTTGCTACGTTTAAGCAGAGTGTACGGTTTCATGTTATTCACCCTCAACCAGATTCATTGTGTAGTTCTTCTTGGCGAAGCGGAAACACACTTTGCCGATAGTACCCGCAAGTCCGTCATAGCCGATCATGAACAGGCGACCAGAACAAATCGCTAAATCCATCAGCGAATGACCTTCTTCATTCGCTTCGGCTGTAGCAAGAATCGCTTCGCAAGTTTCCATCTGCTTTTCGTGGTCAATATCGTTCGCAACGAACTCACTACCCTCAGTAGCTTCTTTCAGGTTGAAAGAGAGTTTGCACGGCTTGTTGTTGTGAACGAAACGCATTTCAGGAATCGGACCGCCGAGCTGGTCACACACGGTCAGGTACAAGCGAAGACCAGCAGCACAAACGTCGATCCATTCAGGTTTCAGTTCGATAACTTTCTGGACAGCAGCGTCCATCATACGGTCCTGCAATTCAATATCAGATACGGTCGCTTTCGTTTCGTTCAGCATTTTGTTGTCTCCTCAGACATAAGTGAAAAAAGCGCAGCACAAGCTACGCTTTTAGTATAACACAATGAGACCCTCAAATACTAGCCTCATTTTGTCCAGTTTTATGCTTACCAGAGCTTAATGCGAAAGTCTGTCTTTGTCCACAGCCATGGTCTGTCTGGATCTGTCTCGACTTCGTGACTTAGAGCTAAGACGCCCTCAGCGCTCAGAGCGTGTAACTCGCGGTGCTCTATCTCAGAGTATTCTTCACGGCTGCGGTGGCGCAAGATGTGTGCTTCGAATTTCTGCAACGCTTCTTTGTTTGCCAGATAGACGAACCCATCTTCTTTCGGGCCCATGAAAGAGCGACGTTCGTTCATCGTCAGGACGATAGCAACATTCGGTACTAATTGTTGTTTCTCAGTCATAGATCACCTCACTGCATATCAGCCGGGATTTCAGTATGCTTGAACGGGAAGTTAGCTGCCACAGGGAAGACTGACAGAGTGAACCCGTTCTCTTCGGCGACACGTTTGATTGTGTGCAGATGGTTCAGGTAGTCGTGGTCTTCGACGTGGTTCAACACTTCTTCGTCGGCGGCAGATGCGATGATGAACAACGCGCTTGTTGACAGCGAGCCGTGATCAGTCCACAAGAGTTCAGCGCGGACGCAGGCCTCTGGGTTTTCCTCAGCAAGAGCGAATGTCACCTTGTGCTGGAGTTTAGCCATAACGATTGCGGTGGTGTAAGCCAGAGATAAAGCCGTAGCCGAGCGATCAGTGTTAGCCGCCTCAGTCAGCTTCTTAACCAGCGCGTCTTTCATTACCAAAGCAACACGATTTACTACCAGAATGTTTTGTTCGAGTTTCATTTTTGTTCCCTACAATGTTAGGTATGATTGGACAATTAACGAAGTGCGTGTTTAATTAGTTCTTTCAGGTACTCAGCATCACGGGGATAGCGATCACCGTCTTTCATTTTGGTCATACATGCAGCAAGCTGGTACAGCGTTGTTTCATCCAGTTTAGATAGTACGTCTTGATCCGGGTCAAACACAACAGCGCGAAGTGTTGCGAGCAAGGCCGCTTCTTGCTGGGCGACAGTCAATTTCTGCGCTTTGCCCAATTGCTGGCGAGTCTTGTTCTTCTTGACGACGCCCATCTTAACCAGAGCACGATGAACATAATCGTATTTAATGCGGTCATGACGCAACACTACAGGGAATTTGCGAGGCCCACGTTCTTTCTCTGGCTCGTCCTCGTCTTCTTCGACTTCATCCACCACGTCAGTATCAATCGCAGTAGCAGACGCGGCTTTCAACATTACTATGCCGTCTTCAACAACGAACACACCGTCAGGGCGTTCAATTTCGTTTTTCAGTTCTTGCATCAGGCGACGAATCAATGATTCTTGATAGTCCTGAGATTCTTCGTTAACATGAATCCAGTTCATGTCTTTCGCCAAAGCATAGATACCGTTGACAACAAACTGGCTGTCATACTTCACAGCGTCAAACCGTTCTTTCGCGTTAGGTCCGTAAATGAACGCCTGTGCAACACGACGCAGACCTTCATCCCAATCAGGATTCATGTGGTCAAAGTCGTCGTTCTCGCCGTCATACAAATCAAAGATGCGAACAAGATTAGCAAGCTCGCTGGCCATCATCTCAAGCGTTTTGCCTTTTGCCATGTGGCGTTGACGCAGCCACTTGCCGTGGTCATCATACAGGTCGGCAGGGAGTTTATCGTCAGGGTCTACGCCACATGCGTTGTGCGTGTATTTAAAGTCTTCATCGTGCTTACGCTGCCAATCACGATGTATCTTGATCAGTTCTTCACGATCAGCACGTTCGATACGCATCGGTCCGTGACCGAGAGCAGTCAGCAGTTCACGCATACGCTCTTCGGACATATCGCGGAACCACGTAAGTCTTTCCACACTACGCCCGACAGCTTTTTGATGAATCTTCATCACGGTGCGTTTGTGGTCATCGATCATGAAACCGTTGATGACGTTAAAGCCCTCATGACCGTTAATCATCTCAAGAGGCAACAGGGTGCTACATGTCGCATTCAGAGAAACATGCCACAGCAGATCACCGTTCTCAGCAAACTCGAATGACTCATAGTTCGGCTTGTTCGAGAATCCCCAGTAGGTAGTGATTGCTGCCATACGACCTTCGAAGTGGCAATCGTAAATCTCTTTAAGCTGATAACCAGACAAGCTGAACTCCAAGCCCTCTGCGTTGTAGAAATAGTAGAACGGTTGGCCTTTGATCAGAGAGCGAACCATGAGTACGTTTTGGCGCATATCGAATGACATAATGTTTCTCCTGTGCGACACCCGTAAGCGTCGCTGTGGTTGATAGATTAGATTGTACGGTAGACGGCGTGTTGTGAGTGTACGCGATACACTTTGCTTTTGTTGATGAAGTGCTCGATCTCGTTAAGCATCTCCAGCGTTTCTTCTGCGGTAACGAGCGGACTGCCGTTCTCTGCAAATACCAACAGTCGACCGTCATACACAGTCGCTACAGTAAACAGATGGACGGCATTCATGAAGTGACTCATGAAGTCGCCAAAGTCGCTCAGGAACATCGCCACTTTCTCAGTGTGGTTGTACACATTGATCAGATACTGCGGGTCTCTGTCGTATGTATCGCTGATACTGCCTTGCTTTTTCAGCAGGCTGGCTTTCAGCTTATCGTGAGTAACAAGCACGAACTCATGAATCATTACCAGCTTCTTGCGAAACTTCAATTTGCCGGGTTTCAGGCCTGGGTACTTTTCCAGATAGTCGGCAGTCCGCACAGGCTGGCCGAATGCAGCTTGTATTCTACGGTCGTTACGCGTAACGTCGTCGTTAGGCAAACGATCAGCGTCCAGTTCAGTGTACTCAGAGATCTCATGAGTACCTTCCGTTTTAAACATATCGATCTGTTCCATGTTACAGCTCCATCTCAACAATATCTTCTAAGTCAGCAACAGGTTGGAATATCAGTCTATCGCCATGCTTACTTCTTTGCAGTGTTGTTACGTACCAACCATAAAGATTAACGTAACGCGCATCGCTCAGGATGTGGTTGATCATTTGCACTTCCCTGCCATGCAATTCTTTTCCGTCTTGCGCGAATGTCGTTGCCAAGAAACTATACGTCTGCGGACCTTCATTATCTGTAGTGGTTTCCTCCCAGCACAACTCTACGGCACGTTTAACTTTGTCTTCCAGACGTTTACTACGAGTAACAGTAGGCATGGTCAATCTCTCAGTTTACGTGGGCGGTGTCTTGCGCGTTCTTCTGCTTTACGCAAGCGGCGTTTAATCAATTCATGCGGCGTTTTCACTTTGGCAATCTTCGCCTGTGCTTTCTGCCGCATTTCTTTTATCTTCATCCAGTTCTTCACGAAGCCAACGATATGTGCAAGGAAAGCCATAGCACCAAGCAAGTAGAACAGGACAGCACTCACCTTGTATATATCGTGCATCATAATCAGTCTCTCTTTGTTAGTGCGTCTACGCGTAGTATATCATAGGCGCACTGTCAGACGACACGGCTATTTTGTCCAGTTATTTGCTTCTTTCGATACGAATGCAGTGCTCTCCGTTACGCAGATGAATCGAAGCGCCGTCGTTGAAATAGACGTTGAAACCCACGCCCATGTCTGTAATGCGCTCGATCAAGCGACGAGCTTTCAACGTATCTTCGGGCGTGTCGATAAACAGAACATCGTTCGCTTTGATATGACGCGCACTGGTGAGGACGAACTCAATGTTGTCGGTCATCCAGCTTTCAATCTTCGACTGATGGTTGTGATCGTTTTCTTCGTCGAGCAACCAGTCCATCGCATCTTTACCGGTTGGCGTAAACATCTCAACGCTACGCAGGAAGTCAACACGACCAGCAGCCCAGTCCTGACGACTGAACGGGTAAGGCATTTCAAGGTTGCTGTTCACTTCGTCACGCAGACCATACATCACGTAGTCGATAACAAACGACTGCATACCGTAGAGAATGTCCGCATCACGAATGCAACGCTCAATCATGTTCTTCGGCTTGCGGTCATCTGAGTACGGGAATTGCGTGACACGAATCAGGTCAGCAGCAATGTCGCAGTTATCAATCAGCACTGCATCGGCCAGTTCGTGGTGTGCAGCTTTCTCCAGAGCAGCAATAGCCTGTTGAACGTTGTACGCATCGTCTTTCTGACCGAGTGAATGATTCATGTCGTGGAACATACAGGCGATAGCTAACGGTACTGCACCATTGCTGTATTGCCAATCGTGAACAGCTTCGCAATCGAGCAACCAGAGAGCGAGAGCAGTTACATGCTTCATGTGTTCGGTCGAATGATAATGCAGAGCTTCCATCAGCTGGTCATCACCGAAAGCAGGGCGGTTGTTACGCTCAACGTATGCCCATACGTTCGTCAGACCGAGGCGTTTGATACGGTCGTTGAAGTAGATGTTAATTGCCGCAGAAGAATAGAATGGCAGACAGGTTTTATCAGCGGGGATTGCTTCGAATTGTTCGTTCATTGTCGTAGTCTCAAAATTTGCGCAGAAATGAAAAACGGGAAACCAGTTAAGGTCTCCCGTTGAGTTTTATTGTGCTACTGCATCATAGCCATGTGCTGGCTTGACGCTACGCAGACGAGAGATAAGCTGGGCAGCAATCGCTTTAGCTTTCTCGCTCGGCTGTAGAGCTTTAGTGAAGTCCAGACTACCAGAGAACATATTGCTGTCACGCAACATCTCAAACGACAGCAGACGATCATCACGCATAGCCTGTTGGTCTTTCGAAGGACGAACAACCATAGGCAGCACACCGCAATTGTACGCGTCGAGCATACTGTCAACAAACTGACCGAGCAGGAACGGCAGAGCGTCGTGCACCAGAATCAGTTCAGCGCCTTCGCGCATCAGCAATTCGTCAGGCGTTTCACGCATCATTACAACGCGAGTCAGAGCCTGATACAGAGCATCACGCAGTTCCGGTGCAACGACCAGCGCGTGATTCTGAATGCAGAAGATCTCTTCGGTGACTTCTTCGGAGTTCAACACAGGCACGATGAACGGCACAGCGTTTTCGTACTGGTTAGCAGCAGCGAACGCATCATACAGACGCGCAACATGCGGATAGTCACGAACGATTACTTCTGCCAGTGCAGCCACATCACCTTCCTGAATGTTGTCGCAGAGCAATACGACGAGCGCATACTCTTGACGCGGAGACAGAGGTTTCAGTAACTGGAATTGCATCTTGTACAGTGCGGTGATATTGATGTTCATTATTATGTCCTCGATTAAGAAGATGGAGTATGCTTGCGGCGATACTCAGTCTGTACTTTCGCTAAATATTGAGGGGCACGTACCCCTTTCAAATATGCTCCCCAACCAGTGTTGTAGCTTTGGATAACGCAAGCGCGTCTGCCTTTACACTGCTTGTTTAGTAACGCAACAATCTGAGCGGCTTGATTAACATTGATGCGGTAATCTTGCAGCTCCTTAACAGAACGTCCGTGCATGTTAGGCATGATTTGACACAGGCCCGTGGCACCAGACTTATTTCTGACCTTTGCACGAAGATGCGACTCGGACACGCAAATTGATAGAAGCAGTTTTGCATCTACGTTGTACTTCTCTGCGGCCAAATCAATCTGCTTGCCTAAGTCAGACGGATGAGGCAAGTGAGCATAGAGTTGCCGGAGGCGCTCGCGTGTTACATAGCGTTTTGGCCTTCGTTCCTCTTTGGCTGCTACTGCCTTTTCTATCTCCTTGTATTTAGTTGCCACGCGATTGGAGGGATCGAGTGACACGGAGGATGAAAGATCAATGGCGTTGTCAGGGCCTGTAGACATACTGGCTCGTGCGTTGCTCACGACTGCAATGAAGACAGCAAACATGATTGCGACACAGACCCATACTGCTACGTTCAGGCGTTTAATTACCTCGTCGGTACGATTGTTAAGAACAGTTATCATCGGAAGATTCCCCTAGTGTGAAGGCGCTAGGACCTAACTATAAAAGCAGGCCGTAAAGGTTTTTGAACTCTACTATTCTCCTTTGATGATTCAGAACAAGACAATCGTAGTTGTATGGGTCGATCCACACAACCGTGTATGCGAGCTTGTTCGATTTCGTATACACCTTGTAGCCAAAGAGCTTACCTACAAAGAAACGGTGGCGGCGCATTTGAGCCAGACTTGCATTACAATACGATTCTAATACTGCGCGATTAGCGTTAGGCTTCCGGGCGAGAAACGCGAGATAGGCTCGTAAGTTTGGCAACGGGCTAGGTCGCTCACGGGGCAGCAGATAAGTTTTCTTTGCCATAGTGTTTATATTACGATAATGAGGAGCCCACGTAAGGCCCCTCGTGTGAGTAGCATCACTATATACGGAATATCCAACACGGAATGTGAATGAATACTACCGCCATAGCGAGTTTGAGTCCAGTCCAGAGAACTTGGACATTGGACTGATCGTCCATGCTGCGATTGAACGCTTTGACTTCGGGATCATCGTTCGATGTAGATCGCAGTTCTCTTGCGAACTGAATAATGCCTACAACATAGTAGGCAGCGAACAGAACGAGAAGATTACTCACTCGCTTTCGTGGTGGACCCGAAGCCACCATCACCACGTTCTGTTTCAGGCAGTTCTTCGTGGGTGATTACGACTTCAACTTCCGGCACAGGGAAGAACAGCACTTGTGCGTATGCTTCGCCGCGTTTGATCAGCAATGACTTAACATCTTCGTCGTCATCAATGTCTGGGATTTCTTCCAGACTGCTTTTCAGATAGGTAGCACTCAGCCATTCGAGTTGTTCTACCTGAGTGCCTTTGCCTCCGAGGTGAATAGCGGCCATCCAGATACCATTGTAGTCTTCGTCGATGATGCCGGTAGTGTTCGACAACTGCACCTGAAACTTAGCACCCAGACCGCTGCGTGGGAAGATGATGCCAACGTGATCTTTCGGTACGCGAGCACGGAAGCCCAAATCAAACAGCACTGTGTCGCCAGTGATGATCATATCTTCCTGAGCGAACAGGTCGAAGCCAGCAGCTTTCGCTGATCCACGCTTAGGTGGAATAAAGTCAGGGAAGCGTTCTTCTGGTTTGACTGTGAATTGCATTCTTATATCCTTAGTTGTCGATTAAGTCTTTAGTGGAACGAGGTCGTGGTGCGTACTGACATTCTTTGCCAGTGACGTAGCGACCGGAGTGCGGACCCGTAGTAATCAAAATTACCAAGAGCTGGTCGCGATGCGTCACAACAACGCCTTCGCATTTGTTCGCTGTGTCGTAGTCAAACACAACATCAACGAACTGATTTTCAAATTCACCTTTAGGGCAGATTGGTGAATGCTTCGCGTAGTCTTCAAGAAAGCGACGAGACACAAACAGGTCTTCATCTTGTTTGAAGTAACGACGCGGCAGATTCTTTGCGTCAATCTTCCATATCTCATTGTATGGCTGATCGTTGTCTTGACGCACGATAGTCGCTGGGTAGATTCCCCAGCGAGACTTGAGAGCAATCTTCTGGCCCTCGTCACGTCCCCGTGCAGGGAACGTGGTTGCTGTTATACCGTGAACAACTCCCATGAGCGTTGTCTCCTAGAACAGAGGCAGATGTTTGTAGCGCTCAGGGATGTTGTTCTTGCCATACGCCTGAGCAGGGAAGAGACCATACTGTCGAGCGGTCTGAGACAGTTCACCGTGTGCGCAACAATGTGCGAAGCTAGTGAGCTTACCGTCACAGAACACAGCTTGATCATCCATGAACATGTGACGCAAGAAGTACGGCACGTTAAGCGCTTCACCTGTATCGAAGAAACCGAACTGCTCGGTCAGTTGCTCTTTCGTATACGCGAACGGTACGAAGAAGCGAATGCCACCGACAATAGATTCGAGTTCTTGATCGTGCAGAGCTTGCACAAGCATCATGCGTTGCTCTACAGTCGGGTTAGTATCAGCAGACTTAGGGTAAAGCGCCTCAGTCAAATCACGCACGATTTTCGCAGCGCGTGGTTCAGCGTCAGGACGCGTAAAGATAGATGCGCGATTGAACATGTCCAGTTCAACGAGAGATTTGAACCCAACTTCCTTGTTGGGTGCATCTACGGCCATAGCGATGTGGTTCAGAATATAAAAGTAACCGTAGCTTTTCATTTTTATCCTTACAGGTTACGAAGCATCTCACGCATTTCGTCAGTCAGTACATCGGCGATTTTCGGATTGTAATCGTTGCTTGTACGACGACGAACCTGAGTTACGCGAATCGCCGTGTCGATCATATCGTCAACAACTTTGGTCGGGTCTTCGCCTGCCTGAATCTTTGCTACAACCATCTCACGAAATTCGAACAGGTGAGTTGAATCCATGTCTTCTGCCAACAGGCGCGGAAGATATTCAGGATGTTTTGCGTTGTAGGTTGTAGCCATCAGGTTAACTGCTTTCTTGCGTGAAATAGTGCGTGACATAAATGACAATTCCCGTTATAAACGTATAGTTAAAAAAGACGTTGAGAGCGATATTGCTCTATCTATGATTATATCATAGAAGCGCCTCAGATAGAAGCGCTAGTTTGTCCAGTTATTTGCTTTCTAGCGCTAATAGGGCGTATGCGATAGCGAGCGCTTCATTGTTCGTTGCGACAGGTCGATTGATACCACACGTATGACGCGATACGAGAGTGATAGCAAAACGACGATCACCGAACTCTTGCTTGCTGTCCAGCTCATGCCAAATCTGCTGGTCTGCTCGAAGAACCACGCGGCTCTTGTTAGTAGATTTCGCCATCGGCTTTTTCTTTTTCATGTGAGAAGCGCGCGGCAGATTTGTTTTAGGCTCAGGCTGATGCAGAGTAACAACAGGCAGATCGACTTCAACTTCCATGAGTGAAGCGCCTGTAATCCAGTCTTCTTCGTCTACAACACCTTCGTCGTCAGGGTCGCCGTACTTGGCGTAGAAGATTTCGCGCAGGTCGTCAGGGTCGCGGTCAAGATCGTGACGAGTTACCAGCTCGTCGCATTCGCAATCGTCATCTTCACAATCGCAGTCAGGCTGAGACTTCAATGCAATAAGTCCAAGACGCTCACACAGATCAGCAAGGTCATCGAAGTTCATGCGGCGAACATCATCGTATTCTGGCGGTCGACTAGCAATAGTCTCACTCACTCGGGCCGCTTTGTATTCGTCAGACCACAGGTTGGAAACAGTGATACTGCCTGTATCTGAATGTGGGTCATACAAACTGAAATGACGCGCATAGCCATCGTCTTTACCTTCTGTTTGCAGCGCAATGATAAACTGCGCCAGACGCGTGTGGCTTACGACTTTTGTATCACGCAGCAGAATGTTGGTCAGGCCGTGTTGAGCAATCGTCCAGATAAAGGCGCGTGTGATAAACTCACAGCATTCGCTGTTATTGCGCGGCCAAAAGCCTTTTCCGGCAGTATGCGGGTCAGTGCAGAACATGGTAAGCGTCATGTTCGCAACAGCGTCGAAGAAAGTCTTCTGCCACTCTTTACGCAGAAGATTATCGAGAGCATAGATCTCGTCACCCGGCAGCATCATCTTACCGTCGCCTGTAAACGAAATACCCTCAAGCAGGCGATACGTTTCTTCAACTGTAGGTTCAGCAAACTCATAAGCGAGTCGCATGTTAGGCACAAGCACGGTATTCGCAACAGCACGTAACGCGTCACGTTGTTCGGTAGTACCACGTTCAAAAATGCTGCGAGCAATACTGGTAATATCATTCATTTCTTCGGTCCTTCCTCAAGGTCAATGTAAAGCGCGATCATTTCTTCAAGCGTTTGGTTCGCTTTCTTCAACGTCATCAGTTTCAGAAGCGTAGCCTGACAGACAGGGAGCGCATATTTCTTTTCGGCGTGCCAAGTACGTGCTAAGTGTCGCACAGCAGCATCAGGGCGCGGGTCAACTGCAACTGCAAGCCGTATGTTCAACAGCATTTCTTTATAAGTCTCCCAGTCTTGTGGACTTGAGGCGACTTTGTTTATTGCAGTGCGTTGTTGCAGGAATACGTCTAACTTTTTACCTTTCATCAGTTCAGCGCCGCCACCATATCGTCTTGTACAGTGGCTGCGTAGCAATCAAGCAACCAGTCTTTAACTGCGGACTGTTCTTCGTAGCCCATAGCATTCATATCACCGATCTGAACGATCTGATATGCAGGTGCATCATCATCGTTCTCAGACTTGACGCGCTGTAACACCATAACGAGCTTAGGCAGCTTTGCGTCTTTATTGATGTAGGTCAGAGTCAGGTCGGAGCCCATGCGCTCGACGTTGATTGATTTAGCTTCAACAGTCGGCGCACAGACCAGAGGCCAAAGTGCAATAGTGTCGATAGCATCGCGTGATACAGCGAAGTCAACCACAGCATCACGCAGGTCATGCGCGGTAGACAGCTTGCTCAGGCAGCTATCATCCAGACGATCAGAGATAGACATGCCGGTCGACTGCATACCCGCAGCTGGAGCAGGTGCTTTGAAGTTTGCAGCGGATGCAGAAGCAGACATAACCAGTGCGATAGCGATAGCAGTGAATTTCATTTGGAACCTCAATTGATAGTGAATTGTTGTGAAGCCCGTAAGCGCCACGTTAAGAATAGGTGCAGGCGAGGCTGCTATTACTTTACAGACTCGCCTTGCTCTGTGCGGGTATCGTACATTGCGCGTTCGGAGAAAGCGTTATACACGATCCACCCTATATCGCAAACCTCATGCAACTTATCGGCGCATTCTTTTGCTTCGTCAAAGTTGGGGAACTCAGCGCGGGTAACTTGCTGGCCGTTGAGAGCAATCTCTTTCAGCCAAGTACCTTCATACGCTTCACCGAAATACTTATGCGTTGCACTAAACACATGATACCGAGCCATGTAAACCTCCGAAGATTGTCTCTACATATTTCAGACCATTCAGTCTGTGTTCGAAGTGCGGATTGCGGAACGCGATTGTCCCGAATACGCGGCTATTGAACTGTGGACATGCTGCGTTGAGTTCGAACGGCTTAATCTGGGCGAACGCCCGGATCTTAATCACATGCGTCGCGCCCGTAAGCTCGGGAGCCCATACAACATCAGATTTGCGTACTACATACATGCTATTATTTTTATCGGTCAGAACTAAGAAGTCTGCACGTAACAACATGCGAGTCTTACCAAAGACAAAAGCGTCCCCATGTGCGAGACGGTCAGGACAAAACTGTTTTGAAGAGTTACAAATAACGATCATTTTAAGACACCCCACGATAGGTCAGCGCATGAATTTATTGTTTGGGTTATTCTATGGCTTCTGGTTGTGAGCTTGCTAGGGCGCCGTTTTATTCGGTTCGCTTTCCTTGCTGTCACGCACTTCGAACGTTGATTGCGGTGTCTGCGTTCCATACACAGCACGACCAAATTGATCGTAACCCACAACCACACGTTCATGTATATCGTGTGATAACTTCTGTAATCTAACCTCCGTTCCATCGACGTATTTTGATTCGACAGGACGGAAGCCTCGTTTTTCGACTAACGGCGTATTGGTGTTCGTAGCACCATACATAGCTTCCAGCGGTTGAACTTTCATTTTAAGCCTCGGTGATAGTTGCGAGAATACGAACAGCCAGTTCTTGATTGTCCGGTGCAAGGTGTTTAGCAACCAGATTCAGAATGTCTGCGCGACGACCTTTGAAACGAACACGCATGTAAGCATCAAGGTCGGTCAAGATTTCGTTCGCGCGGCACCAACGTTTAATATGAGCAGGAACTTCCAGTGCGCCGGGCCAAACGCAGGAGATACGATTGGTAGGCGTGATACCTGTGATACCAAAAGAATGCTTGGCGGACGGTGTAACGCTTGCTTTAGTAGCGATGGTTGTTGTGGACATCATAGTCTTATTTCCTCTGTCTTATTATATGTGAAAAACGCGATTAAAGTGCTCACATACATTGTAACATAGGGCAACCATCGAAAACAAGCCTTATTTTGTCCAGTTATTTGCAGAGTTCGCTCGAAAACAAGCCAGTTTTATACGTGCTCTGTTTTTAGCTTTAGACTCGCACATCAAGTCAAAATCAGTGAAGCTGAGGGCCCAGTCGTTTACGTCGTCATTGTGATAGTAGTCAGAGTGTGCGCGTAACTGCATACGATTAGCAGCGAGCTTGTTTTGATCTGGCAAACCACGTGACGGCACGAACTCAGGCTTCGACACAGAGTAGTGAGCAACAGGCGTGATGCCTCGCCATGACTCTATGACACGTTGAACACGATCATCTGTCGGCTGAATGTATTCGTTTGTCATTACCCAGTGATGATGAACATCGAGAACTATCGGGCAAATGTCGGCGAGTTCTAAACAGTCTTCAATGCTGGACGTGATCTCGTCGTTCTCAACGGTCAACATCTTTCGGCAGTGATCAGAAAGTTTCGAGTGTGCTGCACGAAACCCTTTTGCACCAAGTCTACCGCTCAGGTGAATGTTGATTTTGAAGTCTTGAAAGCGACGACCGTACCCCATGTGATAGGCGCAGTACGCATGGTACTCAAGTTCGTTAATCGAGTTGAGCACAACGTCAGGTCGATCAGATGCAAGCACGGTGAACTGACCGGGGTGAAACGAAAGTCTAACGCCAGCGCCTTGTGCCAACGTACCGCACTTCCACAACCAGTGTTCGATATGCGCGGCGAGTTCACGCTCTTGGTAGAGATGCGTTACTTGCGGGTGCGTGTACAACGGAAGTAGTTCACTGGTGATTCGAAACATACGCATGTCTCGGCGCAACATACCGACGTGGGCAATCATATCGTACAACGACGTTAGATTGACTGTTACGATCTCACGCAACTTCTGGCGTCGTTCGTCGAGACTAAGTTTTGAGAAGTGCTTGTAGCTTAGACTTTTGTTTGGGTAGGGTTGTTTGCCTTTCTCGTCGATTAGCTTGCAGGCGAATCCGAATCTCATGTGAAATTTGCTCCAGAAATGACTAATGGGAAACCCCGTGAGGAGTCTCCCATGATTGTTACTTCATCTTACGTGCGTGTAAGTAGTTTTCGAGTTGATACAGGTTGTTCACGACGTATGGCTGCGCGAGCTTCAACATCGGGTCAACTTTGATTAACGCTTCCAGTGAGCGGAAGTGTTCGATACACAGATTTAGATCTGAATCAGACAGAGGCTGGGCTGAGTTGAAGATCTCAAGCGCTCTCTGTGTGGCACCCTCTTTGGTCATCATGTGCGCCACCTTCTTAATCTGAGTTGGGCTAGGCTCTTTGCCATAGTTGCGGAATTTCAGACTTGCAGCAGTACGCAGAATGCTATCAAGCGTGTCACCGCTAATCATGCCAGTGTTACGCCACGACACTCGCTTTGACTCACGCAACTTGTCGCGGGACTTCTTATCGAACTCGGCGTACCAGCCACCTTGCGTTTCACCACGATCATCGGTGTACAGCGTTTCATAACCAACATCACCTTCGTTGCAACGCAGACCAACTTGCAGCAATGCGTGATTGATTTTGGCAACGCCGTCTGCAATCTCTTCCGCGCTCAATACGACTTCATTCTTTTTCATTGTCTCGTCCATAACTGGGCTTACATGCCCATGTAGCGAAGAAGTACACAGCCACGATAATAGCGACCAACATAGTCAGCTTGGGGTTGCGTACTTCGAAGTAAGGTAATGCGATAGCGATGACAGCTAATACAATCAGTATCGTCGCCTCGCGCCAATAACGTTTAGCCACGCAATGCAAAGTTTTCATTGTCAGCCGCCTGTTCGTCGTCGAACTTAGGACCAGAAACGAATTGAGAGTACGGCATGGACAGTTCGTTGATGCTGTCCATAATGAGTTCACGGAGGTTCTTTATGCTTTTGGAAGAACCGAGAATCAGACCGTGTACACAATCGACCATCTCGTCGTAAGTCATCTCGCCGTAGTTCTCATGTGCGTCCGAGTCTAGCTTCTTGGTAAGCAGTACACAGAATGCGAACGTCGATTCGACGACAGAAGCCAGGTCGATGTAGTGTCGAACGCTGTCAGCCAGAATCAGATGTGGGTTGCCGTTACGAGTTTTGCCTAAACCAACACGCAGTGTTACTTCACGCATCGTATTCTTGGTCGTATCGTCAATACCAATCATCATATCGGCCTGATGTTGATGAATGCCTTTCAGGTTGATCGACTGGCGAGTCAGCTCGATGTGCTGCTCAATCAGGTCAGCAATTTCAGTAATCTGACCTTCTGTGTCTGCATCGAAGTAGATTGAGGCATGACGATATTCTTCGAGACACGCGGCCGGGTGTTCATTCATGAGATTGCGAAACACTAACCACGGACCGTGGAAGATATTCGATTCGTTCTTTGCCTGTTCACCGATTGCATCGCGCAAAGTAGTATACGCATTAGCGATCATGACACGAATCTCACAGACGCGATCACGCCCGTCAAGGTCAGAGAAGCGAACGGTGTTTGGGTGACTGCCTACGAATAACTGTTTCATCTTACTTCCCCTTGAGATCGTCGAGTGCGGTTGTGCTGCCCATGCGCGGTTGTGATTTAGATTCACGAATGCGAGCGCGTTGTTGTTTAAGCCACGTCTTATGCTCACCGCGTGTTACACCGAGAGCAAGCATAGCGTCTACGTCAGAGAAACCGGCAGCCATGAGAATCTGAATGCCGACCAGATTGGAAGTGACAGGATGTGGTCCGACAAGAACGACAGTGAAGCGACCGCTCTTGTTTGTACCACGAATCATTTTCCATTTGCCACGAACCACGACAGTGTAGTCTGTCAGTTCAAGTACAGCAGCGTGGTCTTCAATTGTCAGCTTAGAATCTTTCTCGGTAAACTGTCTAGGGATTTGCTTGATCATTTATTCTTCCTCGTTCTCGTCTTCTGGTTCTTTACAGATAGACGGAATGTTCTGTGTGCGTGACGTATCGATCATCTTGATAAGAGCATCGGTGACCGAGTCGTCGTGTCTGTTCTCAGCGACTGCATACATCTGGCGAATCAATCGGATTGAATATGCCATGTCATCCATGTTGCCGACTAAGCGAATCAGTTTCGCCATAATGTCTGCTATAGCATCAAGGCTTTCTGTTTCCAGAGTAGCGACTTTCATCTCACGCAATGGATAATTGAAGCCTACGCGGTCGAATGTAGCTTGCCACTCTGCGCCAGAGAAACGAACGTATACAGCAGAGCCTCCGAGTTCATGAATATGCCTTAGAACAGCAGAAGCCTGCTTTGCAGTAGCAGCAAGCTGGTCGTCAGGACCAGGCACCCAGTGAAAACTTCTCTTACCTAGAAACTCAGGTCTGAGACTTTTAATAGTGTCAGTAGTTGGCACAAGAACGAAACGATGCGGCAGCTTTTCAGGCACAGCAGGTTTGTTTGACGCGATGATAACAGACTCTCTTTCGTTCAAGATAGTCTCGATCACACGACGTTTGTTTTCTTCGGTCGGGTCAGTACGATAGGCAACGAGTGCATCATGTATCTCGTCATCGTTCATGAGGAATTGGATGATATTGTCCATTACTTAAACCTCTTATCGACGAGTTGATGGAGCGCTACAAAGTAGTTCGGCACAGGACCTACTGCAACACCGTTTTGGTTAAGCAGACGAATCAAATCTCGCTTCGGCCACAAGTAGGGCAGGTTGTGTCGCACACCGCGCGGCTTTTTGAGTTCATGAAAGAACGAAAGCACCTTTATGCAGATCATAGTGCCGTTCTTCATATCGCGCTCGGTGAGATCGTGTAGTGCCTTGAGTACCTCTGCTTCGTGTTCCATAGCAGCAAGTTCACGATTCGCCTTGAGCAACTTGAAGAAGTTTTTCACCTGCTTACCCGTCAGATACAGGTAACGAGGCAACTTTGTCAGTCTCATACATGGCGCTCCATAGTAGGTGCATCAATTGCAATCGCGGAGAAGTCATCTTCACTAAAGACGACAACACACGGATAATCCATACGCTGTGATTTAGCCGCTACATCCTCATGCTTGTTTTTATTGAGCACAGCCAAAGAGTCAGATGCGTTACGATATTCATGCAGGTGATGCGTGAATGCCTCTGCGAAACCCGCGCGATTCATAACGCAGTAGCTTGTATAGCCAATACGCGTACATGCTTGGCGCTTACGCATAGCGTCAGCAACAGTAGGGAACTGAAACCCCATAGCGATCCAAAGTTTACGCAGCATTATGTTGGCTCCCCTTCGTCTTCACGATCAGCGCAGCAGTTTTCACATAGGTCATCCCACTCGCCGTACACTTCGCCTTCTGCTAGAGGCGTACGACAATCAGTGCAACGCGAATACGGTTCTTTGTCACTCACCACATCTCTCCCCACAGTTCTTCTACTTCACTGCGAACGACACGCACTACACGGAACTTAGTAGCGAAAGCGTGTTTGCTTTCCGGGGTAATGTTTAGGCGATCAACAAGTTCGGTGACCGCTTCTGGAGTTGTGATGCCACTACGAACAATCACCCAGTCGTTAGCGGTAGTGATAAACGCTTCAAGTGAGTACGTCACGTTGGGGTCAACGACAGACTGCACATCAGGGTAAGTGCCTTTCTTCACAGCAACAGTCAACGTCTGAACAATATCGACTTCTACCGTGTAGTCGTTCTTGTGCAGGTCCATCCACTTTTGATATTCTTCTTCGGAATGATACACAGCCTTGAACGTGTTGCTTGGCTGATCGTTCTGCGTTACTGTAACATGCCACTCGATACCAGACTGCGTTACTTTAGCTTCCATAACTACCTCAACTGAGAATCTTTTGAGCCACGGCGATTATAGCCGACATTAGCAGTGCCGTCATGCGCTGCCTGACAGGTAATGCAGTAACGCGCATTCGGCATAGCGAGTTTGCGCATCACAGGAATCTTTGCACCGCAATCAGGGTTGACGCAGTAATCTGAACCCACGCCTAGAAGTTCTGAACGAGCGCGGTCAATCTCGTTCATCACGTTTGTTTCGATGGTATCGTTTACGCCATCGTCTTTTACAAAACCAACAGCCATTTTATTTCTATCCTCAAATTTCGTTGCAGCGACAAGACAGACACATTGACTCGTCATCACCTTCGTCGCTATCCAATTTCTTGTCACACTCAGAACAATGCCCAGCTTCGATTCGGTCGAGCTTCTTGCTCAGTTCATCTAGTGCATCTTCATCGAAGTCGCAGTTTATACACAGGCCCTGCTCAATACGATCTTCGCCAAGAGGTTCATCGCATGATTTACACTTAGGCGAATCATTCACAGTGTCATCATCTTGTTTGCAACGTTCATTGTACGCGTCTTCCCACACTTCAAGTTGTGCATGGGCATCGTGTTGTACAAGCGTCAGGTCTTCTGCTTTGAACCAACCGTACAGACCGTCTTTGTAATACACGGTGTACTCATTCAGATCAGGGTGACGTCCCACAACAATAACATGCTCGCCTTGTTGCGGACCGAATACATTGCGCTTGCCTTGAACGGCGCACATATCATTCAGACGAAACGTATGATGCTTGGCCATCACTTATCTCCTTCGTAACGTTCGATAGTTGCACCTAGTCCAGAATACAGTTTGCAGTATTTCGCTGCATCGTAGGTCACGAACAAATCAACACGATTGTTGTCTGCGTCTTTCACTTCAAAACGCAGCGGTTGATTGTGTCGTTTAGAGTGCGCTTCGGTATAAGCAATGCGAAGTGCTTTCAGTCTGGACGCACAAGCGTGAACATGTTTCTGCAACTCCCGAATATCGGGATTACCTCGTATCAGCATACCAAGACGTTCCCACTCTTGGAATTTACGCGACGTATCGACTTTCATATTGTCGCGTCTACGCATTGCGCCGATAGCAGTCTGAAAGTATTTCAGATCTTTCAGCGTTTCCATACCTTCGATGTGCAATGACTCGCACAGGTCACCGTGATACTGCGGGTCATCTTTGCGACGATAGTATTTCTTGCGGTGTGTATCAGTGAACATGCGAGGCATTAGTCGATACTCCATGTGTTAGTTTTAGGTGGCTTGCAACCAAACTTCTTCTCGTACCAGACTGCGTGTTTGCGTTCGATCTTATCGAAGTTCAACGAACCGATAACCGTGCTGCTATCAAGCGGACCCATTGCAGCAAGCAGATAGTTCTCGTAGCACCACATGCGAATGTAGCACACACCTCCAACGATACCGAAGATGATGCCTGTCCAAAACCACATGTCTTCGACAGCAGGTGCTGAACGACCGTGAATGATCAGGATAGCAATCAGCATTGCACTCACTATAGCAAGACGTCTGCGCCACACGATAAGTCCGTAGTAGAACGGGCTGTGATAGTAAAAGTTACGACGTTCATTCATTTTAGTTTTTCCTTAGCACATACCGCTGCCAAAACTGCAAGACGAGCCACGCGAGTAACTGCACGGAGAAGAATAGTTGCAGCTATCAGGATAACCTTTCGGTTCAGCCTTCTTCGCTTTCTTCAAACGAGGCAGAGGTTTAGCTTTCTTCGCTTTCACTTCTGGCACAGGCTCTTTGCGCGACCAATCGAAGTACAGACCACCGTCCATGTGGAATACCATCTCAGTGTATTCTTCTTCGTCTTCGTTCGGTTCGTATGAAGACGCTTTCAGATATGCGAAGCTGTTACCTAAGTCAGTGCTGCGGTGAGTGAAGCACGACGGACACGCGGTTGTGAACGTATCACCAAAGCCAGGCATAGTCTCTTCGGTCAGTTCGTCGTAGAAGCTACCGTCGAAGATAGAGTTAAACAGCTTGATCAGCTTAGGCTCTTTAACTTTCGGAGGCGTGTACTTGATGCTCTTATCGCGTGGACGTTTTGCTTCACGCGCAGCCTGTACAGCCAGACCATACTTACGCAGTTCTTTGTTCAGTTTCTTGTTGTCGTAGTCAACACGGAATACAACGTCAATCCACTGGTTCTCTTTCATGAACTCGTTGGCCTGACGGAACTCCCACTCGATGTTATCAATGTTCTGTTCGTTGATAACGAAGTTGATGTGGAAACTCAGTTTGCGGCCTAACTGACGACGGAAGCGAGCAAGGTCTTCGAGAGTCCACGTATAGTTGACGCCCATGATCTTGTTTGCTTTCTCGCGGTCAAACGAGTGCATACTGATATTCAGATGCGACAGTTTGCTTTCCAACATCTCGTCCGTGTTCAGATCGAGAAACGTCAGCAACTGATTCGGCTTCTCAAGGAACTGACCGTTCGAAGTCAGACCCACTTTGCGCATATGCGCTTTTGTCTTAATCTGGTCGATCGTTTCGAACAGGTACTTCATACGCAGCGTAGGTTCACCGCCGGAGATTGATACGTGATCGACACGATGGCCGTGTGTCTTAATCGCAGCAATCAGTTTGTCTTGCCACTCTTTCTGCGGCGCCTTGTTCTCCATCTCTTTCTCAGGACAGAAAGAGCAATCAGCGTTGCAAGTCACAGGCAAGATAGCGGTGAAGTTGCGCAGTTCATCGGGGATCTTGCGCTCTTTCTTTTTCTTCTTGCCGTACTTACCAGCTTCCCACTTGTCAAGCAATTCGCTCTGGTTGTGTTTGATAAGCGTCAGGCTTTCAGCAGGGTACCACGAAACGTAACCATGATGTTTGATGTGCAACCCATATTCATCAGAGGTATCATTACGTTCAACAACAATTGCTTCTTCGCCAGCACCACTAAAGTGTTTCATAGTGACAGGCAGAACATCGGCAATACGAACAAGGTCGGTCAGTCGGAAAGTGTGTTTAATCTTTTTCATGTACATATCCTCAGGCGAAGTTCAGGTTACTTGGAAGCGGTTTCGACGTAAGCAATAAATTCTGCGGACGGCGTTACGTTGTGGTGTTCAATCATATGCTGATATGAATAGGACCACAGCCAGTTGTCTTTGGTGTATTCACCGAGCATCATTGTCTCTCGGCAATACGGACAACAGGACAAACCACGAATGCGTTCCAGTTGAGCACTTTCCTGAACTTTACGCAGCATCGGAAGAAATGTATCACGGTCTGCGAATGGTATTGTTGATTCGTCCGGAACAGGACCAACACCAAACAAAGTAAAGATACGGCCTTCAATGGTAGGTTCAACTTTTGTCTTTTTCATGTACATATCCTCATGTAAGTAGCTAAACGAGTGTCTAGCGTTCATCTCTATTATAGCATAAATCGACTCAGCTTGTAACGGCTGTTTCGTCCAATGTTATGCTTAGTTGCTGTAGTTGCTGACCATAAAAGCGCTGTCTTAGCGCTTCGAGCATCTCAGCTAATTGTGCTGTGTGCTCATTGTTCTGGTCAACTGACTGCACTGCGATAGCCTTAACTATCTTGCCCCAGTGCTTATACTTATCGTCCACTTCTTTGTGTTCGATTTCGGTACGTCGATGAAGTTCATGCTCAAGCGCAACTTCCCATCCCTTGTTAATGTCGCGCCACACTTCTGAACCGCTGCGGTAGAATGTTGTGCCATAGCGATTCGTTACCCACGTTCCTTCGCGTCCATGAACTGAATACCAGCGGCCTGATATAGTGCGCACATACCGCGATCCCCAATGACTCATGTACGTCTTTTGCATAATCACACCAGTCGAATATAGCGCGACGGTACATACTCGGTAAGAATGACGCCATTCTCTGCGCGGTAAAATTTATAACCATGAGTAATCATGGACAGCGTATCAATCTGAAACACAACAGGCACACCATGACGTTGACCCACACGCTTCGCAGTTTCAATATCGTTGCTGATATGGACGTGCTTGCGTTTGCGTTTCAGGATGCCGTCTTGCATGATCGATGCGATGTTCTTCTCAGCGGTACCGTGATACAACGGACTCCAGTCTGTCCACGGTTCGAGATTGAGAATGACGTGCTCACACGAATGTCCTTGAACACAGCGAATGCGGGTCTTGCTTGCGTTGAACTCGAAGCGCCCCTTGTCGTCGTTCGCTACTTCTTCGATCAGCATTTGCATCGTGACCGGTTTGTTGTATCGTGCTTTCTCAAGCAGGTCATGCACAGATACCCAGCCCTGAGTGTCCATAGCGATGCCAATGTCTTGCGGCTTGTGACGCAGAACATACGTCAGATAAACGCCAAGTGACTTAGCCATTCTTCTTCCCCTTCTTAACGCAGTAGTCCCACGTTGCTCTTTCAAGACAACGCATACAGATGATAAGCCCGGCACCAAACACGACTGTTAGTATCAAGCTCAATAGCAGGTTATAGTCATTCAATGCTACGGTGGAAGTAACGACTCCCACCACGCAGAAGACCACCAGCGAAAGCCAAGCGATCATTTTTCTATTCATTCGTGTTCTTCTTCGTCATCGTCCATAGTGTCGTCGTTCGCTTGATAGTCGAACTGCGGATCGAACTGACGCGTCTGGAAGTTGAATCCCAGCGACTCAAGCACAGCAACGAAACAAACCCACGTGCTTGCTTTCTGCCACGTAGGAGTTTCTTCGGTCAGCTTCTTATCGTCAGCAAGCGCTATTGCTGCCATTGTCCAGTCGTGGTCAGTCAGACGGCCAAGAGCATCTACAGACGTAGGGTTCTTGTAGTCAAGCGTACCGCCAAAGTGTGCCACCAGCTCTGCTTTCACATGCGGGCTAAGACTACGCAGGAACATAAAGATGCGATGCGTATCACTCACAGCACCTAACGGAATTGCTTTCTGCGCTGCCATAACGTTCGGGCTGTACCACTCTGCAATCAGCACCCAGTTAGTAAGCAACGTCATAGGCAGGTCATCTTCTTTGGTGTGCTCTGTTTTACGATCATACCAGTTAGTCGAACCACCGCCATCACCGTACGATTCACAGAACGTCCAGCCCTCGCTGCTGTTAGGGAACAGACGCCCGTAACGAACTTGTTTGTGTTCATCGAGACACAGATACATGCCAGCTTGCTCAGGAGCTTCGTCGGTACCACAGTGAGACAGGTCAATATCACGCAGACCGCAGATCCATTCATTCAGTGCTGCAATGATCTTGTCGCGTGTGCTGTAACCTGCGATGATGTTCTTGCGACGCATATCAGCAAACTCACGACGAATCATGATCGGGCTATTAAGTGCAGGCAGATTGTATTCGATGATACCCATAGCGCTCATTGCAAGACCAAGCAATTGAACGTTAGACAGCGTGAGATCATACTGCTCGTTAGGTGCGGCCAGCGTTAAGATCTTGAACAGGTCATCGTGAGACAATGCGGCAATGTCTTCATCATGCAGCATGTTAGGGATAGACAGCTCGGTGCGGTGGGAATAGGCAATCGCGTTGATTGTGTCAGCGATTTTACGCTGGTCGTGCGAGCTAAAGTTGTCGAGCCAGTCCAGAACGTCTTCATCGATCATTGCACCAGAAATTGTGTTCATGCTATATCTCCAAGAATAAGTACATCAGTGGCTACGTCGTGAATACGAGCCGCGAACATCAGTAAATCGTCAATGGCTTTCTTTACGTCCTTGTCACTACACATTTGACGTGCTGCAAGGAGCGCCATCTCCGCTTGTGCTACGTCTACCACGATAGCGCGACACAACATCTCGCGGACAATCGCTTCGACTTCGGGGAGGGCACCCAACATTTCTACTTGCATACTGCGCAGAAACACTTTCCTGTCTAAAGAGGGCAATGCAGAAAACTCTTTGAGTTGTTGTTGGGTGACCATGATATTCCCTTAATGCTTAACGTAGACCAACAGGTATTGATCGTCATACTCAAAGTTGAGTACACGATACACAGACTGGTTAATGCTTATTGTCGGCGCTTTCTTTGATTTAAGGCCGAGCACATTGTAGTTAGCCACCAGCACTTTGTGAAAGATACTCGCAATAGGAAATTCTTCATCGACACGAAAGCGAATCGCTGCTACGCCTTGCTTGTGCGGGAAGATGTCCACGTGAGTGTGATTTGTCTGATACGCCGTGTACTTCGCTTGCAGACATTCGATGCGCATACGCTCGGGCATACCGTCAGCGAATATCTCAGTGAGTGCATCGTAGTCCAGAGACTTGAACATCAGGCGTCTGTCTACGGCTGCGCGGAACCACGGGATAGTTGCGTAACATGCAATCAACGGCGTCAGACAGAACAGAATTGTCGGCCAGTATATTGTCATACCACACGCTCCTGCCGGTACATCGCGCATTCAGTTGGGATTGTCTCGTCGTGGAACCAGTAGAGACTGCCGAATGGTACGTCGGCGTCATTGCCAAAAGGCTTGAATCCACCGCGCTGTAGAAACTTTCTGAACTTCGGTGTGAGAACGTTTTCGACTTGAAGAATCCAGTCGCGTTGTCTGCACATATCTTTTGTACGTGCGAGTAACTTTGAGAACTCGCCTTTGCCTGGGTTCGTTACGTCGATGGTAGCGAGCACGAGAACAGGACGATTCCAGAGACACTGGAATTGAGTGCGAAAGCGCAAGTACAGGCGAATGTTCTTCAACTCAGGGTTACGGTCTTGAACGTGGTACGCAACGTTACCCCAAGGTGATGCCAGTGACTTGAGATACGCCCGTTCGAACTCACGGATCAGAATATCTATTTCGCTCATTTGTATTTCCTCTTAGGCTACTTTGGATTTATTGTCGTAGACAGCTTTGATTTCTTTACGCAGTTGCTCGTAACGCTCTTTACCTTCCATGAACAACACTTCTTCAAACATGCGAGATAGCTCCGCACTGCGGTGAATCAAGTGTGTCTTCAACCAAACGCGTTGTGCGTTGATTGGGTCCAAGTCAGGCCCGCCACATTCTTCGTTGTATGCGCGGACATGTTCTTCTGACATGCTATCAACGTGAGCACACAGCAGGTCGTTGACTGCTTCTTCGTGCGAGTCATGCGCGAAGTCTTCTTCACCCTGAACAGCTATCGGTCCGCCATTGAGTTGACGTTCAATCTCGTAGGCAGCTTTCGAACCGCTCATGCAAGCGCCTTCGATTTCGTGAACAGAGAACAGAGGGTAGTGACCACGAACGTCAAACACTTTGTTGTCTAGGCGGAAGCGTACCGCCATGTTACCGATGAAGTGAATCTCTTGAACAGCGCGAACGTCTTTCAGGCTGGTCATCATTGTGTGTACGATATGAGTGATTTGGTCTAACATTGATTTTCCCCTTAAATGTAAGATGGGACACCCACCAGCGTGAGCATCCCTAGTTATTATTCGTCGCGCTCCAGCAGATCGCCGTGAACGGTTTCATCGTAACCCTGATACTGCTTGCACACAGTGCCTTTAGGGTAGACGAACATCGTTGTATCAGAACGATGTTCATACGTGTCAGGTTCAATGACACACAGCGCTTCGATTGCTGCGTTATCAACAGCACGGAAGATTGGAATCCATTCGTCTGTCTCATACAGATACGTCCACTCTGTATCTGCCCAGCCTTCAAGCTCGGACAGATCAGCAATGTGAGATTGCTGAACCACTTGCTCGGTCGCAGTGAGTCCGACGTAACGAACTTTCTGCGGGGTGAAGCCTAAGAATGGGCTGTCTCGCAGTTCGAGTTCGTTCTCGATTTCTTTCAGCGTATACACACGGCCACGTTGCGGATATTGTTTCATGTTAAGCTCCTCAGCTTATGGGTTATGTTGACAGCAGGCTCTCGTAAGAACCTGCGAGCAACAATCACAGTTTGTACATCAGACCTTCAATCACACCAGCAATGCGCTGGAACGTTGCGGCTGAACTGTACTGGCGTTCGATAAGAATCACAATATCTTTATCGACGGTCACTTCGAAGTCTTCGAGAATATCCGATTGAAGAACTTCTGACGGGAAACGCAGAACAACGTGGCCGTGTCCGAATTTGTTCACTGCGCCTGTGCGATACTTAACAGTGACAGTGCGATCACTGATATTGGTCAGAAGCTCCAAGTCGCCACGAGACAGCATGATACCCAGGCAATTAGTAATACGTAAAAACCCGTTAGCATCAAGATCATCAAAAGCACGGGCATCACGAGGCATCTCAGTAGAAGTCATTTTGTTCTCCTCAGAACAGGGTTGTTTGATTTTCAAAGGGCACTCGCAAATGCCCTTCACAAATCTTAGCGGTGATGCGCCACTCGCAGATACAGGCAAGTAGACGGGAAATACTCACTGCCATTCTGCACACAGTCCTGACAACGAATATGCTCATGCGTTTCGTGTCGAGAGATCAGCATGTTCAACAGTGACTGATCGAAGCGGCTCATTACGCCCACAACGTTTGAGTCTTGCATCAGACGCAGCGCTTTAATATCGCTGAACGTCTTGTCTCTGTTTTCGGCGATACCCAGATAGCTAGGCACAACGCCGTTACCGATAGAAACTTCCAGAGTGGTCAGTTCGGGGAAGATGAAAGTCAGAGTAGTAGAAGATGACATGTTAAGCTCCTCAGCTTAGGTTGTTTGGATTTTCATAGAGCACTCAGCGAATGCTCTACACAAATCACTTAAACAGCAGGGAACCAGTAGTTGATACGCTCTACTAGTTGTTCAATCATTTTTGGGTTTCCATTCTCTACGGAGATTTCTTCAAGCATATCCCCGTCGGCTGCTTCTACCCACATCGTGAATGAGTTCGTCCACTCGCCCCATTCATTTTCTACGTGAGGGAAACCCAAGGCAGCGTACCAAGCATCACGAGAAGAAACTGCCTGACCACCATCGTCGTCTTCATCTACGTCTGACCCGTGAAGTGTGACGAGAATTTGAATCAGGCTTTTTCCCACAAGAGCGTCGGGGGAAGTGTTAACGTCCTGAATGTTTTCCCCGTCCGCATCTAACTGCAATGACAGGTCATCACGACCCAGAGCGTTACGCAGTTTTTCGAGAAGATCTTCCAGATGGCCGAACTGCGCGTTTACGAAAGATTCTGGGGTTTTGAGATCAGAGATGTTATAAGTAGTCATAGTAAGCTCCTCAGCTTGTGTTGTATGAGCACTGCGCTCACGTTTATTATATCATAGGTCGACTACTGAATGAAAGAGCTATTTTGTCCAGTTATTTGCAGAGTTCAGCAGATTGACGGTCGATAGCGCTCAGTCTGTAGCGCTTCACTTCGTCTACGATCAGCGTGAATCTGAATGCCTCAAACGACGACCAAATAAGCATGTTTGCACCTGTGATAAACTGTAGGCTGCCACACGTCTTCCCTTGAGAAGACACGATAGTCAGACCATCAATCTTCACTGTAGTACGCTGTAACGTTAGGTTGTCTTTGAGCACCACAGTGTAATCAGCAGGGAGATGCGGCAGATTGATATTGCCCGCACGTTTGTCTATGTCGAATCGCCAGTATGCTTTCTCGTTTAGATTGTCCATTGATTGTACCAGAGTGGTCGTTCGTGAAACAGCAGGGCCAATGCGATAACGAACGCGTGTCCGAATTTGGCATTGTCATTTTGAATGGCTGATAGCCACGGACTGCGCGAGTCAGGATAGGCGCGTTGAATATCGTAGGTGTCATAGTCACGCAAAACGATGTGCGCACCTTTCTTGTATTCCTTGAGCAGGCGCTTGAACTTCGGTTGCTGCACCACCAGCTTCGCATACTCAGGCACGTAGATTTGTTTTCGTGCGGGAATGTACGAAAGGCGCAAGTCGCCCCATCGGGAGAACAAAGCCTTCTGGCCTTTCCCCATAGGATAGCGATGCGCCTGTTTTGTTGTGCTGCCTTTTAAATGCCACGCCCACCAGTCTGAGGAGATCTCACCGTGGAACAGGTCATTCGAGTTAATGAGATGTTCTTCGTAGACCTTGCTGTACTGCCACAGGTTCTCCATGTTGAGGAACATCGTGCCGTCTGGTGTGCGACACGGTCCTAAATGAAAGGGACTCAGCGAGCCCCATTCTTCGTCTTTCGACACAGGCGTAATATCTAAGTCACATGACTTTGGTTGTTTGTCCTTTAATGACAACACCGTTACAATCCCGAGGCGTTTCATAGTGTCTCCGAACTAAATACGTTTCGAACATCTGCCCACGATAGTCTTCGAACACGTAGCGCCATACGTTAGCGTCTGTTCTTTCCATCAGGCGGATCTTGAAGTCTGCCTTACCCGCTTTCAGCACATTGAAAGGCGTGTACGTGTCGTATGCTGCACCTACATTCACGCGAGGAATCATCTTGAGTACGTCAGACGAATCGACAGTGATCATGTTAGGCTGCTTCATGAAGTTGTAGGCAGTGATTCTCAGGCGATGCTGCACACCATACAGCTTGCAGTAGATATGCGTGTCGGTCATTCAAGCGTCCCGTAGTCAATGCCATGCTTGTCACACAGTTCGGCCACCGCTCGTTCGATAGCGCCTGAACGTGTGGTCTTGAGTTTGATTGCCAGAGCGTTCACAGCTTCATGCAACTCTTTGGTTGTTGCTGCGCTTAACGTGCTGCGACGCGGGTTTGTTTTCTTGCGGCGTTCGATATTCTCTTTCGAGGTAACAGCGAAGCGAGCACCCAGAGAGGTGCCGAGTGTAGGGCGTGTCATGAAATAATCTCCAGTTGAGTGTGAAAGCGCTTGAGCTGGTCTGCATCCATTTCAAGCTGACGCCCGAAGTAGCGAATGCTTTGGTCTTGTGAGTTGTTGATCATCGCTGCGGTGAGTTCAGCGAATGGCAGCACGTATGCTGTTACGTCACGCGGTACATCGAAGTCTACCTGACGAATACCCGGCTCTACGCTAGGTTGATAGGTCAGTTCTGAAACACACAGCACCTGCTTGGTTTCACGAACGACGAGAAAGACACAGCGAGCGCGGCGCAGTGACGAAACGATATTGAATTTAGATTGAAAGAAGCGACGGTCATCAAGCTCTGCCTGACTGACGTTGAAGACGATAACGAAGCGGCGCATTGTATATCTCGCATTGTTGTTTGTGTGCGTGATATTTACAGAAATGAAAAAAGGGCCACCAGCAATGGCAGCCCTTTGATTTAGATTTCGAGAGTCTCTTCGTTTTTGAGACCGTGTGTGCGGCAGAATGCTTGCCACTGTTTTTCAACGTCACGGTCTTCGACGAATTTGATTCGACAGGAGTACGCTGTCTTAACAGACGCCATCACCTGCTTCTTCTTGGGGAACTGCTCACGCCATGCCATAGCAACAGGCGTCAGTACCAGATGCAGATATTCATTGAGTTCAGTAGGTGTCATTAGCAGTAGTCATCCGAGCCGTCTTGATCTTCACGACGATTGATACGCGGGTCGCGATCATCTTCGGCGCGTTGTTTGTCGGCAGCGTCTTCTTCTGCCATGCGTTGCTCGTTCTGGTCGTCAAGAATCAAACCCACCAGCATGTGTTCGTCTTGATCGTCTTCTTCGTCGAAGTCATCAAGCAGACCACGGTCACTAGCGATCTGGTCAAGCTCGACCACATCCATTTCTTCGAGTTCGTCACGGGTATAATGAATCATAGCATTCTCCAAACAGAAAAGCCCCGCGATATGCAGGGCGTTGGTTGTTTACAGATAGACTTGCATCGCGTTCTTGCCGTCAGAGATTGTAGCAAGCTGACTCAGGCGATGGCGGAAGATAGCGTAAGGCATACCTTCTTCACGTCGACCTCGCGTAATCAGAGACACGACTTTAAAGTTCAGGCGCGTCATACGACGTTTGAACGTCGCAGTGTTGAACAGACCACACACGTATTGAGCGATACACATACGCGCTTCGTACGGCAGCGTCACACTGTATTCACTGCTCAGGTCAGACACGATGTTGAAGCGAGGCACGTCGGTCAGCAGTTTAGGCTGCTCTGCTTCAATCGCCATATCTTCTTTCTCGTCATACTGATATTCACGAATCAGTGACGCGTCGATAGGCGTCTTGTCTTTGAACACGATCTTAACGCGCTCTTTATCGACAATGTGCAACATGAGGTCAGTCAGTGCGTAGGCTTTTGCGCTACCCTGCTCTTTGCCTGTAGTGTACAGCACAGCAATCTCACACTCGCAGAACGCTTCGAAGTGAGGACGCTTAATCAGAATCTCGCCAGTCGCCAGAGTAGTGTCGTTTGTTTTGATGAATGCAACTACGGTCATAGTCGTGTCTCTCTTTAAAGTGATAATGAGCGGCGCCGTAACGCCGCAGTCTGTTTAGTGCTTACAGCTTGATTTCAATCTCAGCGCCTAGACGTTGTTTCAGGTGCGCTACGATTTCTTCTACAGTGAAGTCGTCGAGTGACTTCGTTTCTCTGTTAGCGATCTTGCGCACAGCGCTTGGCGTGTATGCAAATTGTGTGTGGCGATCACGAAACGCTACAGGGATTGTCGTGTCGATTGTATGATACATGCGATTGTTGCGCATCGCACGAATAGACTTGGCGAGTTCAGGAGGCAGACGCTCCATGCCTAAGTCGATAGTCTCACGGTCGATGCTAGACCAGCTAAGTCTTGCCCAGTTTTGTTGCGTGTCTGACTGCAACAGGTCAACGTTAATGCGTATCAGGTGATACAAGTTATCAGAGTTATCTACGACAGCGATAACGCCGATGACATTTTCGATACGCTTGCGATTGAAGCCGCGCATCAGAAATTGTTTGTCGTACAGGTCAGCGGCGCTCATGCGAAGAATCAGATATTGGTTTTTCATAGTCGAATCTCAGGCAGAAAGTAGAAATGGGGCACGAGGCCCCATAAGTGATTAACGCACGTCTTCGAGTTCGGCGTCAGTGTCAGGCAGCTTCTCAGCCAAGAAGCGACGCAGATCATCTTCGTGGCCGATGATTGCAACTTCGGGATAGCCGTTCGGGCCTACATGCTGCGTCACTGTCAGGCGCAGATCATACGGCGCGAGCCAGTCGTTAGAAGACTCACCATCTTCAAAGATGATTTCAGTTGGCGATGCTACGTCCGCGATAAGGTCGAGTGTGATTTGTTTCTCTGACATGATATTGCCTCTTTCTTGATTGAGCGCGTCATTGCGCTAGAGATTACATAGTACGCCATTGAGCGCCTAAACTCAACGGCGATTTTGTCCAGATTTGTGCTGATTAGAGATACACGTTCAGGCGAGCAAGCAACGGGAAGTCTGTGTCGTGCTGCTTAACGCCGTTGTCTTTCGACAGTTCGATAACGTGTGAGGTGCGTTCTGTGATCTGCGCAACATACTTCTCTTTATTGCGACGATGCTGGTGGATATCGGTCACTGAAATATCTTGATCATGCAGCACAAGCACCAGCTCTGTCAGGCTGATCATGCCGCCCTTATATTGAATCAGACGCTCGCGCACGTCATGGTTCAGGCTCAACATGTTCGGCTCGTTGCCAGATGCGTGGTTAGATACGCAGAAGCGCGGGGCAGCGGCCACGTCGTCAGGGCACATGAGATATTGCTGTGTGCTTTCAGTCAGACTTTCTTTAGGCAACACTGACGGTGGCATTGCGTGAACATCGGTCAGTGGGTCGAACTCAACACGCACGTTTGCTTCATCAACAGGCGTCAGGGTGATGTTGCGTACAGCGAATGCGTTGCCTAAGCCCGTGTTCGCATACACGATGAATACCTCAGACTCCACCAGCTCTTGCACTTGCTTAGAAGCAATAGTGAATGAACCAGCAGCCAGAGAAGCGTAAGAACGTTTAACAAAGAAAGTAGTGATGTGCATAGTCATGGTCGTGTCTCTCTATAGAAGTAAGTAGGCGGGGCCGTAACCCCGCAGTCATTGTTAGTTAGCGATTACAGCAGGTCGAGTTCTTCGATTGCAGCAGAGAGCTGGCCGAGGTCAACAGTGCGGAACGTGTAGTCGTTCATATCAGGGTAACCCGCATAGTGCAGAACGTAATTCTCGTCTTCGCCCGCTTCGTCAGTGTAAGGCAGGTCTAAGAAGAAACCATACTCGTCGCTGACTTCACCGTCTTCATAACCCACGACCATAACAATCAAATTGTCTTCGGCACCGTTAGTAACGATCACGCGAGCGTCGGTACGTTTCATTTTCGCGTTCAGGTCGTCTGCGAGTTGTTGCAGCATCGGGCGATCAGATTCATTGAACACGCGGGCAGCACGTTCGATTTCTTCGTTCAGGTCAGCGGCAATTTCTTCGACGTCATTATCAGAAACGTCCTTGCCCCACTTCGCGGCTTCGACGCCAGTGATCGATGCGTAGATGAAAACATCAGACGAATCACCTTCAACTTGTTTTTCAGTCGGCGTGTAAATATCAAAAATTTCTTCGCCGTTCTGTGTGACACGAAAACCGTTCGGGTCGTTAACGAAGTCAGGGCACTCGCTGTACGGGTCGGTACCAAAGATGATTTGAATCTTCAGGTCGTAACGTTCCAGTTCGTTAAGCGCCGCAACAATTTTGTCTGCGTATGCGTTCAGAATTGCTTCGTCTTTCGCGTTGAATGCTTTATCAAAGTTTGCTGCTTTCATTGTATGCCCCTTGGCAGTAGTTGTATGCGCTACGACATGCAGCGTCTGCATATATTGTATCATAGGTCGCGTGTGTATATAAAGAGCTATTTTGTCCAGTTATTTGCAGACTTCGCAGATCGTAGGGCGTCTGAGTTTGAGTTAAGTCTCGATTTGAGTTAAGTGAAATTCAGGGCATTTAGACGTAAAAAAGGGCAGCCGAAGCCACCCCTTTGATTATGCTTTAGGACGCAGAATGCTCTTGTCAAGCATACCCAGCAGATCGACAACATCGAACGTTGCACCAATCTTCTTAGGCTTGCCAGTAACACCGACTTTGATGTTCCACGTATTGTTGTCGAGATAAACAACGTAGTCACGTTTACCAACAACAGTGACGCCGTTAGACACAGTAGACACAACAGTGTTCGGCAGATTTTTCTGCAACACATTACGCAGCGCATTGAAATATTCTTCACGCGCCTGTAGCGGTTTAGCGGCGATCTTACGTGCGGTCACTTCGGCCAGTTCATCCACCAGCGTAATGTCGGACTTGTTGGTCGGTACGTGACCCGCAGTTTTAGTCACTGTAAGTTTTGGCTCGGTTTTATAGTTAATTGTTTGGGTCTTCTGCTTTTTAACCCACGACATAAACTGTTTAGCCTGATCTTCGCTTGCAAATTTGAAGCTCGCGCTGCCTGGCTGTTGGTGTTGCCACACAAGAGAACCACCGATAGCGGCAACACCGCGTTGCAGGAACGATTCTGCGGTTTGATAGCCGGAAGAACCGTCATGCTCACTTGCAATGAAGTCATTCTGACGTGAGAGATGCAGCATCCACTCATGACCGTTCGCGGGCTGTTTGAATGTCAGTTCTACGGAATCTTTACCTGTGCTCTTACCTTTAACAAAGTCAAAGGTCATTGTGTTGATTTCTTCTTTAGATGGAACACGCGCAGCGCCGATATTATTTCGAACAATTCTCGATGCGCCAGCAGGTACTTTACCTGATTTAGGTAACTTCGCTTTTGCATCAAAAGTCATGCCGACTTTTCGTGCTTTCAACCAATTAAACACCTTGGTTACGTTTGCAGCATCGCCAAGATCGAAAGCAGCATCGCCAGCATCAGCTAAGTACCAAACAGGCTTGACACCAGTAGCCTTGAACGCATCTCGCAACAGGCCAGCACCCTGTTCGTGGCCATCACCGTGAGAAGACAAGCCCAGTTGAGAAGCCTGATCGCCAACACCTTTTCTAAACATCAGAGAGTTGGTGACTTGACGTCCTTTGAAGATTCGATTAATTACAATCGAATTAACGCCAACAGACTTGTTGTACACCACGTTCGAAATGACGCTCACATCATCAGTAGCAGGCGTAGCAGAGCCTTTCTTCGCGTCGATTACTTTGTTGTCTACGGTGGTAGATTCAGGTGCGCCTGGGTTGTCGAGCTTAATCGGCTTCTCAGGTTTGTTGCCAGCAGTACGACGTGCGCGAATCTCTTTTGTTTCCTGAGCGCGAGCCGCAGCAACATCAGAGTGACCTTCGATCCACTTAACAGGGACGCGAATCAGTTTCAGCGCTTTGATGGAAGCAGTCAGGGTTTTCGCAACAGCAAACGCTTTAGCAGCAGCGAGGGATTTCTTACCGGCAGCAGATGCGGTGAACTTGATGATCTCGTCATCTTCACCGTCTTTCATCAGCTTGAGCAGACCATCGAGATGTGCGGTACGCAGTTCTTTTGCACGACTGAACTTGTCGAGCACTGCGACAATCGAATGGCCCTTAGAGCCAAACATATATACGGCGGCATCTTTCTGCGCTTTGGAAGGAGCAGAGGTGGATGCTACGCCTTGAATTTTAATCAAAGACATGTGAGTACCCCGAGTTCGGTTTGTGTTTATTGACAGGTCAAAATTAGCGTTAGAATAAGAAAAGGGCCATCAGATGTTCTCTGAAAGCCCTTTTATCGTTAAGCAAGTAGCAACCGGAATTGAAGTGTGTTGTCACCCTCTATCTCATGCCATATCGCCTGACCCACCAGCTCATGACCTCGGAAGAAAGAGACTACACTTGACGACTTCTGCTCCGAGCGACAATCTTTGGTTGCTTCCAAGAATTGTTCGCACTGGACATTCTTCGCCTTCCGCTCACTACAAGCGTTTACTTTATTATTGCACCAGTTCGAGGACCGTGCGTTGTACTTCAACCGTATTAGGCTACGTCCGCACATGTTATTCTCCAATAACGATACGTCAGCACTACTTGCCAACATATAGAAATTAGAGAGCAGGCTAAGAATATTCTTAAAAGCCCTTGAAGTCCCTTAGGATGTATTCCTCAAAGAATAAGCGACGGAAGTCTTCATGGAAGATGACGCGATGGTTCTTTTTGAACTTGCAGTCATCACACGCGAGCGACCACAACAAGTTATGCACTTTGGTCAGCAGGTAGTCTGTGCGTATGCAGAAGAACTCCAGGCCGATCGTAATAGTTTCTGCGCGAAGGTCGTGGTATTCTTGATTGCTTTCGCACTTCATCAGTGCGTCGAGTCCTACCGATGAAACCAAGCCACTGCGGTATTCGATATTACGTCCAGACATGTTCATAAATGAAGCAGCGCCGTAATCAAGAATAGCAGACCATAAGTGTGGGTTCGAGTACACCAAAGACAGCTCACTATTTTTTAGGTCAGTATCGCCCTCTTTCTGTTTCAGGCTGTCGATGATTTCGAGAACGCGTGTGGCAACCTTGTTCATTGTACCGTTGTCCACATACGTTAGATCGTGCATGAGCACAACGTGGGAGCCAGCGTAGGTATAATCCCGATGGCTGATAGGTGGTTCGTCTACACCAAAGCAAATAAGAGTGTTCGGCAAATTGTTTGTGTTGAGTAACTGCTTAACGTAGGCCTCAACTACACGTTTCGAAGTGCCGATGATCACGACAGGTTTCAGCTTACCGTAGTTCAGACCGTTGTTTTCCAATGCTCGCGCCATATGACACAGAGAACGGACGTAAGGGTCAAACGATCCCATATCAGGGATATACGCATGTTGTACACGAGATTTCATAATAGCCTCCGGGCATAACGCCCATACATGGAGTTGAGATAAAAGTTATTGTTCTACGACAGAGCCGCGAACAATACTTGGTGGCAACCACTTGCAGACAAGGCTACGAACACCTACTCTCGGTCCTGTCCAGAAGTGATGGTAATGCGCTTTCCGTATATGCGGCTTACGCCCATTGAAAGCGCGAGTACACGCTTCGACTTCTGCTTCGAAGTCTTTGAGAATCTTGGTCATCTCAGCACCCACCGTGATCCTGCGATCAGTTTTCGGAGGTGTGATGCGATAGCTTTTGCCTAAACGTTGCGGCTTAGGTTGAGCGTGACCTTCTTGGTACAACGCGTGCTGCTGCGAGCAGATATACATGACGCAGTTAACAATCTTGGTTATGTAGTGATACGCACCAAACATCAGTTCACGAAAGAACACATCAGGCATTCGGCCACTGACGTTGAGTAGATGGCTGTTCTTCACAAACGAAAGGTGATTAACAGGTTCATCCAGATAGACGTAAGATGTTACCGAAGGTGTGAAGCCATTCGTTTTGATGCTATCATCAGAAGAAACAAAAGGTGCGACGAGAACAAGCGCAGGTCGTCTTTCGATCTCGGTATAGCCTACGAAGGCCCCATCAAAATCTAACCGCAGTGTGTTCTCAGCAGTCGCAAGATTAATAGGCAGCGTTATCCACTGACACCAATACGGAAGGCGTTGCAGTATCTCAGCAGGTATCGTTTCAGGCAATTCCGAATCGGCCATGTGATTCATCAGCACCGGCTCAAACACGAAGTTTGGTTTAGACAACTGCCAGAAGTAATGCAGATACCCAGAGATGACTACGGCGAGTTTGCTCGCGTCTTCTGGTGGCTTGGCGATAGGACTCAACCACTTGAGATATTGATGCAACGACACACCAGACTGACCAGGCTTGCCTTTGCACTTTAAGAAGTGTGCGTCGAGGCCTTTGTCGAACATAGGCAGAAACTTTCTAACGTCTTTCAGGAATAGATCGAGAAACGTTTGAGGTGTTGATTTAGACATACTGATCTCCTACTGGTGCAGACAAAAAAAAATGGGGAGGCCATCCGGCTCTCCCCTGCCCAAATAGGCAAAGACTACACACAGCAATGTGTTCGGTTGTTGATCAGTATTTACAGATTACGTTCATGAAGTAATAGCGCATTAAGTCTGGATGCAGCGTACAATTCTTTTTATATCTACGTAGCATCTGGATGACTTTGTGCAGGTCTTCATAGTGCATGAACATGAAGTCACGGCCAAACGTGTACGTTGTTGCAGGCATTTCCTGAATGCGCTTTTCAAAGTCAGGGTCGATTGCCATAGACACAAAGTTGTCTACAGTGATATTAGACTGTAGGTCGAAGTCACCACAGGCGAGTTCCGGATTACATACGTCCAAGAAGCTCTTAAACTGAGTGTCTCGGACAACCGCCAGAAGTTTCTCAATCGCAGGTTCACCATAGATAGTGATCTGCGTGTCGTTCGTATGCACGGTGCGACCAAGAGCATCAAAGATGCCAGCCAGAGAACTAGAGAGTCTCTCTAAACTTATGTGGAATAAACTTTCAGACAGCACGATAGGAAGTTGGGCAGGTGCTGTGTGTCCACGGAAACTAACAATGGAATCGTATGCAGTACCGACGATGTTTGATGGAATCTCACGGCGAAGAATAGAGTACAGTGCATCGTTAGCACCACGTTCGGTGACGTCAACGTAGAACAACGTCTTGCTCGCAGCATCTGGCAGTTTAGCCTGACGAGCGTAACCGTGAATAAGACCATGCAGTGCTTCGGTCGGTATAAAGTTGGTCTGAATCTTTTTCATAAATCACTCCTGGCGCATTGCCTATCGAGTTAGGTTGTTTGCTTGTGGCGCATTGCCTATCAAGCGAGAGATAGTGGGAGTATGCCTCCCACTTGATATTTACAGTTTCACTACAGACGCGTTGTAACGCAGAATCTCTACGGTATCAGCGTCACGCACTTCGACAACTGCAACGTAAGGATGTTCTGCTTGCAGACCACGAATGACCTGCATACCGACAATGCTACCGATGTTGCCAGCTTCAATATCAGCTACGCGCTCGATTGGATCGAAGTAGTTCGCCAGTGCATCGTCGTAGAACACAGGCGTTGCATCAGGCGACACGATAACGATCAGGCGGCAGTCAGAGTCAGGATGCTCGGTAATGCCATTCGACAGACCCACCAGCTCGTTAACACCAACAGTCATTTCGCCTTCAACGTTAGGCACGATTGTCGGTGTACGAATCTCTGAACCGTCTTCTTCGTTGACAGTTACGGTTTCGAGATTGACAATATCAGCAGTAAAGATTTGAGTACGCATTGGTTCTCCTTACACGGGAAAAGGGAGAGCCGAAGCCCTCCCGAATTTATTAATCGTCGTCACCGTCATCATCAGAAGACTTCGCAGACTTACTGATAGACGCTTTCAACATTTCTTTGCCTTTCGCAGACTGCACGAACTTGAAGCACCACAGACGCAGACCAGCAGGTTTGACTTTCAGTTTCTTACACACGCCGACAACTTGTTCTTTGCTGCCGTTGATAAGAGTACGGAAGTCATCCCAGTCCATCTTGACTTCGGAAGCCAGAGGGCAAGGCGCTTTGATCTTGAAGTTCTTACGTGTGCCGTTGATCAGGCCGAGAACTTTCAGGTAGTGCCACGTATCGAACACTGGGTCGAAGCCACGCGCTTCACCATTACCGTCAGCTTCCCACAGACGCAACCAAGTGCTCTGGTTCGGGATGCCACCCATCTTGTTCTTGATGGTCTTAGCAGCGATGAAACGATAGCGGTCAGTACCACCTTCGACAGTAACAGACTTCTCACCGACAACGCCCGGCGCGTCTTTGAGTTTCGGCCAACCCTCAGGCACTGCACGAGAAGCCAGACGAACACGCACGTCACTGTTATGCGATACGAAGCCGTTAGTGATTACCACAGAGGTTTCGTCAACGTTCACGTCCCAGAACTCAACAGGCTTGTCGAGCGCTTTCAACGTGAACGGCACAGGCAGAATCGAGTTGTCGAAGTTGAACCAGTCTTCAACGTAGGCAAGCTGAGTCATCAGCAGGTCATACATGTCATCGTAACCTTCAATCTGCTTATGCAGAATCAGGTCGAGAGCTTGTGCGAAGTCATGCTCAGGCGCCAGATAGACTTTATCATCACCTGTCTGCAACTGATAGTCCAGAACATAACGAGTCAGTTCAGGGAACACATCAGCGATAACAGTCAACATCTGCGTTTGACGTTGACGGCTGGTGGCATCGAATGACAGACCAACGAACTCGCCCTCAGCGTATTGCTCTACGGCTTGCGTCAGTTCGTATTTGTTCAGGCCGGGAATGTGCAGACCGTTTTCATCAGCGTAAGCAAACACACCAATGTCCAGCAGCTTCTTAGCCCAGAACGAGAAGTCATCAACGTCAGTGCTTTCACCAACCGTGTCAATGGTCAGTACGTTCGCAGCGTAGGTAACATCACCGTGAACAGCCAGAGGCAGTTGAACGCTAACAGGATCGCAGTTACCGAGAAGATTACGAACAAGCTGGCTCGCATCGTCGAACGCGTCAGGCACGTTCTGTTTCAGTTCTTTCACTGGCGGTATACGCAGACCTGCATACTGACCTTTCTTATCAGGCCACTTAGCAAGCTGGTCGAGTGTGTTCCACTCAGGACGCAGAACCATCATACCTTCTGCTGTCCAGTCGTACATGAACGTGAACTGACGGTGCTCTGCGCTGCCGATGTACGTGTGACCACCAGCATTCATTTCGATTGGGAACGGAGCGTCTTCGACTTTCCACGCACCCTGAATCTTCTGATAACCGTCGAACGATTCAACACGAACTTCGGTGCCAGCTTCCATCAGCTCTTTGATCTGCGGTGCAGTCAGCACGCCGTGGTCGGTACGAATCAGAGTGTCACGGTCGAAGCAGTAGAACTTCAACGCATCACCACCCGGCTCATACTCAGGGCTACCGAACATAACAGCAGGCTTCTGACGCAACTGGTTAACGCCAACGATGGTCATCATCTTACGACGCATACCACCACGGAAACGTTTGATGCCGTCAGAGAACATACGCGCTTGCAGCGCCATTGCTTTTGAACCGTCATCGTCATCTACCTGATCAGGCAGCATTGCCGGATAGGAGTCAACGATAACAGCCGCTTGCATGTGGCCATCAGCAGCAGGAACTTTGAACTGGTTGTTACGACTGAACCACTTCTTGTCGTACTTACCGGCCAGCTTCTTCGCGTTCTCTTTGTTGTTCTCAAAGAGGTAATACGAGGAGCCGTCTTTCTCAACGATCTTGTCAGGCAGACGACGACGCAGCATCGACATGTAATCGAAGAAGCGCTCACCGTTGTCTGGTGCGTAGTAACGAATACGCGGCTTGATGATCCACGAGCCGTCTTCGTCACGTACACCGAAGATTGTTTTCGGATCGACTTTAACGCCAAACGTTTTGAGCTGGCCAGCAACGTATTCAGCATCAGTCGAACCTTCGTAGTCGAACACTACGCTAATGCCAGAGTATTTCATGCGAATCAGGCTCGCCATAATACTCATGGTCATTGTTGACTTACACGACTGCTCACCGCCGCTGAACGTATACCAACCGCCAGGTACGATACCGCCGTCGAGGTACATGTCGAGCGCAAGCACACCAGTAGAGATACGCGGGGCGTGTCGTGCTGCATCAGCAGAACTTACTTTCGTTTTCTTTTCGATGCCGTCAAGCACATCGTCCATCATACTGCCGAGGTCAAAGCCTAATACTTCCACGCCGCCAATATCATCGGCTGCGACTGCTTTGTCTTTCGACTTCGAGGCTTTGACTTTAGCTTTCTTCTCAGCTTTCTTCTCAGCCTTGTTGTTCGTTTTCGCCATTGTTGGATAGTCCAGATTGAGAAAAGAAGGGGCAGCCTAAGCTACCCCGTTAACGATTACTTTTTCTTTTTCTTTTTCTTCTTAGGCGCGTCGTCGTCATCGTCATCAGAAGATTTCTTTTTCTTCTTCTTGTCGGATGATTTCACCTTGTCAGAAGACTTTTTCTTCTTCTTAGGCTTTTCGTCTTCGTCGTCGTCATCATCGTCCGACTTCTTAGACTTCTTCGACTTCACCTTCGAGGACTTTTTATCCTTCGAAGATTTCTTTTTCTTCGACGGACGATCATCTTCATCGTCTTCGTCGTCGTCATCATCTTCGTCATCGTCTAACAGCTTACGAGACTTGGACGCTTTCGACTTCTTGGACTTCGAAGGACGATCATCTTCGTCATCGTCATCATCGTCCTCGTCGTCGTCATCATCGCTACGACGTTTTTTCTTGTCTGCCTTGCCGCCTTTCTTCTTGCGGCCCAGCGCCATATCGTCATCGTCATCTTCATCGTCATCACCATCATCGTTGGTGTTAACGCCGATAACGTCCATTTTCTTGAAGTCAGCCAGAGCAGCAGCTTCGTCCAGACGACCCAGCATGTCGTAGATTTCGTTCCAGTTGTCGAAGTCCCAGGTCAGATAACCTTTTTCTTCTTCGGTCAGTGGAGTGTGATCGCCACGCTCGATGGTGTAACGCTCTGCCGGAGATTTCTTCGGGTTGTATTTGATTTCAATATCACACCCGTACTTCGGATCGTTAACCTGAAACGCTTGCTTTGACTTCTTGCCGGACTTCTTATCTTTCACCGTGTGAATGTTACGTTCACCCAGCTCTTTGATTTTGCCAGCCAGAGAGTTCGACAGCGGAATACACTGCACAGGAGTCCAAGACTCACTGCCCATTTCTTTCTTGCCGGTCTTCTGCTCATTCTTAGTGAGCTTCGGCATTTTACGCGGCGCAGCAGCTTGCTCGTCACGAATGATCGCTTGCGCATACCACTTATAGTCGTACTGCGCCGGTGCACCAGATTCGTCGTTACCGTGAGCGATGCCACAGTACGGACACTTCATCCCGTTCAGAGGTTTGTTCTGATTATCCGGGTCGAAGCTAACGCACATGCGCGGGATTTTGATCTCTTTGTCTTTATCTTTCCCGCCCATGATCTTGATCCAGTGCTTCTTGATAGGAAGCAGGTCAAGATTCAGCAGACGAATTGAAACCCAGTTGCCGTTTGCTTTCTTCGAAAGAGGGAAGATTTCAAAGATTTCCGATTCACGCAAACTATCGCGTTTGCTGTTATCTTGAATGTCACCAAATCCACGTGCCATTGTTATTCCTCAATATTGAGTGTGCTTATGTGATCACTGTTTACAGTTTTAGGCTAGCCCTTGAGCTTGCATATGTCTACGCATCATATCAAGTTCGAACTTGTCGAACTCCTCACCCACATCCATCGTCAATCGTGCAACGCCGAGTGGGTCTACGCGCTTAATAAGCAGTCTCAGTTTTTCAGTACGTCTTTCACTATCTACGTGATCTTCTAAGTGATGATGGTCACTCACTTTTTGATGTAGGGACGCGTCCGCACCTTCATCAGATTCGTTCGCAGGAGTATCGAGACTTACCGAGAAATTCAGAGAAGTGGTGTCTTCACCTGTCGCCAGTTTCTTACGTTGAGTCTGGGGAATAGTGTAAGCGATGCCATATTCATGCTCGCTGCTACTACAGGTTTGGGCGTTCAAGATCCACCACTTCGTATAACTCACAATCGCACCACGCGACGAGTCATACTTGTTGATAGCCACGATGACGTTACGCAGGAAGTTCTGGCGCACGTCTTTGCTGTCATACAGCTTACCGCGGTTCGTATCAACATAAAACTTTGTTTGCTTGCTGCATAGTCTATAGAAGTCAGCAACCACAGAGTGGAAGTATTCCATGAACTGCGGCAGCAAATCATTCAAGCGGCACAGCGCGACGAACAGCTTGGAGCGAGACTCTGCACCAAACATTTTCACGTACACGTTCAGGCGCTTCGAGTACGCTTCACGACGAATCGGATCTTGCGTACTGACGAATGCCCGATACAATTCAACGTATGTCGTGTAGTACCGTTTAATTACATTTTCCAGGAAGACGTAAATGAAGTTGCGCTCCATTTTGAGTTCCTGAATATAAATCATTTTCTGATCGCGAGGCACAGAGAGCGCTTTAATCAGAAGGCTGATTGCACGGTCACGCGTTTCTGCGTTATACGGCTTGCGCTTCTTATTCGAGGTAATCATGTTCAACAGATAGGTCAGTTGCACATCGAATACGTCGGTGTTCTCAACAATCTCACGGAGGCAGTCATGAAGCATTGTGTCCATGACGCTTTCTATCTGACCGCCTGTGAGATTCGACTTATTGTTCATGGTCAAATACACCTGTTAGTTGCTTTGACTCTTATTTACAGTTTCCTAGATCTTTGTGAGGAGATCATGCTGATTTTGAATATCAGTAGCTGTAAGGTCTTTGTCTTCGATTGGCTTACGCTGGCCTAAATCTGCTGGTGGCGTAGTCTTCTTCTCAGCAGCCGCTTCTTCTTCACGCTCGATGCGGTCCTTCTCCTTTTCTTCAATCTCTTCCTTAGGCGCGTCGATGCCATACTCGTCTGCAATGCGACGTTGCTCTTGCAGTTCGAGCGCACGTTGCTGGCCATCGAGAGGTGCTGGTTTTTCAGGTGCATCTTGACGGTCAACACGAATTTCATGTGAAAGGCTTACGAGGATTTCCATAGAAATTTCTCCAGAACGACAAAAGCGGCAGCACAGGGCCACCGCTGGGATTTAGCTACGCTTCTCCAGTACCTTGCGATCTTCTTCGATGAAGCGCAGAGTGATTGGAGGACGGCCTGGGTGCTGAATGATCTGATTGAGATATTCAGCCTGACTGTCTTTCGCGTGTTTGAGTAGCGTGACGTGCGGTCTGTAAGGCGTATGCGTGAACGTAGCAGCACCACATGCGTGAATGCGAGCGTGTTCCTGTTGCAGGTCAGGCGATTCAAGTACGAGCACCAGAATCTTATCTTGACCTTCGCCAAACAGTTCAGCAGAAGCAACAGTACCGAAGAATTGTCCGGCATCGTTCTGTTCTGCTTTAACGTCAGGGTTCGATTCGTCATACGCCAGCGTAACGTGCAGTTCATCAGGCACGTCGTCGCTGTCACGGTCGATGCCTATAGCAGCACCGAGTTTCAGCAGCATCTCCTCTGAATCGTAATCAGGGAAGACGCGCCACAGCCCGCCTTTAACCATTTTGAGTTTCCTCTTTAGGCAGGTGGAATGCACCGGCCATTTGCATCTCACCGCATTTGTCGCAGTGGAACATGCCGAGCGGTTTGCCATGCAGCAGTTCAGGGTGACCCTTACACACGAAGTCCTGATTGCGATAGATACGCAGCAACGCGCCATTGACTTTGTGGTCTGCTGTGATGAAGTTGCCTGTCAGGTGGCAGTCGAGATCACGAGCGCGAGCCTGATACAGTGCTACAACTTTACGCACAGCTTCGTCCAGACTATCTGCATCGTAGTTGCGAGATTCACCTTCCGCCAGCTCAACTTCCATGACCATGATATCCAGCACAACGATAGGCGACTGTTCACCCTCAGGCAGAATGTTCGAGTAGCTGAGTTGGTGCTTCACGTCTTCGAACGGTGCGACAGTTGGAATCTGACTCGCACTGCTACTGCCTGTCATTACGTTCAAACGAAATTCTTCGTAGACAGCACTACCGAAGTCTTCCCACTCATTTTGTTTGTCAAACAGAATAACATCAGACATTTGGTTTTTGTCCTTTAGCGTTAGGGATGGTCCACGCTGCGTAGATAACGTTGCGGCACTCAGCCACCAGCGGGAAGATAACAGACAGGCCGTAGTCACGCAACGACACATGAATGTCCAGAGTGTCGCTATGTGCGTCCATCATAGGAGGCATCAGATCATTCAAGATCTTGTGATGCGCTGTCAGGAAAGCAGCAGCACCGTCACGCTCAGGTGGCTCGAATGCCCATGGAGGGCTCGGCAGCACTGTATCGGTCTGCTCACGCGCATACTGATCGAGACATACCATCCAGATGTAACTCTGAACCTGTTCGGCAGTGTGTTTGATGAAGCGATACGAGAACGCTTTATCGTCTTCATCGTTACCCTGCTCAGGTACTGGAGGCGAGAGAACCAGCGTGTTGCCTTTCACGCGAGTGTCACGCTGAGGAGAAAGATCGTCTTTGTATTGAGCGGCGTAGTTGCCATACAGCGAACGATAGCGATAAAGAATCGGACCGATTGGAAATTCCAAATCAGTGCGGCTTATCGCGTTGTCGAAAGCAGTGTCGATCTCTCGAATCAGCTGGTGGAGCTTACGGTCGTTAATCGGTTGATTGTACGGCGCTTCGGGCGGAACAGGGCACAGAGGGTTTTCGAACTGCACATGAACCATGTTCTCTGCATAGAAGCGGCAGTAGTCTAAACCTTGAACGTGCAAAACGAGATTGTTCATCATGATCACTCGTCTAAAGTGCAGTCACATGGCTTATTGATGTTTTCTGCAAAGGGAGAAGGCTCAGATACTTTCCCGCACTTAACGCAGGTGCGTACCCAACCCATAGGAGTTAAACGCGCAGCGCTTAACGTATCGTCCTCTTCAATATCAAGCTGAGGAGCAGAGCTGGCGTTGTAGCTTATGCGAGAGCTACGACGACCACAACCGGCACATGCCATTACGAACTCACCGTACGTAGAACGATGCCTGGGCGATCTTCAAATGACGGTTCGATGCCAGTGATAATGATGTTATCGATCTGAGCATCAGTCATGCCTTTAGCACGAAGACCAGGGCGCATCCAGTCAGGCACAGAGCATGGTTCGAACTCTTTCGCTGGTGGCTCTTTGGCAATGACTTCATGCCAACGCTGAACAGCCGCGAGAATGTTGCTTGCTTCTACTTCTGCACAATCAAACGTAGGAGTAGCAGCGACAGGAACATCAGTCAGAGACTTGAACATCTTGTCGCACGTCTTATTGATTTCACGCAACAGCATGTTCTGCATCACTTGGCCGAACGCGCTTTCTTGCGCATGACCGTGAACGATGTGCGGACCGAAGTGCAACGACACCGAGTAGGGTTCGTTCGGATTAAACTTCTGCTTCTGCATCTTCGCCTCCGATTTGCAAACGAGCAGGACGACTAACGACAGGACCTTTGAACATGTCGATGTGACGTTGAATGATGCCGTCAACAACGAGTGACGCACCAGCAGGAACTTCAATCAACATCTCACCGCAGTTCTCAACTATCGTGCAACCAGCAGCTTTCAGTTCACCATTCAGTTCTGCGACACGTCGGTGCATCTCTGCAATAGAGTGAATGATTGGTTGATTCGGTATTACTCCACCAGCATGATTTTTAAAGAGCATCGAGATTAATCTCCGTTGCGTTTGACTTGATCAGCTAAGGCCATCAGATGTTTGCACAGACCAGGTGCATGTCCTGGGTTAGTGAAGTCAGGTGGCTCGCCATTACCGTAAATGATTCGCGCACAGCCGTGTTCGGCGTTCGCATACTCCCACATGAAAACATAGTTCTCACACGGACAACTGACCAGCACACGCTTTTGTTTTGAAATAGGCTTGTACGGGTCATCCAGACCGATAATCATCGGCTTGTGAATGCGCACTGTTTTATTAGGGCGCAGTGGATCTTTGTGTCGAACGTTTGCCATAATCATCGGCAGACCTTTGTTAGTCTTACCGCGTTTGACACCGTTAACGTAACACTCCATCGCGTTCTCTTTCATCAGGCGGGGAGTCGAGCGCATCAGCGCAGTAAGCGACAGACCCTTTTCCATCAGAGGAGTTTTCGGTGGCTGAGGCACAACTTGCGGTTTGAATGGCTGCAACTGAATTGCGCGTTTCTCACCTTTAGTCATGCGTCGAGATTTAGAAGCGGCAGCACTGATTGTCCTCACTGCTTGAGCGAGCTTGCCGCGCTTCGCTTGCTTGTGTGCCTTATTCCGAATATCTGCTTCTTTCGCAGCGAGAGACTTCTTCGGTTTCTTGGCTAGTGACTTGTACGCCATAATCAACTCCGTTAAGCGTATACAGGCGGGGCTTGCGAATGTCCGTTACTGGAGGCAGCTTACGCACATCATAGAAACGTCGATACGCAAAGTCAGGATCATCCTGAGTGAAGAAGCGACTCACCAACGGTTGGAAGTCACCACTTTTATCTGCAATGACAGGCAGCAAATCGAAATGAAGCGCAGTGCGTGTGAAGGCTCGCATAAGCCAACACACGTTCACCTTGCAGTTACTGTCCTGCACAGCACTAAAGAACAAGCTCGGCTTCATTTGGAAACAGAGCTTGTTCATCACCAGATAGCTGTTACGCTGTTCAATGGTCGCAGCAACGACAGGAAAGATCATACGCTTCGTACACATGTAGCGAATAGCGATCAGAATCTCGATCATCGCGTCATGCGTTTTCGGCACGTCTACGGGATCACTCTTCGAGGTCCTCGTCATCAACGCTTTCAGCATCTGCATCCCCGTCATCACTTTCGGGTTCGTCTGTGTCAGGGTCTTCTGTGTCTTCTGCGTCTTCATCTCCTGACGGCTTAGATTTCTTTCCTGATTTCTTAGCTTTAGAGTCTCCATCGGAGTCGTCTCCAGAGTCATCGGAAGAGTCATCTGTATCATCATCGCCTCCATCTGAATCAGTGTCGGTATCAATGTCAGTATCGTCTTCTTCGGGTTTATCATCGCCCTTTTTCTTGGCGCCTTTCTTACCCTTTACAGAATCCCCGCCACCAGCTTTCTGAGCCAGTTTCTCTTTGTCTTTCGCTTCCTCGGTCAGACGCAGTTTCTTCTCCAATGAAGCATAGTCTGACAAGTCCGCACGACCAGTAGTAGATTCAGGGCTAGACACGCGACTGCGGTTCTTGTACGTGCTGTCCTGACTCAGGCTTACATAAATTTCCATGAGTACCTCAAGTGTATCGTGAGTTGGGTTCTTTACCGTCAAGAATATCAATCAGGATGTTTGCTCTGTAGTCAAGCAACAGCAACTGACTTTCGATATTCCTGTCTTGATTATTGACCAGTTCTTCGAGGCGTCTAATGCGACGTTGAATCTCTGGCGTTGGGTGCTTGCGACTGAGTAGAGCCATCTTGACAACCAATTGTTCTCTCATGGTCAAGGCTGAGCGGAGGTTTTCACTGGACTGACTGAATAACAACAGCATCACCAGATACTTCCTCGACACAACCTGATCAGGTGGTTTCACCTTAGAGAGAACGACGTCAACGCAGCGAGGCACAATATAACCTAGCTGCTCAGTGCGGTGGACAGACTCCTTAAGTCGGCGCAGTGATCGTTCATAATCTTTTTGTATGCTCATAGCTCAAATGTTTTTACGATATGCTTCGGACGTTGAGACTTCTGCTTCTTGTCCGGCAGCAGACCTTGTTGTTGAGTTTTCCGCCCTGTGCTTACGATTTCCATATAAGTCAGGTCGGGGTTGGCCATGATTCGCTGCTCTAACTTCTTCATGAAGTCAATCATGTGTGATTGAATAAAGCAATAGTCAACAAAAGGGCATGTATCATATCCGTGGAACTCGTCCCAATAATACTCGGCGCTCTTGCACGGCTTACGTTTCAGAGCTGGCAGCAGATCACCAGTGCGCGCCGATTTTACCGCAGCATCCCATGCGCGTATTTGTTCCATCATAAAGTCTTTGGCACGTTTCGACTCTGCCTCGTCAAACACAAAGGTCTTTTCGACAAACTTCTTCGGGTTGTCGCGTGGCACGTAAACGAGGGTATAGTCCACGATGTTGTAGCCGTAACGTTTTTTCAGCAGGTATGCGTATGTTGCGATCTGGAAGCGGTGGTACTTAACGAAGAAAGTTCCGTCAGCAGCTTTGCTCACCATAGTCGATTTCAAATCGATCAGGCTGTACGTGCCGTCAAGATTATCAATCAGTCCGTCAACGTAACCTTTGAGTGACTTGTACAGGACTTTGAGTTCTGCATAAGCCATAGGTTTATCACACGTTGGACAGCGATTGTTCGTGCTTCGAGTTCGCGTGTACTTGCCCTTCTTATACTTGCCGTCGACCATCTTACCTTTAGTCTTGGCGTGTTCAGGGCATTTGTCATTCGTACATTTCCAGTGACCAACCATCTGGCCGCTGTGTCCCAGAGCGTTCTGCAACGACTCGTGCATCCCTGTCCCTGCTTTAGCAAAGATGTTCAGCAACGTGCCTGATTCTCCGGTCATTGCGTTGTTGTGCTTCTGGTAAATCAGTTTTGCTGTTTCCTGAATCGCACAGATAGGAAACATCGAAGGGCTGACGCGTTTCTTTGGCCAGCGCTTCTCTTGATTCTTTACGTCAAGGGCAGCATCGATCATCTTGCCGATGCGTGACAATGCGCGGGTATCATTGACTCGCGCTGGTACGTTTGCGAACGTTCTCATTGTCATCCTCGCTTACGGCAATCATGCCTTTAAAAAATACGAACTTGTAGTAGCGAGTACCAAACAGGTAGCAACGTACTTCTACACCCTCTTCGTCAGTAGCGTACATCAGGCGAAGACTCTTGGTCATTGCCTCAATGTCTGTATCAACAGGCAGTGACAGACCAATCATATCACCCTGCGTATTGAACGCGCCTAAAGTCTGAGGCTCGACTTTTATCAGGTCGCATAACTGTAACCAGTGCTTATCATAAAAGCGCCGCACAGCACTATGCACGTAGCGATGTGGATTACCCATTCTAGTTATCCCTTTTCTGTAAATATGCTTATATGCGTTAAATTACGAAACGAACAGAGGATGGTATGGCAGAAGATGTCCATCAGATAATACTTGACGAGATCGGCAAATTGCCGGGCGACAAGAAATATAACGGCGACACTGTTATGGTGTGCTGTCCTTTCCACAGCGATAAGACTCCTAGTTGTGGTATTTACACTTCTGTAGGGATGGAGATTCCTCTAGGATTCTTTCACTGCTTCGGTTGCGGTGAGAAAGGCGGTTGGAACAAATTAGCGGCACACGCGCGACTGCAAGAGATTAAAGGCTGGGCGTTGAAAGACGCCGGCACGAACTCTCTCAGTGCGTTGCTTAAAACGTATGAGCAGATTGGTTCGAAGATTGGTACATACCCTTCTGTCGGTCTGTTGATGAAAGCGCTCGGTCGTAAGAGCTACATGGAGTGGCCGCTTGATGTTGAGTGGCGTGGCTATCCAGGTGCGCTTGTTCGTGCTGCTGGTGGTCTGCTTAATGCACAGCACACAGGCACCAACGTTTGCTTCTTCCCGTGTAAACATGGCACGAAATACATAGGCGGTATCGCTGCGTATCTGCGTAAGCAAATGAACGGCACCAGCTATGTGAACTCGCAAGGCGATTGGGCAAAAGACAAAGGCCTGTTCCCGCTGCCGCTTGTGAAAGAGTGTTTGAAGAAATATAAACTGCGATACATTGTGCTGGTGGAAGGTCCTCGTGATGCGCTCGCTCTTTTATCGTATGGCATACCGGCGTTGGCGGTGCTTGGTGCAGAGCAGTTCGGTGAAACGAAACGAAGAACAATTGAGATGCTGGGTGTGAGCGTTGTCTACACGATGACAGATAACGATGGTGGCGGGAAGTTGTTGCGTACAAAAATCAAAGAGGAGTTTGAGCGCAACTCCCCAGTACCAGTTAAGCACTTCAAGTTACCTCGTGAGTTTGATGAAGACGGCAAGCTGATTAAGCTCGACCCTGATAACGCACCGTTCAAATTGATCAAAGAAGTTCGCATGACGCTGCGTGACATTCACGGTAAGAAGTGTATCATGCCAGCGAAAGCGTTAGGTTGGAATCGTCCGAAAGCAATTGAGAACAAAAGGAAATAACATGGCCCTGAAGTTCAGATCACAGTTTAAGCAACACTCGGTGCAGGCTCTGCGTGAACGCTATCGTCGTAACATGCAGCGTCGTATCAATCGTATCAAAGTTGAACCACGAACGATTAAGCCAGGCGAATCATCAGCATTCCTTGATCGTCTACGACAACAAGCGCAGTAATAAAAATGGGAGACTCCTTTCGGGGCCTCCCATTTTTTTTTGTCTGTAGGACTTTTATTCTGCGTCGTCGAGCGCCTGAACGATCAGGTCAACGATTGCAGGACGAGTGATGTGCTCGCGCAGGATTTTCAGTTCAGATACCGGCAGGCTCAGGCCGCGAGACAGGAACTCACGAACGAGGTTGTCGTCAGATTCTTCGCTGTCAGAAGCAGCTCGCAGAATGAATGCGTTAACGAACTGGTTTTCAGAAAGCTGTTCTGCGCCTTCGAAGTGAATCTCTTTCTTGCGAGTACCGCCGCCCAGATCGATTTCAGCCAGCTCGCCGTCTTCGTATTCGTTCAGGTCAGCAGAGATAGACGCGTTCATCTTGTTCAGGTTACGCATCTCAGCTTGCGCCAGAGCACTGGTACGAAGATATTCTTCCGCGCTCTTAGTGTCGATGATCACCAGCTGGTTCATACGCAGTGCGCGACGCAGGTGGGTAGACTGCAACAGGCTTGCTTTGGTTGCTTGCTGAGTCAGGTCGACAGGGATGAAGGTTGCCGGTACGACAACTGCAACAGGCTGGCCCAGATCGTCTTTCGCGCTGAATGCTACGTTACCGCGCGGTTCAGTACGGTTAGCAACGTACATAGGTGCAACAATGTCGTCACCGTAACGTTCGTTGTAAGTTGCGAGAGTGATAGGCTTAACAGTGGTGTTGCTCTTTTTAACGCTCATGGTAGTTCTCCGAATTTCAGTTCAGTTTAGGGGCCGAAGCCCCTATCAAAGGATTAAGCTGTAGCGACAGCCAAAGTGTCAGTAAAGTCAACGTAGCCCGCATGTTTAACGGTCAGCGTAGCTTGTCCATCGACCAGAGTACCAGACAGAGTAATAATGAACTCGCCAGTGCTCGCGTCTGCTACAGCATCACCGGTAACACTACCCTGAGTCAGAGTCACAGTGGAACCTGGGGTTGCTAAACCTGTAGCAGTATCTTCACCCGCTTTCAGATCTGCATCAAGCTCACCGCGAGCCTGTACAGTCTGATTCACTTCGAAGGAGGCTGTCAGATATTGAGCGCGAGACAGTTCAATCTGAACAGGACCCGGCACAACATTCGTGAAGCCTGAAACGCTGAATGCACCCTGCGCGTTTGAAGACGCAGTTTTAGTTTCACCGTTCATGGTGACTTTAACTGTGGTGCTTGCAACGGTAGTACCGATAACAGAAGTCTGCCCATCAACAGCCTGCTCAAGAGTAGGTGCAGTGAACTCTTCCAGAATCGTGAACGACGTGCTACCATCTTCGTAAAACGCAGAGGTAACATTAACAACGCCAGTAGCGCCCACACCTGCTTTCGCATCAACACCAGCGATGTTGAAAGTACCGGCAGACAGATTGACTGTACCTTCGTACAGACCCGCCTGAACAGTCACGGTCACAGCAATGTCGTTCGCTTCGGCATTCAGACCAGCGATAGTACCAGTTACCGTGGTACGATTCTCACCGAACGCATCTGCATCGTCAACTGCGATAGCACCGAACTGGAGTTTAGTCGGTTGCATTGTCGCAGTTGCTTCATCGTAACCGTCAATCTCAACAGCACGAATAGACACAGCGCCTTTAATAGCGCCGACAGTCGCAGTCCAGTTGCCGCTTGCATCAGCAGTGACGAACTGGTTAGACTGACCGTCGATCAGGATTTCGACTTCACCGTTAGGGTTTGCTTTACCTGCAAGTGCGGTAGACAGGAAAGCTGCGCTGTTAATCTGCGCAACGCCCGGAACGCTATCGGTAACAACATCGATCTGTTTGATCAGATAGCCAGGCGCGTCAAATGCCAGATGGATTGTGCCAAACGGCAGTGGGTCAACAGCAATAGAGAACGCACCAGTGCCGTCTGCTTGTCCAGTGAATGCTTTGCTCGCTACTGTTACAACGATATTAGCATTCGCAACAGTCGTACCGGAAACAGTTGTCTCATTAAAGACAGCGTGTACGGTAGGCTCAGGCATTGGTTGCAGAGGCTGTTCACCAGCTTCGTAGTTGTAACGAGCAGGTGTGAAACCGTCAGCAGTAACAGTGATTGAGAACGCACCCTGTTCAAGACCAGACACGTCAACAGTAAACACGCCAGCGCCATTTGAAGTGCCGGTCCAGACGTTGCCATTCTGCTCAACGATCACAGTCGCGTTCGGGATAGTTGTACCGTCAACAGACAGTGCACCAGCGACAGGCGGTTGAGACAGAGAAGGCTGAGGAATACCTTCGCCCGGTTGTGGCATATCGTCAGGGTTCAGCAGTACAACGCGCTGCAACTGGATCAGAGATTTCAGTTGGCTACACGCCAGCAGGTTTTCTAACGGAGCTTGCTGAGTCAGGTCGACAGCGTTACGCGTAGCAGGGATGATGACGTCCTTCATTTTGAAGTTGTCGCCGGGACACTGGAAAGAGATTTGACCCAGTGGTTGGGTTTGGTTCTTCACCAGCATCTGAGGCTCGCTCAGGATGTTGCGCTTAATCATAGCGCGATACTGATCGAGAGAGAAGATTTCACTCATTTGAGTCTCCAGATTGTTTAAGGTTTTGCAGCGACTGGCAGAACGTCTGATACTTACGAGGCGTCAAGCGCAGTGCCATACCTAAATTAAAGTCGGAATTGGTTATCTTGCCCACCATCTTAGCAAATCGTTCTTCGTCGTCGAGATACGCAAGCATCCACGGACGGTAATCATTGAACGTCTGCACCAGATAGTTGTGCACCTGATCGACGATGCGACTGCGACCTTCTACGTAAACAAAAGTTCTATCGCAATCACTATCATCAATCCCGGCAATAAACATAGTAAGACAGATAGCAGTACGGGTACGATTTTGTGCGCGTCGAATCGTGTTGTCCAACTGCTTTTGATCCATCTCTTTGAGTTCCGGGAAGAGGCCACGTTTGTAATAAGCGATCTCCCTGTTAGAGATTGAACGGTCGGCAGCTTCTTTACGGTCAAGCGCCATACATCCGGTAGGCGTTTCGCGTGTGCAATACTGACATGTTGTGATTGGGCACTGCCCACGAAAACGAAACGGTTGAGGCTTGTCTTCCATTTCAGGACAATGAATTATTGGACGCATATCCTGCACAACACGAATAGGAATTGCTTTAGCTTTTGCTTTCTTTGTTTTCTTTGTCGCAGCTTTCTTAGGCTTTGCAGCCTTGACTTTGACTTCTCGTTCTTTCTTCAACTTCGCCATTTCTATACCCCACAAGCCACATTAACCAAGTAAGGATATTTACAGATTAATTGGCCAGAATTAAGGGGAAGCCTATGGAGACTGAGTACAGAACACCGTTGGGGATTTCGTTTGCCGTCGGCTCACGGTACGTAAGTTTCGGTGACTCAATGACAACAGACATACGCTGCGTGTTGCCATTGTAATTGCGCGTCATACCTTCCGCTTTCAGCTTCTCCAGATGCTCGGAGATCTTAGCGCGAAGGTCTTGCGCTAACGTAGTACCTTCCACATCAGACTTTACGCTGAACAGCGTTTCAAACGTAGCGTAGTTCTCACCGTTGTAGCCGACTTCACCACGATCGAGGAACATTGCGATGCCGAATTCGGACAGTACATCGAAGACAGTTTTGGTCAGTTGTTCTTGTTTCATGTTTGCCTCACAATACAGGTGCAGCCAAGAACTTCGGAACGTACACATCAACGATTCTGTTGAAGCCTACGAAAGGTTTCCGGTTCGTGTGGCGGTAGAAGGTATACATGCCGATAAGGCTTGCATCAAATTCGTGAATCGCTTTGCGACTCTTTTTGGACGTCAGGTTGTAATGCGCGTAATACTCTTTGAGGTTCATCGTGCGGTTAAACGCGTTCTTCCACTGACTCGCCGTAATCAGATCGATAGGGCAGTTCTTTTTCAGTGCGAACACGGACAGCACACCGAGCATAAGACTGATTGCTTCAATGGTGTTACCGCCAAGTCCACGCGATTGAAAACGCTCGAAGCACATCGCATCAAACGGTCCGTAGCGCTTCCATATGTCTTCAAGCTCTTTAGTGAACTGTTTGACAGGATCGCGCATATCGTAATGCAGGTTCTGGATTGGATTTTGAAACATCCGCGTCCCGAGTATGTTAATGCGATTGTCCTTAAACTCCTGAACAGACAACGCGAAGTTAACCTTTCCCGGGTCGCCTGAGAGAATACGCATGTTAGGCTCCGTGATTTAACATGCTATAAATAAGTATTTGCCGGGTCGAAGGTCCGAAATATTATATCACTAATTTCAAGCACACAGAGGAGAACTTCTATGAGCTGGATTGAACGTGGAAGACCACGAAATACTTATGACAGGCACAAGACCTACGAAACGGAGCGCGTTCAACGACGCCTCGATTCCGTCCAGAAGGTAGTGCAGTCAAAAGTCGAACAGGCATTGGAGGTTGATGCCACCGATATCGTTATCTTCAAGAAAGCAAAGATGGGTCTCACCTGTAGTTGCAACAAGGTCGAGAACGATATCATGGATAACATACCGGCCGGAGTGAAGTCTCTCGGTCGTGAGTCTGACGCAATGAACGGCGGCGTTAAGATCGGCACAGTATCAAAAGGAATGTTTGGCGGTGGGCGTCAAGCAGTTTCTCTCGATGATATTGACGACGGTATGAACGCTGTCATGGATGCAGCAGACATTATGGGCGTTGACTCTGGTGAAGAGTTCGACGTTAAATGGGATGGTGGTAACGTTGCGAACTGCGGTATCTGTTACCGTCAGGGTGTAGTGCCGGGCTTCATCAGCACAGGCTTTGTCTACAACGTCGCTACGCACTATCACATCAAGGAGCTGACAGGCTATACGCTCGATCAGTCCACCAGCCCTGCGACGTTCAGACAAGTTCGCAAAGAAGGTTACGCTGATTTTGATCAGCTTATCCCAAAATACTTTACGCAGGCGACTTATTCGGTACGTCTAAACGAAAGTATGTTACCTGCTTTCCCACGTCCTATGCTGCTTGTGAACGGCGTTGAAGTCGAACTGACAGCGAAGAATCTGGAGCCGTGGCGAGGCAAGCACGTAACGATTCGCATCAAAGGGATTGAAGCGTTCACGCACGTCACAATGATCTTCGACTTGGGTGTTCCGCCTGTCAAGGGCAACATGAGCGAAGAAGCAAACGTGTTAAACTACGATCAGGAGCTGACTGTTGGTAACATCACGGTCGTGCTGCCAGCGCGTAGCGGTGCGATTGAACCAGAAGACATTCTCGTTCTGCCTTTCAAAAACTACGTGCTGAAAGTAATGGAAGCACCGAAGAAACGCACAGCGAAGAACGATCAGTGGGAATGGGTGTGCGTCACTCGTCCTGTACAGCGCAAAGAGATTGCGTACAACATTTTCAAAGGCTTCAAAATTCTCTAGGAGAAAAACAATGGCACGTATTACGATTAGCTTGAGCGGTGAAGCGAACGGCGATATGACAAACAAGCCTCAGCCTGCGTCTGACATTCCTGATAGCTGGCCAGATCCAAACAAGCTGACAGGTAAGATTCCGTTCGACGCGAATCAGAGCGCGAAAGCTGACGACATGTTTGACCCTGATAAAGCTGTCGAAGGCGATGCAGATCTGCGTAACGGCAACACTAAGCCAGGCGCAGAGGGCAAAGCGTCACGCCCTGACGAGAACTTCCGTGCTGGTGGACGCACAACGAATGAAGTTGAGTCCGTGCATTGCGATAAAGTGAATGCACTCGGACAGCCTGTTCGTTTCACTAAGAACGACATTATGAGCGGCGGACTGTCGTTCAAAGACCTGTTCGGTGATGTATTCGGCGACATTTTCGGTGATCGTCGTGTGCAGAAAGCGATTAGTAGTGCGTTGACTGCGAACGAGGGCGTGTCTGTCTCAAAAGGGCGCTCGAAGTCTGCTAAGATGCGTTCGCAGATGCTTAAAATGGTTATGCCAGAGCTATCGCGCGAACAGGGCGAACGTTTAGCTTCTGCAATGGCAGAACACGACGGCGAGACTGTCAAACGCATCCTGACTCAAATCGGCGTTAAGCTCGGAAAACGCGTTTCACAGAAAAAATAATCTGATTTTTCGTTTCGAAAAGGGGATAAACCTTTGAATTTATTCGGTTTATCCTCATTTTTAGTGACAAAACAGGGCATTTGGGTGAAAAATGTACTGCTTTTGTCGGAAAATTTACACGGTTTAGACGACCTAAATTGACCTGCTACTTTGCTTGATAGAGCGCCTGAGGGTATATGTTCGGGCTGTTAAAGCTGCGATCTTCTCGATTTTAGCTATCTCAAAACGTGCCGCCTAAAGATGTACCTGTAGTAGTAATGTTCAAGCGTACCACGAGCGTTGTAGCAAGCCCGCTGTAGCCCAGCTGTCCTGTAGTAGCTCCGCTGTAGCTGTACGGGATTCAGAGTTGTCTGATTCTGTAAAAGAAACGATAGAAAAATCAGGTAATCATGATGTGAACATGAAAAAACGAATCGTTTCCGGACAAGGGCCCGTGTTGATCACGAATCCCTCGTACCAGGAGAAGGAAGTCGTTATTTGGGTGCGAGACAACGTTATAAACGCTTGCCCGTACGATGGGCCTGATGCGGACCAACGTGAGTTTCGTGCTCAATTGAACTTATTCTTCTGGCACATTCTTCAATGCAGTCTTTATCCTGCGCGTAAACACAAGAAAAAGAAGTTTGGACGGGTCTGGGTGCCGTTTCCAAGCTCATTAGGGAAAGAAAAGCTGCCAATGGTCTTTGGACACAAGCGTGGTGGCGATAATGTTGCTGTCGGGCGATATGCTAAGTCGAAGAAAGGCACATACGGTAGATCTCTTGAGTGGTTGATGGAGTATGTGTTTGAAACGAAACCGTACAACAAGGAAAAGCGCCTTAGTCGAGAGTTTAGGATGCGTCCTGAAATCTTAGACGGCATGTACGGGCATTTTAGTCCTCAGTCGCATTACGATATTCTGTACCGCATTCGATTCTATAGTCCTCTCAAGATATTGCGAGAAGATTACGGGGTAACGGTGTGGTCGCAGATTCAGAAAAATTCTAAGCTACCTTTCAAACGCCCGACGCACGATCTTAGTTCGCTTGATCGTAACCGGGACCGAGGAAACTCTAAGGTGCTTAATGGCCGTGCTCTTTATCGCAAGGTACTTGATAAGCTGATGCCCAATGAAGTGAACATCGATCCCATACTTGCTTATTTAGAAGACAAATCGTTGATCGCTAATCACAAGGCGAAGAAGCAATACCTGCAGGTGAAGACGTTACTCGATACGATAGTGTCGGGTCCTGTTCAGATCGTTAGCGAGAAACCTCTAGTCGTTCGTTATTGGCCGAAATACAGGCTGTCTCAGATTGGCGGGCGATTGTTTGAAGTCGGTGGTGGGTTCCAGAACTTACCGTCAGACCTTAAAGAGCAATGTTACACGATAGGGACTAACTGGGATATGAAGTCCAGCCAGTTCAACGTGTTGCGTAGAGAGTTCGACGCTTACGGTATTGAGTGTGCGATGTTCAACCAGATTAGTTCTGTGGATGACATTAGCCGCATAATGAAATTGGACAGACGCGCAGCCAAGGTTTGTTTGTACGGTACAATCTTCTCGGCAGGTCAACTTGAACCAACGAAGTACAGCAACGTCTATAAAGAGTTAGCTCGCTTCGTGCCAGCTTCGAGAGTGAAAGAGGAAATCTTAGACTGGAACACGAGGATGACTCCTCTGTATCTTGCGATCAAAGAATTGCTTGGTGTATACCGGTCTAAGTTCCGCAAAAATAAAAATGCACGAAGACCCGAGTATGGGGTACTCCAGTGCCCAACAGGATCTAACTATGATCCTGATCCTGACGATACAGGCAAGAAGATTGACAAACGCATTCTCAACCACATGCTATCTGGCTGGGAGAGTCTGTATTTGTTTGACGCTATTCTTAATTGTCCGAACGTCAAGGGTGTGTATTCCCTTGAGCACGATGGTGCGCTACTCTGCGTTGAAGGAGACAGCGTAACGAGCGAATGTGCCGAGTTTGTGCTCAAGAAGTTTTCTGACAAAAAGATATTCTCGGAGTGAAGTATGAGTAAGGTACTTACCGAATATGAAGTTGTGCGCTTCGCAGCAATCTTGGAAACGATGCTGCAAAACAAATATGGGACTTGCCCAGTTTTGTTTCAGGCGTACAAAGAAAAGAAGGAAGAGAAGCCGATTCTCATGGTCATGTATGATGCTATGGTCTACGAGGAAACTTATGGACTTGCATCACTGGACGACTGGTACTACGCTCACCCGGAATGTCACGCGCAAATCGAGCAGTACCTGAACACGGTGCATCGTCTGTTGGGTGATACAGTGCCTAACAAAGATTTCCCGTTGGTGTTCAGCTACAAGCTGTTGCAGAACCATTTGCCGGAAAAGAATCCGATCGTCAAGCAGTCTCGATTCATGTATGACCGTTTGCAGCGATTGTCCAACAAGATTCGCTTTCCTAAGGGATCTAAGTCTGACCGCGAGTTTGACCGTATGTTAGCCAAAGACGGTTTCGCTACGTGGGACGATTACTTTGCCTACGCACTTGAGCGTCTGATGGGCAAGAGTGATTGATACTGTAAACTAACAGCAATCAAACATAGAGGAATAACGAATGACAGCTATCGTCAAACATATCTCCGTGCATCCTAAGTTTCGTTACGCCCGTCGCGTAGGTATCTTTGACGAGCTGGACAAACGTGACGCCGAACTCAAGCGCAAGCAGAACGCCAAGCGTCAACAAAACAAAATGGTGAGCTATGGGTATAACTATACTCAGAGCCCATTCACTCCTCCTGAGAAATGAGGTTACTATGAATAATCTCGCACACAGCATAATCGAAAGCCTTGCTGGGAAGTCTTGTTCGGTAGAAGCCCGCGATATACCTCATCCGTATATGGGCTTTCTCCAGATGCGCGCCGCACCTTCTATTATGGTGGACGCGCCTCACTTTTTTGTCACGCAAACCGACGTCAACGATTTTGAAATTGTTTATTTCGGACCAGACGAGTATTCAGGCAACACAGAAGTCGAATCATTTCAGGTTCGCTCTCTTGCCGAACTCGAATGGGCTATCGACGAAATTGCAGATCGCACCAAGCCTCATGTAATTATCGCAGAGCTTGCGCATCTGGGTCTTGACCGACCTGCTGCTGTCAGAATGATCGCCGACAAACTTGAAGACGGTGACATGTGGGAGGAGCAAGTTCTCGTTTCCCTTGAGTGCCAACAAGACTGGCGCCCAGCAACGTTCGAACAAACCGAAGGACGTATCTTCCGCACTGGTCACACTGCCGAAGTTCACGTCTATAACATCGTTGATTCAATACCGCAATAAAGGTCGTTATGAAACATAGTGAAAACGATTATCTTGTCGTCAGGCAGGGTAATAAGAATCATCTGGTTCTGGCTACCGGCAACACTGTTGGTCTGTTGGCCAAGAGTCTCAGTACACCAGATCCAGAAACAATAAAGTTCAGTCCGAAAGCTGGTGACGTTCTCGCTGTCTTGGGTCCAGACCCTGAACCGGGAATGTCAGTGTGTGGTGTGACGGTAAGACCGTACGCATCAATGCCAGTTTACGGTGGCTTGCCTCGTCTGTCTCTTTTCGGGCGTGAAGCCGAAGTCGCTAAAGCGTGTCGCATCGCAGTAAAGAAACTTCCGAAGATTATCGAGAAGTACAATCTGCATGAAGCGATTCGCCGATGTAAAACGATCAACTTCATCCAGCAGTCTGGTTCGAAGACACACTCGTTCCGCTCTAAGTTCCGCAAGGACGAATGGCACGACGAGATCAATGTGTTCGTTGATCGTGACTGCGTATCGGTTGACGTCTACAACAAACTGATGATCGCTCTCGGCGAATCAGTGTGGACGCACCTGCTGAGTTCTAAGCGCAAGGTCAAGTGGATGCTGCTGTTCAAGAAACTGCGCAACGTGCAGCGTCTGAACCTGAGCACTCTTACTGGTCTGCTCGAAGACTTCCAGCGAGCTGGTGACGCGAAAGACGTTAAGAACGTTGTGTCCGAAGACCTGCTGCCTTTCGTTGATATGATCTTCCGCACTATCGCACGACAGAACTCTATCTCTGTCCGAGAACTGGAAATGATCGCAGCGACTGACAGCGCGGCAGTAGCAGAACTCTGGCCAGGTGAAATGCAAATTGCTGAGGGTCGTCCTGACCTCGATAAAGCGATTATGAAAAATCCAACCACGCTGTTCGCCAACGTGTTCGCTCGACACATCGACGGCATCGACACAGGCAAGACGTTGCGTAAGGCAATCAAGAACAGCCTGAAAGAGATTAGTAGCGGCGAATGATGCAGCGCTTATCTCGGATTAAAGCAGAGCACCTGTTGAATCGTCAAGGGTTACGTCAAGCCCTTGACTACTTCGATCAGACAGCGACCTCTCACCCACTCTACACTCGTGACTTCTCGCTGAATGTCGTGTTAACCTCACACGCCATGCTGAACATTGAGCAGGGTCCGAAGTTAGAAATAAATCTGCTGCTCGCTTCCCTCTTTCTCCGTATGCCGACTTCTTCGGACTACGACTTTATGCAGACCGTTAGTGCTGCACGTAGGTTCTTTAAAACACATCGCAATATTGGTAATGAAGACCGTGTGATCTCTTACATACTCGATCAGGAAACAGAGATGCGTCCTGTGACAGAGATGGGCAACGTACTTCACGATGCCGAGATCTTAACGTTCCTCATTCAACCTCCATCTTCCATCATCGACTTCGTTCAACAGAAAACAGGCAGAGATGTTATCAGCTCACGCCTCTTCCTTGAACGCATTGTGGTAGCTCAAACGATGTACACACCTCTCGGTCGTGACATGCTCCGAGATTTGTCTGCATCAATCTTGGTTGATTTGAGGGCATAGCTATATGGGCGACGAGGACTTCGATTTCGAATTCGGAGCAGACGATGACAGCGGTTATTACATCGACCAGCCACTGCACATGATCATGGACGGTGACGATGCAATCGTTGGTCATCTTGTCGATTCCGGTGACACGGTGTTAATGTATGGCGGCTACTTCGTTATCGACGACGAAGAAGATCCAGATGCTGCCACACTTATCGAGGTTCCAATCTTCAAGGTAGATCCTCTCGCCGACATTATTGTTGTGATGAATGCCGATGAAATGCGACTGCGCTATAACAGCGAGTTGTTGACTCTCGCCTTCATCAACGATATTCCTCTGGTAGTTAAAAGCACGAGGCATTAATGATCAAACATATTTTCTTCGACATGGACGACACGGCGTTTGATACGCATAACTTCATGCTGTGTCATCTGATGAACTGGGGAATCCACCCTGGCCTTGACACGTACATCACTCCAGAGAACGGCAAGCAACCTTTCGTTGACATGCTGGAAGACGGACGCTTCATGCTGGATGCTAACATGCGTCCGTACTTCATTCAGACTGTAGCGATGTTGGTGCGTGAAGGATTCAGCGTCGGCATTTGTACGCATCGCGGTTATCATGCGAAAGGTGAACGCAACACGCGTAAGGTTCTGGAGAAGCACCTGTCGTTGTTCGATCACATCGACGTTCTGGACAGTCGCCAACACCCTGACAAGATTGCTTACCTGAATGAGAAGTACGGTGAGGGCACTTGGATTCTTGTTGACGACAATCCTGTCACTGCGGTGCGTGACAAGTTCACTCGCGTCGGAGAACAACTGGTGCTGCCTCGTAACGTGATGCTGTTCACCAAAGGATGGAACGAACATATCGATCATCCGTACCGAATTACGTCGTTCGATAAGCAACATTTCTTAAAACAACTGCGTCCAATGTTGAACTAAGAATTGTCTGATTATTTCGGAATGTTTCTAATTTGTAACAGTACAAAACAGTGCATAAGGAGTTTGCGCTGAGTGTTTAGTTCGGCCTGTTTCTTTTGCCGAATTTGGGGATAGGCCGAACTCTTTTTTTTTTTTGTACAGACTCGGCCCTGAGTCACCCTAGGCCAAGCGTAACACCGCGTTATCGCTATGGCCGAAAGCGGCTGCTCTAGGCTGCGAACTCCGCTACCTGCCGAAACGTTCGCTGCCGCAGAGGGCGTAAGACCGCAAGCGCTACCGTGTCGGTGCATTCGAAAGACACGGGGAGAAAGCCCTGGCTAGACCGTCATCTGGCGAGGGTGGACTCCAATATGTTTTCTCTGAGAGCCTATTGGAGTTTAAGATTTATCTGACTTTATTCTTGTGTGACTACTCGCAGTAAACTGTAAACATAATTCAGAAGAACGAGAAATTTTAGCACAGGAGAATAGATGCTTCGTAAACCAAGCTACCGTGTTGTCGCCGACTTGATTCAGGCTGACGGTACGTTCACCACTCACACTGTTGAGAGTGGCATAAAAGATTATGACGTTGTGGAACAGAAACTTGAGTCAATCAAGAATAATCCGCCGTCCAACTTTAAGCAGTTCTTCCGCGTTGTACCACGCTGGGAGATGTGCTTTGCCTAATCGTCAGCGCCCACTGCCGATGCGTTATCATTCACTTTGTATTAACTAAGGACCCTCCAGTTTGGATGTGGTCCTTTCTTTTTGTCTAAATACTGTAAATACCTGATGTAACGCATCAAAACTATAGGGCGAAAGTAAAATGGCGAAAGAAGAAAAGAAAAAGAAGAAAGCGCGTTCCTTCGGTGATGACAAACCATCGAAGAAGAAAGGCGGTTCTTCTGAGTCTGTTGAGTTGACCACTGTTAACTTTGCAGATCAATTCCGACCGAAGCGTATTGAAGACTACGTTGGTCAAGACCACATCGTGAAGATCATGAAAGGTTGGCAGAAGTCGAAAACGATTCCATCAACGATGATCATCACTGGCCACCTCGGTTCTGGCAAAACAACGTTCGCACGTCTGGTAGCGAAGTACATTAACTGTGATTCGTTCTCTGCCTGTGGCAAGTGTCGTTCGTGTGAGATGCACGACCGTGGCGCACACCCTGACGAGCAAGAGCACGACATGGGCGGTGAGTCCGGTAAAGTGGACGGCAGCCAGAAGATTGTTGACTCAGCACCGCTTAGTCCGATGTTCAAGCGTCGTGTGTTTATCTTCGATGAATCACACCTCATGTCCAGTGCTGCTGAATCCAAGCTGCTCAAGATTACTGAACAGCCACCAGCGCACGTAGTCTTCATCTTCGTAACGACGAACCCTGAGAAGATGAAAGGCACGATGATCAGTCGTATGACGCAACTGCCAATCCGACCGATTGCGACTGACGTGATTCATAAGCGCCTGATTGAAATCAGTGGTCAGCTTGATATTCTGCCGAAGAAAGACAAGGCGCGTGAGAAAGCCGAATCTGCATTGCATCAGGTAGCAGAGTACGCTGGTGGTCAGATGCGTGGTGCAATCACCATGCTGCAAAACATCTACGCTTCTGTGCGTGGCGGTGAAGACTTCGATAAGAACCTCGTTGCCGAACTCGCTGCTGCTGATCCAGAGATCGACATGGAAGCGAAAGCAGTTCAGATGATTGGCGCTTATCTCTCGATGGATCTGATTGGTGTGATTCAGTTCCTGCGTGAAGCGAATAACCCTCGTGCAATCGTAGCGAAAGCACGTTGGATCATTCACGGTGTGCTGGGGCATTACGCCGAAACGAACAAGTGGCAGTCTGCTGGCCTCAAGATGTTCATGAACATGGTCAAGAAGGACAACATCAAAGTCAATCTGGTGAGTCTGGTGTATTTGCAGAAAGCTCTGGCTGATGCAGAAGTCGCATTCAACTCGACTTCGGTACCTGCTGACATTATGTTGGAGACAGGCATTACCGAAGTGATGGCGAACATCTACAGCGGTAAGCTCGTTGTTGATTTGGGTAACGACGATGAAGAAGACGACGAACCCAAAGAGAAGAAGAAAAAGAAAAAGAAGAAGTGATAAATAAGTGAAAAATGGGTGGCCAAAGTGCTGCCCATTTTTATTTCAGAAATGTCTGACTCGTTGATAATTTTAACCACAATTAATCATACAGCTCTGGAAGACAATAATGGAAATCTTTGTATCACTCTCGAAGATTACAGTTGGGTCTGAGGGCATGGCGAAAATCGACAGTCCATGTACCACACCTGATTTGAAGAAACTCGCATCGCTTATCTTTGGCCTTGCACGATTCGATCAAGACGTATTCGGGTCTATCACTACGCGCAAAGGCACGTTGTCTGCTGTGCGTGAAGGTGAAGAGGGTGCTGTCTGGTTACTGGGTGATGTTCGTCTTAAAGACGCGCATGACTTCTCACAAGTTATGAAGCCGATGCCTATGATGGGTCCTAACGGCGTCGGCGATTTATACATGACGCTCAATGTACCGCAGCGTCCAACTCAATTCTTGATCTGCCCTAAAGGTGGTCACTCCATTATGTGGTTCGCTAATGACAAAGCTCTTATCGACCACTATGCAGAACGCGATGCTAAACCAGCAGTTAAGTCAATGCTGACAGGCAATCGCGGCAATGCGTCCGTGCTTCGTTCGTGGTCTGCCGCTGACATAGAAGACGAGGAAGTTGTCGATCTTCAATCAGCATGAGGAGGTGATCCCAATCTCCTCGCTGACTACTGCGAGGTAAAATAACCGTAGTAGACTTAACAGTCGGGTGCATAGCGCGCCATCTACAAAAGGGTGGCTTCGGCTGCCCTTTTTCATTTTTGGAGCCGTTATGGAAATCATGGTTAGCTTGAGTGTGCGTTCCAGCCCGCTCGAAGAAACGAAAGTCAGTTTAGAGAACTCGCGTGACGATCTCAAGGGAGCACAGCGCAGAAACAACGCTGCCCGTAAAGCGCTCAACGAGAAACAGTCTGAGGGTGACACGAAAGGTATTGAGTCTGCACGAACCAAAGTGTTAGACAGTCAACGCTCGGTCAAGACGCAGCAGGATATTGTGCGCACTAACCAGCAACGTGTCTCTCGTGCTGCTGTCGTGGATCGCTTGGTCAAAGAGTGGAATCGCCTTGAGAAACTGAAAGGCACGGACCAAGATACTGATGCGACGAAGAAGCAACGCGCAGCACTGTCTACTCAAATCGCTGAGGCACGTAAAGCGCTACAGCGTATCAAGCGTCCTAAATCAGTACGCCCTAAAAAGCCGAAGAAACCAAGACGTTATTGAAAGCGGGGCTGCCATTGCTGGTGGCCCTTCTTTTTGTCTATACCCTTAAAAACTGTAAATAACGAGTATCATTCATACTGAAATAATAGGTACCTGCTGTGGAACAGACTATCAATATCCGCGTGAACAAACGCTGGAACGTAATGCGTCACGACACCGATATCAATCCAGTAACTGGACAAGAGGAGAAGACACCTCAGTGCATCTTCTCTTCCCCAAGCCCTGTAACAGAAGCAGTGCTGAACGAACTCCGCAAGAAGTATGCGGCTGAACTGTGGGTTGAACCAACGGCGGTATTCCACTAATGTTAAAGCGCGAACCAGTACAACTCCCTGTATGGCGAATCTTAAAACCTGTTGAGTCCGACACGCGCGATGAATCGTATGCGTATGACGTGATCGCAGAGTCAGCCGAAGAGTACACTGCCGATGAAATCGAAGTGTTCGAACAGACTCACGGTAAAGGCCTGATTCAAGAAAAGACCTACGAGTATATCTAATGGGCAAAGCGAAGCAAAAGCAAAAACAGCACCACGGGATAGGGTTGAAAGAAATCCATCTGCGTGACGTTGGTGTTTACGAAGAACTTGATATTGCTACACTGGACAGTGAAGGCTTCGCAACCATTTGTGGTAAGAACCTCGACAGTCCGAACGTTAAAGACAATACGAACGGTGTAGGCAAAAGCCTCCTGTTCGGTGCTATCCCGACTCTGCTGTATGAAGCTGATCCTCTTGCGATGAAGAAGAAAGACAAGGGGAACATGCTCGGTAAAGACAGCTCAATCGAGTTGGCATGGCAATCACCTCTCGGTGGTGAAGTTCGTATCGTTCAAACCAAATCAAAGTATCAGGTATTCTACAACGGTGAGAACCAGAAAGTAGATCGTCAGGATGTTGCTCGCTCTTGGGTGACAAAGCACTGGCCGTTAACGCGTGACGAGTTCTACAGCTACGCGTACATTCAGTCGCAGATTCAGCATCCGTTCCAACGCGCTACTCCTGCTGAACGCCTGACGTACCTGACTTCGTTATTCAACCTGGATATCTTCGACAACATTCGTCAGGCGTTGAAGAAGAAACTGGACTTAGCGAAAGACGCTGAGACAGAATCGAAGGGTCTGGCTGATATGCTGGACGTTACCCAGCGCAAGCAGAACGTTCTCAACATTCACGCCGAAGAAAAGAATACGCTGAAAGCAATCATCAAGCACTCTGACAAGATGAAAGCGCGGCGTAACGAACTGTCTGAACTGCTTATCGATCTCGGTGCACAGCGCAGTAACGCGAAGAAGTACGAGAAGCTCCAGCGTGAGCTGGATGTGCTCGGCGTTGAGACAGACGACCTGAAAGGTGAACTCAATAACCTGCGTGGTCTGCTGTTGGAGCACGACCGTTACGATGACTTCATTGAAGCTCTGGACGAGTATCAGTCTGAACTGGCCGACGTCAAAAAGAAAATCAAAGCTCTCGGTGATGTGACAGCGCTTGATAACAAGAAGCTGCGTAAAGAACATAGTCGCCTTGTCAAGGAAGAAGAAAGCCTTGAGGAGTTACTGGAGAAGGTCGATGAACAACAAGAAGAATACGACGAGTGGCGAGAAGCAGTTGACAAGCTCAGTAAAAAGCTGTCTAAGCTCAAAGCTCCTAAACGAACTCAGGAAGAGGCACAAGATGCCCGAGCAGAATCCAAAGCAATAGTTCAGGCGTATCGTGCTTTTGAAGAACACGATCACGACGGCAACTCCTGTCCTACTTGCGGTCAGGGTGTTAACCTGAAAGCTATGGCCCGCGCTGCAACGAAAGCTCAGGCAATCATTGATGAATGTATTGAGGCAATCGACTATCACAAGTTGAATGCTGAACTCACCGCGTTGCAAGACGACAAGGTGAAGAAGCCTAAGCATAAGCGCAAAGACCTTGAGAAGAAACTTGCGGCAATCAGCACAGCGCTGGATTCTATCGAAGAACAATTCGAGACAGCGAAGAAGTACGAGAAGCTGGTGGCGAAGCGTGACGCGCTCAAGAAACCTAAAGCAGTGAAGCAACCGAAGAAAGCTCGTAAGACGATCAAGAACCGAATCAAGGACCTTGAGATTCTGAAAGACCTTCGTGCTGCAATGAAAGGTATCGGTAAGCCTGAGCGTGACTTCTTCTCGATTGATGTTGAGTACAAAACGGTTAGCGCAGAAGTTGAAAAGCTGATAACCGATATTGAGAAGAAAGAACGCAAAGCGCAGAACATCCAGATGCGTATTCAGGAGCATGAGCACTACGAAGAAACGTTGCGTGAACTTCGTGGCAAACTCGCAGACCTGCAACCGCTGATCGATAAGCGCAAAGTGTTCGAGGTGCTGTACAAGGCTTATAGCAACAACGCTCTCAAACTGAAAGCTGTTGAAGGTCGTATCAAACAGATTGAAGCAAAGCTGAATGAATACAGCGCTCTCGTATTCCCTGAGCCTATGCGTTTCGATTTGTTCACGACCAAGCAAGGTGTTGGTGCGACCGTTACGCGTGTGTCTTCTAAGAAGACAACCGACATTGCAATCATGAGTGGTGCAGAGACAAACTGCTTCCGCCTCTTGTTTGCTGTAGCGATCATGCCGTTCATCCCTGCTAACCGTCGCACGAACTTTATCATTCTCGACGAGCCTGATAACAGTTGCAGCCCAGCAGTCAGTGAGCATATCATCAATAACTTCCTGCCGATACTCAAACAGATTATCCCGAACATCTACTGGATAACTCCGAATGACGTTGAGCACTTCTCTAACAATCAGTGGACTGTGACCAAGAAACAAGGCCGGTCTTCTCTTACGCGTAAGGTGATGTAATGATCTTCGGTCAGCTTGACAACAAGCACGAGAAGGGTAGCGTACCTCTCGACCCTGCGTATATCAATCGCAACCCAGGCATCTTTGCCAAATATGAAGTTGTTGCTAATCACAACTGCATGGAGGAGCAAGAGGAGTTCTACTACAAAACGCCTCTGCATAAAATCTTCGGCCTCTATCCGCAAGTGCGTAAGGTGATGCGACCGTCGCTGCGTGTGTACATGAAAGACCACCAGCTGATCTGTCATCCTACGTTGGCAACAAACATCGAACGTACTCTGCGCGAGTACACGGCTAAAGCTCTGAACACGGTGGAGTAACGATGCCTGTAATCGCAGTAACGCGACAAAGCCCAGAGCAAGTTCTGGGCTGGCTCAGAAAGAAGGGACAAGCTGACCGAGTGACATTCGTTCCTCAGGGTGGCACCATTGACCCTTCTAAGAAATATCGTAAGTACCTGTTCGTTGTAGGTACGAAAGAGTATTCTCGCAATGCCGTAGCGATTCGTGACATGCCTGATCATATCGTGTATGTGTTCGGTCATTCTGAAACGCTGCGTCGTTATGGCCTCGACGTTGATCTCACACTCGATCAAATGGAACCGCAGAAAGCCAAGCTCGTTCCTGTTGGTCAGTATCTGGATGACCTCAAGAAACGTGCAATCGACGGCAGCCTGTTCTATCGCCTGATGACTTACATCTACACGTTGCCGTCGAAGACTCACCAGAAACCTTTGACTGCAACCATCTGTCGTTGGATCTACAACGGTGGTCGTAAGAACATCGAACGTGAAATCGACGCGCTGCCTATCAAGCTGTCTGCGATTCAAAAGCACACGCTGATGAAGATCTTAGCCAAGCCTGTTGCAGAACGTTTGTGTCAGGCTTTCCTTGATCTGAACAGCGGTGCGTGTGAGACAGTCGGTGAAGCAGTTGTCAAACACAACGTTCAGGTATTCGAAATCGGTTACATTCGTGGTAACGTAGAGAAGACCTCGAACATCACCGATACCTATCTCGCTAATCAGGGTGTGTGATATGAGTCGAAACATTCATGACGTAGAGCGTCATGGTACGTTGATGGTTCAGGTAGACGAGAACGCTCCTCGAATCTGGAACAAAGTAGCAACTGCTTTCGGCACAGGCCTGTCGCGTTTGTCTTCTGTTTTTGACCTGACGCCGGAGCAGCATAGCCGTTTGCGTACTGTGGTGGATATGATGGAAGGTTACTCCGATGAAGATCTGGAGTCTATGGCGCGTATAGGCGAACGTGCTGCATTGGCTCTCGAACTTCGTAAGAGTCGTCCTAACGTAACACAAGATCAAGTGGACCGAGTATGTCAGCAGATTACCAGGCGTTAATGTTGGTGTCGATACTCGCTTCGTTCCTGATGCGGCGTGTCGTGTTCAATATCAACATGACTGAAACGAAACGTGTGATACACATAATGGTCGTCCCGCTGTTGCTAATGATGTTTTGTTATGAAGCAGTAGAGATGGCCAAGTGGCAAGTTACGATCTACGTGCTGTCATTCACGATGCTTACTGCCATGTATGATAGTGCATATGCCTGTGGACTCAACCGTTACGTCAAAGGTTATGTTTTGGAGTTCGGCTATCTGTCGCACATTGGCATTCTCTCAGGCTTAATCGCTTGGTCAACACGTTGGACATTCTAAGGGGCTTCGGCCCCTTTTGTCGTTTTCGGAGCTAATTTTATCTCAACGCGTAGAACCTTCCGATCTTCACTTGAGGTAGAACTCATGCAATACATAGCTGCCCTCTTTGGCCTTGCCAGTCCTGTGATGACAATGCCCAACGTTCTTTTGTTTGATGACAAGGACGGATTGACTAAAGCTCAGATGCGTGACCTGACGTTTGCGAAAGCGAATGCACATAAAGCGCGAGCGTTTCTAGGTATAGGCAGTCAACTTAATCCTGTTGCTGGTCAGTATGGGAATAAATACTTCCCTACGTTTGCCAAATACGCGGCAGATAAAGACTGGGCGCCGGCAACATACGAACCTATAACCCAAGAGAATACAGTTGGGTTTTCCCTGCATGTCTCTGATGCTGTGTCTACTGACTATCAAAGTTATGATGCTACCAGAGCACTGTACTTCCCTGACTATACGATCACTAAAGGTACGATAGTCGTCAACTGTCCGTTCGACGTGAAACTGCATTTCCCTAAGTGTGCGGCAGCCGCCACTACTGGCACAGACACTCAATGGGGAAGATTCCCAAGTACGATTCACTACAGATCGTACAATGGTGCAATCATCGATCGACCTGCAACTAACTCTGATCAATTCGTGACAGGTTACAACAATCCTTCGATAGCTCCTGCTGACGTGTACACCGTATCGACTGTTAACTTTCGATTTGCAATGGCAATGAAAGCATTGTCTGTAGCTACTGACAGAGGTAACTACGCGGACATGTACTTGCCATACAGAAGCGACGGACTGTTCTGGGGACCAAGAGAAGCAGAGGACGAAACAGTTAATCTGACGTTCGGCCTTTTCTTTTGGAAAGCATTCAACACTCTGGTGATGTTAGATCAGAACGACTATGACGTTTCTCCGAATCTCGTCCCCGGAACCCGTGCGCCTTTTAGATTCAAGTCAACTAACTTGCGTATATAGGACCGAAGCACATTATACTTGAGGTGATACTATGCAGTACCTTTCTTCTTTTTTCGGACTGGCGGGACCGTCCGCCACAAACCCGAACGTATTCCTATACGACAGCCGTGAGCAGTCTGACTTCTCTGTCCTGACTGATATGGCAAAAGCAAACACACTCGCAAGGACAGCGCGAGCAGTGTTGGGCTTCAATGGATTTCTCAATCCTATTCGTGGTCGTAAGTCAAACAACTATCACTTCACCTGTTTGAAGTACATTCACCCTTCGTCTTCTGCGCTTAACAACGATACGGATATCGTGCAGCAGGATTCATCGAGAGGTCTAAGCGGTAATGCGAGCATCGCACAGGCGCAGTCCTACTCGATTATGAACACAGGAGGATCAACTACGGTCTTCCTGACGACAGGCATGATTGGTGGTCAAACGATTACGATGCCTCCGATCCAATTGCATGATGGTAACTGTCCTTACGGTCAGTATGCTACAGGCTATATAGCTGTTCGATACGTGCGAGCAACTGGCGAGACTGCTGCATCTACTCCGAGCGCTGGTGGATCTACTGGTGCCTGTAAGTTCATCACCGTGTATGCCACTGAAACACCTAACTTCGGCTATGCGATGATGGGCTTCCCTACTTCGCTTACTGCCAACGGTGCTAACGGTCAGCCGGGAATTGCAGGCAGTCCTCTGTATACTGGTGTGTTCGCTCAGAATCAGGCAGGCGTAGACGAATCACCTGTGTTGGACAAAGCATTCTTCTACAGTCCTCAGATTCGTGCGTTCTGCAAACTCGATACGACTGATTTTGATGCGATTGTGTCTGACCCAGGCACTCGCCCTAAGATGAAGTTCAAACAGTCAAAGTTGTTCATCTAACGCTAATTTTAGTTCGTCTAAAAGAGGATTTATTATGGACGCATTGACGTTTAGAAAGAAAGCTATTGCGGAAGTTATTGATCGCGAAGGTGGCGAGAAATACACGAACCGTTCTGCTGACCGTGGCGGTCCTACTCGTTGGGGCGTCACTGAAAAGAATGCTCGTGCCTATGGCTACAAGGGTGCGATGCAAGACCTGCCTTATGAGATTGCGTATGCGATCTACAGCGCTAACTTCTGGGACTTCTGCAAGTGCGATCAGCTTGCGAAGTACAGTCAGGAACTGGCACTGTGGGTATTCGACTACGCAGTGAACTCAGGGCCACCAGCAGCAATCGCGGAGCTGCAAGACCAATTGAACATCTTGAACAGCCGAGGCAGACTCTATCCAGACTTTGCTCCTGCTGCGAACATTGGTCCGAAAACTATCGCTGCGCTGGACGCGTACTGCAAAGTGCGTGATATTAAAGTTCTGGCATATGCCTACAACGGTTGCCGCATTGCGAAGTTGAAGAACATCGCTAAGGCAGACGAAACTCAGGAAGATAACATTTATGGTTGGTACCAGCGTGTTATCACAATCACTAAACAAGTTGGAGTAAACTAACCATGTCTCTTATCAAACTGAATCTGGAAGAAGCTGTTAAGTCACAGTCCGCTGCTGCTATCAATGCTGTGTTTGGAAAGCTGACCAAGAAAGAGTTCTTTGAACTTCTGGACGATGGTATGCCGTCTGATCTGGGTAGCGCAAACGACATTGTTGATTTCCGCTTCATCAGCTACAAAAATGGTACGGCGCGCTTCGGCATGATCACCAAAGACGAAGACGAAGAGATCGGCTACAATATCTCTGGCATCGACATTCGTTTGGAGCCTGAGTTCGATGATGACGACACAAACGAACTGACTCTGGCAGACGCTAAAAAGGCGCTCGCTCGCCTGCGCTAATATGCAGATCTACGTATCGCTTTCACGCGGAGTCCAGATGGACTTGATTCAGTTTAATCGTATCTTGGGTGCCCGTGCCCTCGATCATAAGCTGCTTCGAGAAGAATCTGGCTTCGCTGTCTACGCTTACGTTGCATTCGCCGCTGACGACTCTGGTGATTACGTTGTTAAGATCGCCAAGCTCCGTCGTCAGGGGCTTGCATCGAATAGCTATAAGCTCGTAGAGACAAATACACTGAGAACGAAATTCTCCTCTGTGTATTCTGCCGCTATGACTATGGAGAAACTGGGTGACGGACCTGTTCCATCGCAGTCATCTCCTCCTCCAATTCAGAGTGTTGTGTTTCAGCTCTCTGACTTCCGCATTCCTCTCACGCCTGACTTGCAGATCAAAGTTGACGCGTGGTGTGGTGCGCAGCAGATCGCTCCGTTACGTTACGCTGTAGTGAATCCAAGAACAGAATCGATCGAGGTGGCTTTCAAAGACGCTTCGGCACACAACTCGGATATCATCAATCAGATGTTGCGTAACTCTTTATATCAGGCGCTGGGTGATTACTCAGCCGGTAAAAACTTCGATACGCCAGGCCGACCTCTGGTGTAAGGAATAATCAAATGGCACTTATCAAAATCAATATCGAACAGGCTGTTGTATCTGAGTCTGCTGCTAAGAAACCTAGCTACAAAGTTGCTAAGATTGGCGGTGCTCAGACTCTGGTGATCCCATCAGACAAGAAATCAGACTTGCAGGAGATTGTGAACTCTCTGAAATACGCGAAGAAAGCTGCGGTTGACGGTCTCAATGCCCGAGTGAAGGCTGCGACTGCTTTCACTAAAGCCAATCAAACTCCTAAGGGTCCTCGTAAGACTGCCCTGAAAGAAACTTATAAAGCAGAAAAGACCAAATCTGCTACAGAGATTCGTCGCGCCAAGATCGCGCTTCGCACTGCTAATAAAATTGCGAAGAAAGTAGGTCTGGGTGGTTTGAATCTTCCGTTCTCTGCTACTGATATTGTTGCGTCAGGTCCAGGTCTGGCTAAGTCTCTGAAAGCTATTCGTGCAATCAAACTGACTGAGTTCGGTGTAACTGGAAAGCGCGGTACGTTCAAGCCTAAGTTCATGAAGCCTGAAACGTTCGAGCAGATCGGCGTCAAAGTCTCCAAGAAGCCAGGCAACGCTGCTGCTATCAAACGCACCAAGGCACGCATGACTGACGGTGGCGTTGGCGGTGCACACACCCCTGCTAAAGCAAAAGCTCTGAAAAAGAAACGCGAAGAACAGCTTGGCGGTAAAGCCGATGCTGGTCTGAAAAAACGCGCAGACAAAAAGAACGCAGAGTGGATGAACAACAGCGAGATCGAACTGAGCGCTCGTGCAGACGCGAAGCTGGGCGACAAAGTTCAGAAGCGCTCTAAGGCCATTCTGAGAACTGTAGGCGCTAAAGCAGACTTCACCAAAGCAAGCGGCACGATCACCAACTCCGAAGGTAAGTCACTGGGTAACGGTGCTGGTGTCGTTGTTACCGAGATGCGTCATCACTTCGAAGACAAAAAGATTCCAGTCGTTCGTAAGAAAGACGGCTTTGAAATCCCTGGCGTCCTCAGCGTTACTTACAGCGCTACCGGTGCTAAGTTCAAACGTCTGAGCAAGTAACCGTTGCAGATCTTCGTTAGCCTGAGTGCGCCCACAATCTACTATCGCGGTCTTGCAGAAGACTGGTCAGATGAACATGCTAAGAAGCAACACATGACTTGGGTAACCCCTGATCGTGCGTATGCTGAGAAGTATGCGGAGGACGGGCGCCTCTACAAGTTTCATGCGGACCCAGGCAGATATGCAAGCCTGAAGTTCCGTTCTCTGTGGACGGAAGTACGGTTCGCTGAGATTTATAGACGCGTTAAGCAACTTATCATGGAGGCTTTCCAGTTACATCTGGTCGGCAAAGATGAAGCGCTTACGCTCGTTGGTCGTCTGGATGCTCTGAACAAACACATACCTGCTAATCAACACAAGCGAGTGTACATGTGGTGGGACGAGTATACTGAGATCAGCAAAATCCTAAAACTTGCTGGTTATGATTCTATTAAGGGTAACGAAGGTGAGCATCATGACGTGCCTACCTTCGGCATCTTTGATCATACGCGAGTCAAGATGATTAAGGAGTAATCATGTTCCAGTCAAAACGTCTGCTCTTAGTCAAACGACGCACGGTGCAGATGATTAACTTCGGCATGGGCAAGATTATCGAAGAAGTATGGTTCGACCCAAAGAAGAACCGTAATGTGATCAAGACAGTTATAGTCTGACACCGACAGGGCTTGCATCGAAAGGTGTAGGCCCTTTTTTGCTATGCCGTGGTTCCACAATAAAAACCAAGGTATATAACATGCAATATTTATCCAGTTTCGCTCCAATCACAAAACCCTCTCAACCAACAACTGTGTTCCTCTCTGACGATGATGACCTGCCTCAAATCAGTGAAGACACAATGGAGGAAATATTCCGTAGTGCTCGAACAACTCTCGGTGGTGGTTTTCAGTTGAACCCTGTGCGTGGACAAACCGAAGAGAAGTATTACTTCACCCAGATGCGTAACTCCTTCACCTCACGTAGTGCTGTACCTGTAGAACAGAATACAGTCATCGCTGCTGCGCTGCGTACAAGTGAAGACTTTGCATCATTAGCCTCTGATGGACAATCTACTGAATGGTCTGTGTTTGATTATGCAGTGTCTGAGGCAATCTACACATATCCGTTGAAACGAAACTTTGTTATCAACCCCGGCATTGGTCATGCCAAGATGCGTATGCCTACGTTCTCCATAAACCGTAGAAGCTCCTCTCAGTGGGCGGGTTACTATATGGATTCGTATAGCGGTGAATACGGCAAAGCGCCTGCAAAAGTAAACTCTTATTTGGACGTGACTTATTCAGGCGGCTACTCGGTGACACCTGAATACAACATCATGAACACGATTCCTCTGCTGGACTGCATGTACGCTACGCGCTATCAAAGCACATCGTCTGGTACTGCATGTGAGTGGGGAAATAGTAAAGTCACAGACTCTTTCCATTCAACGGAGTTACTGTTTGAACCTGAGACAGTGAACATCCACTTCGGACTCTTTCCACTTTCCTCTACCACGTTCTGGAAATTCGAAAGAGACATTGACTTCACGGTTGAAGATAATCTGATTCCGGGCAGTCGTCCATTTATTGACTTTGTAACAACCCACACAGAGCTATAAGGAGCATATATGTGGAAGTATGAGCAAACAACCGGTCGTCTGTATAACAGCGCCGGTAAACTTGTCGCTACTGGCTACGCAGGTAAAGGCGAACACAAAAACAAACACGAGTCACAGAACATCGTGGGTATGGGTCCGCTGCCTGTAGGTCACTATACGCTGAATGCTCCTCGCACCAGTAAGAAGACAGGGCCGTATGCAATGGATTTGAGTCCTGCTGCTGAGAACGTAATGTTCGGTCGCTCTGCGTTTCAGATGCACGGCGATAGCATTAAAGCTCCAGGCACAGCATCAAGTGGCTGCATCATCATGCCGCGTAACATTCGTGAACTCGTTTGGAACTCTAAAGATCACGAACTCGAAGTAGTGGCCTAACATTAGGCGCAGCACAAGGAAGTGCTAACAAGGAGGACTTATGCAATATTTAGCGGCAGCAGGTAGCTCGTGGACAAAACCCACCACACCTGACATATTCTTTTTCGACCCTACGTTGGACAGCATTGATTTCAATAAAGCCACTGATAATCCGACGCTGTGTGAAGTGTTGCGAAATGCACGAACTGTTCTTTCCGCCAACTCTAGGACGATGATTACTCGTGGTCAGAAAGGGAGTACGTATTACCTAACGGAGTTGCCTAAAGACATAGGACGTGTGGACGCTTCGGACCTGGCTGCACATGCTCGTTCTGCTGCACCTTACTATGGCACTCATGCGCAGTGGCAAGCAGGTACAGGCATACCCACTAATGGCAACCGCATTATTTGTCTGTACCCATCGAATTTAGGGAACCGACCTACATATATGGCAATGCTTGGTGTACGATCAGGCATACCTTCTTCTCGAACTTATACAGTGTATTGCAATGTCCAGATGGTAACTGTTAACGGCAGTATTGTCTCGACGTCTGCTACAGGTACCTACACTCCGGGATCATCTCCATCTGGCGGTACGATTGCTCAGGGTGAGAATAACTACTTCGTAATGCAGAGTGGGTACACGCACTTCGCATACCCCACCAGCATGTCTATCTCTGACACAGGATATGGTCCAAGTATTGTGTACCCTAGCGTTGAAGCAGACCGACGTTCACCTAGAATAGATCAGTATCTTGTTACTCACGACGAAGTGTTCAACCTGACTGATGGTTTGCTGTGTACTGCTGATGGTAAGAGTCTGATCAAGTTGAAGAAGGGAATCGACTACGATGTTGAAGATGACTGCGTTGCAGGTACGTCTTATACAATCGACTTCTCACGGACACAACGCCTGATCGCTATGTAGGTTCTGTAAATACCAGTCATGGAAAAGATATCCTTTACTGGTCATCGCCCTCAATCTCTTGGTGGCTTCGGCCCTGAGGCAAAACGCCGCCTCTATAAGTTTGCTCAACGCAAGATGCTTACTGTCGAATCAGACGCACTAATCTTTGTAGGCTGTGCGCTCGGTTTCGATATGGCAATCGCCACTGCTGCAATAGAACAAGGGCACAAAGTTATTTCCTGTTTGCCTTATCCCGGGTTCAACTCACGCTGGCCTGTTAGTAGTGTGTTTGAGCTTGACGGTCTTCTCAATAAAAGTCATGAAGTAAGAATAGTCACATCGAAAGAAGACTGGGAACACATGGACGGTCAAGCGGGTTTCGCTCTAAACAAACGCAATCACTATATGGTGGATGAAACTGATCGTCTAATCTCATTGTGTTGTGGTGCACCATCGGGGACACAGAACTGTATCGACTACGCTCAACGCCAGAGCAAGCCTATTACTTATTGGTGGAATGACTGGCTTAAATTCAACAGACGCTCCTAACGGGGCGTTTGTCATTTCTACGCTAATTTTTACCATCACCCGAACACAGAGATCACCCATGGAAATACAAGTCAGTCTGTCTGCTCTCCCACCCTCGTTGTATCGCAAATATAGAAAGGGGTGGAAGCCTAACATTGCGCTGCTGAATCTGTTTGAGAAGATTAGCGGCAAGAAAGGCCACAAGGCCATGCGCATCTACATCGACGCGAAGACGGACCGCGTAGTCAACAATCTCGCACAGAACATCAAGCCTCCGATTCAAATCGTTGACGCGCTGATGGAAAAGGATATTGTCCTCGTTGACTACCTCGCAGGTACAGGCAAAGACTCACATGGTCGCATCGTTAAGATTGGTCGTGTGCTGTCAAAGAATCCCGAACTCAAGAAGATGTTTGACTCGGACCCGAATCGTAAGTCTATGGTCAATGCGACACGCAACCGTCAACTTATCTGCATCTCAATGCACCCGTATGATATTGCTGGCATGTCCACTGACCGTGGGTGGGTGAGCTGCATGAACTTGAAGACAGGCTCGAATAAGAAGTTTGTCAAACAAGACATTGCTGGTGGTACGTTGATTGCTTACCTGATTGACCCGTCTGACAAAAACATCAACAAGCCTATTGGTCGCTGTCTCGCTAAGCCTTACTTCCAGCAGACAAAAGCTAAAGCGTCTGAACGTTTCGTGGGCTCAGAGAAAGTGAACGCGCTGTATCTGGTCGAGTACGCCTACCCTGATTCTAAGATGCCTTTCGTTCACGTACTGCAAGATTGGTTGGACGAACATATCAACCCTTTCATTGCTGCTAACGAGCGTAAGGGAATGTATGAGCTTGGTAGCAAGCTGTATGCTGATCAGCGTAGCACTCAGTTCAACTATGACCTAGAAAGTCCGTTGCTGCGTGGCGATATTAATGGGTTTGTTCGTGGCATCATCGACGCACCGCGTACTTCAAACAATGAAGAGATTGTTGTTGACGCGCTGGATCGTTATCCTCAGCTCGCTATGATGTTTGCGCGAGAGAAATGGGGACAGCCTAAGTTCTACGTGCGTTGTGTTGCTGCTTTGTTGGGCGGTAAGCATTATGACGATTTCGGTCGGCTTCTCGATACCGTATTTGAGAAGTTCGGTGTAGATGATGTTGTTGTGCCTAGACTTTGGAGCCACTTGTCCGGAAGAACGCGAGCGATGCACATGTTCATTGACCGACTACCGCAAGCACAGCGTAAGAGTTTCCTCGATGCTAACTTCGATGAAGTCGATCTGTTCAATATGAAGACCGAAGATCTGACGCGCTGGTCTTATCCTGCTGCGCTATCTCAGATTTGGTCATTCGCTAAATACTCCGTGAATCCTGAGAGCATGTTCTGGTTCCATGCGTCACGCATTAACACTGGCGGTGTGCAGGTGCGTTACGTTGATGAAGAATACATGGGAAGCAATAACATGTATGCTGAATACGTTCTGGCTCCTGCTATTGGTTCGTTAGCAAACATGACACCTGCTTGTCCTGCTGCTAACCAAGCGAGCATGGAACGACACGAGGCCATAATCGACAAGCGTTATTTCAGTGCTGCGAAGAAAGTGTTTGCCGGTTACAAGTACATTGCAATCGACACACGATCAGACTTCCGCAATAAACTTCGTCCGATGTTTGAGAATAAGAAATACAAGTTCAAGATCTCCGAGATGCACGTAGCTCTGTACCACCTCGATGATGACTTGTGTATTGCAGAGGCGCGTGAGGAATTGTACCCTGATGCAATTCAGTTGGGTCATCCTCTGTATTTGCTTCTCGATACACAAGAGAACCCTCAACAAATCATTGACGCTATTTGTGATCGCGCACTGGAGATTGCATTGGCTCAGGCTCTTGAAGAGGTTGCCGAGATGCGTGTCGAAGCTAAAGCGCGTAGAGCGCGACTCAAAGCTAAGAAGTAAAATAAATGGGTGGCGTATGCTGCCCATTTTCATTTCAAGAGGTGCATCATGCAGTATCACATTTCGAATTACGGTGTATTCACTCCTCTTTGTCCTCAAGTGTATGCGTTCGACCAAGACACATCTCTCACTCAAGGTACTGCTGCGTCTGTTGTCAACAAGGCACTGTTCACGTTAGGACTTGCTGGCCAAGCTAACACTGTACAGGGAGTTGCTGGTGGTGTACGTTACGCCTCGAATCTAAAGTGGGCATACCCAAGTGCGTTTCCTACATCTGACGATCAGTTCCATGTGGGCACTACTGTTTCTGATGGATGTTCGCGAGGTGACTCCTATTTCAATATGTCATGGTCCACAAAGAACACAGTGTTTCTCATTGATCATGCGTTTGCACATAACTGGTCTTACGGTAGATGCGCTGCCTCAACAGGTTCAGAGTCACCTTCGCTTACTATTCTCACAACTCTGATCAATGAGGTTGCTACAACGTATAATGCCACTGCCGCAAGCAGAGTGACAATTAATACCTATACGGTCATGGCCACCGCTATGTCATTTAAGTATCTGCGCAATAACGGTATCTCGGTCAACGCCTCGTCCTACAGCTATCGTATCGTTGATGGTTCGTCTGACATGCGCGTGTTCTATCAGACCAATGAAGCAGACAGCGTGAAAGCCTTAGCTAAGTTTGAATGTGTGCAGAACGGCAGACTGTTCCGTTTCAAGCCAGAAGAACTCGACTTTGGGCAGCTGGTGGCGGGTACTCGACCTAAGGTACAAACCTACCTAAAGGCGACCTACGATCTGTAAATAGCAGTCAAAGAAAACTGTGGACTGTAGTGATGAAAAAGAAAAAAGTATCTGAGATCTTAGAAGCGATTACGACCTCTGACTGGCACTTCGAAGGCCTGTCGAATCACTTCCCTACTGATCACGTTGATCGTCAGCTTGAAACAATTGACCGCATTTATCAGTATGCAGTTGAGCACGGGATTCGTCACGTTATCGTTCCAGGCGATATCACCGATAAGTTTAAGATGGAAGACGAGACTAAGCGCAAGCTGCTCCAGTTCTTCCTCAAGTACGAGGGCGTTGTTGAAACGTGGTACTGCGGTGGCAACCACGACTGGGCAGACATGACCTCCACCAGCATGGACTTGATTAAGACGTTCTGTGAATGGGACTTCCTCAAGTCGCTGCACATCTACCTCAGACCTGAGCAGGTAGAGATTGATGGTGTTGTCGTTAACTTCCTGCCGCACCCTGCGAAAGAAAGCATTAAGCATAAGAAGCCGTGCCTGAACTTCTGCCACGTAGAAGCTATCGGTGCGCTGGGTGATAACGGTCGCCCGCTTAAAGCGAAGAAAGATATTAAAGTTGACCCACGCGATTATACAATCAGTGGTCACATTCACCTGTATCAGGTGCTTGAGGCAAAGCGCTTCACTTACTGTGGTTCACCGTACCAGAAAACGTTTGGGGAAGCACTGCCGAAAGGGTTCCTTCACATTCGTGCGTTCTACAAGAAGGGCGAGCTGATTGTTCAACAGAAGTTCATTGACAGCAAACCCGGATTCAGGTTAGAGACAGTTGCAATAGAGAATCAGAAAGACTGGTCACGTCTGGAAGTAAACCCTGCGATTAGATACCGTGTTATTGTTAAGGACACCGTGTCGATACCGGCAGATATCCGTACTCGCGTACCGAACATTTCCCAAATAAATTCCACGAATAAACGCGTCGATCTCGATAATATAGATACAGTCGATGTTAGCGAGTTAACGCTCGCGGATATTGATCCACGCGATGGCCTTAAGGAGTATCTCAAGGCTTCGGGAATTAAAAAGTCCTTGCGGGTTAGTGCTCGGAAGGAACTTAACGCGGTGTTATCTGAAATAGGGTATACTGCTATGTAAAAAAAAAGATTTAGGAAATTTCCTGATAAAAGTTTCAGGGATTATACTAATTTTTACATGCTGATTTCAAAACTTAATGTCCACAGGACGAAAGTTCAATTGTAACTTGAGGATACAACCATGGCCGTAAAACGCAAACTGACTTCTCCGACCGACCCAGTTAAAGGCGGTTCTAAAGCTAAGAAAGCTGGCACCAAAAAAGCATCCGGTAAAAAAGCCGCTGCTCCTAAAGCTGCTAAGCCGAAAAAAGCAACTGGTAAAAAGACCTCTGCTCCTAAGGCTACTAAGCCGAAGAAAGCAAGCACCAAGAAAACCGCTGCCGACAAAAAGTTCGACAACGAGCGTTCAACCCACCTGCGTAAGCAAGCTAAAAAAGGCAAAGCGAAGTCTATCGAGCAGCGCCTGAAAGAGCGTCTGGCTAAATATCAGGCTGGCCTGAAAGCTACCGCTGTTTCCCAGGGTAAAATCCGTAAGCTGCTGCTGAAACGTCAGAGCATCGCACTGAGCAACCTGAAAGCGAAACAGAAAGCTGGCTACAGCAACCTGATCGCTAAACAGAAAGCTCGTCTGGCCGCTCGCAAAGCGCGTAAGCCGCAGATCAAAAACGGTAAGCTGGTAACTCCGAAGGTAGCACCGAAAGCTGTTACCCTGAAGAAGCCTAAGCTGAAACCAATGCCGCGTCTGAAAGGTGGTAAAGAAACCACTCAGAAAGCCGTGAAGCACACTGGTACCGCAGCGCAGAAAGCTGGCGCTAAGAAAGCGGCGAAGACTAAAGCAAAAGGTAAAGTGAACGTCGGCTAATCGACCTGGTCGATAGACGTCACTACAAACAAAAAGGGGTGGCTTCGGCTGCCCCTTTTTGCGTTCACATGCCCTAAATTTTGTAAAGTCAGTACGAACACTATGTTGGGTAAATCAGCCCTTAGTCGCTAATTTTTACTCGATATGATTACTAGACCCAGTAGAGGATGATCATGGCTAAGACTGCCAAAAACAATGAAGTTAGCAGTATCAGCGCATCTGTTGACTATAGCTCTGGGAACATGGCTGCCCTGCGCGGTGCTCGTACAGCGAAAGAGTTCCGTAACGTGCTCGACCGCGTAGTAGCGACTGCACAAAGCGTCGTTATCCCTAAGCACCTTCTGTCTGTCAGCGCTAAAGCTATTGAGCTGTCCGATATCGAAGGCTCCATCAAAGGCAAGCAGACAAAAGCGATTGACCTGAATCAGGTTATCGACCTGTCTAAGATTGACATCACCGATGTACGCAACAAAGCGCAGTACAACAATCAGGTGAGTCAACTCAGTCAGGCAATCGGTGAACTGTCTGTTGCGTACCAGATTCTCAGCAGCAAAACTTTCAGCGCGTTCAAAGATCAGAACACCGCCGCGAAGTCTCTGCTTAACGTTATCGCACAGGCGAAAGATCAGCAGACCAAACTGGTTAAACTTATGAGCATCGACGTTAAGAACGGCGCTCCTAAAGAACACACCAAGCTGGCTGCGACTATCGCTAACTACCTGTCGAAGATTCTGAATAAAGAAGACTATTCGAAGATTCGTACTCGTACTTTCATCGCGTCCGGCACTGACCCTATCTGCTTCCAGACCTATGTGTTCATTGATAACTTCGTGAACTCAGACGGTATGCACTACCCGAACTATGCTCTGGTACTGTCTACCACGATCGCGGTCGCAAGCGGTATCAGCGAAAACTTCCTGACGTCACTCGTTGACGAGAAAGTCCCTGGCTCATTCCCTATGGGTCGTCAGATTGCAACTGCTCCTGAGATGAAGCGTACCATCAACCACCTGATGGCTCTCGACGGATTCTTGAACTACAGCGAGCGTAAGCCTATCAATCGTTCAACGCAGAACCTGCGTGACACGACGCTGCTGGGCAATCAGCAACACACCATTCGCGGTCGTAAGAAAGAAATCTTCGACAACGTGCGTGTGCAGAACGACAGCCTGTACGTTCGACTCGCTCCGGGCCTCAGCCCTACCGAGAAGAAAGAAGCTGTTACCGAAATCCTGGGCATGGCATCTACCGCACTTCGCGCTGGTCGCGGCGGCAAGAACAGCATCGTGCATCAGATGGTAACTGGCCGTAACGGTCGTGAGTTCGTTAAAGTCTCACTGACTGGTAGCGGTGGCACTGCGAAGGGCGTCCTGACTCTGCGTAAGATCGACGAGATTGCAGACGTCATGGGCCTGAACCCGCAACAGAAACGCCTGCTGAAACAGTCTGTTAAGTAATGGCGTTGACGCACTTCAAGGTAGATCGCACATTCAAGGAGAATACGTATAGCGGGCAGTATCGTCCGAATCAAATGCGTAACGCTTCTCCTTATGTGCTTGATACTATCGTTCGTCAAGTTCTCGGCTATTTGATTGAAGCGCAGATGCCTTTCACCAAGGCTCTGAACTTCACTCTGGTAAACGTGTACAGCACTGACAACAACATGTCGATGGGTTATTCGAATCGTCCTGATGATTCAGTGATCATGATTGACAGTGGCATTGCGTTCACGTTCTGCCTGAAACCTCGCGCTAATCGTATTCTCCCGCCGCCTATGACTCAACTTGGTCGTGGCCGCTACTGGAGACTGTGGGGTGTCGAGAACAATAACGAGTACATCACTATCGGTCTTCCTCGTTCTGTCATCTTTGGCCTGAACGGTAATGGTGTTGAGATGTTGAACGTTGTGTACAACTCTGTAGGTGCTGTGACACGCAACTACGTTCAGCTTGTGTCGAGTTCTAACCTTGCTCCTTCGCAGAGCGCTCGCGATCTTGCATCGCAGGCGAACCTCGTGAAAGACCTGTCTGTGTCGAACCTGATGCGTACTGTGCCTTACGATGAATGGCACTTCAATATCAACATCTGGAAAGACTACTCGGAGATGCTTATCCCCGACGTGATGCGTAAAGACTTTCCTCTTTACTTCTGTATCTTCATCTTGCCTGGACTGTATCTGCCTAACGTAGGTAAAGCCGGTACGGAGTTCATCGAAAAGACTGTGGTTGATTTTGTTGCGAAGGGCCTGATGAAGATTGCTGCTTCGCTGGCATCGCCTGTCATTGATCAAAGTCCTGAACTGCTTGCAGCGCTCTATCTGCTGCTGACTCCTACGCAAGACACAAGCGACATGGAAGCAAGCAACGTTGAGCGAACCAACTTCGTGCGCAGTTACTTCTACAACCTGAGTCAGAACATGCAGAACGTTCCTGAGTATCAGGCTAAGGTAGTGCGTACAGCGAACTCGAACCACGTTGCAATGGCACGAGCGCTTATTGAAGGTGGGTATAACGACCAGCTACGCAATCTGATTGAGTATCTGGGACTCACTAAGGCAGACTGATATGCGCACAACAGAAGGTAACGTACTGGTCCTTGAAGAGAGTTTCTTCGATGATCTAGACCAGCCTGTTTATCCTCTATCGGATGACATGGGACCTGTAGTAAGTCTCATTGACCCCGAAGACAAATCAGTGCTGGCTCAAGTAGTCGCAACGCCCGGTGAAGTGCCGGGCTACTGGACTGCTGATGTTGCAATACCGAACATGGGGCTGGTGGACGATAAACGTCTGACAGTCAAATGGCGCTATGAGTCCGAAGAAGGAATCATGCAGTCGAGTCAGGAGCTCACCGTCGAGCCACTGACTGAGAACCGTGTGACAGATATTGTGACGCTGTTCGGTGACAACGAAACGTTTGAGATGACGTTGCCGTTTCACTTTGACACGCGTGGTGATAAGCTGAGATTCCAACTCGCACTCAACAACCAAATCGTTGCATCCGATATCGACTCCGGCGATGCGGGTGTGAAGATGATTGTTAACCGCGCCAAGACCTGTGTGTTTCAAGTGCCTGTGTGGGTTGCGACTCGTCGCCTTGAGCCTATCAGCTTAATCGCACACTACACCTCTGCAACACGCAAGACCACTAAGATGCTGACGTATAAGCTGTGGGCAGTAACGCCTCAGATTCTTATCGCAGCGTCGATGGTTGAAGACCACATCAACAAAGCTCGCGCTATGAACGTTATTCCTGAACTGGAGTACACTCAAGCCGACATCATGAACTACCTGTATCGTGGTCTTGCGCTGTTCAACACTATCGGCCCTCGTGTTACCGGCTTTAACGGTACGAACATGCAGGGTACTATCCTGAACGGCTGGGTAATCTGTAGTTGCTACTATGCACTTGCAGCCCAGCTACAGGCAGAAGGACAGTTAGCGTTTGACTTCACTGGTCAAGTCGTTAACTTAAACATGGACCGAACACCTTCTATCGAAGCTGCTTTAGGCAGACTCGAAACGGAGATTCAAGGTCCTGTTACGAACTTGAAGAACAAACTGTCTAAGGCCGGAATCAACGACGGTGATGGTTCTCAGGGTTCTGGTGCGATTGACGGTGCTCGCGCACTTGGCAAGCTCGGCATCACAAACAGCCCAACCACCAAATGGGCTACTGTTGGTAACCGCAGTATCTGGGTCAATGCGCGGTATCGCGTGACAGGCTAAACCCTAAGTTTACTAATTTCATATTGTCGAAACATTCAGGAGATGACAATGAAGGCTTTCATCAAACAGATCGACCCGCTTAACGACAACCAGAGCGTGGCCATCGTGCAAGTGACTCACAACGTCGGCGAGAACATCGCAGACAACTTCGGTGCTATCGTAAGCGCTTCCTGCAACCGCGAATACATGCCTGTTGCTGGTGCATCGTCTATGATCGATCAGGGTAAAACCACCAGCTTCGTTCGTACCATTCTGAATCGTATGCAGGACGTTATCCCTGTGTCTCAGATGGGTGACGAGTTCCAGGCGCTGTCCAAGAACATGTACATGGACAAGTCAGAGCGCATGTGGGCAGTACGTCGCAGCGAAAGCGGTGAAGACGTTCTGGTACGCGAATCCAGCGCTAACGACAACTCTGAACTGATCGATATGATTCGTTCTGTGTCTGGTGCTTCTGCTGTCGCGCTGTCAAGCTCTATGCCTACTCTGGCACATGCTATCGCGCAGAACGAACTGGTACTGGCCGGCGCTGTTGGTGGCGACATGATTAGCTTCGTGTCTAACTCTGGTGATCTGAAAGTTGGTTTCGTTGCTGCTAACGTGACTGACGACAATTCCTTCCTCGTTGTTGACGAGCAGGGTACCGAAGAACAGATCAGCTCCATGAGCATGGTAGCTGTGCTGTCTGGCACCGAGCTGGACGAGCGCCAGTTCCCAGAGATCGATAGCGTGTCTGCTGCCGCTGGCGTTGACGTACCGAAGCTGCTGGACTACTACGCTAAAGTGTTCCGCTACAGCCCGGAATACTACGGTAAGATTGCAGCGATCATCAAAGGTCACAGCTTCTAATCAAACCCTAAAGGGAGCCTCGCGGGGTTCCCTTTTTCATTTCTATCGAGGATTTTCACATGGCGGCCATAAGCTTGGATGACATTGGCTCTTTCGCACAGCCTGTCGAAAAGAAAAAGAGCAAAGCGAAAGTTAAAGCTAAGACCACCGTCAAGAAAGCTAAGACAGTTAGCAAAGGCGTTAAGGTCAAGAAGAAAAAGAAGTCTGATCCTTCGAAGGATTTGCTGCCTCAGAACACCGATGCTGGTGATTTCTATTCTGACATTGCAGCTACTCAAAGGGCAATCAAGGCTCTTCCTGCTCCTGATGCCGAGTCTGTGAAGAAGCCGAAGAAAAAGAAAAAGAAAGAGAACGCAGTAGACACGATCAAGAAGAAAAAGAAGAAAGATAAAAAGAGTTTGAGCAAGGATGTGGCCGCACTAGAAGGTCAGTTCCTCGAAGCTATGGCCGATGTACCTGACGTTATCAAGCAAGAGAATGATCAGATACAAGAATACATGACGATGTTTACGCAGTGTCAGGCTATGGCACGTGAGTGCGAGAAGTTGTATCTGGATAAGAAGCAAAGCCGCGATGTTTATGCACTGATGAAACTCTATGACCAGATGCGTGAGATCATCGCAGACCTTCGTGCGTTGCGCGATGTTGGTCAGCTGGGTGAGATTCTGAACGAAGAAGTTCTCGGTCCGTTCGCTGAATCGTCAGGTACTATTCTGGTGAGCGTGTTCCACCAAGTCAATGCGTGGAATAAAAAGAACCTGCCTATTGAGCTTGTGAACGCAGCACAAAACGCAGTAGAGAACATCGTCCGTCGTGCAGCGAAAGACATTGAACAGTCCTATCAAGCGGGTCTGACGAAGACCGTACAGATATTCAGTGCGAGCGCCTAAGTCTGTAAATAGAACTGTTATCTAGGAGAACAATATGGCATACAGACCTAAGGGTGGTATTGCTGCAAGAACTATGGGTGGTCGAGGCAGAAGCCTGTCTACGTCACAGCGTCTTGCAGGTGTTACTGGATTTGAACGTGCTCGCGCTGGCACACACGTTCGCATGGACAGAGCTGACTGGACTCGTCTTAAAATGAGTATCATCGACGAGCGTGGTCAATTCTGTGAGCGCTGTGGCGTACCAACCGCACAGCTTATTCTTAACCACAAAGTTGGACATGCCAAAGGCGGTTCGAACATGAAGCACAACCTTGAACTGTTGTGCCATAACTGTGACAACAACCAGATTGGCTCTGACAACCGCCGTGGTTCAAGATTGCTTCATGGAGGTAAACGGTGAGTCGTTTGAAACGTTATGGCTCAGACGTAGGGTTGGACTTACGCAACTTCCCTGACTGCGTTAGCCCTGAGTATATCGAAGCGTGGGGAGCATACATCTCTACGCAGACTGCGGTTGATCTGTTTCACTCACTGCCTCAGCCTCTCGGTATGCAGCGCGTAGTTGAAGGCTTCTTGTCTTCTCTCGCAAAGACCAGCACTCAGTTTCTGATTCGTCCTGTACCGCCAATCACGAAGCACTCTATCGAACAGGCGAAGACGCTGCTGAAACTCCAACAGCGTGACCTGAAACAGTGGCTGCAACGTATTGAGTTCAGCAACAAGTTTCGTCTGGCGGAAGTACATAGTCGAACCGATAGCGACTATAACCGAGTTGCCAACTGCATCAACACCACGATCGATATTTATCTGGTGTATGTGCCTCAGACAACTCGTGGGGGTATCCCTAAAGTTGGGGAGATACTTCACAAGCAGGTTCCTTACTGGTTTTCGAACAAAGAACCAAAGGCTTTGTTCAAAACTGATAATTTGACTAAGAAACTGGCAAAGTCTCCATTGCCTGTTGTGCCGGACACTTACCCAACAATTCAACAGGCAATGCTTGCGCCTCGTGCGTGGCATCCTTGGAGTCTTGACCTGGGTGTGGATTGTATGCGAGTGAAGGGTAATGCGATTGCGCTGCACCTACAATCACGCAGACTATGTTGCTTCCTGTCCTCGTACAAACGTCATGCTGTGGAGAAGAGGCTCAACACTTTGGTCAAGAGCATATTTATTTAGGAGAAGAACCGTGATTGACGTAAACTCGCGGCTTCATACTCTGCTGTCCAGCATTGCGACAAGCGATAAGCGCTACGCAAATGCGGCAGACGGAATCATGAAGTCTTTGTCCGAGGCGCAAACGCCTATTCAACTGCCTGAGTCAGTTCTCGAACTGCTGGGCCGTTCTAACGTGCCGGATATCACTCCGTATGATCAGGCTGATCTGCTCTTGATTATGGATGCTCTTGCGAAAGCGCTGCTGTCCATTCGAAGCGTACCTGATACAACGCCAGTTGATGACGGCAAGTACCGTGCTTACGTGGCAGAGTACCGCGCTCAATATCAGACACTGACTAACGATCAACTCATGTCTGTGTTTACGCGCGATAAGTTCGAAGGGCTTAACCCTCTTCGCGCCTATGCTCTGGCAGTAGTGCTGTCCGATATCGCTGCTGATCGACGCCTGCCTGTACCAAGCGTGTGGCAATCAGTAATCGACAACTATACCAAACTGGGTGAATGATGAATCAGATGATTAGTGTGTCAGCAACAGCGACTCAGCAAATCGCCGATACGTTTAATCAGGCGCTTGCTATTCGTCCGTTGCCGCCCGAGTTCGACGCTAAAATGTCGAAAATGTACGCTACAGGGAAGTCTCGTCGTAACTACGAAGCCCTCGCAGTGTTCACCGCGTCAACCGTAGCTCGCATCTATGCAGCGTTCGACTTGATCAACTACATCGTTATCAACGGTGCAGAGTTCGAGGACATGCTGGAAGTTGCGCCTGAAGATTTCGTTAAGCGTGTTAAGAACAACGTTGATGCGGCGACGCTCAAGATTAACATGATGCTGAACGGTGATAAGCTCAGCCGTGAGATTAAGACTGCTCTCGCCGAGCACCTGTCTTCTTCCTCTGGTGCTATCATCGAAAACAGTACGCGCTTCCCTGGCGGTAAAGACATTATCATGTCTGGTACTCCGTGCCCCACCAGCCCACTTGCTTCGAACGGTAACTTCAACGTTCTGAACAATCAGGGTAGCGACCGTCCTCGCGTTGACAACGATGCGAACTTCGAAAGCGCTAACCTGCGCACTTACAGCGCGGACATTGCACAACAAGCAATCCGTGTAGCGAAGACTCTGTACAAGGATATCTTCGGCGTTGAGCGCACCAACAGTAACGCATTCGACACCAAGATGATCCGCATCCCTCTGGATAAAGACTGGTCTGTGTACAATGCTGCGCTGCGTTCTATCCACCCGTCAATGCACAACATTGACATTGACCTGTTCCGCAATCTGGATAAGTCTGTAGTTGATGGTCTGGGCGACTTCATGACTATCGGCATTCGTTCAATCCCTGGGAAACAGATGATTGATCGTAAGATTCAGGCGATGAAGATTAGCCACGACACTCCTGTCGATTTCAACGAAGTAGCACTGGCCACCGACGTTCGCGTTGAAGGCGGTCTGATTGTTAACTTCGAGAAAGAGATGGTTGAGTATGTCTCTCAGGGTGCTGATACGCAGACCATGTGTCTGTATCGTTGGTTCCAGGGCTGGGCGAGCTATTACTTCCGTGTTGCTGGTTCTACTCGTACTGGTATCACTCGTGCTGCACGTATCCCGCGCTATGTAACGTCTGCGACTTCTCTGCCTGAGTTGAAGAAGCTGCGTGAAAAGTTCGGTTACGCCGTGAACGATGTGGTCGCAGACGAGAATGGTATGACTATCATGCCAAACGGCACGATGGCTATTCTGCCTCGTCGTGAAGACATTGACGTTGAGATGGTGAAGACCTACGAAACCTCATTGAACGGTGTGCTTGAAGACCTGTTCGAGAAAGGCATTCCGCTGTCTACTGAGCACGACACGCTGCGTACCAACATGTTCGCTATCCAGAACAACAATCTGGACTTCGACCGTGACATTCAGGCGAAAGCCAAGTCTCTGTCTCGTTTCAGCGACGTGTGTATCGGTATCGACCCTGACTTCTCGCTGATCGTAAACACCTCTAATGGTGGCGGGCTGGCAGTTAACGAAACGCGTACTGTCGGTATGAAAGCACCGAACTCGCTCGACGTTGCTGATGCTTTAGGCTACGACTTCGCAGAGCCGGGTGAAGCACCGAACTTCCGTTCTGTGTCGAACGTGGTTGGCAACATCTACCACAACCAAGCGTCTGGTGGCATGGCACTGTATCGTCCGTCATTCGACACGATGGTTGAAGCTGCTAAAGTTGAATCCGGTAACGGTAAGTTGATTGAGAGTGTGAGTGAGTCCACGATCAAGTACAACTCCACCGAAGGTTCTAACCTGCCTGAGCTGCTGAACATCATTGCGCAGACGTGTCAGACCTACGAGTTCATGCTCAAGAGCAAACAAGTTCCTGACCTGAAAACGCTGGTGGAAAACGCACGTAAAGCAATCGGCATGGATGCAGAGAACGCGTCCCTTGAAGAAAGCCCGATGGATCGCGGTCTGTACGAGAACCTCATTGCTAATGACTTCTCTGTGCCTGACATGTCGAACGAGCGTCCTGCACTGACCATGATTCGTATCATGATTCGTGTGCTGAACGATGCTGCTGGTCTGCGAGGCTCTAACCTGATTGCAACCTCTCTGTCTGAGATGGGAAGCATTACGGCTGCAACCGAATCTCTGCCGTCGCACACTCACTACTTCGTGATGGGTGAGAAGTCTAAGCTGTCTGATATGGCACGACTCAACAACTACTTCGGTGGTGCTGTGTATCGTGAAATGACTCAGGCGCTTGTACGTGCTGACCGTAAGAAGCTGTTCAGTTCTCTGATTGAGACCGAAGAAGCTCCGGGTTCTGGTCGTCTGCAACAGATCATCCTGCCGTTCGCTACGATGTACAGCGATGTGATTCCTAAGTCTCTTGAGATTTTCGAAGCGGCTGAGACTGAGATCGAACGCCTGAAACCTGACAGCGGTATCACGATTGACGATATCCGTATTCCGGGTCTGAAAGACGGTGCAGCGTTACTGCCGCATCAGGTCGAAGCGCACAAAACTCTGCGTCGTCGTCCGCGTTACGCAACAATCTTTATCGCGCCTGGCGGTGGTAAGACGATTATTGGCCTGACCGATATTGCTGCTCTTATCAAAGAGCTTGATGACCTGGGTGAAGAAACAATTCGTCCTCTGATCATCTGCCCGTCTAACCTCGTAGCGAACTGGTGTGACGACCTCCACAAAATCGTTAACGGTTGGAACGCAGTGCCTATCACTGCTGACACCGTGAACACGTGGGGCGAAGAACGTATGTACGATGTGATCTCTCAGTCACCTCGTAACACAATCTTCATCGTCGGCCTGAGCTATTTGCAAACTGGTACGTTCAACGTTGATATTGGCGGTGTGCGTGTTCGTGTGCGTGGTGCTGTAGAGTTCGTTAACCGCTTCAAGTTCAGCTATGTGCTGCTCGATGAATCGCACAAAGTGAAAAACTTCTCTGGTGGTCAATCTGGTTCTCAGGTTCACTTCAACACCAAAGCGGTCTTCACTGCTCCGTCTGTTCGCTATGCTCGTATCGCTACTGGTACGCTGGTAACTGACCGTGTGCGTGACATTGTTGGTCAGGCTGCACTGATGACGCCTGCTATGTTCGGTGACTCACTGGACGTTGCATATGACGGCGCGAAAGACGACATTGAAATGATTCGTCGTGCGCACTCACGTATGGCAAACCATACAGCGTTCATCTCGTTCAAGCGTAAGCACTGGGCATTCATGCTGCCTAACCCGATTGATACCTTCATTCAGGTTGAGATCGATGACCCGTCAGTTCCTAACTCTGCTCTGCACCAAGAAGTGTACAACGCAATGTACGCAGAAGTGCTGGAGAAGTTGGACGAAGCGGCTAAGAACGCCAAGAAGAAATCTGGCGGCTCTAACGATGACGACGACGAAGATGCTGGTGGTGCTGAAAGCGATAGCACGTCTGACATTGACGAAGACGAAATCGAAGAAGGCGATGACCTCGGCGCACTGCTGGCGGGTAACGCTGACCTGAACATGTACTTCCAGCGTATGGAGATGATGCTGACTGACCCAATGGGCGATGACGTTGCACGTATGACGTTTGAAGCTGCTGGTGTTACCAACTTCGTTTCTGCTAAGGTACTGACCATCATCGACCGCATCAAGAAGCACTTCGAAGTGCAGCCTGAGCGTGACCCGATGATCAAAGAGCAACAGATCTTCGAATGGAAACCGGGTGTGCAGCCTCGTGAACTGGATATCGCTGTCTACAACGGACAGAAGTATCTGGCGCGTAAGCAGTCCGACGAGTTCCAACGTCAAGACCTGCCGCCTTCGATGACTCCGCCGCCTGATGATCCAGAATACTGGAAGCCGGAAGTGCAGGGTAAACTGATTGTCTTCACACGTTATGTTCGTGCTGCTAACGCCATCTATAATGCACTGCCAGCTAACTATAAGAAAGTTGCTGTGGTGTATCACGGTGAAGTTGGTAAGCTCGGCCAGAACAAAGACGCTAACCTCGACGCATTCAAAACTGACAACAACGTTCAGATTCTGATTGCGAACGAACAGGCAATCTCCGAAGGCCACAACATGCAGATGGGTAGCCGTATCATCCGCTGCGATACTCCGTGGTCACCGGGTACTTACGATCAGTCTACTGCGCGTATCTTCCGTCCTGACGTTGCTGCTGCGAAGTTGGACGAGAACGGTAAGCCGGGCGACATGGCTCGTGAAGTTGTGTTCATCGACTGGGTTATGACGAACAAGACCTTGGAAGTTGGTAAGGTCGCTCGTCTGATGTGGAAGACCCTTGAGAAGACTCGCTTCGACGAGAAAGGCAACCAGCGCTACGAAGCACTCGACCAGTACAAACTGGACCCGATCAAAATGAGCGCGAAGCTGCTGATCGATAACAACACGATGGATGACTTCCTGCCGTACTTCCATGCGAAGCGCGACCTGAACGAAATCGAGTCACAAGAGTTCCAAGAGATGCGTAAGACAACGATTGCAGCAATGCAAGCGCTGCCGTCAACTCCGGCTCTGAATGACTTCCGTGTTATGGAGCAGACGCCTCTCGTTGCCAACCAGAAGATCCCTGATCGTAATGGCTGGGGCACTGAGCGTATTCTGGACTGGGCACGTAACCGTAACTTCACAAGCGGCGAAGGGCTGAAAGATTCTCTGAATCGTGCACCTGTCGTGACTGAGTTCGGTAACGGTGTTGTCGTGTCTGTGACTGTGCGTATGGTTGATGGTAAGCTGCGTGGCGATAGCCCTATCAGTACCGTTCGTATTCGTCTGGCTGGCACTGGTGAGACCGTTGCAGTTCCTGCGACGAAAGTTCACATTGCTACTAAGGTAGACAAGAACGATCTGAAACGTTTCTTCGAACAGCGTAAGCCGTGGGCGAATGAGAAAGACCGCAAACGTGCTACTGCCGAAGCGAACCGTGTTGAAGTTGAAGACACCGTTCTCGACGAAACGCAGACTGCCGACACGAAAGAGACAGAGAAGAAGGTGGAAGCGCAAGCGCGTAAAGCTGCTCGCGTTGCCAAGCGTGTTGCGAACAAGGAAGAAGGTAAGCCTATCAACGAAGGTGTTGAAGAAGCTGCCAAGAAAGTTCGTCGCCGTAAGCCGTCTGAACTGAAAGTGTTGGACAACACTACTCGTCGTGCTAAGCCGGGAACCATCGTGCCTCTCGACGATATGGGCGGCGCAGACATGGCTCTGGAGCTGACGCCTACAGTGTACAACGGATTCGTTGCTCTGTATGCTGACGCGACTGACCCTGATGCGAAAGCTCTGAAAGGTTTCGACTTCACCGAGTTTGGTGATTACGTCTATTACGACTGTGCGTACTACGATGACTTCGTTGCAATGCTCGACTTCATCGAAGGTAAGAAACTGTCATTCGACCGCATGTCCGAGAAGCGTCTGGAGTTCATTCAGGATAGCTTCGACGAAACGCATTCTCGAATGGGCTTCAACTACAAACTGGCCGTCAAGTTGCAGTCGCAGTTGCAGCAGTTCTTCCTTGTGCGTCACAAGTCTGCCACTGACAAGAAACACGTCAAGGCATATCCAATGGTGATGGAAGATCGTCTGCGTATCATGTTCGACCTGAAAACGAACCCGCAGATGAAACGCTTCGTCGGAACGAAAGTGCCTAACACTCGTAAGTTCGGTACGTTCGACCTGTCACCGGGTATGTGGATCGGCTTCGTGAAAAACGCTGCTGGTGCGAAAGCTCGAATCAACAAGATTGTGAAAGCTGGCTACACCATCACGAACATCAAGAAAGCGATTCAAGGCATCGACAAGTTGAAACTGACCGCGTCGAAAAACAAATCAGTCTAAAAGGTAAGGGGCTTCGGCCCCTCCTTTGTTAGAGGATTCACCATGCTGAATAAATTCTACCAGAAGCTGCAAGTCATCATGACTATGCTCGGTCTGTACGACGGAGCTTGCGATGGCGTGTGGGGCCCGAAGTGTATCGAGGCAAAACGTAAGTGGGAAATGATGGACGAGTTCGAGCCAGCTACCCCTTCGAACGGTCTGCCTTTCAACGGTCGCGGTAAACTGCCTAAGGGCATGAACTGGGGCTATAAGACTCTGGACATTATCTGGGACCAGTGGGATCAAGAGAAAGCAGATGCAATCCTGAAAGAGAAGGGTGCGCTGCTGACTGTTGATGTGATTCACGCACACGCTGTAGGTGAAGTAGCAGAAGCGCGTAAGGCCGCAGAAGCAGAGCCTGTCGCTACTGTAAATACTGTGTCTCAATCGCCACTGGCTGCGTCTGTGATCGTCCCTGCACCTGTGAAAGAAGCTGAACCAGAGCCTGAACAGGAAGTTGAAGAAGACCTCGAAGAAGACGACGAGGAAGAAATCAACGAAGAAAACACTTCACCTGCGCCAGTGAAACAAAACAACTGGACCAAGAAACGATAAGGAACAGCAATGTACGAAATGACTCTCCCGTCAGGCACGGTGGTATCAGTCTCCGCTGCCAACAAGAAGCAAGTAGCCAACGCTGAAATCCTTTTCGGTAAGAACGCTAAAGTTCTGATCAAGAAGATTGACGAGCTGGTGAAAATCAAAGAGCTGGACACTGCAAAGCTGTCTGCTGTTCTCGACCTGCTGAACGATGCAGATGCGACTACTGCATTTGCGAAGAAAGCTGCCGGTAAGAATCTCGTTACCGCCGTGAAGAACCTGTACAAAGCGAAGACGCTGGTGGCTACCATCAATGGTCTTCGTGCAATCAAGATCAAGCCTGTCGCTATCCAGCAGAACGCTCCTGCTAAGACGACTCGTCCAGTACGTGCCAGCACCATGGACGCGAACGGTAAGATCGAACGCAACAAGTGGTACGTCATTGACCACACTCGTCATGCGAACGACATTATCATCAAAGGTCCGTTCAAGACCGAAGCAGAAGCTGACAAGAACGTTGAAACAGGTAAGGACAAGCGTGTCATCCTTCAGGAAGCGATGACCGGTCAGAACTGTCTGGACGAAGGACTGACGTGGACGCAGAACCCAGACCAGAAACAAACAGGCGGAACTCCTGGCTCTAAAATGAAGTCGAAGATTCCGCAGAAAACATTCGACCCGGCATACTCTGTACTGCGTACTAAGACCGCTACGAAGTATGCACCGGACTTCGTTCGTGCAGTAGAACCTATTCCCGGTGCAGGTAAAGTGCTCCACGCATCTGGCAACAAGTTCTCCTTCTCGTACAAGGACCTTGAGGTCGCTGTCGTTATGAAGCAGAAAGGCTGGCTGATGACGTTTGTTGCTGACCACTTGAAGAAAGTGCAGAACGTCCAGATTCATCTGGGTGAGCTGGACTCAATCAAGAACGTCATTGATCTGTTTGCGTCGAAAGACCCAACAGCAGCGCAAGTCAACGCGGCTATCAAGAAAGGTCTGCGTAAACTTTAATCCAAAAAGGGTGGCTTCGGCTGCCCTTTTTTCATTTCTAAATCTGTAAATAACAGCCATCAATTTGTGTTATACACTCTGATAGGACTAGATGGTGAAAATCAAGCACGTAGCTCTTGACTTCGATCCACCTGAGCAGTTTGCCGAGCAGCAAACATACGACGGTGTTCGAATACTAAAAGGCGTAAGTAAAAGCGCCAAGGGTGGTAAAGCACTACTCGTCCTCGATCATATGCCGACTGATGACTTGCGTAACGGGAAAATATTTAGCAGCACAGAAGGCGAGTTGTTCCTGAACCAGATGCAGTATCTCGAAGACGTGTTCCCTACAAAGACCACGCTCGACGATTGGAACTTCCTTGTTGTCTCGTACAATATGTTCAAGACGTATGACAAGGGTGAACAGTTCAAAGAGGACGCAGACCAAGCGTTCGCTAATCGTATTCGTGATCTGATTGTCGAATACAAACCCGACTATGTTCTGACGTTTGGTAAAGCGCCGTTCAAAGCGTTGAACAACGAAAAGATTCAGTTCTCGAAAGATCACTACGAGCACTGGTACGGTGTTGAGATTCCGACGAAGCTCAAGCATGAGGGTAAGAAGCACAGCTTCATCCATCTGCCGAACGTGAGCTATCACACCGTGTTGAACCCGATGCACATTAGCGGTTCATCGTACACTCTCGGTTACATGGCACGTTGGATGTTGCCGTGGTTGAACAAGGGGATGCGTTATAAGATCGACGAAGTTACGTGTGGTAAGAAGCGTAACTGGGACCTCGTGTATGTAACGAAGGTCAAGCAACTTGAGAAAATCTTGAAGCGTATGAAGCGCGCCAAGAAGGTTGCAGTCGATACCGAAACAGAGAACCTGAATCGTATCAAGAATAAAATCTTGACGGTGCAGTTATCCTCTGACGGTCAGAAAGCGTATGTCGTTCCAATCTATCACCGCGATAGTCCGTTCAGCCCGAAAGAGTTGCGTAAGGTACGCGAGTTGTTCAAAGACTATTTCGAGGACAACGAGAACAAGTATCAGATCTACACAAACGCGAAGTTCGACCTGAACGTAATGCGCTCTAACTTTGGCATTCGTAGTTACGCTGCGAACGTCTGGGATATTCAGGCGGGTGAGTTCGCGTTCGATGAAAACGCCAAGTCGTTGTTGATGGTAACTGGTAACGGTTATTACAACTTGGCGAACCTGACGATGCAGTTCGGTTGTCAGGTGTATCATGAAGTGTCGTTCGGTAAAGAGATGCGAGCAACGATTGCAGACGTTGACCTCGACGAGTCAGTGCAGGAGTATGCTGGCCTCGACGTTATCGTGCCGTTCCGCATTGCAGAGAAGCAGATGCTTCGAGCGAACGACATTAAGTACAAGAAGTATGAGTCGATGGTCAGTGAGCAAATCTCCGACCAGATTCATGCGTTCTCGATACTTGAGACAACAGGTGCCGGTGCGGATATCGACTACCTGTTTAAGCTCAATCTGCCGAACAGCCCTATCAACGAAGAGATTCGAAACGTAGAGCGTGAGTTCATGAACAGCCCGGAAGTTAAGGCTGCGAACAAGGTTATTTGCAAAGACGACAATGTTCCTAAGATGGGTCTTATGGGCAAAGTCGAAGTGACCAAGTTCGATATGTCGAAAGCAGAACACAAACAGATTCTGTTCTTCGACGTGATGAAACTCAAGCCACTCAAAGAGAGCGAGCAATTACGTGAGAACGGTAAGAAGTCGGGCAAACTGGACAAGGACTTCCAGGAGGCGTATAAGGATGTGCCTCTTGTTGCGCTATACACTAAACTCGGAAAAGCGTACAAGCTCAAGAACGCCTACGTTAACAGCTTGCTCAAGCTCTGGGGAGAATCAGAAGACTTCAAGCACGACCGTTCAATTCGACCGACGTATGGTTACCTCGGAGTTGTAACGGGACGTACTTCTGCGTCTGACCCGAACTTGCAACAGGTACCGTCGCGTAGTGAGATGGGTAAGTTGATCAAACGTATTCTGATTGCGCGTAAGAATCGCCTGTTAATCAAGGTCGACTACTCAGCGCACGAAGTTCGTGGTTGGTCAATCATCTCGGGTGACCAAGGCGTAGCAGACGTATTCGAACAGGGTCGAACGTTGCGTCATCGTTATCGTACTGTGCCAGATCCGTGGGTAGGACACCGCGTCGAGGCAGAAGGTGACGTTCACAAAATCAACGCCGCATACTTCTTCGGTATTCCAAACGTAATGGACGTAACGAAGTCTGTGCGTAACGCGGTTAAGACAGTTATCTTCGGCTTGATTTATCAGCAGGGCGATAAAGGTCTTGCGAAGTCTACCGGTCGTGACGTGAAAGAGATTGCCGAAATCAAAGGCAAGTTCTTAACGCGATTCCCTGTAGGCTTAAAATGGTTTGATAAGATTAAGAAGTTTGCACACGAGAACTTCTTCGTCGAATCGCCTGTCGGTCGTCGTCGTCACTTGTGGGGCTTGATGTTACCTGAGTCGCACAAAGAAGCGAACATGGTTCATGCAGCGTGTGACCGACGTGCAGTAAACAGTCCAGTACAGGGCTTCGGTTCTGACTTGATGATGTCCGCGATTCGTATTCTTGATCGTATGAAGTATGAATACTGGAAAGCGAACGGCGAGTACCCTGACTTTGATATGAACGTATCGGTACACGACTCCTTAACCGTTGACTGTGACTACAAGTGGATCTTCCTTGCGCTTGATATGATCGAACGCGCTATGACAAGCGCTGTGGTTGAGAAAGTACAGAAGCGTCATCCAGGGTTTGAGTTCACGTCTGTGCCTGAGATCGACTTCGAAATCGGTGCGTCTGAAAAAGACGTTGGCGGTTGGGACTTCTCTTATGTTGGTCTGCGTAAACTTATCCAGAAGGGTCTGGAGATTAAACGCGACGAGCTTAACGAACCTGACCTCGACGTTGAGAAGACAACTGACTCCATCATGGAAGATCAGTATCACCTCATGTCTGATTGGATGAAGAAGCAACTGTGGGCGAATGGCATTAAGATTCGCAGCATGGATAAAGTCAATCCTCTCACCAACAAAGACAAGAAGAACGTCGAAGAATGGCTCAAAGAACTTCCGAAGAACGTTAAGAAGTTTGAGGCATACGAAGCAGAGGAAGCGAAGAAGAAAGCCGCTGCCGCTGCTGGTGGAACCACTGGCAAGAAAGTCAAGATCAGTAAGTCCATGCTCAAGCTGGCACTTAAGGGGATTGCGAAAAAATGATGACGGCAGAAGATGTATGTTCGTTCCTGAACAAGCATCTGGTAGAACGTCCGGCATTCATGGGTGCTGCCTTGCGTACTGCTTGGCAGCTTAACCCGGGCGATGTACCTGATGATATTTACGTTCACCAGATCGCAGAGAACTGCTACAGCGCTGACCTTGTCGGCGTTCTGAATGGCCTGATAGCAGCGTCGGGCAAGCGCCTGAATGCTGTAAATATACAGGGCACACTACAATTTGTTTTAGAGGATAGAGATGAAGACTTGTCGATTACCGAAGAACCCCGCTAAGAAATGCAGCCTAACGCTGAACGGTACGTTCCTGTCAGATATTCTTAAACGTGTTGATAGCGTAACGCGTTTCTCTGAGTCGGACGACAAGCTGACGCACATTCATCTGCTGGTCACCTATAAGTCTGACGTGTTCGTTCTCGGTCGTACTCCTGATACGTTCGTTGCGTATCTGGTGCCGGGTGCAACTGCCGACGCTGACACGGTTATGAACATCGACCCGATTCAGTTGACCGGCCTGATCAGTAAGCGTAAAGAACTGAACGTTGAGTTCGACGGTAAGACGTTGAACATCAGCGAACAGAAGGGCAAGTACAAAGCAGAAGTGAAACTGCGTCCAGTATCTGCCGAACAGATTCCGATGGTTGAACAGGGTCTGCATCACCATATCGAAGGCGGTCATGAGATGACGCGTGAAGTAATCGACGCGATGACTCAGGGCGTTAAGCTGACTCGTTTGAAAGATACGATCACAGGTCAGACCGTGATGTGTCGTGTTATCTGTGACGGTGAGAGCCTGAGCCTCGTTAGCCCTGGTCACTGGACTTCATCTCGTTATCGCGCTGCACTGAAAAAGAAAGTGAAGCCGTTCCGTTTCAGTCTGACTGGCGAGATGTTCGATTTGATTTATCGCTTCTGCGGTGAAGAGAAGGTAACGTTCCACGTAGACAGCAGTTCATTCGCAGCCGAAGCCGAATCTTTCGTTCTGACACTGCCTCCGATTCAGGCATCGGATGAAGACTATCGTTACATGGACAACATGATCGCACAACTCGGCAAGCCGCTGATTGGTTGTGTGATTAAGGGTGACCTGTCTGCACCGTTCGCTAACATCTCGACGCTGATCGAGAAGAAAGGTAACACGAACGCGAAGCTCCTCGTTAAGAAGCAAGAGTTCAAACTCAAGTTCGGTAACGATAGCGGCAGCGTACAGGACAGCTTGAAGCTGGCGAAGCCTGTTGAGAAAGAGTTTAGTACCTCGCTCGACATGCGCATCATTCGTGAGTTGTTGCGTAACATCGGGCGTGAAGAACGACACAACATGGGCTTCCATGGTGCGAACATCAATAGCCTGAACGCGTTCAGCCTGAACTATAAGTTCGACACGCACACGCTGTTGTACTTCGGGTATCTGCCAGCATGACCAAGCTGGTGGTCAAGAAAAACGTCCTCATTGGGGACGTTTCTTCACTCATACATGATGTGCTGTATGAAATACCTAATGCCCCGCGCGGGCGTCGTCGTTTCTGCCTGATTTATAAAGCTGTGTACGGTAACGAACTCACGATTGATAGTGTTGCACCTATTGAGCACAGCTATCACTTCAAGCAATCGTATCTGCGCCTTGCTGATACTGTTGTGGGTTCGCTGCTCGAAGTGTCTGCGAAGTGGTGTACGTTTAATGACGTGTCTGTCGGCTACATGCCGCCTCTCGAAAAGACATTCAACTTCACCTGCCCTATCGAAGGTCCGTCCGGTGGTCTGCTAATTTATCGGGACGAGCATGGCAGCTTCTTTGCTATGCCGAACAAAACTCCGGACAGCCCGATTCTCGTAACTGATAAAGGTGATTAATGGACGACCTAAAGCGCATTCGAATAAAGGTCAAGAATGACAAGCGCTATAAGAAGCTGAGAGACATTTATAAAACGAATGCTATCTTTCAGCAACCGCTCGCCGAACTGCAAGACGAAGCGCGTAAGCTATTCAAGATGCGTAAGGTCAGAACGCTCAACATCTCTGACCCAAGCGCACTGAACAAGCTGGCCGAGTCGATAATTCAAGATCAATCGTACCGAAGCCGTATGACTGAGATCCTGACCAACATTCACACAGCCTCAAAACTGTTAAATGATATGTTGGAACGATTTCAGGATTACGCCTCGGTCACGTATGCAAAAGATCTGAAAGCCGTCGGTGCTGCGAAAGAACGCGAGCGCTGTGTCAGAAACATTATGGCCGAATACTACCGCTACGCTGATTCGCTTGAACAACTCAAGGACGAGATTGACCTGTATATCAAGGACATTGATAAGTGTGGCTTTGCCTTTAAAGCGCTTGTCGATACGATGAACATCATCAATCAGCGTGAGTACGGTCTGCCGAACTCAAGGAAATAGATGTGACTGCCAAAGTATTGGTCGATAGCCGTCTGCACATTCCAGTTAAGGTTGTGGACGCAGACAACATCATCAAGAAGATGACTCACTATGAGTTCGAAAATGCCGTGTGCAAGAACTGTGAGTTTCGTTCTATACGACCGTCCGAAGAATGCCGTTCGTGTTCTAAAGGCGGTCTGCTCGACATTACCGTGCTGGCGAAATACTCTGAGATTAAGGGTAAGCGTTACGTGTCTATTCCGTACGGTGAGATGCACCGTTTTGAGAAGACAGCAGGGTTGAGCCTGAAAGAAGTGAAGTTCGTGAATGGAACGAGTCGCGTACCTTACGACTACAAAGTGAAGTTCACGGGCAAGCTGCGTGAGTATCAGGAAGAGCCGTTCGAGAAGATGTTCGGTGAACTGTGTGGTGTGTTCAAAGCACCGCCTCGTTCTGGTAAGACAGTTATCGGTACTGCTGGTGCATGTCACTCTGGATTCCGTACAGTCATTATGGCTGACCAGAAAGACTTCCTCGATGGTTTCTTAGAGACTATCGAAGCGATGACGAATCTTCCTGAGCTGGAAGAGAAGCACGGTAAGAAGCTGTATGGTTTCCCGAAGACTCTGGACGACTATAAGAACTTCCAGATTATCCTCGTGACCTATCAGTCTCTGATCTCTGACAGCAAGAACTCGAAGAAGCGACTCAAGTTGCTGAACGAGAACTACGGTACGCTGTTCGTCGATGAATGCCACGCTGGTAACGCAAGCTGCTACAGCCGCGTACTGGCCTCTCTGAAAATGAAGTACCGCTTCGGTCTGACTGCAACGCCTAAGCGTAAAGACGGTCGTCACTACCTGATTGAATCTATCTTCGGGCCTGTGATTGCCGAAGCGTTTGTTGAGGAGCTTGTGCCGAAAGTAACGTTGCATAAGACTTCAACGAAGGTGCAGTCGAAAGCGAACTACAACAACAAAAGTGGCTGGGTGCGATTCTGTAAGTTCCTTGCAAATCATCCAGACCGCAACGATAAGATCTTTGAATGGATTATCAAAGATCTCGATGCTGGTCGAAGTATCGCAATCCCAATCATGTTCACTGATCAAGCGCGTCGTCTGGTGCAGCGTATCAATGAGCATTACATGGAAGAAGTTGCTGCTGTGTTCCTTGGCGGTGCGAAAGAAGCGAAGAAGCGTAAGCCGATTATTGATGCAGCGCGTGAAGGTAAGATACGTTGCGTTGTCGGTATGCGTAAGCTGATGCAGCGCGGCCTGAACGTTCCGAAGTGGGACACGCTGTACTACATCATGCCGATGAACAACGAGCCGAACTGGAAACAGGAGTCGTGTCGTATTCTGACGCCGATGGAAAACAAACGCACACCTGTGATTCGTATGTTCATTGATCCGAAGATGGATCGTTCGATGCAGTGTGCTCGTTCCGTTCTCAAGATGTGCTGGAAGTTTGGTTACGCGAAAGCGAAGCGTACACCGAAGAAGCTGCGTGACTGGATGGGAGTTGTGTCGAGAGGTGAAGCGCTTGATAGCGAACTGCCTGACTACTTCGAGCCAGAAGCGAAAGTGAAAGGCCAGCCTTCTAACTTAGGCATGAGGCGATTCTAATGTCAGTTAACAATCTAGAAGACCTGCTGCACAAAGCCCTCAAGGAGGAGGGCTTCAACATGGTTACGTCACCGGCTTTCCCTAGCTTAACCTACACGCTGGATCTGCGCCTTGACATATCTATCGCAGGGTCTGCTACTAGCACTGTCGATGCGACGTATGAAGTGCTCAAACTCGTCAACATGAAAGAAGTTGAGGAGAAGTTGGGCAAGAACCTTGTTCTGGTGAGTTGCGATTCTGTTTTGGTTGACGAGAAGTTCTACGGACAACCACCAGCATACATTTATCAGAACTGTGTGTTTGCTAAAGGTGAACGTCCTGTGCCGAGCATCCAGACAACGTATCTGGCGATGCAGGGTATTTATCCTGATCTGCCTCCATTCAATCGACTCACTCTCGCCCAGAAAGATATGATTGCATGTCATATCGAAATGCTGGCCGACCATTTGAGGAAGTAACATGTTCGATCCACTGTACACTCTTATCGTTAACACGTTACGCGCTAACGAGAAAATCATCTTTGATGGTCAGTACGACGTTGAAGGCGGTGAAACGTTCTCTGTGCCGTTCGTTGCTAAATCACCGGCACCTGACAATAAAGCAGACGTTGAGCTGTCTGAGGTGTTTGCTCAATTTCCTGACGGCTTTGCTGTGCAGCGTATTGCTAACCTCGAACATACCAAAGTGCGTAAGCCTGTAGGCCTCAGCACTCGTTTCACGGAAGAGTATCAGGGTACGTTCCTGTTGACTGTAACTAAAGCTAACTGGCAGAAAGGTGATGACGGTGTTTCTGGTCAAGAAGGCCGTTACGTGGACGATGAAGAAAACGTTGTCGAAGATGAAAACGATCTCGGCCTTGCGGACATCATTGCTCGCTACAACAAACTTCCTGAACTCAAGAAGAAACAGTTCACGGCGTCTGCGCGTCTGCTCCTGAAAGGTCTCGCTCTCTAATTTATAGACTGTCTCTTTTGAAGCTATAAGGAGTTTAAATGAAAGAGCGTTTACCGCACACTCTCGATATGGATATGTTGACGAGTGAAGCAGCCCGCCTGTCCATGAGCGTTACTCCATGGGACCAACAGGATAGTGAGTTGTCGAACGAGGTTGTTACTCTGACTCTCGATTACTCTAACTTCGTCCACTCTGTGTCTGTCGTGTCTAACCTGCTGTTGGTAATGCGCGATACGCTTGAGTGTACAAACATCTGGTTGGTATCTCATGAATGTGTTCAGCACCCTGAACTCAGTGACTACACGCGCATTAACGTGACAGTCTTCCCACGCACCATTAAGGAATCATGCAATGCGTCTTGATCAACTGCAACGCTACATGAAAGAGCATGGCATCCCTCGTGCTGTCGCTCTGCATATGGGGCTCAAACACCTCGACTGGATTTCCAAAGATACCGATATGCAAGCCGAACACTGGCAGAAGCATACTATCTCGTGGGAAGTCCCTGAAGGTCCGTTTGACCTCGACGCATGGGCGATCAGTATTGCCGATGCACTCAAGCTCGAAGAAGCGTTTACTACCTACGAGCCTACACTGGAGCCAGACGCTAAGGGCATCATCATGTTCTACGGCTTCCGTTTCCACGACGATAAAAACGTAGCATCTGGCTGGCGTATCGTGTTCCAATACACCTACGTCGATCCAGAAATGCCACTAATGTAATAACAGGAGAACACCATGGAATTTAGAACAGAGTATAACCTGACACTCACTACTGTTGCAGGTCGAGCATTAGTGAAAGCGCTGGTGGAGTATCATGAGACAGTTCTTGGTACTGCAACTACGCCCGGCAATTTGCCGACTGTGTTCGAGGTTCCTGGTGTTCTTCGTATTGACAATCTGGTTGTGATCGAAGGTCATACCTATGAGTCAGTGCCCAATCCTGCTCACGCATTCTTCCCTCATGAAAGACCTAAGCATTTGCAGAAGCACGCCTATCGTCATGATCCACGCGAAACAGCCTTGAGTGACGACCGTGCTCTGAACGTCAGATTCGTTGTGTGGCAACGCGCTCCAGAATCTGTAAATACCTGACATGAACAACGGAGGGTATTGTGTTAACATTCGATTTTGAACCTGCTGTGGCAAAGCAAATGCAGACGCTGGGTGTAGACCCCCAGCTCCTGTTTGGCAAGCGCGAGAACTTTGATGTGGTAGAGGCAGCGCAAGATTACAAACCTCTGTCACCTTACTTCAAGGGTCGTGTTGTATCAAAGACCAAACAGCTTACTCACCTCGCGAAGATGATTCAGAATCCATTCGAGACTGATCCACGCATCACGGTGATTAGCAGTTTCCCGAATGACTACCGAGCGAAAATGGCAGCGCTGAATATCTTTAACGCTGCTGTAGAAGACAGCGCAGAGACGGCGCTCAAGCCTCGCTGGGTAACGCTGTACGGTGATCGCTTCGACTATGAACAACTCAAAAGCAAGCGACCGTCATTGTTAGTGTTGACCAACGTAACTATGGACAGCACCAGCTATAAGATTGAACGACTGCGAGACATCCTTGAGATGTTTCCGAAGATACCTCGCATCGTTGTGACAGGCGGCGGGCCTGACCCGCTTGAACTGTTTACGAAACGTATTCATCTGCAAGCGCACACCGGCATTTCAATCGGACCTGCGCATGTAGTTTCAAACGTTCTTGAACTAATGACTTCTTCTCTTTAAGGAAAACCAATGTTGCTGAATGAACTGAATGCGCTGCTGGCCAAACACCGTGACGAACTTAAACTGCCCAGCTTCCGCGCTGAGGTGTCTTCGTCAGGTAACAATTTGCAGTGGTTGCACAAGAATTTGAAACGCAATCCACAGTGCCCGCCGCGCATTGCAGAACTGGTAGCTAAACCAATCTCGGAGCTGACGCGCCCATGACAAATACTCAGTTGATGGTTATCCCTCAACACCCTGCGCTGTTAGGTACGTCTATTGATCTCGCCGATGAACTGGAGTTTCAAACTCTGGAAGCTGAGGGCGGTGAGACACTCGAAGAAGTTCTCGAAGAAGTAGCAGCCCTCGAACTGCGCTACAGTGCAGACTGCGAACGCGTGACCAAGATTATTGATAAGCTGAACGCCAACAACAAACCGCTTATCATGGAAGTCGAGCGTCTGAACGCCGAGCTGCAAGCAATCCTGATTAACCTGGCCGAGTCTGCTGACCTTGAAGATCAAGCGAACGCAGAAGACTTGAAGAAGATTCTGGAAGACAACTTCGAGCAGGACGACACTGACCACGAAACGCGTGATAACGAAGGCGATGCTGACACAGAAGCCGCACACGAAGCGTGGTCCCGCACCGAACTTACTCGTAAGTGTAAGGCTATCTACAAAGCAATCGCTCGCATGACACACCCTGATAAGTGTCGTCACCTGCCTGATGAAGTTAAGCTGCTTCGTGCCGCATTGTTCCTACGTGCCAAAGACGCACTGGCCCGTCTGGACTATGAAGGTTTAGATGCAATTCACATTGAATTGTGTTCAAAATCTCACGAACCTCTTAATTTAGTGCAACGTCTGTTACGTGCGCGTGAGCGTCGTCAGAACCTTTACCGTAAGATTGAAGCGCTTCGACAGTCCGATGAATGGCGACTGTTCTCCATTGCATTCCATCACGGTGAAGGGGTCGCTGATGCGCAGTACCGCCACAACCTGCAACAGACACTGGAGGGCCTGCGTCACATGATTGCCCACGCGAAAGGTCAATCAGAGACCGACTCAAATTCTAATAACCACTGGGTTTAGTCATGACTACACTTGTTGTTTATCATCAAGGATGTGCTGATGGTAGTTTCGCTGCTGCCATTACAGCACTTGCGTATCCCAATGATACGCTCCACTTCTTCCCTGCTGTCTACGCACAAGATCAAGGGGATATAGTTACTGCTGACGGAGTTCTCATGGAAGATATTCCGGGACTCGAAGGCGGTAAAGATGCGCTGTATAAACGCGTTGTTGTAGTTGACTTCTCTTTCACCGAACGTCAAATGGCGCTGTTCACCAAACGCTACAGCGGTAACTTCAAGGTACTCGACCATCACGATTGCCGCAGCCTTGAACTGTATGCGAAAGAGTGTGCTGCGCTCGAAGTAAGTCCTGGCTCGCTAACGTTTGCTGCTGGTGGCAGTGGTGCGTTGCTTGCGTACATGGCGCATGTGTCTGAGTTCCAACAGCACCAGTATGCTTGCACTGATAACATCATTCGCATCGCACAACTGGTGTCTGACCGTGACCTGTGGATTCGCACCAACAAACGTGCGTTCGCGTTCTACGAAGGTTACTCGAAAGACGTGTTCTCGGAAGTTGAGAAGTGTGGTCATATCTACACTGAACTTCCTCCGACCGTTCGTAAAGCCTACAAGATTATTCTTGCTGGCGACATTGAGCAGATCATCGAACAGGGTATCAAGAACATTGAAATCCGTGACGAGAAGATTCGCCAGATGATTGACGAGAACAGCTTCTTCTCTGAACCGAACGCGCTGATCGACGTGAAACACGCTGTGGTACCCTGCGATAAAAACATCGCATCTGAAACTGGTACCTACGTCTACGAAAACTATGCGCACTTCCAAACAGTGCTGCTGGTGCGTAAAGGTCATCGTGACCCAGACCGTGTGTACGTTAGCTGTCGCTCTCAGGGGTATCCTGAAGGCCACAAAGGTAGCGCTCGTTATATCGCACGTACTCGTGGTGGTGACGGTCATGTTAGTGCTGCTGGTTTCAACGTGTCGCTGGAAGAGTTCAACCAACTCTATCCTGGCCTGAAACTTGACTTCGATTCAGTAGGTTGTGATTGTTAAAACAAAGGGGTGGCTTCGGCTGCCCCTTTTGCATTTCTTGTCGCTTATACGATAATTTCAGACAGTCATATAAGGAGACAAATCATGCCCGTTAACTCAACGCATTCCTCTGCTGGTGTTTATACTGGTGTACGGGATCTCTCCGTTGGTGCAACGTCTTTATCTACGGCAGTAGTAGGCATTGTTGGTCAGGCTCGTCGTGGTCCTGTAAACCAGCGTGTTGATGTGCGTAATAAAGATGATCTGAAAAACATCTTCGGTGCAAAAGATCCCAAGTATGGCCTTGGCCTGTATCTCGCGCTGCCTGTTGCGAAGCAGACTAACCAGCTTAAATTCGTCCGTATCACTAAGAACGCAAAATACGCGGTCGGTGTGGTTACTGTCGATGACGCGTCTGCTGTTCAACCAGTAGTTCGCATCACCCCTTACACTGATGAAGACGGTAACATCGTCGGTGTGGATTCTCCTGATCAGCTGGGCTTCTTGCCTACTGACCCGTTGAACGATAACATCATCGGTTACGTTATTCTGGAAAACCCAGGCGACTGGAACAACCAGATGGCGTTGCAGATTCGTCCGGCCTGTCCGAAGGGTCTCGACCCGTTTGACGACCGTAAGTCGTATAACACGAAGCTGTTTTATATCGACGAGTACGAGAACTATCAGAACGGTAGCGCCCCGGTAAACTCTTACCAGTGCAGCCTGTACGATTATGCGGATGAGTTCGACCGCCAGTATCGTATCGATCATGCGATGGAAAACGAAAGCTCTAACTTCCGCTTCATTCGCAACCCGTACTTCACAACCGATATCGACTTCTTTAGCACTGACTTCATCTTCTTCCAAGGTGGTGCTGACGGTGATACCTGTACTTCTGATGACTTTGCGAAAGCATATCAGGAATACTTCGGTGATCCGGAAGAAGTTCGCGTGACGCTGCTGATTAGTCCTACTCAGGATTACATCATTCACCGTGGCATGAAAGCCGCTGCTGCTGCGCACGTTAACTGTTTCGTTATCTGTGGCATTCCATCCGCAGAGCAGTCTGTGTCGAAAGCGATTCGTTATCGCCGTCAGACGTTGAACGTCAACGACACTAACATGGCTCTGTATACGCCTGATATCAAAATCTTCGACGAAGACACTGGCCGCTATCTGTGGACTGCGTGTGTTGGTCAGATTTGTGCTGTGTTTGCGTACACGGATAACAACCGTGGTAGCTGGTTCGCACCTGCTGGTATCACTGCATCTGCGCCTCTCGACATTCTGGAAATCGCTCAGAAGTACGATCAGGATGACCGCGATGCGATGACGCGTGAGCAAGTGAACTACATTCGTAAACTGCCTGCTATTATGGGTGGTGGTTACGCTGTGTGGGAAGCGAGCACTCAGTACAACCAGAACTCTGCTTTCCAGCAGATTCAGATTCAGCGTATGGTAGGCTACGTGCTTGAAGTCTGTCAGCGCACTTGCCGCGTTGGCCTGTTTGACCCGAACGATAACATCCTTCGTGCTTATCTGAAAGGTATCGTCGAGAAGTTCCTCGAAGAAATCAAATTGGCTCGTGGTCTGCGTAGTGGTAGCTCCGGCTCTCAGGGCTACGTTGTTGTGTGTGACGAGAATAACAACACCAACCAGACTATCGCTAACGGCGACCTGATTCTGGACATCGTGTTGGACCCGACGCGTACTACGAAGCGTCTGATCTATCGTTTCAACATCAACCCGACAGGCAGTACCTCCACAACTCTGAGTCAGTAATCAATGAGGAGGGCTTCGGTCCTCCTCTTTTTGTATTGTGAGGTTCTATGCTTACTTTGACCATTCAAGGTAACTTGGAATACTGCTTCTCGCTGCGTAATAAACAACTGCGCTTCTTAGTCGCAATGGATAACCCGCCTTTGCGGGGCACACTCCAGATTGAGAATGCAGCGGGTACGGTGCTCAAGAAACTTGATATGCCGACTACTGGCACCAGCGCGTACTTCGACTTCACTCTGCCTTTCGATACAGGCGAGCACGACATTGTTGCTAAGGCGTATAACGTCAGCACAACGCTCAACGCAACGTCGAACAAGGTACGTGTGTCTGTGCCATTCAGCGGTGAGTACGGTCCTCGTTTCGGCATACACGATAAAGTGTTGTCGATTCAAGACTACAACGACACCTTCTTCCGTTCTCTGACTACTGTTCTCGGTGAGTCGAGTCCTCAGCTAATCACTTGCCCTCCGAACGAATCTACTTCTGACAACAACCGCTTCTTCTACGTCGCGTGGCCTAAGCGCTTACTCTATGGATATTTCCAAGAGACAGTACAAGGGTTCTCCGGCTCATGGGACGGCGCTATGGAGTTTAACGACTTCAACTTTGAAGGTGCAGCGGAAGTTAGTCTCGGTGGCTTTGATTATGTTGTCTATCGCAATGACTTCCCGTTCGATAGTCTCGACTACGTGTTCCGTATTAAATACGGCTCGACCAGTCCTAAGTCAGGCGACCCTGTATAATTTTAATCACCGCTTCTGGTAAACGGAGAACACAATGGAACTGAAACTTGAACAGTTCATCAGTAACGTTGAGTTGCTTACGAATATCCACCAGCAGAACAAAAACCCAATCATGTTCCGTCTGCCCAAAGATGGTTCGCAGTTAGGTCTGTTGTTCTACTGCTCGTATGCAGTTCCGCGTTACGTAGTCCTTCCGGTCAATGCGATCTGGATTGATTACGACCCTGAGTCTGCCACTTTCCGCACTGCGTTTAAGCGCACAACGAAAGACCTGGCTGACCCGTACAAAGACGTTTGGACTCCGCTGTACTTCTATGACGATGCTATGGAAGAACAAGCGTATGACCCGAACGATCTGCAAATCATCAATCAGGCGCTTCCACCTCTTGCGACTTCAATCACTCGTGGTGTAGGTTATCTGTCTTACCCAGAAGCTGAGTCACGCGCTATTCTGGAAGGCGATGAAACGCTGACGAACAATCGTGATCCAAAAGATCACACGCACCCTGAGAAGCCTGCTACTATGATCTCTATCAACGGTAGCTACGGCGAAGAGCATGTGCCTATCAAAGACCAGCTTGTTCCTGCTGTGAACCAAGTCATGGTGCTTGAAGACAATACGCTGCAATGGCGTAAGGTACGTGAATCTGAACTCGGCCAGCCTACTGATTAACGGAGCGGTTATGACTACACTGAATGAAATCGCTGCTGCTCTGTTGGCTGTCACGGGGTTTATGGACGATACGTCGAAAGACCAAATCACTCGTCAGATTAACCCGACACTCAACATCAGTTGTACGTTCATCGTGGCCTCAGCAGAACCTGCTGGCGTTGTGTTGCCAATGAACGTCGTATGGCTTTGCATGGAAGTGAACAGCGCGTTCTATCGCAAGTTCCTTGCACGTAAGTCGAAAGAGCCTGCTGGTGGATTCCAGAATACGTGGGAAGAAGTGAAGAACTTCAACTCGCTCTGGGCACCGCAGTATTACGATCCATCCGATATCAGTGGTGGTGACGAGATTCCTAACGCGTCTGTTGACACGTATGGTATCGCTCGCCTGACTACTGAGCCTGCTACTGTCGGTCGTCCTACGTTCGTGTCTGTATCTGACCCGCGTAACACTGACAAGCGTACACCGCTGCCTCACGATGAAATGCACGCCGAGAAGCCTCTGGTCGAAGTGAAGACTGTGCAGGACAAAGTGAACATGGACGCAGACGTGGGTGACAATGGTTCCACCTTCATTGCCGACACGTCAGTGAAAGCGTCTTACGGCCATCTGATTGCGACCGACATTCTGGAGAATAATGAATGAGCGTAACCACGATCGACGGCTTTGCTAAACAGTATATCGCTCTGGCTCGTACTCGCGGTCTGACGCCACGTAACCCAATCACTTTCTTGTTCCGTCCGAATGCGAACGATCAAACAGAAGTGCATCAGGTTGTTGTGTCTCTGACTGAGCCATCGTTTTCTGAAAAGCCGTACAACCTGATTTGGATTGACGCGAACACTGGTAGCCCTCAGTATCAGTATGTGCTGCGTCGTACCTCTGCTGTATCTGACGGCAATCACCGCGGCTCATGGGTAACCGTGACTGACTACGCGCAGTTGTTTGCTCAGAAACAGTTCTTCCGTCGCGTTGTAGAGAACGCCTCTGACCTGGGTATCGAAGTAGGTGACCTTGAGATTCCTCATGCGACCACCAGCCGTCTGGGTAGCATTGTTACCAAGACTGAACCTGCGAACCCTGACCTGCCTATCGCAGTGTCAAGCTCTGACCCACGTATGAGCGATGCGCGTTATCCAACGAATCACGATCACCCTGATTATGCGCGTACAATGATTCGTCTGAACGCCACTGCATTCGTTGAAGTCGCAAGCTCTAACGAACCGCAGCCGGGCTATGTTCTGTCAATCGTTGATCAGGACCCTACTAACCCGAACAAGTATATCGGTAAGTGGGTTAAGCCTACTTCTGATAACGTCGAGTGGGAATCACCTCACCTGATGAACTTGCGTATCAGCCTGCCGGGCAACGCGAGCTACATGTCGGATAACAGTAGCGTCAAACTGAACATCGACGCTGAATGGTCAAACAGCATTGAGCACAACCCGACTGGTGTTGAGTGGTCCATCGAAGAGAACGTTATCGGTGTGACTATCGCGCAAGACGGTACTGTGACTGCGCCTGACCTCGCTGCTGACGTTGTGCTGAAAGTCACTGCACGTAAGCGCGACCCTGTTTACGGTAACTGGGTAACTGCTACCTACGACCTGCTGATTAAGAACGCATTCATTCCTGACGACGAGCTGGTGTCTATCTCTATCGTTGGTACTGACACGTTGTTCTATAAGCAGAAAGAGACCTACACCGTGACTGCTCGTTACAAGTCTGGTGCTGTCGCAACTATCATGCCAACCAACTTCACGGTTGATAACGTCAATGCGTTATCGCTTGTTGGTCTGCAAGGTACTGCGAAGAAAGTCTCTACAGATACCGTGGTCAAACTGACTGCGACCTATCTGTACAACGGCCTGACCTTTAGCGCGACGAAGAACGTCACTGTTAAAGCGCAGTTGATCACGCTGCTCGAAGTGCTGGGTTCTTCTACCATTGCTTCTCAGGCAAGTGAAGCCTACACGTTTAAGATCACGTGGTCTAACGGCGACACTGAAATGATTACGCCGAACTCTTTCACTGCTGCTCCTACTACGTACACCACTATCAGTGGCAACGTGGTGACTGCGAAGAAAGAGACAACTCAGAACCGCACTGTAGTTCTGACTGCGACGTACATCACTGCTGACCAAACTGTTAGCGGCAATAAGACTGTCACTATCCTGAAAGAAGACGTTGCGGTAACGCTGTCATCTCTCGCTATTCAGGGTGCGAACACAATTCGCAGTGAAGAAAGCGCGAACTATACGTTCCTCGCTACTTACTCTGATGGTCACACCAAGCTGGTAGACCCAGCGACGTTCACCGCAGATCGTCTGGACATCGTTACTATCGTGAACAAGACTGTCAACGCAGGTAAAGTGTCTTCTGACATTCCTGTGAAGCTGTCTGCAACGTACACGGAGAACGGTATCACGAAGACCGCAACCCTCGATATCACTATCGTGAACGTTGTGCCTGTCGTTGACCTGTCGAGCATTAAGATCGTCGGTCCGTCATCTGTGCAAGAGAAGACCACTACGCCTTACACCGTGCTGGCAACTTACTCTGATGGACACACTGCGACAATCAGCCCGAACGAGTTCCGTCTGCAAGCTGCATCGAACTACGCGACGTTTGCTAACTCTGAGTTGGTTGTAGGTGCTGTGCCTATCGCTAACACCAGCGTAACGCTGTACGCGTCGTACACTGAAAACGGTATCACGAAGACTGCAACTCTGCCTGTGTCTATCGTTGGCAACCCGCCGACTGTGACCTCGCTTGAGATTCGTGGTCAAGACTCGATGAACGAGAACACCACTGCGCAATTCACTGCGTGGGAAATTCTCTCTGATGGTACTGACCGTCAGGTAGCTTCACCGACGTGGACTGTGATTCAGGGCAGCGCAATCGCAAGCATCGCTCAAACGGGTGTGTTGTCTGCTGGCGAAGTGACTCAGGACACAACTGTTCTGATTCGTGCGACTTACGATGGGCGTAATGCTCAGAAGTCTGTGCTCGTTAAGAACATCATCGTTATCACTCTGCTGTCCGTTCAACCGGCTGCTCCATCGCCTGTGTATGACTTCGGTACTGCATCCGGTGTAACGCGTGACCTGCATAGCACCCTGACGTTCTCTGACTCTACTACTCGTGAGGGTACTAGCGGTGAACTGTCTTACACGCTGTCAACTGCGGCTCAAGAATACTTTGAGATCGTTGCTGGTGGCACGACCGGCTGGCGCATTCGTACTAAGAAAGCACTCAGCGGTTTCTATGGCACTCTGACGTTCCAGTTGAACGTAGTTGCCACTGTCGGTACAGTATCGAAAACCGGTAACGTCCAGTTCACTGTTGTTGGTCCTACTGACGACGTGAGCAAAGTCGAAATCATCGGTGACGACTCTGTGACAGAAGGTACCGCGTCTGGTGATTACTTCGTGCGTGTTACTCGCCTGTCTGGTGCGACTAACGAGTATGCTTCTCTGCCTACTTGGTCGTTGCCTCAAGGTGCTGCATACGCAACGCTGTCTGTTGGTTCTACTTCGACTCGTGCGAAGCTGACCGTACCTGCTAACTCGATTAGCCAGAATCAGACTGCTACGCTTCGTGCTGCTAACGTAACTGTTGACGGCCAGACGTATGCACCTGAGAAAGTTGTCACGCTGATTAATCAGGCAGCAACGATCACTAAGCGCGAGCTGATTGGTCCTACTGCTGTGAACAAAGGTGAGACCGGTACTTACGTTCTGCGCCTGACGTTCTCTGACAACACCACGATCGACCTGACGCCTGTTATCACGCGTAGCTCTGGTTCCACTACAGGCTTCACGTTCAACGGCAACAACACGATCACCGGTAACACTGTGAGCACGACGCAGACAGCAATCATCACTGGTACTGCATCGTATAACAGTCAATCGCAGACTGCGAACCTGACAGTAACGAACACACCGGCACCAGCGACTCCTGACTCTGTGACTATCACGGGTCCTGCGTCAATCATTGGTGGTGTGACTACGGCCTATACTGCGACTGCTACGCTGTCTGACGGCACTACGCCTGACGTGACTGCTGATAGCGGTACAACGTGGTCGGTAGCTGTGAAGTCTGGTACTGCAACTGGCCTGAGCGTTGTTGGTGGCTCGTTGAAGTCTAACGCTGTTACTGCTGACGCTGTAGTGACCATCACTGTCTCTTACGTTAAGAACGGTAAGACGGTTACTGCGACGAAAGACGTTACGCTCAAACCGCAACAGTCCTCTGACTTGGGTGCTCGCTTCGGCTATCACTCTAAGATCAAGTCCACCAGCGGTTACGATGCGCAGTTCGTACAGGGTCTGCAAACAGCTCTGACTACGACTGGTCAGCAGCTCCTGAACTGTCCGGGAAATACCAGTACAAGTTCGAACAACGTGTTCTTCTACGTTGCGTGGCCGAAGTCTCTGGGCTATGGCTACTTCGTCGAATCTGTGCAGGGCTTTGCTGGTTCATGGGATGGTGCGTTGGAGTTCGATGACTTCAACTTTGCTGGTCCTGCCGAAGTGACTATCGGCGGTGTTGATTACGTTATCTATCGTAACGACTTCCCGTTTGACAGTCTGGCGTATACGTTCAAACTGACCTATGGTTCTTCTAACCCAGGTTCAGGTATCGCGTAAGGAGAATAAGATGCCGGTTAACATGACCTCGTTCCTGTTGCCAGCATCCGCAGCACTCCCATACCTCCTTGAAGACAAATATCTTCGAGGGGGTATGCGCTGTCTAGCTACACTCAATGATCGTGACACAATGTCCGTAGGTAATAAAAAGCCTGGGATGTTGTGTTACGTCACTGAGACCAAGAAGATGTATCAGCTTGGTACAGACAACGTGACGTGGGAAGAAGCGAAGTTCGGTGGTTCCAACTATAAGTTCGAATCGCCGTTCGTCACTGCTGTGGATGAAACAGGTCTGACAGTTGTTGGACTCGACCCTAGCAAGCAAGTGCCTGAACCTGAATATGCGGGTATGACTCTCATGTCAGGCGCGAATGGTACGATGTTCTGGGTTGATATGAGTGGTAATGAAAGCGCTGGTGTGCGTAAGACTGTAGAGTATGAAGCCGCTAACTACATTACCCCTGGCCAGCAACTCGACTTCGATCTGGCAATGAACAAAACGGTTATGCTGCTTTCTGTTAAGCTGAACGCCTTTGACGTAGAATTGACTGCGTATCAAAGTACACTTCGTGACGACAGAAACCCGTATATATTCCGTTCCACTGCTAATTTTCTCGAAGATGATGGTGTGTTTACTGACGTGGATAGCGAAGGCAATCCTCTCGTCCGTAAGCTGCGCCGATACTCCTTCTTGTCTAACAAAGACAATACGAACACTATCTCGTGGCGTATGAAGAATATCGGTACATCGCCGTCGAAACCGAAACTCACTGTAACCTATCTGGTAATGGAGTGATAACCATATGGCTATTCAACGTGTAAACGCCACTAAGCTCGTAGGTCTGGAAGCACTGACCCGCGATCTCGTTGGCAAAATGATTACGGCAGGCTTCTCGCTGATTGCTGTTGACGGCAAAGCAGGAACTACCGTAACACCTACCGGCAAGACTTTCTATCTGCTGGCTTCTGATGCGGTTGACCCGCTGTATCAAAACCAGAAGTGGGGCATCATGTTGTCTGCTGACAACGCTGCCAAAACTCTGGCTGTGAACGTTCTGCCTGATAATCAGGTGAACGCTACTGATTACACCGCAGCGAAACGCTCTGCTACCGTTGAAGTCGGTCGTATGTCTAAGTCTGGCCTGATCGCTAACTTCTTCATCGACCTGACCAACGACTGGAAGATGGACGCGACTGCTGATATGTCTGCATACCCGCTGACGTATGACTTCATCACTACCGACCACGGTATCGCTCTGCATATCAACGCAGAAGGTTTCGACAACACCGGTACTGCATTTAGCTGGTTCGTTGTTCAGCGTGGCGTTCAGTCCACTGACACTGACCCAGGTGATCAGAGCCCTCTGTTCGCTATCTTCTCCTGCGGCGGTGGTCTTGCCGGTGACCCTGATACCATCAAGCCGGAAGCTATTCAGCGCTACACTGTGATCGAAGAGGGTATCTACTCTGCTACGGTCCCACTGTCTGCTGTTCAGCCTACGCCTGACTCTGCTCCTATCATCAACCCGCTCCAGCAGGTTATGATTGCAGAAGGTAACCGCGCTATCGTTCTGTTCCCGCAGATGATTAACACTCAGCGCTATGTGTACTTCGCTACACTGGACATGCTGGGTTACACGTCTGCTGACGTTCTCTCTGCCGGTTCCGAAGTGCAGTTGAACCCTCTGAAAGCAGCAACCAAAACCAAATACCTGGGCATGAACGCTAACGGTAAAGACAACCGTGGTATGCGTCTGATGCTTCCTATCGGCCTGGGCGACGCGGCTTAATTAAGGGGATAACAACTCATGAACAAACTGATTGTGAAATCTGGCTTCACCAGCAACCTGAAAATGTGGCGTTCTATCCTCGAAGATATGATGGCCAACGGCTTCTCTCTGGTGAGCTACAACGGCACTATCGCTTCTACTCTCCCTTCGACGGACCTTGCGTCTTTCGTACTGGAAGCGACAAACGCTATCGACCCGCTGGCGGGCACAGGTGCTGGCAAGCAACGCTGGCGTTTTGCGATGAAAGGCACTGAGAAGCGTACTAACCTGTATTGCGCAGCGCCTGAGCAGATCTCCGACACTGGCACTATCGCTAAGACAGGCACTATCTCTGCTGGCGGTACTTCTTTCCCTGAGTATGCAGGTCAGATTGGCGCTCGCTATAACGGCAGCACTGGCGGTTCTGCGGGTGACTACGATGTGTGCTTCTATCATCGCGGCATCGTTGGCGCGGGTATCAATACCGTGTACTACGGTGGCACCATGGCTTATCCAACCAACGCCACTACATCTACTGCCGGTCAGCAGAACACGGACAGTCTGATTTGGGCTGACCCGGAAGCGACTCCGTTCACGTATCACCTGTCCTTCACTGACCACGGCTTCGCGCTGCATATCGGTGTTGAAGGTCGTGACTCTGACGGTTGCCGCGCTTCGTGGCTGGTTGTACAACGTGCTATCAACTCTGATGGTACTGTGGTCGTTGACGGTAAAGCTCCTCTGTTCTGCATGTTCTCTGTGAACGGTGGTGGCTCTATCAACAACGATATTGAAGTGCGCCCAGCAACTAACAGCCCTGGTTCGTTCCAGATCATGCGCTACACCGTGCGTGAGTCTGATGTGAACGCGCCGACTGTACCTGCACCGGCACACGTACACAGTGCAGATAGCTCTGCTGTACTGAACCCGTATCAGATGGTTCCGTTCTCCGAAGACAACCACTTCGACTTCCGTCTGCCTGCGGGCTTCAACACGCAGCGCTACAGCTATCCGTACGAAATGGATATCGTGGGTTATGCGTCTGCTGACGTTATCTCCAACGGCACTGAGATTGATGTGCAGGTGTATAACGAAACCGAAGACGATGGCAGCACTGCGAAGAAGCGTACCTACAAAGCTCTGACTGCTAACAGTCCGAACAACACCGGTATGCGTGTATTCTTCCTTAAAGGTTATAAAGAACCTGAGTCAGGCGCCGGAGCCTAATCCTCACAGGGTGCCTTCGGGCGCCCTTTTTAGTTTCCGCATCGTGAGGTGAACAATGGCTGAAATGATTCCTGTAGTATCAGCAACAGGTGCACAGTCGTGGTCTGGTAGTGCAACAATCCAGAGTCACACTGACACGCTGACGTTTCGTGTAGTTGGCGGTACGTTTGCTGATGCAACAACTGAAAAGGATATCGCGCCGAGTTCTGGTTCTGACTATCCAGTTAGCTTGATTGCTACTGTCACGGTCGATGCCTCTGCTACGCAACCTGTTCTGCTTTACTACAAAGACGGTGACTTGTGGATGCTTGTGCATTCTATGTCTCGTATCTTTGTCCGACCACAAACGAAAGAGCTGGACTATCGTCTGGTTACTCAGGGTATGGACGCTATGCCTCTTGGCGCTGCCGTCAACCCTACGTATGGTGGTCTTGTCCTTGGCGGTGGTGTTCGTATTCCCACTGTGCAGGATATGCAGCAGGGTAGCGTGGCGAAGTTCTCGGACTTCGATTCCACCTTCTTTGATCTGACTAAACCGATATCAATCGTTCACGACCGCGTGGCACGTACCCTGTACTATATCCACACTGACGGTGATGTGTCGAATACGAAAGTGTTCGGTGCGATGTACAACGTTGATATTGCTGGCTATAAGATCAGTTACGACGCAACCGGAAAGCGCAGCGCAGTAGTCTTCCACAAGTCCGGTCAGGTAGACGTGCTTGATGAAGCGATGACGCAGTTCGGTGAACCTAAACAGCTTGGCTATACAGTCAACCGTGTTGTGTGTCGTCGTGCTGGTGTTGGTTCAAACACTGTCGATAGCTACGTTGCGTTTGACCAAGATGGACGTGCGCATTACCTGAATGCCTCGTTCGTTGAAACGTCAGTTAAGTCTGACAAGTTCTACGTCAACGGCTCCGATAGTTATGATGTGCTGTCAACGCTTGACGGTAAGCTGGTGGGTGGTAACACTGCTGCCGCTCCTGCTAACGTCTTCTGGTATCAGTTCATACCGAGTTCATTGCTTGTCTTCGGTCACGAGGGTACAAACGTTTATCAGTTCAACATCCGTGATAACGTACAGAACGTTGCTGCTCGTCCTCTTGTTGCCAACGACCTTGTTGTGTTCAACACGACTGCTGCTTGGTCTGCTGCTGGTGGCAAGTTAGTTTCTGGTATGGACACGAACGGTAGCAATGCGCTGTTCGACTTCGCTACGACTGACACGCCTACTCAGACACGCTCTGGTTGGCCTTATGTTGAACTCCTGACACCGCCATACACTCAGGAAGATACATACGACCGTCTGTTCTATTACGCAGCACGTCCTACTACTGGTCTGAAACACCTGACCATTCGTGACTACACTGTGAACATGCCTGACCTGAGCAACATCAACTTGGGTCCGTCTGTAACGTTCAAAGTGATTGTCGATGCAGGTGACCCGGATATTGCACTGCCTATCACGGCACCTGCTGGTGTGACTGTTGCTGCTACGATTGACGTCACCACGACTGATATTGTTGACGGTAAAGAAGTCACTACTACCACGACCGTGCCTGTGACGAAAGTGTACGACGGTCAGGAAGTTACTATCACGTTGAGTCATGCGTACATCACCAGCACATCGTTCCCTATTTCTATCGGGCGTTCTGTTTATCAGTTCGAGATGAAAGCTGACGATACGCCTAACGCTTTCTCGTGGCAGAACATTCTGGGTGTTGACAACGACACTTGGAATCGCACCGAAGACGTAACCATCAGCGGTATTAACGTTGCTGTGCCTGTCTCTGTGTTGATTGATGGTCAGGAAGACTACGACCGCGTTAAGATCTTTGTGGATGGTGTAGAGACAGCAATGCCTGTGCTCATTCGCAATAATCAAAAGCTCGGCTTCGAAATTCTGCATGAGAACAACACATCGCGCATTGACGTAGATGTTGGTCAGGGCACTTCTCGTTTCGGTATCTATACGATTGTCGAAGCGCAGATTGATGTTGGCCGCCACTGGGCATACATGCCTATCGGTAAAGAAGTCAAATCCGATACGTTCAAGAACACCGGCACTATTCCGCTGACGTTGACTATCGACTCGCCTGACGGTGCTGTGTTTGCCAACGGTAGTACGACTGTCACTGTGCCTGTGAATGGAACGACCAGCATTAAGTTCACGCCTCCTGAAAACAAGCAGTACACGATCAAGTTCCACTCTGATCAGTTCAGCTATGAATGGTACGTGTGGGCAGATGCAGAATGGTTAGGCACACCAGCTCCGACTAAACGCGCAGAGCGTTATGTTATGGGCGACAGCGGTGATCTGTTCATCGACAACATCCCAGATAACTTCTGGACGTACTTCACTGTTCCTGCTGGCATGTTGCTTGACGTTGATGGTGTGCGTGTCGTCGTCGACCTGGACTCTCGCGGCGTGTACAAAGAGCAAGGCCTTGTAATGGGTCCGTTCGAGTGCGCAGACACGATGCTCAAAATCTACGGTCTGCCGTCGCATGATCAACCGCACACGTTGATGTTTGGTAATGCGCCGTTCGGTTGGCTGTATGATATGACGGTCGATCCGTCGTACACGGCATACGCTACTGACTCTGTGCAGATCTTCGACGTTACGCATCTCGATGCTGTGGCAGAGGCAGTCACTGTCACCGAGAAGACGTTCATCGGTGCAGGTACTCACAGCGTTAACCTTGAGCCTGAGTTTGACAATGACCTTGAAGTGCAGCTCCAGTGGTTCGACTTCGAACAAGGTCAAACGCACACTGACGGTGCAGTGGTTCGCACGATTGAAGCAGGTGATACAGTTGATAAGCAGATTATCGCTGGGCCTGAGTTCGATACAGGTCAGAAGGACTTTGTGGATAACTTCCGCATGTTCGACCTGATTGCACGTTCTGATATTGTGCTCGACAAGTTCGACTTGTTTGAACTGACGCAAGGCCAGAAGGACGTCATTACGACAATGCCTCTGCCTGCATTTGTCGATAAGACAGAGAGCGTAACGTCCGATACGTTCCCGTTGTTTGAACTGACTGTGGGGCAGGAAGATACTGTCGCTGAGTTCCCTCTGTTTGAGGCGACTGTTGGTGCTGACGTTGTATCTGACGAGTTCAGTGCTTCATTCATCGACGGTACAGGTGTTGTTGTAGATACGTTCTGGCCTGACTTCACCGAAGCTCTGTATGTTGTTAGTGACACCTTCATTAATAACTTCGTTGAGCACATGGACGACGAGCCTCAGTATTTCGATCTGCGTAGCCCTGAGTATCGTTCTTCTATCAAGGCTAAGTCAGATCAGATTCTGCCGAAGTTCGCAAACGATAAAGGCATCTACCCTGCTGACGCTCTCACTCCACGTAAGGTAGATAACCTAGGATTGTATGACGGTGGTTCTACACTGCCTCGTCAAGCATCCGGTGGTGGCCTGTATCAGCAGGATATGACAGAAGCGCAGTACGTTCCACCAAGTGCTGTGTATCAAATCGGCTGGGCTAGACCTCAATGGGTTCCGGCAACTGTGACGTATCAAGTCGGTGCTCACGTTGCGAAGTACGTTGACCCAATCTACCACCCTGCTGTTCTGTTCATTCCTGAAATACCGTTTGTGCGTCGTATGCCTGCTCCTGTGTATTATCACTACGAGCCGTCTGATCCTCAGTGGATGAAAGAGCCTGTTCAGTACCCAGTAGCACCGGCACCGAGTGACTTCTATCATCTGAAAGCAGTTGCTGGCGATCACGAAGCATTTGCCCCGCATACTGTAGACACGCCTACCGTGTACAAGCACTTGATTGAGAGTCAGTTCATCCAGTCGAGTCGCAGCGGTAAGACTGAGGAGCTTCAAAATCGTCAGGTCAACACAGACAGAGTTATTTCTGTTGCGTGTAAGGCAGGTAATCCTGTTACGCCTAAACCGATTCGTGTAGAGATTCAGAAGACACGCAGAGCCACCAGCAAGCCTTACGCTGTTCTTGCGCCTGTTGTCGAAGCATGGACGGTTGAGCCTAACCACGGTTCGATTGATAAGCCGCTTGAAGAGGGCTACTATGCAACTGAACTTGACGCGTTGCAGAACGCTACGCAGGTCTGGGGCTTCGATCCTTCTATGGTCTATGCTATCCAGCAGCCTAACGGTTACTGGACGTGGGCACAGATTACCGTGTGCGAAGAATCTTGTGGCTCTATGTCTTGTGCCGCGAGAGGATATTTGAGCGGGGGTTAATCCCCGCTTTACCTCGCGCAAGCTAATTTCAACGAGTGTTTGTACAACATAGAGACAATAACATGGTACTTTCCGTATCTGCATCCTATAGCGATGCCGTATCGAAGTACGCGTGGATGAAGTATACAGGTTCACGCGGAAAAGAAGTATCCCAACGAACTCATAAGCGCATGATTCGTGAAGGTGATATCTTCGGTATTCTCCCGCTGCGTAATGGCGGACGCTACACTCTGATTTTCCCTGATATGCCGCATGTTGACTTCCCACTCGACAAAGCTGCTGGCCTGTTCCTGATGGAACGTGCATCGAAGTTGCGCAAAGTACCTGACGTTGTTAATCGTGAGACTGCTGGCCGCACTAAGACTGCTGGTGCTAAGACGATGGAACGTCAACTCAACCGCAGTCAGTTCGATGCTGCCCGCTTCTCGCCGCGTCGTGTTCCATCTGAGTCGGTGTACGGCGTTAACTTCGACAACTATCAGTGGCGTATGGTTGCAAGCCCTGAATACCCTGTGAAGACCTCTAAGGGTATGACCAAGCTATACAAGAACGACATGATTGGTGTGCGCTTCATGCGCCCAGGCAAAGGTGGTATCGTCATTAACTCTGAGGGTATGTTCCTTAAAGTCGATGATGCTCAATACGACCTGATTGTACATGACACCAACATCCTGCCGTTCAACGATTGGCCGAAAGGTGTTCTGACTGCTGATGACGTTAAAGCATATCGTCGCGTAGTGCGTCGTGCTCGTCGTCGTTCTGCTGAGGAAGAACAGGAAGCCCAACGCCTTGCGAACAACGCCAAAATTCTGGAGCAGAAGCAGCAACGCAAAGAGCTACAGAAAGAAGCGAACAAGAAGAAGCACGAACGAGAGTCCGAGCTTAGTTCGCTGCGTAAGAAAGTGCGTTCTGGTGAAGTTGAGATCGATAAGCCAGAAGTGCGTACTGTCTACGAAGACGGTGTTGATAAACGTGGCAAGCGTATTCGTGTAATCGAGGAAGAAATCTTGGATGATGAAATCGAAGAAGTCGAAATCGACGCGGACCTCGACGAGCAGAAGCTCGAAGATATTCTTGCACGTAGCCCGTTCGCTGGCGATGCGTTTAACATCGAAGACTCTATAGGTTCTCTGTTTGGTGGCGATGATTCGCAGGACCATGACGAACCTGCTCTGGACCTGTCAGACATTGACGAGCCAGAAGAGGACGAAGAAGACGTGCCTCCTAAGAAAGTTCGTGCTAAGGCCGGTAAGAAAGCCGCTGCACCTGTCGAAGAAGAGGAAGACCCTGATGCAGAAGAAGACACTGACGATAGCGATCCAGATGCTGATGATGCAGATGATGGGGACACCGATTCAGACGCAGACGACGAATCTGTGGATGATGACGCCGCTGACGACGAAGGAGCTGATAGCGAAGATGAAGATGGAGAAGACGAGGATTCGGAGGAGGATGAATCCGCTGACGCCTCTGACGCTGTAGACGAAACCGAAGCTGACGAAGACACGGACTCTGACGTTGCTGCCGCAGAGCAGGAAGCGAAAGAGACTGCCAAGAAGATTGCTGCTGCCAACAAATCTACTCCTCAACACCGCGCTGAGGAAGCAGAAGAAGGCGACGTGCTTAAATTCAAGGCAGATGCGAAGCTCAATCGTGATTGGGTTATCGTCCGAGTTAGTACGCACTCGACCTCTGATAACATCGTCATCTATACGCTGTACGACATTACAAACAGCCCTGATGAAGTACGTCAGGTGCGTGTGAACCGTGCGCGTAAACAGAACCTCTTCGATTATGCGGAACATGTGAAAGACATGGCACCTAAGCTGTTCAATCGTGTGCTCGACATGACCGAAGACTTCCCTGTCAACAAAGACCCTATCGCCAGTTAAGACTGTAAATGACAGTGTTAATGACGATTGGAGAAAATCATGCAAATCTCTTTGAAGCGGCTTGAAAAGAATCCTGATAAGGTTCTGGACATGCTTAATCTGACTCAAGCGACGAAGCTGGTGGCGCATCTCGACGATGCGTTTCACACTGACTCTGAGGGTCTGATATCGGACGCTGTGTACGACTACATCCGTAACTACATCGACAAGCGCTGGCCTAAGTCTAAGCTGGCGCGTAAAGTCGGTGCGCGTGATGACTCGGACGTTAAGCTGCCTGTTCCAATGGCGAGTCTTGATCAGTTCGTTCTCGGCGGTAAACAATTGTCTAAAGCTCTGGCCGAAGACGTTGACTGGGTTCTCACTGATAAGCTCGATGGCCTGAGTATTGAAATCGTTTATGAGAAAGGCGTACCTGTTCGTGCGCTGACTCGTGGCGATGCTACTCACGGTAAAGACGTGTCCCAGCATTTACCTGCTATGCGTATCCCTCAGAAAATCTCTGAGAAAGGTCAAGTCGTGTTGCGTTGTGAAGCGCTGATTCCGTACAAGACCTTTATGGCGAAGCTGCATGAATCTGCTGGTGGCCGCTTCAAAGCTGCACGTAATGCTGCATCCGGTCTGGTGCGTAACTTTGAGACAGCGAAAGAGTTCAAGTACGTCCACATGGTGTGCTTCGGTATCATCGGAGGTAAAGGCGCTACACTCAAACAGTCTTCGCAGTTCAAGCTGTTAGAGAAATGGGGATTCGAGGTGGTTCGTCACTTCGGTCCTCTGCGTTTTGAATCGGAAGAAGAACTCATTCCTTGGCTGGACAAGCGCATTGCCAAAGCGAAGTATGAACTCGACGGTATCGTAATGACCCGTGATGTTCCTACGCCTAAAGCAACTGCGTCTAACCCTAAACACGCTTTCAAGTTCAAGATGAACGTTGAGGCAGACACTGTTATCGTGACTGTCAAAGACGTAATCTATCAAGAGTCCAAGTACGGTGTGCTTGCGCCTGTTGCAATCTTCCCGCCTACTGTTATGCCAGGTGGTGTTACGGTTGAACGTGCTTCTGCGCACAACGGCTTCTACGTTGAGCACGGCTATCTCAAGTCGAAGAAGAAAGGTGCTGTCATGGGACCTAAGCGTCCTCTTGGACCAGGCGCTAAGGTTAAGTTGATTCGAAGCGGCAAGGTAATCCCATACATCATGGAAATCCTCAAGCCTGCTAAGAAGCCTAAGCTGCCTGACGTACAGTACAAGATCAATGGCGTTGAGTTCGTTGCTAAGACGAAGACCAGTGCTGCTGACTCTCGTATGCTTGGCTCGTTCTTGAAAGGGCTTGACGTTGCGAACACAGGACCGAGTACGTGTAAGCTGCTCGTTGCTTCTGGTATCAAAACACCGCAGCAATTGTTCATGACGCCTATGGCAACGCTGCGTGAGATCGTTGGTGACTCTCGTGGACGTCAGTTGGCGAAAGACCTGAAAGCGTTGAAAGCTGGCGTGCCGATGAATACGTGGCTCAAAGCTACTGCTTCATTCTTCATGCGTGGCGCTAACACAACGTTCGATAAGGTTGTCGATGCAATTCCTAACCTCGAATCATATTTGAAGAAAGGGAAGACTGCTGACCTGACTGTCAAGATCAACAGTATGCACGGTGTCGATAAGCTCGCGCCTCAGATTGCTGACGCTGCGATTAAGTCTTATCTCATGGCAGTTGAGATGGACGTGACTCTCGTTGCACCGAAGAAAGTGAAAGTGGTTAGCTCCAAGCTCAAAGGCGTTAACGTAGCATTCACTGGTGTGCGTGACCGTGACCTGATGAAGCGTATCGTCGAACTCGGTGGCGTTGCCTCTGACGGCATGAAAGCAGACACGTCGATTCTGATTGCTAAAGACCCTGGCTCTGGTTCCGCGAAGCTACAGAAAGCGATTGACAAGGGCATTCCTGTTATGAGCATTGCGGAGTTCAAGAGCAAATACAAACTGGAGTGATTATGCTCTCTTTGCCTTGTACGTTCGATTACTGGCGTAACTACAAACCGCTGGCTCCGAACCTGACTGTGCGAGTGCGTAACTCAGGTGAAACTGAGATAACGCTCGAAAAGATCTTACAAGGCGCTCGTGACGAAGTGACATTGCATAGCCCAACTGAGGGTGTGCTTGATAAGGTGCCAGCTCAAAGGGGTTGGCGCCTTTCTGCTATTAAGGTCAATGACCCGATGGTAGGCACTGTGCGATTGAACAACTTCAACGATGCGTTTATCTACAGTCCTCGAAGCGGTTATGTTGGCGCTGACTGTTTCGCTTACATCCTGACTAACGGTACACAGCAATCCGACAGCGGTACGATTACCCTTGATGTTTATCAGTGGTACACGTATCAGATGTTGGTGTACAGACTGAACACGCAGAAGACGTATCACCGTTTCACTGCGAAGCCGTTCATGAAGTACGCTACAGGCCAAGAGCAATTGAAGCCTGTCAAGTTCGCAGAGCTTACTTGGTACTACAACCAGTATCGTGCTGAGACTGACGCTCAGGGTGTGACGCGAATCTTCAAGCGTCGTACTGTCATGCAATCAACCGTTGCTGACTACACCTCGTACTACAACCATCGTGTGTACGCACCTACAATAATCACTACTGCGGAAGAGATTCGTGCGTACACTTACTTTGATGACTCTCTCGGTGCAGGCTTTGATGGTAACTATTCCCATCCGTTCGTACCGAAGAACTCTCAGGGCGACATTGAAATCCAGATACGACTCTACACTGAGGAAAGAACAGTGTGGAACCCGTACACGCAGCAGTATATGCGACAAGTCGACCTGACCCAACCTCTTATCCTTGAATACCGCCTGTCTGATATTTATGGCAAGCAGTGGTGGGATAGCGGTAACATTTTAGTATAACCAAATGAGGCATGTATGAGAATCTGCGTAGCGGCTATCTACCGTAATGAAGAAAAGAATATCGGTGAGTGGTTGAAGCATGTTGCTGGCGCTGATGCGATTAGTATCGTTGACACTGGCAGCGAAGACCAGACCACGAACATCATCTCGGCGTTCACGCACCCTAACCTGTATCACATGTTCGACGTATCAGAAGAACGTAATCTGGGCGCAAGTCGTGAGCTGGCCGCTACGCCGTTCTCCGAGGACGACCTCGTTGTGTGGCTCGATATTGATGAACGCTTCGATGACCCTAACTGGGTTGAAACGTTACGCGGTACGAAACACATTAAGCACGCCGAAGCAGTTTGGATTCTGATGCGCAACGGTGACAGTCACTACCAGCAGATGAAAGCGTATCGTCGTCGCTCTTACTTCTGGAAGTATCGTGCGCATGAAGTCCTGTCTTCTCGTAAGCCTGGCCAGCAACTGCGTACTGTAGACGCAACGTTTGCAACTGACCATTACCCTGACCACACAAAGCCTCGCGGTTATCTGCTTGAGCTTGGTAAGGACGTGGGTGATTACCCGCACGATGATCGTTGCAGCTTCTACTATGCGCGTGAACTCTGCTATGCTGTGAGCTATCACGAACGTGCTGACCTGCTGGATGATGCTCGTCGTGAAGTAGATCGCCTTGCTGGTATTGCGAAGTGGGCTGACTACGTTGCACTCGCTAACATCGAGCTGGCGAAAGCGACATTCAAGCAGGGGTTCACTCAGGAATCTATCGCAGCCTGTTATCGTGCGATAGCGTTCCGCCCTGATCGCATTGAGTGCTATGGGATGCTCGCCGACATCTTCTATCGTCATGACGATATGATTAATGCTACCGGCATGGCTATTCAGGGTATTGACGCGGCCAAGCAGAATCCAAAAAGTTTCTTGTTTGACCAGACCTCTATTAATTTAGACCTATGTTACGAAACAGCTTATTGGGGCTGTCGTAATCTCGGTATGGTTGAACCTGCTCTCAACTACCTCGCTCAACTCACCATTCATCGTGGTGAAGATTTGAATGAGGCAATTCAGAACTCTGGGCTGTTGCAACACATGCAGCCTGTTACTCAGGAACAAACAAATGACAGTACAGCGAATGAAGTCAACGTCGGGGGTGAAGAGACTCAAGACAGCTCCAGCTCCGAGCATAGTGAGCAGCTCCGAGCAGACGACTATCAAGTTAGGGGAGTCGTTGACGCCAGCGAACAAAGCAAGCCTGATTAACGCCTTCGAACTGGCCGCGCGTAAGAAGCTCGGTCAGTCAATCACACCGGAAGATATTCTGAGTGTGGCAAAGCGTACTGTCGTCCCTGCAATCGCTGCGCGTATCTACACGGAGATCGCTAACTCGACCGAGAAGCAAACGTTCATGACTCTTGCGCGTCTTGCTATCGGTCTGTCTGAAATCTACTGTAAGAAAGCTGGACTGACTACTGGCGCACAGGTCACACAGATGCCTGTGATTATCGGCGGGTACTTCATCAACCGAGTACTCAACGATAGCTCCAGCACTATCGCGCAAATCAATGCAATCAATCTGCCTGTCGAACAAAAGTTTGCAGCGCTGTTTGAATCGTTCTGGTCTTCACTGGATGTTGAAGCCCTGAAAGAGAAGATGGTTCCTCGCTCTGAGTCTGCATCGCGTGTTACGTTCAAGACCATCAAGTCCCCTGACATTTATAAAGGCACTGAGCAAATCAGCTACGCAGTTAATGCTGGTGGTCGTGTGTGCGGTAAGATTGCGTGGGATAAAGCGTGTGGCGAATGCTCTGAGAAATCTACGGGCTGGGTAGTTACTCTGTTCGATGGTTTCAACGAAGCTGCCTATCGCTCTGGTCGCAGTGAGAACGCGCATGAACCATTCACTGCTGTTCATAAAGGTGAAGTCAAGTTGCACAACCCTGCTCGTATGACTCTGGCCCTCGCTAAGTCATGGGCGCGTGGTGCATTGCGAGGTTAACATGGCGCAATTCATCTTTGCGTACAACATCGGTGACATTGTTACGTTCTATCACGGACGTACTATCGAGTCAGGCATACGGTGCAAGTTGCGTGGCACAATCAATTCGATTCTGATCAATAAAGATGAAGCTATCTATATGATTGAGAGTCGCTACGCACAGCACCCAGTGTCCGAGTCCGATATCGTTAAACCGATATTCAGTACGAAGTCCTTTGACGTGTTCTACCCAGGCGTCGAAGTCATTGCCACGTTGAAAGATAGTGGTAAAGAAGTTCCTGCATATGTTGAAAATGCAGTAATTTCAGATGGACGCTTACGTTATTGGCTGAGCACTATGGACGGACTCAACTCCTTCCAAGTCGAAGAAGGTTGTGTGCGTCTTGCTAATGCAGGCCCAGATAACATCAACAATTTCCAGTAGGGAGAACACGATGACCCAGTCAGTAAAGTCTGAATCGTTTGATACGTCAGACATGGGCCTCGTCGGATTGAACGCGATTGACATGCACAAGGAAGATGTTAGCCGTACAGCTAAATCTATTCGTGTGGATGCTTCTCGCTTCGGTATTCAGACAGGCTCCTTTAACCTTGACGTGAACGTGTGGTTGCCTAAAGCAGCCGAGCAGTACAACACGTCACGCGATATCCGCGACTATATCATCGTTCCGGTTCCGGTGAACATCACTGAACTGCCGAACACTAACGGTGATGCGTTTAGTCTGCAAGAGTGGTTAACGTTCAACCCTGACCAAGGCCGTCTTGCTTATCAGACGTTCATTGGTAAGCCGACGTTCATCGAGCACAACAACAAAGACTACCGTCAGGCTATGGGTATGATCTTCGACAGCAATCTGTCCAAGCTCAAGAACTTCCGTGGCGATCACGCGCGTCTTACTCTGCTGCTTGCATTCGACCGTACGCGTTGTAAAGAGCGCTGCGACCGAATCCTGAGTGGTGAACTGAACACGTACAGCAAAGGCACAACGTACCGTGCGTATAAATGCAGTATCTGTGGTCAGTTGGTAACGCCTAAGATGCGTAACTTCTGTTCGCACACAGCGTTCAACAAACCAACGTTCCTCGATGCGCGTACAGGCCGTCTGGTGTACCGTGACTGCAAGATGCTTACCGGCTTCGAGTGCAGTAGCGTAGATGACCCAGCGTTCGCGTGTGCTGCAACTTACAAAGAACATCTGTTAAGGATGGCCTGATGCCAGAAGGTTTAGCTATAGGGGACTACACGTACTATCGCTATCTGGGTCAAGCGGCAATGATCTCAAACGGTGTCCATATGGAATCGCGCGAGGTCATTGGCCTTCTCAAAGTAAGCGACGACCTGTACTACATAGCCCATCCTAAATACGATCAGGCATATGCAATCAGTGGAGAAGACGGTGACAAGCTCGTTCAGAACAGTCGCCCATTCACTGCGAAACCTGACGCTCTCTTTAAGCCTGACTTCGACTTCACTCCTTACGAGGAGAAGCAGAAGAAGCCTGCGCCACCAGCACCAGAACCCAAGCCTGTTAAACTTGAGAAAGAACCGGAGCCTGAGTCTAAGCCTGCGCCTATAGCAACTGGCAACGATGATCGTCCTGGGGAAGACACGCCTGACTCGATGAAAGCGGCACAGCGTCGTTTAATGGATATGCCTGATTTTGGTAATTTCAAACCATTGCAGTATGCCTCAGCAATCTATCCGGGTGGTACGCCTAATAACTACGCCACCAAGCCTGTTCCTAAGTGTGGTCGTGTGCATCTCGAAATACTGGGCATGGATGATTTGCGTGTTCCGGGCGTCACGCTTGAAAAGAACGGTATTAGCCCTCCTGATTATGTGCTCAAAGACATTCAGGAAAACGTTATGCCGGGCATCGGCCTGAACTTTGAACTGCCATTTAAACGTCTGTATGTTGGCCTGTTAAAAGCTAACTCGGATAGTGGTGGTAGTCACATCGCAACGTATCGCGTACACGGCTTCCTGTATGGTGCTATTTCAATCCATCCAGCGCAGTTAGTACAGTTACTTGGCGGTTATAATAGCCTGAGTATGGCACACGTTATTACGCACGAATTAGCCCACTTTGTGGACCATACGATGCTGCGTAACGTAGACCGTATGAAGTTCGAACAGGCCATTCGCGGTAAGAAAATCCACCCGGATTCTATGAACGCGTTGACCATTAAATCAGTACCCGCAGAGCACTTCGCAACGCTTGCCGAACTGATGGTTTGGGGATATAGCTTACGCAACGTTTATACGCTAAACGGCGTCGAGGTAGTAGCGAAATACTTCGAAAACAGATATATTCCACAAACTGACATTGATAGCAGAAAAATTTAAAAATACCTGAATTTTTTCTGCAATCGTTAATTTCAACCTGTCGATTCAACGACTATAAATTCTATGAGGGTTTTAACCATGCCAAAGATTACCCAACTCGCGGGTATCCTGTGTGTCGGTCAAAACCATAATCAGGCAGTAGAGAACTTTCGCCGCACTGCAACCGGTCAGAACCTGATGATTTTCGGGTCCTCTGATGGTGTAGGCTTTGCTTCGCAAAGTGGCACAGACCTCTACAATCCGAAAGGCGGTGAAGAACTGCTGGAAGAGCATCCTGATTTGGTTGAGCGCGCCGAAGTCCAGTCGCAGTCTGCTGCCGGTGACGTGAAAGCTCATTACACCATCTGTCTTGATGGTTGTGGTAGCCACGTTATCTCTGACTCTGCTGCACTGGTTCAGGGCTGCTGCCCATCGTGCTCTGCTGACCTGTCAGAAATCACTGACGACCGCGTAACTCAGTTCCTGGCCGAATCCGCTTCTGCTGACGAACAGATTGAACACGCCGGTCTGGTTGCTACTGGTGAAACTGCCGAAGCTGCTCAACGCAACTTCGCTCTGGCACTGAGCAACGCACACGCGTTCACCGCGCTGTCTGGTACTGGTAGCTTCAACGCTGCTACTGCCGTAAACTTCGACCCGTACACCGGTCAAGCTGTAGAGAATTGCGAAGCGCAGGAAGCTCCAGAAGCTCTGGCCGCGCTGTCCTCTGCTGACGGTGAAGTCGAAGCGCACATGTATAGCTGCTCCGCTAACTGCGACCAGCCGTTCACTGTAAGCTCTGATGAAGAGCCTGTGTTCTGTGCGCACTGTTCTGCCGCTCTGGTCGACGAGCCGATTGAATCTCAGTCCGGCGACGACGATAGCGACATTGACATCATTGAAGAAGACGACCTCGACGACGAAGATGATTCGGACGACGAGGACGAAGACTTCGATTCTGAATCGTCCAACGACGATGAAGATGATGACATTGACGACGAAGACGACCTCGACGACGAAGATCTGGATGAAGATGATCTGGACGACGAAGACCTGGAAGATCTGGAAGAAGATGACGAAGACGAAGACTTCGATTCTGAATCCGCTTCCGGCGACGACGAGGAAGACGACGAAGACTTCGACGAAGAAGATCTCGATGACGAAGACCTGGACGATGAAGAGGATATCGACTCTGAATCCAGCTCTGACGAAGACGACGAGTTCGACGACGAAGAAGATCTGGAAGAAGACGATCTCGACCTCGATGACGAGGACGACATTGATTCTGAAAGCGGCGTTGTCTCTCGCACCTTCGACAGCCTGTCTACCGCGCAAGCTCAACACGGCACACTGGACCCTGCTCTGGTAGCTCTGAGCCGCGCAACTGGCAAGCTGGAAACCGTTCACATGTATTACGACGGTCACCCGATTGCTCGCGCTACTCTCGCTTCTGTATCTAATGCAGTTGGCGAAGAAAATGCGGTGAAATCCTTCGCAACTGATAATTTCATTCGTGCAGTATCACACTCTCTGAATCAGACTGGTGTGACTGGTACTTGTGAAGCATTCGGCTTTATGCCGTATCAGATCGAAATGCCTGTCGAAAAACTTCTGGCTGCGCAGTCTGACGCTCGTGTTAGCGAAGCTACCGCGAACGTTACAGGCACTATCGAAGAAGCAACCTCAGCTTATACTGAACGCTTCGTCGCTGCCCTGTCTGCATCCCAGCTGGGTGTTACGAAAAACTTCTGGGGCGATGTACGCAACCCAATCGTTGATAGCCTGTGCAACTCTCTGTCTGCTGCTGGCATCAAAGAGCCTCGCGCTCTGGTTGAACGTGCGTTCATTGCACACGGCAAAGACTTCCTGACTACTTCGCTGTCAAAAGCGATGGACCTCATGAGCAAGTCCGAAGTCGCCCAGAACGAAATCTCTGAGTCAATCGACGCAGCAGCCGGCACCGTGAGTGCTGAACGCGCATCGGTTGTTCAACAGCAGGTTGTAACCGCGCAGCCTAAAGCTCCGGCATCCGCTGCTGAACTGCTTACTCAGGGTAACGACACTGTTGAATCCCAGAGTTCAGCTTCCACTGGCTCCTCGTATGAAGATAAACTTGCTCGCCTGCGCCGCATGTAATTGCGGCCTGTGACAGTTTAATTCCTAATCTCTCTTATTGGAGAAACTGATTATGTTGTTTCAAAACGCTACCGATATCGTACAGACCCAGGAAGCTGACCTGCTGCCGGGCGAAGTAATCCACGAAGAAGGCGTCGCACTGGTTTGGGCTCGCGAAGGCGGTCACTCTTTCCTGCGTCTGTCTACTGGTGCTGCTAACGAAGTATTCGCCGGTTTCGCCCTGGCTCGCTCTATGCCGCCTGCGCACATGAACCGTGTTGAAGAGTTCGTTATCGACGCGACCAAAAAATTCACTGCTTCCCGCGTTCCTGACGCTGGCGCACTGCTGGTTAAAATCGACGGCGTTAAAGCGGATCAGGAAGCTAACGCAGCTCCTTCCGAAGCTGGCGCAGTCGGTGTGCAGGGTGCAGACCTGTTCTTCCACGCTGACGACATTGGCAAGAAAGTTCGCATCCAGTATGCTTACGAACTGTCTGTGACCGAAGCGCGTTCTTACACTGCTGATGCTCCTATCGGTGGCCTGGCTTCTAACGTTGAAGGCCGTTGTGGTTACATCAAACTGGGTAACATCGCTACCTCTATGTTTGACCCGACTGCTGACTGGTCTGCTGACAACGTGATTCACCCAACTCTCGGCCCGAACGGTCTGCTGACTATCGGCGGAACCGGTACTGTGCTTAAAGGCTGCGTGATCAAACAGGCACCTACCACTGAACGTGGTTACCTGATCATCGAAATGTCTTCCTCTTACGGCGCCTAATCGTCGCGCACCGTAACTGTTTGAACTGAAACTTACGAGATTATTCTCAGGAGCAACTAATGAACAATTCCTTAATGCGCGGCGCTAAAGTAACTCTGCGTAACGGCGCGCCTATTGAAGACCTGCGTTTTGGCGGGAAAGGCGATCTGGCACTGAGCGAAAGCACCGGCGAAATCAACGCCTACTCGCAAAAAGATCTGCTGGGTCAAATCAGCAAGCTGATGTCCAGCTTCCAGACCGGCGAACTGGTTCACTCTACCTCTGCTGCGAACCCGCTGTCAGAAGCTGAGAAAATCGAGCTGTTCCAAGAAGCTGTTGCTGATAGCAGCGGTGAGAAGTGGGCTTCCCTGGGTGCATCTATCGTTGCATCTATCGAAGACCGTGCTGAACGTGCTGGCCTGCTGCGCAAAGTGTGTAAAGGCGCTACTGTTCGTCAAGGCGATATCGCTCGTATCGAACTGAAAATCCACCAGGCAGAAGCGATCATGGCAACCGGTCCTACCGACTACGGTTACCGCCAGTTCCGCGGTCGTGTGTTCACGCCTGCTGAGTTTGAACTGAAATCCAACATCCGCGTCAGCAAAATGGATCTGGATCAGATCAACGGTGACCTGCTGGACCGTGCACAGCAAGACGGCCTGTCTTCTATCATGGTTGCAGAAGACCGTCTGTGGAAACGTGCTTGTGATCAGGCTGTTGGCATCGCTAACCCTATCACCTGGGTTCACGGTGACCTGACTCCGCGTCTGCTGTCTACTCTGAAAAATTCTGTGTCTTCATGGCCGCTGCCTGTTAGCACCGCTGTGATGGCGCAGGACTACTGGAACGATATCGTTGGTAACGATCAGTTCTCCTCTGCTCTGGACCCGGTAAGCAAATACGACCTGATCACTACTGGTCGTCTGGGTACTCTGCTGGGTCTGGAACTGGTAACTGACGGCTTCCGCGCTCCAGAGCACCGCGTTCTGCAAGACGGCGAACTGTACGTTCTGGCAGACCAGGACTACCACGCAGTGTACACCACTCGTGGCGGCACCCAGTCTACCCCGACTTCCGGCGCGAACCAGGGCAACACCGACCGCGGTTGGTTGCTGTCTAGCACCTTCTCCTTCACTCTGGCGAACGTGCGTTCTGTCGCAAAAGCGGTCCGTGGATAATTGACTGTGCAACGAGGGTAGCTTAGTGCTGCCCTCACTACTGAGGACCAAGCATGAAGACTTTATCTGGTTCCTTAGCTGCACTGGCAATCGTCGCAGCGCGTGACGGACAGTGGACTGATGCTGCTCGCTTGCTTGCTCAAGCGGCTGTTGCACCAGACACTGAGGACTTTCTCGAATGCGAACTCGCTGATAACTTCCAGGCTTCTTGCTTGGTAAACTCTGTGAGTAGCGCGTCCGGTATGGCTGAATCCGTCGCCGCGTTGTCTGCTGCTTTAGAGCTTAATGCCGAGGAAGAACAGTCGTTGTATGACGACGAAGTTATTAGTCTCAACTCCGACGAGGAAGTTGAAGACGAAGACGAATTGGAAGACGAGCTTAATGATGAAGACGATTCAGTTGAATCCGAATCATCTGCCCCTTCTACATTGATTCGTTTACGACTCGACGACTAACACCCGATTACGGGTAACCAAAAGGGTGGCCAATAGGCTGCCCTTTTTCGTATCTGGAGCACCGCAAATGAGTGCAAACATTGCAGGTATGCTCAGTAGCAGTACCTCGCTGCGAGCAACTATCTTTGGCTTTCAACGCCAGTTCCGTCAGGGATTCGGGTTAAAGCGTTTTGTTTGGTCTGTGCATAACAACCCTAAGCAGGGTATTCGTGCAACGAACAATCAAAGCACTGACTATCCGTACGGTTGGTTCAAACTGCCTAACATCGCATTCAACCGTGACGAGTCTGTCAACGTAAAGAACATCGCACGTCATGGTAGTGGCTGGGCGTTAGGCAAAGACGACACGAACGCTATCGTCGTGACGAACTACTACTTCCCTGTCACTCTTACGGGTTCGTTGTTCGTTAAGTTTATGAACATCGACCAAGCGCTGTTATTCATACAGCAAGCGATGATTGCAGGACTCACTGACCTTATGAGCTTCTCTATTGAGATGCCTACAGCTAAGTGGACTGCGCGTGTCAAACTCGATGACTCCCTGCCTATGCCAAACATTGATGACCTCGATGACGGCAGTACGCCGGGTAGTTTCGAACTGGAGATTCCAATCACGATTCATTCGAAGATTGGTTTCAACATGGAGCAGGCTAAGATTAACAACTACGGTGAAATCACCGAGAACGTTGAAATCGACATGGACTTAGGTCCACGCGCCTCTGCCGCCGCTGAACAAGACGAGGAGGAAGTAGACTAATGTACACACGCGAGAAGTATCGTAAGCTCGACCGTACTCTGGTCATTGATAGTCGTGTACGCGCTGTCACTTCTAACCAGAACTCTATTCTCAAACGACAATCACACGCTGTTGGTATTCCCCTTGACGGTGAGTATCAGATGCAGAGTATCATCGTCGGTCCTAAAGGCTATGCACTGCCTGAGATTAAAGGGCTGCTGTACATTGATACCGCAGAGCCAATCATTCTCCAGTTCGCTGGTGGTCAAATGGTTATCGAAGGGCAGTTTACCCTGACAGGCAAGATGGCACAATCCGTTCTGGTAAGTGACGTGGATCAGCGAGTTAATCTGGTTTGCTATTGAGTTCTCGCTAATTTCATACAGTCGTTACACGATGCCCATTCTTATGGAGATTCACGATGTTACAACCTAATCACCCCTCTCCGGGGGTCTATTCGCAGGAGAATGACCGTAGCAACCAAGCGTCACTTGTGCAGTATGGCATGTGTACTCTGGTGCTGCCGTTCCCTCGCGGACCTGTGGGTGTTAACACAACTGTTACCTCTAAGGATGAGATCGACGCAATTTTTGGTCCAGCAACGGGGCAGTACGCTAACAACGTCCAGAACGCAAAACTTCTGATGACGAAAGCAACCAAGCTGAACATTACGCGTGTCGCTCTCTCCGTGAAATACGCAGGTGTGTATATCACAACTTATAACAACTTCGCCACCTGCCGACCTCTGGGTGACGCTGGACTTGTAGACCCTGAGCAAATTGCTTTCTCTGATCGCGATATTTGCCTCGTGTATGCAATGTCTCAGTATGCAGCGGCGAACGACATGTACATCACGTTCGAACCTGACGTGACTGATGCTATGGGCATTAAGTCCATCATCAAAGTGTATCGTGTCGGCTACCTGACTCCTCTTGAGTCACACACCGTAACAACGCGCTACTGGAAAGACGAAGCGGGTAACCAGTTCTTCATTGAAGACGTTATCAACGTTGCATCTAAGTACATTCGCGTGAAGCTGAATGCGAACCACTACAAGCTGCTGGAAGACCCGAACTATGTGGTCATCAACTCCATCGGCGGTGGCCCTGCTGACCCGACGAACCCGACTGCTCCGAACGGTCAGTTCACTGGTGGTAGCGACGGTGCTGTTATCGACGTAGACCATTCTGACGCGACTATCGCTAACCAGAGTCTGTCTGCTGTTCTCAGCGCGTGGGATAACTACCGCGACTGGGAAGATGTTCAGGCTGGCATTCTGTGTTCCGGTGGACTTGAGCATCCTGTGATTGCGAACAAGATCGATGAACTGGCTGAGAGCCGCATGGACTGTATCGCTACTCACGGTGTGCCTGTCAGTCTGCAAGCGCGTGATAGCTCTGTTGCATATCGTCGTGGCAACAAGCCTTATCAGCAAGCAGAGTTCTCCATCATCGGTTCTTGGTCTGCGCTTGCAAACTCAGACGTTAAGAGCCGTGACAATGACAATGCGCGTGACTACTACGTGCCAGCGTCTGTCTGTATGGCGTACTGCATGTTGACTGCTGACCAAGTAGCATCGTGGTTAGCACCTGGCGGTCTGCAACGCGGTAAGCTCGACTTCGCTACTGACGTGCGCTATCGCTTCAAGCAGGGCGACCGTGACATTCTGGTAGATAACCAGATTAACCCGATTGCTGTATTCGAAGGTGAAGGTATCTTCATGTGGGGTGCTGATACAACGTACACCACTAAGAGCCCGCTGCAGGATATCGGCATCCGTCGTCTGCTGGCAATGCTTCATGCTTCTGCTCGCGCTAACAACCTGAGTGCTGTCTTCGAACCGAATGACGACATTCTGAAACAGCGCCAGAAGTCTGCGATGGAAGCAATCCTCGAACCGATTAAGACCGGTCGTGGTTTGCGTTGGTATGCAGTCCAGTGTGACTACAAGAACAACACCGCAGAAGACGAAGCGCGTGGCGATCTGATCATCGACGTGTTCCTTGATCCTACTCGCTACACTAAACGCATTCACGTAACTGCTATCGTACCGCCTGTCGGGGATATCCAGTACGCGCTGCAACTGATTAACTCTGGTGCACTCTAAGGAGCTTTTAGATGCCAAAGGTAACTCTTGACGAATTTGCGTCTACGAAAGATCCGTTACTCGATGACAACTTCGAGTTCCTGATTCCTAACCCGCCTGTTGGTGGCACAGACTATGCGCGTACTCTGCGTCTGTTCTGTAAGACCGGCGTTAAGCCAGGTTCTACTCTGGAAGAAGTTCTGAAAGAAGCGTTCGGCCACCAGCTCAACTACGCTGGTCGTAAGATCTTCTCTCACGCGCTGTCCACAGAGTACAACGAAAACTCTGAAATGGCGGTGTACAAACAACTGGAAGAATGGCATGAGTTCGTTCGTGCTACTCAAACCCAGCTGGGCGCACGTAAAGCTGACTACGCGACCAAAGCAATCTTCCGTATCTTCGATATGGACGGTTCAGTAGTTGCTGAGTACAACATCTACGGTGTGTGGCCGAAACAGGTTCCTGACTTGCAGTTCTCTGGTGCTGCGCAGGCTGTTCCGGTATCAATCGAATGGTCCTTCGACTACGCCGAACTCGCATCGTAAGAAACACAAGGGCCAAGATTCGTTCTGGCCCTTTTTCGTTTTGGAGAGACTATGCTTATTCTACTGAGCGAAAGCGCACGTAAGCTGCCTGTTGCTTCGATACTCGACTGTGACTGGTATCGCTTCGAAGGTAAGCGCAAGGTAAGCATTGAGAACAAGGAGCATGAAGCTGATATTGAGGAGAAAGACGTCTTCGGTATCAAAGCTGCAAAGCGCAACAAGTTCTATGTGTTGCATAAGGATGACCCGTCAGTAGTGTTTGAAGTCGATGCTGCTACAGCACGTTCGTTGCTTGGTCGCAGTCGTCCGTTCACTGGTACAGTGTCCGGCATTCGCATTAAGAAAGCGACAGACAAGAACACTCCAGCGCGTGAGAAACTCCCTGCTGCGCCTAAAGAACCACAACCAAAGAAACCATTCAAAGCTGTTCCCGGTTCGAAAGCTGAGAACACTAAGCTGACTCAAGAACTGCGTAAGGCCAAGTTTAAGAACGCTGGTCGTATCGAGTTCCTTGCTCGAATCCCAATGCCAACTGGCGGCACGTATAACTACTACGATGCGTCAGAAACGTTCGAGGGCTACAAGCCTAATCAACGTGAGAAGTGGGAAACGGACTATGAGAAAGCCGTTGTGAAGCAAGTAGAGAATGGTGGCTATCTGGTTGGTGCTACGTTCCTCAAGTTCGACGATGCAGTTAGACCTGTGCTTGTTATTGTAGAGGACTAATCATGCCGCTGCCAACGCTTGATGATCTGAATGATTCTTCTGCTCCTGGCCTTGACGATCCCTTCATGCAAGACAAGTGGCGTGTGCGAGATTTTCCTGTAATTGGTAATGTATCGTTAAGCCCGTTTGCGTGTGAAGAAGTTGACCTGCCATTCTCCGTCTATCAATCGAAATCAAAAGAAGTGGCTACGGTTACTATCAACTGGCCGCATGGTTCGAGCGTTGACGGATTCGCATTACTGTTTGGCATCGACCAGAAGCTCGCAGTGATGAAGTATTTCACTGCGTGGCAGAACTTGATTCAGAACCCATACACTGGTGGTTTTAGATTGCCGTCTGTGTATAAGAAAAACCTTATCATTGAGCTATACGACAACCAAGGGCAAATGGTTGGCGAACAACAGCTACGCAACTGCTGGCCTATCGGTGGTCAAAGCATTACGCTTAACGGTACCGGTGGGCGAGCTATGTGGTCTGTGCAAATGGCTCTTGATGTTTCCCGTCCAATGATGTGAGATAAGAACTATGGAAATTCAAACAGCGAGTTTACCTTCGCGTGGCTACAAAGCAGAGCTGCCTGATGTTTTCGAGATGCGTCGTTTTGCAGGTAAAGAGAACCGCGCTATCGCTAAGGCAATTGATGCGAAGGATATGAAGTACATTCTGCTTGATGCTCTCGCTCCGTGCCTGAACATCTCGCTCGAAGAACTGACTGTACCTGATGCGTTCGCACTCGTCTTTCAACAGCGTATGTGGATGAACACGGTACTGCCGCTGCGAACACACTGGCGCTGCAATAAACCGCTGTTTGAATATTCCGATGGTATCGTTAATGAACTGCGTCCTGACGGTGGCGTTATCAATACGTTCCCGTGCGCTGCTAACAACATCGGTGTGATTGACGAAACGTCCATGACCGTGGCAATGCTTAACGCACAGCATGAACGATTTGACCTGCCCCGTATGCGTCACTATGAGCGCTCGTCGGAAGATATGTTCAGTTGGCACGTAGCGCACATGGGACCTAACTTCGATGCTAACGTTGCACTGCTTGAAGAACAGGCTGACCTGACACTCTGGTTAGAACTGTCTGAGTGGGTACGCGCATCGCGTCATGGTCTGCTGACTGATATTGAACTCCTGTGTCCGAGCTGTGGTCGTCACAGTACACGCGCATGGGATCTCAACCCTTCGATCTTCGTTAACTGATGTTAGAGATATATCTCCCCTCAGGCAGGTCAGACGTTCGTATCATGCAGATAACTGCTGATGCAATGTCGAGTCTGTACAACGCACAGAAGCACAAACTGCCTGAACTCTTTGTTGATACGTTGCAGCGATTCACTAACGTTCGTGTCCGAGATATGTACCTCGAAGACTTCCGTTATATGCTGGCGATGATCGACAGAAATAGTTGGCCGCAGTCGCACCGTCTTTACGAGTGGCGTTGCACACAAACGTTCTTCGTTGATATGCGCGGAGAGCGTTATTACGACAGGCCAAGAGGTCGCAAATTCGTAGAAGTAGAATGTAACCTGCTCAACACCGAAGAGGTTATGCGACAAAAGATAGTGACGCACAAATGGCGCGACCTTCCACAAGGCTTGCGCCATCCTACTGTTCAGCGTTGGATTGATGCCGAGCTACTGGCAGAGACAGAAGACCGTACTCAGGTTATGAATGCGATGTATATCGACAGCGATATTCCTCTTGAGCAAACACTTGAGTATGCTGACCCTGTTGAGTTGCTTGAAGCGAGCAACTACGTGTTCGTGAGTTGCGAACTGGAGACCACGCATAAGTGCAACCGTTGCTTCCGCACGTACACGTACAAAAGTCCAATTGATATTCTCGGTTACTTCCGTGTGTTCTCCGATACCTCTATGATGAACATGACGCTCGACCTTGCGTCGGCTAAGAACATCTATGTGCCGGACGATATAACGATCAACAAACTGCTTTACTGGCATAGTGCTTACGTTCACGATAAGAACAAAGCCGAAGAGCAGCGAGCGCTTGCTAAAGCGGCGCAGAAAGGTCGAAGAGGTTAATAATGGCTAAGCCACAAGAGAAAGAGTTGTCTGCCCTCGAACTTATGATCGAACATGCAGACAGCGTTAGCCCTTCTGTTGCCGGTATGCCTAAAGCGCGACGCAAACGTAAAGCCGCTAACGATTCTCCGTCAGTGGACTACGAACGCGATTACGACCCAGAGATGTATGACGATGAAGTTGTATTCGTCGGTCCTGGGTCACGCGCTAAGAACCGTGCAGCGAAAGCAATGCGCGAGAAGATGGCCAACCAGCGTGTGCGTTACGTCAATGATAACGATGCACCTGCCGCTTCTCCTCGTGCTGTAGCGCAGCAACCAAATCCCCGTGAAGTCGAATCGGCACTCGAAGACCTGTTCATTGCAGGTGAGAAGTCTGGTGACGATATTGTTAAGGCAATCAAAGAGGGTAATGCAGTCTCAACGAAGACGCAGAAAGCTCTCGAAGAATGGCTTGATTGGGAAAAGTCAGAAGCGTTCAAAGCCAAGAACAAAGCGAAGTCTGACCCACATGGCAATCAGCCTGGTGCTGGTGGTCCGGGAACAGGCAGTGCTAACGACGATGGAGGCGCTGATGAAAATGATAATGGCGGTCCTGATTTCGGTGATAGTGGCAATGATAATCGCCGTCGTCGTACCGGTCGTCGTAATCGTCGTGGCAGACGTTACGGTCGTGGTGCAGGATCACGTCGCGGGCCAGGACGAAACCTTCCTCGACGCAGATTCCCGCGACTGAGAGGCAAGCTGGGTGCTCTGTTAGGCTTAGGTACTATCGCTGCTGCGACTGCTGGTGGCCTGTGGTTAAAGAACAGATCGCAAGAGAAGTTCGAACAGGACAACGCAGATAACGCTGGCGCGGGTATGCCAGAGAATCAGCCTGTTGCACCTGCACCTGTCGCACAGCAACCAGAAGTACAACGCGCAGAAGAAGCTGCTAAGGGTGATGCACCTAAGCCTCCGTCAGAAGTACAAGACGCTGCTGTAGCTGGCGCTTCATTGTTGCTTGCTGGCGCTGCGAAGAAGATTCCTGTTGTGGGTCCTGCTCTTGGTAATGGTCTGTCGCTTGCGAACGATATGCAACACATCGACGCAGACGAAACAATGACTGACCAAGAGAAAGCGCATGAGAAGAAGAAAGCAACTGGTGGCGCTATTGGCGGTACTGCTGGTGGCACTACAGGTGCTGTTGCTGGTGCGTGGATTGGCGGTACGTTAGGCTCAGTCGTTCCTGTTGTCGGCACTGCTGCTGGTGCTGCTCTTGGTGGCTTGCTGGGTGGCATCTTGGGTGACTACTTCGGTAACTCTATCGGTGAATACGTTGCTGATAAGATTACTGATGAAACAGACACGATGCTCGCTGACGGTGAGAAAGACCGCAAAGAGAAGATGGACGAGTACAACGACACTACCGCAGAGAACGAGAACAAAGCGAAGTTCCCTAGCCCGACTGTCTCACCTTTCAGCTTCATGGGTCTGATGGGAATGGGTGGCGGTACTGGCGGTGGCACGTATCAAGGTCCGATGCGAGCACAACCATCACGTCGCTATGACAGCAAGCAAGTAACCGATATCGCTAACAAAGCAATTGCTGAGGGCGGTCTTGGTGCTGTGTCTGAGCAGTTCGAATCTGGCGGCCGTGGTGTTGGCACTGTGTCTACTGGTCGTGGTGACTACGGTGGCGTGTCTTATGGCAAGCACCAGCTCGCTACAAACAACGGCAGCATGATGAACTTCCTGAACAGCCCTGAAGGTAAGCCGTTCTTGCAGCGCTTCGGTGGTCTTGCTCCGGGAACCGCACAGTTCAACTCAGTGTACAAAGACGTTGCATCGTCACAAGGTGCTGACTTCGATAAAGCGCAGTCTGACTATATCACGCGTACTCACTACGCACCTCTCGCTGCGAAGATGCAGAACGAAGTGGGTGTTGACTTGACGAAGCGTGGTGCAGGTGTGAAGGAGCTGATGTATAGTACCGCAGTTCAATACGGTGCTGGCACCAGCGTTATCTCGAATGCACTGCAAGGCAAAGACGTTAATGGCATGTCCGATGAAGAGTTGATTAAGACGATTCAGGACTACAAAGCCGCGACGACTGACAAATACTTCAAATCTTCTGATGCTCAAACGCGACAGTCCGTTGCTACGCGAGCGCAGAACGAGAAGGATGTATTGCTCAAAGTTGCAGAAGCCGACAGGAAGAAAGCTGTAAATACAGACCAATCACCTTCTCCTGAGCGTCAGTCCTCTAAGGACATTGTCGCTGCTTCGGGCGGTTCTGGTGTCGCTGATAGTCGAACGCCATTCTCTGAGGAACTTGATAAACAGGTTCGCAAAGAAGTCGTTGCTGAGACATTTACGAAGAAGCCGTCTACGGATGTTCTTCCTAAAGAGATGACACAAGATACCAATCGTATCACACCTGTTGTGCAGCCGGAAGCTCCTGTTGAGCGTGTGCCACTCGTAACTCCGGGTGACATTGCTCGCACAGAAGTACCTGAACCGATTGCGCCTACGCCTCCACCGACGCAGACTGCTAATCAACCTAAAGGCGGTGCAGTATCTCGCCCTAGCACGAAAGGTTCAAACAGCTCTAGTCCTAGTAATGCACACTCACTCGATTCGATTCCAATCTTCATGGACGACCCGATGCTGAACATGATTACTATGGGCTACATGTGATAAGGAGTTTGTGTGGCTAACTATCTCATGCCCGCCGATGGTGGGCAAGCTACTGCTGTTGGTACTACACGATCACGCGATGACGTTATCTCTGTTGATAACATGTACCGCGTTAAGATCTACAACAAAAGTGGCACAATCAAGTTCACGGGATTCATTCCGCCTGACTTCTCGTTCAGCCTGTCTTCGCAATGGGATGCACCGTTCGCTAACACGACTGTTGCAGACCTTGCAGAGAAAGGCGGTAATGCTCTTGCTGGCATGGGTGGCCCTGCTGGTGCTGCCGGTCAGTTCATTGCTAACACTGCTCAGGCTGCTGATAAAGCTCTGCGCTTCGCTGGTGCAAGTTCAATGCACAAACTGGCGAGTGCTCGCGTGTGGGGAGGTCCGAGTTATCTTTCAATCGACCTCCCTATCTTCGTTGATGCGTACTCTGATACGAAGACCGAAGTTGTTGACACGACCATCGCGCTGCTGTCGCTGTGTGCTCCGTCTGAGAATGGCGGTCTGCTGTTGCCTCCGGGTCCAAGCCCGTTAAAGGCAGTCAGTATGGAAACGATGACACTAGCTGCTGGTGGCGGGGGTGCTGATGCGGCTAACGCCGCAATCGGTAATGTCCTCGAGGACAGTGAAGCGTTCTTCGTTGATATTGGTAATTTCTTCTCAATGAGTCCGTGCGTCATTGATAGCGTAAGCGCTAACTTCGATAACGTATGGGAAGACGGGACGGGTAACCCTATCAGCGTTGACTTCATCTTGCAGGTCAGTAGCTACTTCGCAGTAACGCGAGAGGACTTGAAGAAATGGCTGAAACAATCGCAGTGATTGACAAGTGGGGAATTGACCCTCTGACCATGAAAGTGTTTGATGACGTTGACACGGCTATCTACGATAACCCTGTGCGCATTGATGCTTCGATGGAGGGAAACCCTCAACTCTTGTCGCACAATAAATATGGCTCGAACGCTAACTGGGTGTTGCTGCTTATCGCTAACGCCCTGCTGCATCCCTCTGAGATGCAAGCTGGTATGCTTATGGCAATACCCATGAAGCGTCCGTCTGCTGCAATAAAACAAGTTAAGAGGACGCAAATCTAATGGCAATGGTTAACGGCAAAATCGTAGGCGTGAAAGCGAAGAAGATCAAAGACAGCTTAAAGAAAAAGAAGCGTGATAAGCCTCTCGACGAACAGGCTGCTGAATTGAAAGCGGCTAAAGCGAAGAAGGCCAAGAAGAACCCAGTCCGTGAAGGGTGGGATAACTTCAAGAAAGATCTGAAAGAAGAGAAGCCTCAGAAAGCTAAGAAGAAAACTCGTAAAGAGACTTCTGAGCCTGAGATGTTTCGTATTCAGATTGGTGCTCACGGCTTCCTGTCTGTTGACCTCGCTACTGATGATGCCGGTAACCGTGTCGTAGAAGTGCGTAAGTGGTACAACACCAAAAACGATTCTGAAATCAAGCCCGGTCGTGGTGGTTTCAATATGCAAGCGAAGTCTGCCGACATTAAGCTGCTCGCTGCTAAACTGAAAGCCATTGCGATTGAGCTTGACGCTGAGGGCTAATCATGTCTGATCACGCATCTTCTGGTGGCGTGAAGGATCAAGGTTATTTTGGGCTACTGTTGGACGGCAAAGCACCGCCGTCTATGCCTAACTTGATTCGTTCTGTTCACGTCTACGAAAACACCTTTGCTGTACCCTGCGCTCTGATAGTATTCTCTGATCAGACGAACGTACTACGATCCACTCACGCGATTGTGGACGGCACTAAGATAACTATGGTGATGGGCCCTGACCAAGAGTCAGCGTCAACGCTTACGTTCTCTGTCTTCGCAGTAAGGGAGTACGGTGAAGGTAATACACCAATGCTTAACGTGCTGTGTATTCTCGACGCACCCGCCTTCATCTTCGATACCCGCAGCTTTAGCATACGCGGTACTTCTATCGACGCTCTCAAACAAGTTGCATCGTTCGGCGGTCTAACGCCTGACTTCGGTGACATACAGACCTCAGACATAATGAGCTGGGTATCTGCTGCGTGTAGCCCGAAGAAGTTCGCGCATGAAATCGAACAGCACATGTGGGTGTCCGAAGAAGCGCTGCCCAAGATGTTTATCACTGCTGATAAGCGCATGGTAGTGCGTGACATTAACAAGCTATTCGAAAACGACCCGAAAGCGTACTGGCTGTTCAACCACAAGCCAACTGGCGATACGCCTCTGTATAACCTGCACGAGTTTCGTCCTAAGTCCATGAGCGGTGTGTTCAATGGCATGTCGAACTACGGCGAGAAGTTGTTGTGGACAGACTCTGATGGAAAGACCAATGAGCTTTCGTCTGTGTCTGTTAAGAGCACTGACCCTCTGAACATTAACAGCGACACACGCGGTGATATTGCAGGTACGCGTAAGCAGTATGCTCGGCCTTCGAACGATATCAACACGCATAACAAATATCTTCATGCGTTCTACTCGAACAAGCGTCAGTCGATGACGTACACCGAGACTGCTCGCGCACTCATACTTGGTGGCTGTCCAGAAGTAGACCTGTTCGATATTGTTGACGTGTCTGCTGGTGTTATTAACGGTCAGCGTCAGGTTGAAACCGATATCAAGGTATCAGGCAAGTGGCTTGTCATCGGTCGTACTCGCGTGTTTGTGGGCGGCATGTACAGCGAAGCATTCCTGCTGAGTCGCAACTTCACTCCTGTTGAAGGTACGTCGAACATTGGTGGTGGCTCGAACATCATTCAAACGCCTCTGGCTACTGTCGCTAACGTGCTGCGTCCGTTCCAGATTAACGCGAATATCAAACAGGCGCTTGACGGTTCGAACCCTATCGACTGGATTGCACAGCAACACACCTTACAGCTTGACGTAATGCTCGACCAGTTCCAGACTGATAGCGAGATGTTCAAGTTCCCTGAGCTGGCTGCTAAGTACGGTGAAGGTGCTGACTATCTGAATAGCTTGATGCAAGAGTTCAACATGGCCAAGTACCTGACCGGTATCTGTAACGCACTGAACAGCCTTGAGAAGCTGAGTGTCAATCTGGCAATCAACTACAAAGGCAGCATACTAGGCTCTCTTGCCGGACGCATCGACGCTATGGAAAACATGCTCGGTGGATTCACTGGTGACGTGAACAGTCTGATAGCTAACGGTGATATCCCAGCAGAGTATCTTGATGGTCCTCAAATCAATCAGCGTTGTGTCTCGAATAAGATCGATGACATGAACCGTATGCTGACTGATGCTCTGCCTGATAAGTGCCTCGATGCACTGTCTATCAGTAAGCTGATGGGACCTAGCACTAACCTCGCGCAACTCATTCGTCAACAGGAAGAGAACCTGCGTAACTTCTTGTGCTCTCTCGGTGATGGTACTGTCGATGGTTCAAGTAAGAACGGTACGCCTGACGGTGAGAAACTCGAAATGTATTTACCACGGGTGAACAAATGATTCCACTCAATACGGTTAACTCCAAGAAAGGTATCGACCCTCAAATGGAGTATGAGGCAATCGTTATAGACAATAACGACCCTCAGCAAATAGGTCAGATTCGTGCGCGTGTTATGGGTCTGTATGACGACATAGCTGACGATATGGTTCCGTGGATTCGTCCTGCTGTTGGTCATCTCGAAGGGCTGAAAGGTGGTTCAACTGGCGTCGTGTTCGGTGCATCATTCATCCCTACTCGTGGTGCTAAGGTGAGCGTGAAATTCCCTACTGGTCAGTTGCATGAGGGCATGTACACAACGAACGTGCGTATGACGAAAGCAGACATTCTGCCTGAGTTCCTCGTCAACTACCCGCATCGCATAGGTGTGCGTCTGTCTACAGGTACGCAGTTGATTATCGACCGCATGACTAACGAGCATTTCCTCGTAACGTCTGGTGACTTCAACATGACAATCATGGGTGACGTTAATCAGACGATTGTTGGCAACCAACAGCTGGTCATCACAGGCTCGAAGAATGATATTCCTGATTACATTCTGAATGACCCCACGATGACGCCTAAGAACTTGAAGCCTGACCCGAAGAAACGCATCAAGTTTAAAGGCACGCCTAAGAACGATGCTGGCAACCAGTATACGAAAATCACGGGTAATCAGACTGTTGAGATAGGTGGTAGTCGCGTTACCAAGATTAAAGGCGATGACACGCTTGATGTGAAAGGTGCTGTTAGCATTGAAGCGGGTCAGGACGTATCTGTAAATGGACAGACAATCAACCTGAACTAAAGGACGCATCATGCGCACTGTATTACATCGCACCATGAATTTTGCATATCTCGATGGTGGCGTACCGCGCGTGGTTACTGCCCGTGTTATGATTCAGCATCCGCTGGGCTTACAGGGCAGTGCTCTCCACGTAATGTCTAACATCGCTATGCAACGCACCAACCTGTTCTTCATTAATGATGAAGACGTTGAGATGCAAGGCGGCACCCTCGTAACTGATCACATTAGTTGGAAATTCAATGAACGCAGCGTTACAGCCATACCACGCGCCAAGAAAGACCCGTCGAACTATAGCTGCATCTGCTGTGCTCTGGCTGACTACTTTGACCGCTGTATGCAAGTCTGGCTGCGCAACCGCCGCGATGCGATTGATTTCATTACGGTGGACGTTGTTGTTGCTGACCATGAAGATGCTCAGTACATTGAGGACATCAAGCCCGAGCTGGGACGAGAGTTTTTCGAAGCGTCTGTCTTTGTGCTGGAAACCTCTTCCCGTACGTGGTCTAACATGGGTGTGCTCATTACTGATAAGCAGCGTTTTTCTGGCCATACCATTTTCCTTGCGGAAAAGGGACGCGATACCGTCAGTTCATCGCATCTGCAAATCGACGTCACAGCTTTTAATCCTTACGGTGCTCCTGGTGATAGTGGTAGTCTCCATAACGTCCTCAGCGATTTCACTGATACGTTCGGTATCTTTAATGGTCTCCTTATGATCAAGGAAAACACGAAATGACGTTTGATATCTGGTGTGGTTCAGTGCCTACTGCGGCTGAATCACAGCATATCTACGAACTGATGGGCAGAACAATGAAGAAGGTGGGTAAGCCCTTCTTCGCGCATACGCTTGTTATTTCCGGTCCTGCTGCGCGTCAAGCATTCGATGCACTGTCTCACGCAGGCTGCAATGTATCAGTGAAAGCGACTAAGCACCGTGTAAAACACGCTGTCGTTATCTCTGGTCCGGCACCGAAGGACTTTATGCAGAATCGCAAGCAAGTGCTTAACTGTCCGCGCGACTGACGCTAATTTAGCTGAGACTATCGTATAAGGAGACGTCCATGCTTTCGCTATCTCAAGCGTGGGGCACAAAGTTTTTCCCCACTGCCGTCGAGCCTAAATCGCTCGCTACTCTTATCTTTGCCTCGGCTATGAATCTGACTGGCGCTCGCTCTCTGTCTGAGTCTGCGGTAGAACAGAACTGTCATCGCGCTGCGCAAGTAGCAAGACCGTTTGCAGAAGCGGCCGAGTTTATTCAACGTGTCTACAACAAACATCCTAACTATGAGATTGTTGTTCTCGGTCAGGGTGGCATGGCATCGCATTCAGTGGTTGCAGACGAAGAAGGTCGTATCGTGTTTGACACGTATGAATCCTGTCGTCTACAATACTTCCCGGGCTGTTCGTATTCGTACAACATGCCGGGATTCGTGAACGAGCTTTCTCCGCAAGCGCGTGTGACTCTCTATGATGCGTATAAAGAGTTGCAACATCAGGGCCTGTGGAAAGACAATGCTGGTTCGTGGGATGTTGACCTGCCACGGGGACTCGATTCATTATGATGATCAACGTATCATTGTCTGCCAAGCTGCCTAGCGAGAAGAAACCTCGCAAGCAGTCAGGCGTTATTCCATACAGAAAGAAAAGTGATGGTACGATTGAGCTACTGCTGATTCGCACCACTCACGCTGGCAACTGGGGTCTGCCGAAAGGCGGAGTCGAAAAAGGAATGACGCCCCTCGACAGTGCGCTTAAAGAAGCAATGGAAGAAGCTGGTGTTCTCGGTAAGCCGAAAGACTTCGTAGACATTATGCGTTACGTCAAAGGCAAAACCGGCCGTGAGCAACACGTTGAATGGTTCATCATGAAAGTCAAGACTATGCTGACTGAATACGATGAAGCCCTGACGCGTGAACGCAAATGGTTTAAAGCCGATAAAGCTCTGCGTAAAGTGGACAAGAAACTTCGTCCTATCGTAGAGCAGGCTCTGGACATTATCGACTCGTATGGCCTATAAGCAGCGCAAAGCTGAACCCATTCAGACTGCTGTTTTCAAATCAATGAGCCGTCCTGATAAGACGGCATTTCTCACCGAAGCTGCACAACGCTACTGGATTGACAAACGCTATTCATGTCACGTCGAACTCGGTTTGATTAAGCACGGTAACTTAAGGGCTGACGTGTTCTGCCTGAATACCAAATGCGATATGATTATCACTGAGGTAAAGAGTTGCTGGGCAGACTTCAACACCGATAAGAAGTGGCACAAGTATTTGCCTTTCTGTATGCGTATGTACTTCATCATTGATGAACAGTTGTTTGAATCTCACGGCGAACGCATTATCGAGCGTATCAAAGAACTCGGTTGTGGTCTGATTGTCGTGAATAAGTTCGGCTCTGCATTTGTCAGAAGCAACGCCAAGCGAAAGACAATGAAGAACGAAATCGTGGCGAAATTGCTCATTAAGGCCGCATGGCGTGGTGGGCGATTTGCCTAAGGACTCATTATGAACTCAACCTATCTCTTAGTCGAAGGCCCCGAAGGTAGCGGCAAATCTACTGTGTGTACTGCTCTGTCTGAAATACTGACGCAACGTGGCGCGAAGACTCTGCGCTTACGTGAGCCTGGTGGTACGCCGCTCGCCGAACACATTCGTGATGTTCTGCTGTCCAATTCAAACTCTCTTAACGAGGGTATGGACCCGCGTACCGAACTGCTGCTCTTTCTCGCGGCACGTTCTTCAACGATGACTGCGTATGAGCGCATTCTCGCTAACGAACCAGACACGATCATTATTGCTGATCGCGGTTATCCTTCCACTTACGTTTATCAGGCAGGTGAGTCAGACGTTAACGCACACATTTATCAGCATACTTGGGAAGCGCTTGCTCCTGAGAATCGCCTGACGGTGTTGCTGACGTGTGGCTATGAAACTTCTGTTGAACGTCGGAAGATTCGCATCGGCGGTGAAGACCGTATCGAAAAGCGTCAGACAAAGGAAGTGTTTGAGCAATACAACCAACGCTATCTCGAAGTGCCGGGCGGCTTTGATTTGGTTATCGACACTGAGGTTAATTCTGTGTCTGATGTTGTTCGTCAAATTCTCGCCAAGCTGTCATGAATCTAAACCTGTTCTCGTCGATGCCAAAAGCTCGACAAGAGGCGGTGCTGAAAAAGATATGCGAAGACAATGCGTTCATCCCACAGTTCGAACAGCGATTCCTCACTATGTCGCTGTTCGCTGTGCGCAAGTCTCGCAACCAGAACACGGATGTTTTTTCGTACCGCCCGACCAAAGACCAACACATGGCTGTTGGCTATAGGATTCAGTACGTCAAAGGTAAGTACGTTGCTGAACCGTGGTGCTTCGTTGTCCCTGACGCAATGAAGTCTACTGGTGAAGAGATTAACACTCGACCAGACAAAGCACTTTACTTCGGGTCACTTGTACCTGACAGTCTGCTCGAACAGCACGGTACTCTTGCGTATAGCTTGATGCTGGGCAATCTCAATCTGCTCAAGCAGAACGCCTTCCGCATTGTTTCGTATTAGGGATTTATATGAACCTCATTAAAAAGCAGTCCTCGATCATTCGTGATTTGAGTATCATGCCGTTAACCGTCAGTCAGATTGGTGATGCGTTTGTCGGACTTAGTTCGAACAACGTGGCCTATGCTTGGCGTCACGGTGAAATCTTTGACTTCGCTGCTGGTAGCGATGTTCGCTTCGAATCACTGAATGCCAACATCATCGAACGTATCAGCGGCATGAACTTTGCTGGCAAGCACGAAGATGTAGGTACTACCGTCTTCATGTCCAGCACCAGTGCTGTGCATCTGCATCTGGGCGATAAGCGCGAACCGTATGCTGTGTCGTCTTCATTCGATCTGATGCCAGCCGTGCGTGACTTCGCAGCGTCACTGTCTAACACTGGCAAGGCTATGGAGATTGCGTCCGAGTCTGCTGGTGCTCGCACTTACGTTACATATCAGGGTAAGAAAGTCGTTGTCGATGATGCTAACGACGAGTATGACCTTGAGCTGGAGAAGGGCGACAAGTACAGCATGGTTTATCTGAACCGTGACCGTTACGAGCTGCGCCTGAAAGATGAACCGAAGATTGTGTTTATCGTTCGTGGTCATCTGCGTGTTGCTAACATCATTGGTCAGACTGAGTTCACTAAACAGTTTGGTTCAATCGCTGATGACAAAGCAAACACGTTCCAGCCTGTCGGTGTAGTTGGTCGCAATATGGCAACGCCTTTGCAGATCAAGAAAGATACCGTCATCTATACGTATCGCAAGAAACACTATCTGCCGCAGAACCTCGTTGTTCCGCTTGAGAAGATTCTTGATGGTGCGTCGCTGGCTAAACTCGTTGACTCGCTCAAGCCTGTCAAAGAGAACAAGCACATCGTTAAAGGCAAGCTGGTGGGCGTTAAGCTGCCTCCACTGGCGGGCGGCAAGAAGGTTCCTTCTGAGCAGCCTATTAAGAAAAACGTGCAGGCTGTCTACGGTGCGTTCTTCCCTGTATCTGCTTCTCAGCCTAACCGTAGTCGTGTTGTCTTCGGTAAGACTGTGAAAGAAGTTCAGACGAAAGCGGTCGAAGCTGTCAATCGCATGGCAGTGCCTACAGACTACTACCTGTTCAGCACAACCACCAGCGATGAACTGTATGACCTCGCTAAGAGCGGCTCTGTATTGATTCGCGCTACTGGTGTGTTGCAGCATACGTACACCAACGCGAAGCATGTGTCTCTCGGCTACATGGACAACCAGACTGAACTGCGTGACCCTGTGAAAGTAGACGTGCCTGAACTGCGCGTTGCTGCTATCGGTCAGAACACGAAAGAGGTCGTTAAAGAAGTGCTGCGTCTATTGACCGAAGGCTACTTCAATACCGGCCTGCATCTGTCTGTGCGTCAACCAGCAGAAGCAATCAGCTTCGAAGGTACGTTCGACCCTCGTACTCGCGATCAGCTTACTGGTATCGGCCGTCGCATCGCTGCGTATCTCAAGCAGAACGGTGTGCAGTTAGAGAACGGTATGATTCGCGCTGCGTTCGGTCAGAAACGTGCTGAACTGCGATTCAAGCTGCCAACGCTGTCTGGTGCTGCGCTGCAATCTGTAAATAAGATTCAGACAGACGAACCAACGCTTAACGCTCCGATTTATGCGACCCTCAAGCCTAAACAGCCTACAGTCGAAATCACTGCGTTCAACCGTCACACTGGTTACGTGACTGTACGCGCTCAACGCGGTCCTGAACTGTACTCTGAGCCGTATGAAACTTTATATTCAAATGTTGAACGTAAAGCGTTTTAAATCTGTAAATAAAAATTGCAGATAGTAATATCTAACTGTTGCGGTAAGATGCTTTCTTCGCGGGTGGCATCTTGCTGGTCCATCAAACTCACGCGCTGTATTTCTTGGCGGCATGTGAGCCTCCAGCCGGTTTGAGCTTATGCTCTGTAATCGTGAGGACAACCCCGGCACCCACGTGATAGACCGTTGCTCTGCTGCTGACGCTCACAAGGCCCAGTGTTTTACATTCTTTTCAGACATACGCACGGCAATTGCCTCTAGGCACGTAGATTGGTGGAGCGAAGTCTCAACGCTGTGACCAATCTTTCAGGGATAGCAATATCGCAGCCTACGCTGCCTGATGTACATTAGCTGGCACTAGTGTGCATTGGGAAGAGTGGCAAGCCTCCAGGCGCGCAGTCTTCATGACAACTTTCCACCAGCTCTTTCCTACCGATGTACAACACGGTGAGGGTATGTAGTGTGTCATCCAGCGGACGACTCAACACACTGCGTACAGGATTGAACTGCAAGAGTCTTAATGTGATAAACATCCGCAGACCCTCATGGGTGCCGTGCCTTTTCACGGTATTCAGGGAGTAAAAGAATGCAGACGAGATACTCAAGTGATGTTGGGCGACGAGCGACTCTGCATTTGGTCAAAGCTGTTCACAGCCTGTTGAGCATTGCCCTTAACAATGTTCAATGGAGTGTGTCCGCGCCATGCTGCCGTTGACGTGCTGCCATAGCAAAACCCACTTTTCCGGGTAGTGAAATATCGTATAGGACTTGTTAGCGGTCAATCGCGTTCCTACCACGATCTAATGCACAACAAGAGCGATTGTTAAAGAGTGTATCAACCACCGCAGATCACCGATGGGCCACCTCCTTCGCTGGAGTGATGTGAATGCGATACGTGTTTTCCCGCCCACGTATCGTTGCAGCGTTGCTCTTGTGTGCGGTTCGACCGCAACCCAGGCGGTAAAGAGAGAAAGAGAGTTGAAACCCTAGTGAAGTCGGGCGAAGGGCAACTTGAAGTAACTTGATCGACATTTGCAAATGTTTTACTTACAGTAGAGACACAAGGAGCAAACATGCTTTTGTTCTATGTGTCGCTGATAGCAATCGTGATGCTTGGTCACTTGCTATCATGGTCCGAGAGTCACTTTCAGTTGCCGTGGAATGCGGCTTCACTCTCGGTCATTCACTCCGGCTCAACAGCGAAGGCTGACGGGCACTCGCTTCGGGTGTGAGGGAGTAAGCGACAAAATCCAAGCATAGGAAACGGGTGGCCTTCGGGTCGCCCGTTTCCGTTTCTACTGCGTAACAAGCTAATTTGTGCCTAACAGAGGAGAATAACATGGGACAGAAAGCTATTCGTTTAGGCACTGACCTGTCTACTGGTCACAGTGGTTACTTCCCTGTTGTTCCGGCACAAGCCTCGTCTAATGTGCTCGTGAATGGCAAAGGAAGTGTTCGCGCTGGCGACAAGTATCGACCACACTGGAAACCCAAGAAGCCGCCTCATACAGGTGTTGCTACTTCAAGCTCAAGTGTGCGTGTCAATGGCAAGCCTGCTCAACGCGCAGGTGATGCAAACAGTTGCGGTGATACTGCATCGAACGGAAGTTCTAACGTGAGATTTGGCTAATGGCAGGAATCGGGATTCGACTGATAGACGTGCCCATTAGTGAGCGCATCTATTGTGATATTAACGCGTGGATTCAACTCGAACCGCGTGATAACGTGCAGAACATGGACAGCATCGTCCAGAAGATTCTGATGGTAATCGGTACTCGCAAGAAGTCACGTAAGTGGCGCGAGAACTTCGGTGCAGACGTATATCAATATCTATTTGAACCGTTTGACCAGACTACCGCTGACTGGATTGCAACGTACATGCGCCTCGCCCTTGAAGACGTTAACAACGGTCTGACGCAAGACGTAACGAACGTGCAAACAGCGTGTACAGCGAGCGATCAATTCGAACAGACCTACGTGTGCGTAGTCACATGGCGCTGTCCTAAGCTCGAAGACAAACAATCTATTACGTTTGCAATGAAGGGCCAATAACATGTCCATGCTAAACACATACACGACTCATGAGGAGTTTGCACAAGACTTCCTGAATCGTATTAACAAGTCCAGCTACTGGACAGACGCACAGGTCAGCTCCTTGACTGCATTGCTTGCTGATGCACTCGGTGACCTCGGTGTGACGAACGCCTATGCGTCTTTGATTGCAGCGCGTGAGGCATTCAGTCGCCTCGCACGACGCAACACCTCAGTGCTCGCTAACGCTCGTTACTTGGGCGTCGATATCGGACGTAAGTCAGTATCAACCGTGACTGCATCCGTTGCTAATCTGACGTCGGTGAAACAGTCATACGATAAGCACACGCCTTTCACTATCGGTAACTTCAATGCGTTGCTTGCAGAAGTAACTCAGTGGGAACCAGGTGAAGTGAAGAACGTGGACTTCATCATTGGTGAAGTGTTTACGTTCAGTCAGATTGTACCGAACACTGTCGATTACATGTCGATTAAGCTCGGCACACAGAACTTCCAACTGACTGATGATCTGCGTGTGTGGTTCGAGCATCCTACCGGCACGAAGATTGAGTTCCAGCGTTTCACCAAGTGTCTGTTTGAGGCGTATGCTGATCAGCAAATCTTCCTCGACGTGACAACTGATGATGGTGACGTTGAGATTCAGTTCGGTGGCGAACAGTGGGGAGCACAGCCACCAGCAGGTTATACGCTGCGTGTGCAGGGCATTAAGTCTTTAGGCGCAAGCGGTAACACGGACAGTATCGGTCTGAAAGTGCAGTGCCTGTCTAACCCTCAGCTTCAAGGCAAGACAGTGAGCGCTGCGCTTGGCGGTTCTGATGAAACGCCTGTTGACTACTACCGCAACTACAGTCCTATCGTCGGCCGCAGTCGTAAGAAACTGATTCGCCGTGACGAATGGAAAGCTGCTATCGCGCTCTATCCTGACGTTGCTGACGTTGTTGTTCAGGGTCAGGCAGAGATTGCACCGAACGATAAAGAGTGGCAGGGCGTTGTGCGTGTTGCTGTGTTGCCTCGTAACACAAGCACGTGGGGAGGCATCAACCCTAACCCTTCTTCTGCGCAATGGACTAAGTTCCTTAACTGGCTTGCTCAGTTCAATAGCCCGCTCGATGTTCAATCGTGGAACCCAGACAAGCTACAGATTGACTGTACGCTGAACGTGTCTCTGTATGCTGACGCGCCTGGTGATCGTGACTCGAACAAGGCTACCCTCGAACAGTCCGTGCTTAAACTGTTTGAGCGTCGTCCGGGACTGCTGGGCAAACGTCTTGCGCTGTCTGACATTACAGACCGTGTGTTGTACGACTGGATTGACCCTGATCAGCCTGTACGCAGACCAGAAGTAGACTACTGCAACATCGAAAGCCCTGTGCAGGATATCATCCCGAACACGGTACTCGAATACGTTGCACTGCGTAACCTTCGCATCAACATTCTGTATAGCGAAAGGAAAATGAACCAGTGAAATCAAACACTCTAGCCTTTAACATTGACTTCGTTGAAGCCAACCCGGCATGGGCAGAGTTGTTCGAGATGCTCGATGGACACAACGACGAACAGAACCTCACAGTGATTGAGCAACTGTTGAATCTTCGTCGCATCAATGCAGACACAAACGACGAGCTGGCTGAGGCGAGTATTCGCCAGCTCGGTATCAACATCACGCGCGACCTGATGCAATATCGTTTGCCCTCATTGAAACGTGTTATCGACTGCTTACCTGACTGGCAGCAAGTATCTGGTACAACTCAGTGGCCTAAGTTCGTGGGCTTGTTGTTAGGTGGGCAGTTCGATGCTTCTCGCCTGTACACTGCTGACTATCAAACGTTCGTGCCTACACCGCTCGGTACTCTGATTCAAGACGGTGGTACGTGGTACAAAACGAACAAGGTTAACCTCGAAGTTGACGCGCAACTGATTGATGGTGGCCTCGATTTAACGATCACGAAAGACGCAGAGAAAGACGTTGTTAATGCGCTGCAAGAAGTAGGCATGACACAGCAAGAGGCAGAAGATTGGTTCAACAACCACATCGGCTTCGAGCCTGTCAACAACGACGTCCAGCAATACACTGCGCGTTCTGCAATGTTCTATCGTCGCATTGCTGACCTGTTCTATCAGTGGGCGCCTATCGAAGAAGTATTAGAGGGCGTGTATGCCGCAATCAACCTGAGTGCTAAACTGTATCTCGGTGCGCACGTTGTTGTTGAGCCTGTTCGACGCTTCATGGTCGGTGCGCCTTTGCAGAAGTCTATCGCGTTCATTCAGCCTGAGTTCATTCGTGGCGGTGAGTGGACAACGTTCGGTGCTGTCATCCAATACAGCGACAATACCGAGCAGACTGTCGAAGTGTGGGTAGAAGACTCTACGTGGATTGCAGAGCGTGACGGTAACGCAGTGCGCTTCAACGAACCGCTTGCGATCTCTGTTATCAACCTGACTCTCAGCTACAATGGCACTCAGCAGGCCCTTGAGTCGCGCATCTATCCTATGGGTGTTGAGCCTGACCCTGACGAACTGTTAATCGAATGCCCTACGCTGTATGGCAATGCGAGTGCTAAAGTCCGAGTGTACGGTAAGTACCTGTCTACCGGTTCGATGAAAGAGCTGACCGATAGCGGCATGATTGCGCTGTCTGCAACTCTCGGTACGTTCAACGGTACGACACTCAATCTGCCTAGCGTTGATGCAGACTCTAAGGTTGACATTAGCGTTGCGTTCCAAGGACAGTTCGATATGTCCAAGACGCAGGAGTTTGATGTTAATCGCAGCGTCAAAGACTTGGTGCCGACCGAACTGCGCATCATCCTCGATGACGAAATCCCTCAGGGTGAAGAAGTCTCTATCAAGTATGCTGTGACATACAACGATGGAACGTCGAAGCTGGGCACTGCGCAAGCACGTACCACCAGCGAGCACACCGAGATAGTTGAGAACGTGTTGAAGTCTAAGGTCATGCGCACTGACTATCTGACTTCTGTGTATGCTGTGTTCGGTGAAGTCACACCTATCGAAGCAGTCAAACAGGTTGTGCTGAAAGCGCCTGACATTAAGCTGGCAACGATTGACCTCGTTGTGCCTGAGACTGTGGTTGAGCGCGACATTATCCGACCGAAAGCAATGGCACTCTACGTGCTGGCGTCTGCTACTCAAGCCCAGATTAATGCGCGTGACCCTTCGATCGTGGTTGCTTACACCGAAGTGTTTGGCATCTGGTTCAGTAGCGAAGACAAAGCAACAGCGGTCAATGCTATCCCTCGTGTCGATACGCAGACAGGTGAGTTCGAAGCTCCTCTCGTTAGCGGCGATGCGATGAAGTATGCGCTGAACTTCACGTTCATTGATGGTAGCTCTACCGTAACGTTCAACCGAATCATTCTCGTTAACGACACGATTATGATTCCTAAGTCAGTTGACCTGCGTTCCTCTCCGACTATCAGTAGCGGTAGTACGCTGATGCTGCCTGTAGTCTGCCTGTGGAACAACGGCCTGTCTTATGCTGCTGCGGCTGCTGTTAAGGTTGAGTACGTTCCGTCTGCGTCTGCTATTGAAGAAGCGAGACAGCGTACAATTCGATTGCAGCAACAAGCAGTCGAACAAGGGCAGGACCCAAGTCAGTTTGACCCTGATCATCCTGATTACGCTCGCTGGGTAACGCTGACTGTTAGCCTGAGCAACAACACTGTGTATGACCCAATCATGGGACGCAGTGTGAAAGAGTATGTGCTCTACTATCAGGGTGACCTGCACGGCTCTGCGCGTATCAGCATGGAATATGAGTTCGAAGGTACGCATCTCACTAACTATCGTGACCTGCAACTGATACCTACGCGCTCGCTGGTGGACAGTATCACTATCGAATGTCCTGACTTGCTGTACGAGAAGTCACGCACGTTCGTCCGTCTGCTTGCAACTTATGTCGATGGTACACAGGAGTATGTGACTGCTGCTGAATGGGTTGGCAACTGGCCTGAGAAAGACGAAGACGAGTACAAGTTCCTCCAGTTCTCGCCGGGTCGATACAGTGGCATGGCGGTTGTTGAAATCGTTGAAGGCCGCACACCGACTGATTACAAAGACTTCCGTGCGATGAAGGTCAGTAAGCTGCCGATGTTCAATGCTATCGGTAGTATCGCAGACCTGAACAAAGCATACTATGATGGTGCTATTCTGCAAACAGGCAAGAGCAAGTATGACTACAGTACCGCTACGCAGGTTATCGCTTCATTCTTCCGAGTGAGCAATAAGATTGACGTGACGGTAGCTCCGCAGCCTAAGCAGAGTATCAACAACATCATTAACAGCCGTATCGAAGGTGCAACGCAAATCAGTGCTGATGTGCTGTCCGAGTCATACACTCTGGTCAACACGTATAAGACTGGTGGCGTGATGCGTACTCTGGACGGTTCGTATGCTGAGGAAACGCCGAAGACGTTTGACCTCGAAGTCGATTCAGAGTGGCTAGTGGTGCAGAACTATTACGTGCAGCCGGGTCCGAACAATACGCAGATGCTTGTGCCTACTACAGACATAGTGGCCGAGATTGATGCTGAGGGTTCACTCACACCGAGCCAGAACGTTAACGGTGCTGTGTTGATTCGCGCTCGCTATACGTGCGACCAGTATCAGATTGAGAAGACGTTGCTTGTCTATCTTGTTCAGGCAAACACGTATCTCCGTCAGATTGGCATCACTGGTCCTGACGTTGTGTGGGATGTATCTGATCGTAACCCGACTATCGGTTATGAGAACGGACGCTGGTACGTGCCTTATGGTCTGCGTGTTATCATCGACCCTGATTCAGAACTCACGACGACTGACGCTATCTGGTCTATCGGTGACGAGACTAACGTTGATGGTGTGTCTGTCAATCCTCTGAATGGTCATCTGTTTATCGGACAGACTCAGTTGTCTGACGGCGTTATTAACCTTCGTGCTGTGTTCACCAAGCAGAATCCGCAGTCGCTTGCTGATGAAACAATTATCGGTACGCGCACGATTCAGCTCCAGACGCAGAACACGATTCTTAACGGGTATATCGAAAACCCTCCCGGCAATATCAGCCCTAACACTGATTACCGCTTCACTGCATTCTACACACGACGCTCTGGTGCAACTGGTTCAAGCCGCTTGCCTGATGCGAACAGCGTGAAGTTCCAGTGGAACGTGATTGAATCTGTCAGTGGGTTCACGCTTGCACAAGATGGTACGTTCCGTTTCCCTGCATCGAAAGACCCGCAGAAAGTTAAGGTTGAATGTATCATCACCGAGCAGCGCACCACTATCAGTCTCGTACAAGAGATCACATGCCCAGGCATTGGTTTCCCACAAGACCTGACAGTTGGTGGCTACACGAATGTGCGTGACGATAGTTCAATGCAGATGAACGCATTGCTCGGTCGTACCGGTACGTTCGTGAAAGATGATGTGAGCGCTAAGTGCCTGTGGCAGATTACGAACAGTAAGGGCGATGTGGTAGACGTGCAAGGCATCTCTATCAATGCTCAGACGGGACGACTGACTATCGGCCTGTTGCTTAACGACACGGACTTTGGTGTTAAGGCAATCTACAGTGAAGGACAGCAGACGCTTACGCAGACGCACTTCATGAAAGCCATGTCATCTTATCCGCGATTCGGTGTTGCACCTTTCGGTATCACTGGTGTGAGTATTGCACTTGCTCAGTTGCCGACACGTTTACGTTCTAAGACAGGTGGCCAGTTCGTGTTGTCTACAAAACAAGACGAGTACGGTTACTTCGTTGTCAGACAGTCATACGGTAATGCTGTGTTCGCAGCAGCCGCAGACAGTTCGGGGACAGTGAACAAAGGGTGGCTTGGGTTTGATGGTGCTCAGTGGCCTGTCACTGGCGATAACGGTAAGAAGGGTCCTATCGTTGGCAAGATTGTGTATGATAACCTGACAGAAAACGTCTTGATCTATCGTACCAATGCGCGAGCGTTCGGTTCCTCTGTTATCACTGTGCGTTACCAGTAAAATAAAGGGAGTCCGGAGCTATATGTTCCTGGCTCCCTTTTTCATTTACGCTAATTTATGACAGTTAAAACCCAAGGAGTTCTTTGATGGCCACTGAATCTATCTACGTTAACGCTCTGCGTCTAACGCCTCAGGGAGAACAGGCCGTTGCGAACGCGAATGCTGGTGGACTTGCAATATCCCCAGTAGCATTCAAAGCAGGTGACTTTGTAGGCTCAAACCCATCAGTGGTTCCAGAGCAGTTACTTGGCAACGAGCTTGCGTCGGGCGCATTGTCATATGTTCAGGTTCTTACCGAGAACAGCGCTCGCTTCGTCTTTGATATTAAAGTCAAATACGTTGAAGGTGAAACGCTTAAACGAGTAGGTGAGCTGTTGATCATGCTCTCAGATAACAGACCTTTCGGTCACGTTGTCTTGGAAGAGCCTATCATCGCTGTGCCGAACTCTATCAGCCGTGTTAGTCTTCTCGTACATATCCAGCAGGACATTCAAAAGATTCTTGCTGTTAAGATGGCCGACTACACTTCAATACCGAGTGTGGCAACGCTGCAAAACCTTCCGAGCTTGAACGATAACGTGTTCAACGCTGTGTCTGTCCTTGACATGCACGTTAACTCTGACGGCACACGCTCTCCGGGCACTGCGTATCGCTATGGTCAAGGTTCGTATTACTGGGCTTTCAGTGAGCATGACCGTATTTTCAGCGGGCAGATTACTGCTGCTGGATTTATCAACGCGAACACCTTTAAGATTGCGTCAATCACCAGTCTTAAAGCGAACGAGATTGTGCTTGTTCAAACAATCTCAGGCACAGGTGCTGGTGCTTGTCGTCACTTCAAGTACACGAACGGTCAGCTTGTCAACATGGACAGCGCGATTCCTTTCGTTAGTGCTCAGACCTCGATTGCTGTGTGGCGACGCATCACTAACCCAACAACTCCGTCTGCTGGCATTCCGTGGCCGCTGAATAACGATGTACCAGAAGCATGGGCATTGTATCGTGGTAAAGACTTGCAGCCGTATTGGGGACCTGTTGCTGGTGGCACACGTCAGACACAAGGTACGCTATTCGTTCCTCCGGGCAAGATGCTGTTTAGTTCTGTTGTGACTACAGCAACACCTGACAAGTTACGTTACACGCTGTCCGAGATTCTCGATAGCTCGACTGACTTGCTGCTCGGTACTTCTGGTGTGCTTCAACCGCGCACTGCGTATAGCGTTGTAGACGATCAGCTTCTGCTTTCGTCTTACCCTGAACAGCGTATGCAGCTTGATATGCGTCAGTTCCGTATCGAACCGTCGCAAGGTCACGTTGTCCTGTTCGAAACATACGAAGGTGTAGGTGACGGTCAGACTGCTCTGTTCAAACTCGGTAACAAACCGATTGATAGCGTTGACATGGTGTTCTGTGTTGTCGGCTCTACGTGGCAGCCTACCACCGTGTACAAACTCACGAACGGTAACAGCGTCACACTGACCGAAGCAATTCCTTCTGGTCAGAAGTACACATTCTATGTAGCTCGCTATGAAGAACGCGCCAACTGGTCTACTCGCATTCGTGTTGCTCAGTATCGCCAGCCTTATGATGCTGATACATTTACTCTGCCGACTACACCACTGAGCAAGTCGCACTGTATTGTAGCAATGAGTGGTCTGACAGTTCACACGCAAGAGTTTACGGTTGCTGGTAACACACTGAAAACGCTTTCGCCTATCCCTGCTGATACACTCGTTGAGATCACAATCTTCGAGAACGTTATGGCTGTGGGTTCGAAAGACAGTTCAGTTGATGGTGTCATCATTGATGCTATCCCTACACCGACCGGTTACATGTTCAAGCGTCAGGGTCTGCCTCCTATCGACGTGCCTATCGCTACTCCTGAGATCATTCAGGGCGAAGGTATTCAGATTAAAGGTACGTGGCCTGAGATTACGATTAGCAACACTCAGGCACTCGCCGAAGAAGCTGATCCGAAGAACATGTACAACATCCAGCAGGTAGTAGAAGATTCGGAAGAACTGACTATCGTTCAACGCATCGACTTTACCAAGGGTGTTATGCTTACGTGTATCGCTGACTTCCAATGTCAACTGGGCCCAGGCTTTGCAGCCACCAGCGGTAAAGAGCATATCGAGTACGTCCTGTCGTTTAAAGTTCCGGGCACAGCCGAAGCTGAATACGGTCGTGGACTCAAGGGTACAGGTAGTGCAGGGTTCAACGTCGTCACGTCGGATGCAAGTCTGACAGAAGTGATTGCTTACTCAAACGTTAGCCTGACGCAGATGTATACCGTGCTCATTGAGAACCAGCCTCAGGGCTTCATCGACATTGTAGCTAAGGTGCGTATCACTGATTCGCAGATCACAAGCTATGGGTCGAAGCTGTCTGGTAACTTGTGCATTAAGGTTGAACCGAAATGACAACACAGTTAAAACTTTCGCAAATCGAAACAACCGCCAACGATGAAGGTAAGTCGCTGGTTGGTGTTGGTGGTAGCGCTCAGTTTGAATCATCTGATACTGCTGCTCTTACACAACTCGCAAGCGTAAGATTTAACAGCAAGACAGGTGTGTTAGTGTTCATCAAGAAGAACGGGGATGTGGTAAACGTTCCCGGACTTCCGACTGTCGCTATGTTTGGCGAAGGGAAGCCTGGGCGTCGAGGCGCTCCGGGTTCCCCCGGTCGTGATGGACGAGATGGTCGTGACGGCGAAACAGGTCGTCAAGGCTGTCAGGGTAAGGTTGGCAATAGAGGCAAGACAGGTCCTGTCGGTGACCCCGGACGCGACGGTGAAGACGGTCCTCCGGGCGATACTGGTCGAATGGGTCCTGATGGTCCTACGGGGCCAGATGGTCCTGATGGTCCTACGGGTCCAATAGGCCCTCGCGGAAACGACGGACCGAGCTGTATCTCCGGCGCAACAGGTCCTACAGGCCCAGCGCCTATCACTACTGCTGTGCTGTCGAGTACGCAGCCTACAGATGGTAAAGTGTTTGTCTGGTTATATCCGACGAACAACGTTACCCCAGCTCCGCCTCTGCCTACGATAACACCTCTTGCTGCGTCAGTATCAAGTCTGTACATGGTCGGTCAACGTGCAGTACAGGGTTCTGATGTGTTTACTTCGCTTGCGTATCTGCCTGTCAACGCGCGTGGTGGTGTAGGCCCTTATAAGTATCAGTGGTCTATCACAACTACTGAGGGTGTAACGCTCGATGCTACAACATCCTCAACGTGTATCGTTAACTTCTATCTGCGTCTTGGGCTCGGTGCGGACCGTACAATCAAAGGCACTATCCGTTGCGTAGTAACTGACATGGGGCAAACGTCACGTCCAACTGTCACTGTGAGTTCTGCTCTGACAGTCGTAGCACGTAACCCTACGAACACTTCAACTTCTGGTTGTATCGTGTTTGGTTCTGAGGTAGAAACGATTACAGGGCCTAAAGCTGTCGAAGACGTGCGCGTCGGCGATAGTCTGCTTGGCTTCTCTAATCAACCGAAGAACTTCCGTCAGTGGTCTTCTCAAAGTCTGAAAGGCAATCTGGTAAACGCTACTGTGACTGCTCTTAAATACGGTGAAGAAGATCATTACTTCGTTATCAACGGTCAGAAGTTCACGCACGAACACCCTGTCTTGATTTACGATGACAGCGTGTGGCGCTATGTTCCTGCGCGTGATGTTCAAGCAGGACAAACTGTTTTAGGCCGCAAAGGAGCTGTGTCAATTTACGAGTTCCGCCGCGTCGATGCTCATGTGAAGACAGTCGATATTGACGTCGATCCATTTGACTGCTACTTCGTTGGTGATGTGCTCGTACACAACACGGATATTGTTGCGAAAGCGGAGAAAAAGTAATGAGTCTGATTAAAGTTAAGACCGGTCTCATTCAGGCTGGCTCTACGACTACCGCTACTGCGATTCGCGCTCAGTCTGGTGTGCTTGCTATAGACCCCGCTGATTCTGACGTACCCGCAGAGCTTACTGCTGATTCATCGTTCGATGCGACTTCGGGTATTCTTACTCTCAAGTTCGCTAACGGTGAGACAGTAAAAGTCGGCGGCTTCCCCACAGCGTCTGATATTCCAGAAGGCCGTCAAGGCGGCAGAGGTGAGACAGGCGCTGACGGTAAAGACGGTCGTGATGGACGAGATGGTAATCCGGGTGAGCCTGGGTGTGACGGCGAAGTGGGGCCTGACGGTGAGCAAGGTCTACCGGGTCCTGATGGACGTGATGGTCTGCCTGGTCCTGTTGGTCCTACTGGCCCAGATGGTCGCACGGGTCCTATGGGGCCTACCGGTCCTACTGGCCCTCGTGGTGGCACGGGTCCTACTGGCGCAACTGGTGCTACAGGCCCTACCGGTCCTACTGGTGCAGCGGGTCCTGCTGGTCGTCTGTCTATCATCGTAAGTGCTACCCAACCGGGCAACGTTGCAGCCGGAACTATCTGGGTAGACCCTACAAAAGATCAAGGCACAACCTGGCCGTAAGGAGTAATCATGGTATCGAAGGTTGATATATCGCTCGTCGGGGCTAATGCTTCTGGTCCTGTCGTAGCGACACAAGGTGGTATTACTGTTGACACGTCAGAAGACGATAGCACTCTAAACGGTGCGTTCGATGCGCTTACTGGTGTGTTGGCAATCAATATCCCTAATATCGGCAAGCTGCAAATCGCGGGTCTGCCTACTATTCACAGCATCGGCTACGGTCCTGCTGGTGGCGTTGGTCCTGCTGGTCGTGATGGTATTGACGGTCTGATGGGTACTGATGGTCGTCGAGGCACAGACGGTTGCCCTGGCCCTCGTGGTACTGATGGTCAGCAAGGCAAACAGGGTTACGTAGGCAATCGTGGACCTGCTGGCCCTACAGGTCCGACTGGTCCTACAGGTGCTCCGGGTAACCCAGGCACAGTACAAGTCTTCGTGCAAGACACCGACCCTGCTATCGATCAGGAAATCGCACCCGGCGCAATCTGGGTTCGACCGTAAGGAGAAAGCATGTCTCGTTTTCGCGTTCGTAATGCTGCGAATAACGGTTGGCATGACTGTGTGGACACGCCCATGTTCATACGCACACAACAGGGAGACTGGACGCCTTTAACTCCAGAGAAGTTTAGTGTGCGTAACCAGTGGGGCAAGCGTTGGCATCTCATTGATGACTCGTTTGACCCCACATACGATGACCCGTGTTCGAATCTCGAAACGGGCGCGTGTGGTGGCGGTCCTACGTCAACAACCAAAGGCTCAGGCAATGGCATAGGGAGTGGCGGCCGTGAGAAGTATGATATACTTACAGGCTATCCTGCGGGGTTTGACTTGCCTGATGCTGGTCGCACTGGCTTCGGTCTTGTTAACTCTTTCGCTCCTCCTACTGGTCGATCTATCAACAGACCCGGCATCAAGGCCATCGAATCCTACGACCCTACTGGGGTTGCTTCTCGCGCAGGATTAGGCACTTACGCTAACCCTAACGTACCGTATGCGTCTGTTCACGGACGTGGTGCTGTTATCACCGAAACGTACTATGCAATGCCAGCTATCGAAGGTTATGTCGAGCTGATGATTGCGTCGTATGCGCCCGGCGGTGCAAGCGTCGATGTGTATCACATGGGTGCGCGTGTTGCTTCAACGTGTGGCAAACTGGCAGGACGTTCTCGAATCAAATTCCAGTTCGACCCTGACGCGTCTGATATGCGTATCATGGTGCGTGTGCGTACAACGCAAGGGTATGGCTGGAGTCTCGAAGTATATCCGCCTCGTCTTGCTGCACCATCTGACCGTGGTGGATTAGCGCTCGATAGTCAAGCTGCATACGACGTTATCAACTTCCCTGACGTCATTCACCCTGATTATATCGGCAGCCCAATCTTCCCTGCACCGTGTCACGCTACAGTCTGGCCTATCACTGAACGTATTCAGAACGCTAACGCCTTTGAATACTATCACTTCATCGGTTGGATTGCAGGCTGGATGTATCTCGATTACACGTCATGGGAAACGTTCGACTTCATTGAGGTCTACCAAGGCGGGCAACGTATCGCTACAACGCTTGATGCTAAGACCGGCGAGGGTTATCTGTATTTCTACTTTGACCCTAAAGGCGTTGCGTGTGACATTATGGTGCGTGTGGTCAGTAAAGACTTCGGCAATGCCGCATCGCTTGCGAGTTGCTTCTATAGTCTCTACTGCCCAGGTGAACGTGGAGCGCGTGAATACATGCACCCATGCCAGAGCTACAGCGTGTACTCTGCCGGTCATCCAACCACAGAAGATAATTTTGCATTAGGAACTCAAACGGATATTCGCGCCGAGCTTGTTGTTTGTGTAGCGAACTCGTTTGATACCAAGTTCGAAGTGTTCGACCAGAACATGACTCTGCTTGATACGTCTATCGTTGCAGCAGGGAAAACTGGTACACTCGAATTTTGGAAATACCCTGAGCATGTGCTTCGCGCTAACATCACAGTTCGCGTGACAGCACCTATCGGATGTGATTGGTCGTACTATGTGTACTGTCCGATTCAGCCTCCACATATCAATGTGAGTGACTTCACTGTTCCATATCGTTGTGTGACAATCGAAGGCGGCAATGCGCAGCCTCCAGAAGCAGACCCGTTCCCGTGGTACTGCTATCAGATTGAACACACTGGCGGTCGTGGCTTCGGTGACTTCTGGTCGCAAGTCCGTGCTGCTGATGGTGACTACGGTGTTCTCTGGGGTGGCTCTAAAGGCTGGTTCAAGTGGAACAACTTCTTCACTCGTCGCATCACTCAAATCACTGTTGATATTCGCTACAGCGGCAAACAAGGTTCATGGCATAGTGGCCTCGACTGGTACGAACGCTCTAACCCATCTGCTGTATTCCACCCGCTGAACAACACAGCTATTCAGACCTACACTATACCGGTAAACGTTCCGGCAGGTGAAGAGATTTGGCTGTACGTTAGTTCTGGCTGGGACCGTGGCGATGGTATCAACATGGATTACATTGCAATCACGAACGTGGTCTTTGCATAACAAGAAGGGGCTTCGGCCCCTCTTATCGATCTAAGGACATAACATGCTGCAACAAAGTTGCTTATATGCGAGAGGCATTACTCCCGTATTTAGTGGAAGCCCAGGTGATGGCTCCCAAGCAAGCGTAGATGCTATGGCCGTTGACGGTACACGCTTCACTTCGTTTGTAGTTGATGGTCATGCTCAAGCGTTCGTGTGCGGCTTTGGTGCTGTCTATATGAACGGTCGCTTTGTCCGTGACGGTAGCCCTATGGTTGACGGCAACTACGGTTGGCTGGGTAACTACCGAAACAAGAACATCAACAACATGGGTGTGCTGCGTCATCTGCTTACGCAACGCGGCTATAACTCGAACGTTACTCTCGGCAGTACGATGCTTGTCATCTCTGACCTTGCGCCGGTGAATGACGATGCTGCAATGGAATCGTGGGGACAGCTTGTTAGCTACATGCAGCGCATCCCTCTCGACATGCTTGCGCATAGCTGGCAGGAGATTAACGCAGGTGCTTACGGCTATGACGGCACCTACAAGTATTTCAAACAGTTCAGCTCGGTGATGTTGCTGCTTTCTGCGACTAACCAGAGTATGCCTACTGCGATGCTTACTGCTTTACGTGAAGCGCATCGTAACGGTGTGAACCTGATTGTATTGCAGAAGGGTGCATACGAAGGGAACGTTAACTTCAATGCAATCTTCAACCCGCTCGGTATTCGCAGTAACGGACAAGCGTATGTTGTCGCTACGCCTAACGCGAAGACCAAAAGCATTAACACGTTTGGCAATCACATTAGCTGGACGAACGTGCCTCAGTTGCACAACCAGCAGACGTACCATCTAGCTGCTGCGTATCAGTTCACAGGAACAACTCAAGCAGGACCTGGCTCTATTGGCGGTCAGCCCGGAACGTGGAAGCAATTCTACTGCGGACAAGTTGATATTCCTGATGACGTTATCATCGACCCACCTGTCATCTACAAAGACAAGTGTTGCGTTGAACCCGGCTCTGCATATCAGGTAGACTTCGACGTTACCACCTATCCGTACAAGCCTGATGATTGGGCAGCACGTATGGCAGCAGGTGATGTGTCAGTCACTTGGTCGAATGAGAATGCGCAGTCACTTGCAGCACGTAGCAGAATCTTCTCGCACGTTGTGGGCTATCAGCGCTATCTCGACACAGGTGACACCGGCTATACAATCTTCAACGGTACTCGTTACACAGACCAACGTGGCTGGAACGTTTATAAGATTCGTAAGTCCGACCTTGCGCTGGTGGAACGTCAACGCTTCGACATTCACGCATCTGCCGAGGGTACTAACCCAGGCGTAGCGAATGCTCAGGCGTGCGCTGCATTCTTGAACTCGATTGGTTCCGACCATTACGTCTACGTTGTGTCCTACGATACTGCCGACGTTAACCGACTTCAAGGTGGCTTGCCTCAAGCGATGTATCGCATCGGTGCTTCTCGTCGTGTGTATGCTGGTTCGCAATATGTTTACCGTGCTGCTTACTCACTGTTCGGTGAACCCGGTATCGGTGAAGGTAACGCGTGGAACGAAATGTACCGTGGCGCTAAGTCGTCTGATACTGACAGCTACTTCTCTGTTGGTTATGACTTCGATACGAACGGCTTCCCATACGTTACAGGCACTGACCGTGAAGGTAACATGAGCATGGCGCTCAATGGTCTGTTCGAAAACACCAAGAGCAGTCAATTGCGCTACTACAAAGTTCTGGGCAGTCAAGACGGTGCTTCGACAATGGGTATGCAGCATAACGTCACGATCAGAGATAATCGTTTCAAGAAGCTGCCTATGTACGAGACAAAGACCTTCGTTGTCTCTGTTACTAACCCTTGCTTCCCTGTGCCGAAGATTCAATCGCACGACTGGGTACACGTTGTCAACAAAGCGAACAACCGCTACGTTAAGTACCCGTTCAAAGACCTCTGCGAATATCTGATTACAACATCGGATGGTAGTGGTCAGAACGAAATGTGTACCTCGCACCTGATGATGAACTGGGACATGTTCGGTTCAATCGGGTCAGGCACTATCTATAACTCTGCTGGTGCATCGCATAAGATTTACTGCGGTACCGAGAACGGGAACATCAACGACCCGAACTCGCTGTATATCAACACCACAGAAGAAGGGAAAGTGTGGCACATCTATGAGCGTAAGTATCAGCTCATTACCGAAGAAGCAACGCGTGACTCGAACGATTGGCAGGTTGTGTGGAAGTGGAATGGCGTAGGCACCCAAGGCCATAACATTCAGATCGCAGCAGGCTATGAGTACATCGTGTTTGCATATGACCGTTACGGTGAGATTGAACTTGCTGAACGTCACTTCTTCGTACCGCCAACTGAGTACCTGCCTAAGTGGGGAGCTAACTATTATACCCGTGACTTCTCGAACTCGACGACGTTCACGACTGACCGTTCATTGCGCCACAACGCATTCTGTCAGAAGTCGAACAACCACGGTACCGAGAACGGGATTATGATGATCATTCGTCGTCCTCTGTTCATGACGACAGGCGCATCAGACCGTACTGGTTGGGAGTGTATCTACAACGGTAACAGTACGACAATGCCTCGCGGTAACAACTACATGATACCGTGCGTAAAAGATTATCAGTACATGGTGCTGTGTACTACCGAAGACGGTGCGTATTCTTCGCATCACTTCAACGCATGGAAAGGTGCTTTCGACATGGTGTGGGAAGGACTGTTCGAAGCAGACTCTGGTGGCCGTGCTTCTTGGTACGCAGACCTACAGACGTTGATGAAAAGCGGAAACAGTGGCGGTACAACTATGGATTGCTTCGATGGGCTTGCGAGTCCTCAAGGCGTATTCCAAGTGTGGCGTAGACCTATCCTGTGCTGGGAACCTGACGAGATTGAGGAGTAAGCGATGCCAGCATATGCACGTTTAGCTTTCAAAGACCCTTCAAGAGACAGGTGGGTAGCTAATTTAGCATACGGTGGAACGAAGGTTCGGTTTCAAGACGCAGACGGAAGTGTGCGTTGGGTTCGTATGACAATCAATAACACGAAAGTCAAAAACCCAGAAGCCGGACAATCGGGACAACCTGATTGGACAACACTGACTGGTTAGGAGTTTAGCCCATGTCTCTTACGAAGATTAGCCCTGCTCTTATCGACGGCGGTTCGTACCCCGTCGGCAAGGTGTTAGGTAAGAAGACGGCGTCCGCTGTTGAGTTCATAGACCCAACAGAGGCTGCAAAGATTCCCGGCTCTCAGGGTGCTGAGTTCGATACTACTACCGGTACACTCACTATCGTCTGGCCTGATGGAAGTCAGTCAAGCGTCTTAGGACTTCCTACTGCTGACCAGCTCAAATCTGGGCGTGAAGGTAAGCAGGGTAAAGATGGCCTACGTGGTTTGCCTGGTGCTGACGGACGTGATGGTCGTGACGGTGCAGACGGCTGCCCGGGTCCTCGTGGCCCGCGTGGCCGTAACGGACCTACTGGCAACACAGGCCCTGTCGGTGCTACCGGCAACACGGGTTCTGTTGGCCCTACAGGCGCTACTGGTCCTACGGGTAGCCCTGGTCGTGATGCAGCTATCGACGAGTATCGTGTATCACAAGCACTTAACCCTGTGACCGGTGCAGTTATCCCGAACGCGTGGATTGGTAGTAACCGCGATATGAACACTGGCTTTACTCATAACATGGGTCGAGTCGTGAACGCGTCAACTACAGATACGATTCACGTCGTATTCAACACGGCATTCATCAACCGTTGTATCAGCATTCAGATTACATTCGTGAACGCTGCACTCAACCAAGCTAAGACTTTCCAGCTCTACAATCTGGACGGTACAAGCGCGATGAATGAGAACGCCCTGTTAGGCGGGTTCACCATCAAGTCTACTGGCACTAACACTGCTGGCTGGGACTTCTGGTATACTGCGGTAGGTGATTAACATGCCGATAATTAAAATCAATCGCGCGACTAACAGCATTGTTGGTCGTGTACGTGAGAAGACAGACGACGATTGCATCGAAGTTAGTGACGAGCTATTCGGTAGAATCATTAGCGACCCGTCTGCTTTTCAGTTCTATCCTGAGACCGGTCAGATTGACTTAGTTGAGGGTTATGATACAGCGCCTCCTGAGTTCGACCCTGTTGCGCTGGCGCAGTTCGTTGCTGAGATTAACCAGAACATCTACGTGCCTGAACTTGACGTAGAGGTAAGTATCACTGGTGACCTCGGCAACCATCTGCTATTCGCTTTGGCACTCGCACAGTATGCACCACAAACTATTGTGTGTAACACCAAAGGAAAAATCAGCACACTCGTTGTCGATAAGGCTGCTGCCAAACTTATTGCTAAGGCCTTCTCCGATAAAAGTTCCATTGTTCTTCAATCCTTAGGAGTCTCGGATGAGCCAGTTGACTAACTACGTGGACACGTTGATTAGTCTTGCACAACAGCAAGGTCTGTCAGCGTCGAATGATATTGCGTACAAGGTAGGAGCGGATGTTACAATCATTCTCTCCTTCGTCGAACCTGTCACTCACGTATTCCCGCTGAACGGTCTCTGGATCATCGCAGATGGTGCGAACGCTGGCTATAAGAAAGTCATGCGTCGTAAGTCTAAGACGGCTACTGCACCGTACAAGAATACGTGGCAAGAGGAAACTGACTACAATACGGTGATGACCACTGTTCAAGTCTGGGATGAGGCTGATTTGCCAGCCCCTCAGATTATCAGCGCAAGTGGTGGACGTCTTACCGGTAAAGTTCTGACTCGTACAGGCGTAACAGTCTTCGACAACGATGAACTTATTCCTAAGTCCTATACGGACGGCGTTCGCACGGCGATGAACAACTCGTTCTTCACCATGTTCAACAACATGAACTCGCGCGTTAACTCTAACCTTGCTGCTATTCGTACTCTCCAGTCGGATGCCCAGCTCTTAACATCTCGTGTTGAGGTGCTTGAGCAAGCGACTGATGAAGCGTCAGTGAAAGGGTTAGTGTTCGTGCAACAGAATGCCGACACCGTATGGGCCTTGCGACATGGATTGGGCAAGGGCGCCGGCATTCCTTACGTCACTGACGAGAGAGGAGAAGTTCTATGGCCGGAAACTGTCAATCCAGCCGAAGCCGATCCAGACAACGTATTGCTGCTTACATTCTTGGAGCCTGTCTCTGGTGTAGCGCAATTAATGTATATGCCGATAACGGAGGAGAGCCAGCCCTAACGTGGGAACGCTCTGTGCAGCAAGTGGGTAACGGCATCACAATGTCCTCGACAGCACCTTTAGTTGAAGACAGCCTGATGATCGTTACTCAGTTCTCTGCTGGTCCTACGCTCGGTAGCACTTTGATACGTTCGGTCGTTGATTCAATTGATGACCGTTTCGTTGTCGTGCAGTATCTGCCTATAAGCCGTGTGCTTTCAGATACAGAATACAAGGCATCGCTTCGCAGTATGCAACTCGTCGTCCAGTTAACTAAGCCTCGTTTGATACTTAGCCTGGACGATGACTACATGAAGTTCATGCCACCAAATGTTTACGAGCAGTACAAGGACAAATTCGTGATAGCAAATAAGGGCTTAGCCACTGTCGGCAAGCCCTCTTGCGATCTTATCAACATGATGGCGCAGCGCACGTACCAAGCTGATGCACCTGTTTATATTCTGCGAGATGACAACGTAGCGCACATCGAATCCGCTCGTGCGCTCGGTGCTTGTCTCAAAGACTACGGGCATGACGTGTCGTACTTCGCTGCATCCACTGTTGGTGATTTGAAGTCTGACCTGTTCGATATTGAAAGTAAGGATAAAGGTTTCCTTATCAGTCTTGTCAATACTGTTAGTGATACGGAATTTAATCGACCTGTTGGTTTGGACGCGATCAACAAGTTGTTCAGAAGCATAAACAGGAAACATATTGACATTGGTTTCGTCAGAGCAAATAAGAACCTGAGTATGGTCATCGTGCCTATGCTTGGCGGTCTTGATCGTAACGAGAAGACGTGGGCTAACATGCGCACATCGCCTCACCTTTACGTTCTGCCTGAGAGACTCGACAAGCTGGATGGTTCTTTAGTGTACAAGAATATGTTCTCGGAGATTAGCGGTGTCTTGGAGGAATAACCTCCTAGATGCAAGTGGTTCGCTAATTTCAGACATATAAAAGGACCCATGAGGTAGAACCCGAAATGCAAGCCAAGCGAATTAGGATTGCCATTGTGGTTGTCATTGCTCTCGCTGTGGTTGGTTTCGTGATCACTGCTGTTAGGAGTGTTAACCAGTCTCCTGAAAATTTAATACTCAAGGAAGATGTTAGCTGCTTGTCTGCCATTTGTGTTGTCGATGGACGTTACGGACAAAGCTGCTTAGAGTTCAAGCCTCGGATGGCGCACACGTACAAAACCACTGACGTAAACGAACCAGGTGCCGAACGGGTCATCGTCGACCTGAACGATAACACCTGTAAGGGTTGAATATAATGTGGGCGGATATTTTAGACAAGTTGCTCGCGTCCAACTATGCGACTGTCTTCTCTGTTGTTCTACTAATCGCGGGCGGTGCCTACGTTTGGTGGAAGCTACTGCCTCAGCTTGAAGAACTGGAGCAATTGAAAGAGCGGAACGCAGAGCTGGAAGCAGCGGCATCAACCATCAATCCTGATGGTGAATTGCTGCAAGCCGACTTGGCGCAGATGATGAGGATGATACAGTCAATCTCTGACTCCGCGCCAGTCGATAATTTGGATATGAAAGAGGGCTTGAACTCTGTTCTTCGTGCTATGCAGCGCTTCGAACGAATCATCTCTCAGCAATCCCGTGACCATCAAGGGTCTGTCGAGTTAATGCGAGAGGTTCTTGAGAAGTTAGGCGGGAACCAGCAAGAACTTGAGAAGCTCGGTCTGCGTTTGCAGAGCATATCCAGTTCTCTTTATACAACCCCTAATGCTCAAGGCAATACGGAGTTGAATGATTTGAGGGCATTGCGATGATGGGCTATTTGAGGAATAACATAGGGTTTCGACGCTTCACTGCCGAACGCTATTGTGATTTCTACAAAGCGAAAGCCTTCATGCTTGGAGAAGTCCTTGACTCCAACAGGCATGAGTTTACGGCTGCCGCTAGAGAAACACTACTTCAATACCTATCTGCATCAGAGTCTTGGTTGAGAGAGATTGAACGTCGATTCATTTCAACAGGCTGTGGTGTCGAAACGGACCTTGACGCTGCGGACATTTTAAGCTCTTTCGCAGATACAGAAAACGACGTGTTGGGCCTTATGGCCCATCACCCTGAAGACTTTCCCGCGCTGTTTTGTGAGAGCTGGTATGAGATGCGTATGGCCATTCGACCACACGTTGATCAGATTCTCACACAACAGTTTCGGCAGGACATGAGTGAGTCGTTCCGCCTGATTGCGGAGTTCATTATTGGCTATATGAACTTCACACTCTTTAATTTACACGAGATAGATTATATCATGTGTAAGCGTGAACGACCATTCATCTATGCAGATAAAATTGACCTGAACATCATGGAACACGGACAGGTCAGTTCTCCGGTACTTCGCCTTGAAGTTTATCAACGTCACGGCTTGCTCGACGGGTACGATGTGCCTGTCAGAGTGAAGTACAATATTGATGATAAATATATCAATCTAACGGAAGAACGAGTTGCCGCATATCAAAAGCTACGTTGTAGTCTTGATGATTGCGATAGCATGTACTTCTAATCCCACGCACTCAGGAGAATGACAATGCGTACTGGTAATCTTGATTTAATGCTCGGCGCTCAGATTAAGAACTTCCGTCCAGAAGTTCTGGCTGCCGACCCGGCTGTTGGCGATCTGGTTGCATCGCAAGAAGCCCGTATCTGGTACAACAGCGTCGATAAGAAGTACAAATACTTCGACGGTACTGAAATCAAAGAGTTCGGCGCTGGTGGCGGTTCAGTAGAAGGTGCAATCCTTGCTGACGGTACCGTGGCGATGACTGCTGACCTCGAACTGTCTGGTCCTGACCAGTCTGCTTCTGGTGATAACGCTGCTGTCTCTAAGAAACACGTTGAGACTGTTGTTGCTACCAAGCAAGACAAAATCTCCGGCCTGACTGAGAACGGCGTTGTGATTGCTGGCGCTGATAGCGAACTGCAAACCTCCAACGTTACTGCTGCTGAACTGGGTTATCTGTCCGGCGCAAGCTCTAACATCCAGTCTCAGATCACCGCTGTTAGCAACAAAGCTAACGCGAACGAAACTGCGCTGGCGGGTAAACTGGACGCTGCTAATGGCAAGCTGACCGGTGACCTCGACGCAGACGGCAATACCATTGCTAACCTGGCTGCTCCTGCTAACCCGAACGACGCTGCGCGTAAGATCGATATTGACAACGCTATCGCTGGCATCGACTGGCTGCACGACTCTGACGCGATTCAGGAAGACGGTACTCTCGACCCAGAGCTGGTAGCTGGCAAGCAGTACATCATTCTGGCCGCTGACCAGATCAACCCGAACTTCGGTAGCATCACCGGTCTGGTTGACAACATGATCGTGCGCTACAACGGCACAGCGTTCGAAATCGTATTCGACCCGACTGACAGCGAAGCTGGCGGTGCTGTGACCTGGGTTAAAGCGATCAAAGAATATCGTCGCTTCGACGGTACTATCTGGACTACCTTCGGCGGTGCTTCTGAGTTTAACGCTGGTGACGGTCTGGAAAAAGCTGGCAACGTCGTTAACGTTAAAGTTGGCGCTGGTGTTCAGATCGTTAGCAACGCTGTTACTGCGAAGCTAGATGCTGCTGGTGGTCTGGAAGATAATGCCGGTTCTACTCGCGTTAAACTGGACGGCTCTAGTCTGTCTCGTACCGTTGACGGTATCGCAATCGCAGAAGGCGGTGTTGGTTACGCAGAAGTTTCTCCTGCTGCCCTCGGCACTGGCCTGAAACAGGACGTCGATAACAGCAAAATCATCGTTGACGTTGCTGCGGTTAAAACTGCTGGTGGCTTCATCGACGCAACTGGCGGTGATGTTGAAGCGCTGAACCTGACTGGTACTGACCCGCTGACCGACACTTCTGCTGTGAGCAAGAAGTACGTTGACGACGCTATCGCTGGTTCTACTGGTGGCGCTGCTGCTAAACTGTACCAGTACGATAAGACTGCTGCTGGTGATGCTGCTGCGACTGCGCACACCTTCACACACAACGCTGGCGTTAAGTACGGTACTGTTACCGTTGTTGATGACACTGGTTATCAGATCATCCCTGATGAAATCGTGTTCATCGACGCTAACAGCCTGCGTGTCGAGCTGACTACTGCGAAGAAAGTCGCAATCGCATTCGTAACTGGTACTAACGCCTACGTTGAACCAGAAGCGTAATTCGATTAAGTAGCATAATAAAGGGGTGGGCATCTGCCTGCCCTTTTTACCTTTCAGGAGAAGATTTATGAAAGTCCTCGGGACGCTCGATTTAGAGTTTGGCTCGATCAAGAACTTCAAGTTCGCAGAAGTTCAAGATTGGCCTGAAAACCCGCAACCGGGTATGGCTATCTTCATGGACAAGCGCCTGATGTTCTGTGTAGAGTTAGGTGACCTGCCTATCTGGGTTCCACTGACTCAACAGATGACGATGTACCGCTACGCACAAGCGTCCGCATCTTCACGCTGGGAAGTGAAGCACAACATGAACATCGCAACGCCGCTCGTTCAGTGCTACGACGAGAATGGTGATGTTGTTATGCCGTCCTCTATTCACGCACAAGACGCTGACACCACAATCATTCTGTGGCCTGAGCCCGTTGCCGGTACTGCTGTGTTGCTGTCTGGTGTTGAGAACGGTCAGCCTGCACCTACCGTTGCGTTCACTGCATCTTTCGAAGATTCAGCTTCGTGGGTAGTAACTCACAACCTCGGTTATAATCCTGCTGTGCGTGTCTATCAAGGCACGGAAGAAGTACAGCCGAAATCTATTGTGCATGATAGCACTAACCAGCTTACGATTACTTTCGAGAATCCTGAGTCTGGTACTGTTATTCTGTACTAAGGGAGATTCGCATGATCAACTATTCGATGGGTCGTACCTTTAAACAGGAAGAGGCCGCTTCTGAATGGACGATTACGCATAACTTCGGTCGTATGGTCGCGATTACTACAGCAACGATGCAGCCTGATGGGAAACTTCATCAGGTTCTTCCGCTCGATGTGATTATCGTCGATGACAATACTGTCAAAGTTACTTTCCCGTATGCAGTTACGGGTCAAGTGCGAATCGCCTAAGGAGATAAACAATGTTAACGTATGGTCTTCAACTCGCAGGCGAACAAGCGCAGATCGTCCGCGCACCAGGTGACCCTAATTCATCTGGCCCTACCTTTCCATCTAACCCTTCCAACGGGCGCGTGTGGAACCTGACTGCTGTATCTGGTGCTAGTCAACCTGGCCTGTATGTGTACTCTCAAGTACGCAGCAAGTGGGTTAATCAGTTACAGTCTGTAAATCCCTATGACGTAGGCATGAGTGTTCTCAAGCGCTACGCTGGTGGTCAGGAGATCGCTCGCTACCTGTCTGTGCGCACAACCGCAATCATTAAAAACTTTGCCGGCTCTATGGCCGTTGCTGATGTTGCTGCTACTGCAATCTCCGCATTCAAAGTAAGCGCATATGATACGACTACTCAGGCTGTCATTCAGCTTGGTACTATCACTTTCGGTGCTGGCTCTAAGACTGGTGTATTTGCACCACTAGTAGCTTATCAAGACCAAGAGATTATTCTGGTCGCGGGCGATCAGCTTCGCGTTATTGCACCGGACACTGCTGACACTACACTGAACGGCGTCGCAATTACTATCGCAGGTCGTCTGCTAGTGTAACCTATTGGCCTGTATCTTAACGGTACGGGCCATTTTACCTTGTGCCACAATTTTCAAGGGTGTGATATGCAATTTCATTCTGTCGGCGCGGTAAAGACAAATAAGATGCGCAAGGATGCACTGTCCACTATGTTTCTGTTTGATGATACTGTGGACAGAGCGACGGTGCAACAGTCTCGATCTGAGTTGCTCAAGAGCCTAGCGAATTGCCGAGGAACATCGTGGGGATTAACTGGCAACAAGCTAAAGACTACTGCACTGTCAGGAATCAAGAACAACAAGTATTATCTTGCACACACCGCAGACGTGTCAGGCTTCTCTAGGAATACCACAAGCAAAGACTGGTATTATTACGGGTCTAACACGGATAACAAGACACTTGATGACCATGCACGACGCTTCTGTACCGTTGTTGCAGGTGCTACTGTTCAAGGCACACTCATTGATATGTCTACGCCTTTCATAAACAAAGTGATAGGTCAAGTATACGGCAATCTGATGGATGAACTTGAGAACAGAATGTACTTCGTTCCCCAAGCAGTCAATGCTTCTATTCGACAAGCCGCAACAGGTGGAGTTTGGTGTGTGCCCCGTTTTGCTGGAGGTCAGGCTCAGCCTCTTACCAAGAGTGAGTCAAGTTCATGGCTTGGATGGAACTATCGTTATACAATTCAGTTTTCTGCTGGTGCGTATACACCGAGCAATAACTCTTTGCTCACTCAGACAAATCTGACGACTCAGGACACATCTAAAAGTTACGGTAATGGTTCTGCGTTGCAGATAGTTCAGCCTGCGTTTTACTCAGTCGCTATACCTGCGATTATGTTCATGGCCGTTCAGAACGAAACACAGATGTGGCCTATAGGAGGTGGGACTGTGCGTTTCTCCTATAGTGGCTTAGGTGGGACGTGGCCCACAATGTATAATGATGAACCTGTGTATGTACAGATGGTAGGCTCTAACGAAGATAGTCCTCCGTGCATACTTAAACATGCAGCCATAGCGCTTGAGAATCCTTTTGGCCTACAGTTGCTGTCTCTGTCTATCGGTGACACTGAGCAGGATGATCTAAAACAGGTTGGCACGGACATTGCTGCTGTATCTGACTTGATCGTATCTGACAGTGTTGTTGCATACGTGAATAGTCCTACAGCAATCAATCTATGAGGGAATAGTTATGCTTTTCATATCTAACGGAGCTCAGTTGCTGGAGAAGAAGATCGAAATGGCCAGACGCCGTATGTTCTTGTTCTCTGATGACGTGGAACCTCCTACAGACAAGTCAGCTTATCCTGATGTAATCAGTAAGTTCAATCTGTCTCGCTCGTTCTGTGCGCTGGTGGATGACCAGAATCAGATGCAGTGTGTTCGCGGTGCAGGATGGAAGGGAAACAACCTGTACTACAACTATGTTCCTGGTGTGCGTAAAGCAGGCTACTCTGATACAGGCGGCAACCGTGTTGTGTCTGCGTTCGATATGTTCTGTCGATACTACGCTATTGGCAAGGATGATGACACAAGCACTACCCAATGGGGAACAGGCAGTCTGCTCGACACATACAACAACCCTGCACCTCTTGTACCTGCATACAACGATATGGTGATGCCTGCTATTGATGGTTCAGGCTACAGCATGAGCGTGTATTCTGTACCAACAACATCTGTCGGTATGAGTCAGAGTACAAGCGGTACAATTACGGGTGGCGGTGGTAGTGGAATAGGCTATTGGTCAAACAACATCACGTCGTCCTTGCAGAACGTCGGCATTACTTCGTTCAATGTTGCTGCGGACACTGCGACTGTTACGGTCAATACAATGCCGTTGAATAACACTAGTGCCAACACGCCGTATAATCACGGTAACTTTGCAAACACAACGTTCCCTCGACTGTTTCAACCCTATCAGACTCGTGTGTATGGTACGAACTATTTCTCTGGTGGCGGTTGGTCTTATTCAACGACATACAGCGCAGGTGCCTACAGCAACTCACCGAGCACTGTAGACAAATGCTACTTCGGTCAAGGCACTCATGCAGATACTCCTGCTTACGCAATCAAGTGGGGAGCAATGGCAATCGCGTTTGCGAAAGGTGCACCTGTGTATGTTGTCGTGACTAAGGCAAGTGTGGACTTTGATGTTGTGTCCGACATTGTACCGAATGAAATACCGAGCGCTACACTTAAGGGATATTCAAGTTTGTTTATAGAGAGTCGGTACAGGCTCTAAGGGAAATGCCATGCAATTCGTTAGCTTCTCTAACAGGCCGGTACGACCTGATTCTCTACAGAATGGTTTATTTCTGTTTGATAGTGGCACCAATGTTGCTTCTATTAAAAGCATTGATGATTGGTACAAGCAAGCCTTTAACTGTTTTGCACTGACTGTGGCAGCCACTAACAGTTATGTGCAGTCTGGTCCGGTACGTAGCACGACCATCCCAGTAGTTCTACATAAAATCCCTACGTTCGGTATTACTAGTGCTGTCAGAGATTATTGGCAACGTTGGACTTTGTTCGAAGATAGCTACGCGTATGGAAAGGGGTACTCAGTTCCTACTGATGCCAGAATCACGGGCGGTCAGATAAAGTATTTTCTTGTTCCTCCTACAGGAACCGGACAACTCGCAACTGGTAACTTCACAACGTACAAGTACGAAGCAGGAGGCTCGATTGCCGGTCTCTATACAACCACCATTAATGTGAACACACTTTCAGGTATGTCGTCAAAAACTCAATACAGCGGCAGCGAGTTCGGTAACTACAGATCTGTTAGTGGAAAATTCTACATTACGACAAATAATGCGTGGGGTATAGGTGCGTTCAGTAACTTTCAATTCGGAAGTGCGGCAGTTACCTCTGTGTCTAAAGACTCAGGACCAGTAGAGAACGTCACTATGTCTGGTGTTGTTTCCGGTGGCAGTAGTTATTGCACATGGATGGGTGCTGTCCGTACGCGTCGAAGAAAGATAACAGGTGACGCCACAGAGTATGAAATGATTGTGCTCAAGCGAGGCGAAGATTATGATGACAGCGCAAGTACAGGCGCTGGTGGAACCAAAGTGATTAATCTTAGCCTACAGAATATGCTGAATGAGAAATTCTTTCTCGATGCACCTGTTGTTAAACTTTAGTAAACATCTACACTGATTCCTGATGAAGATCACTTGTCAGTAATTTAAAGCGAGTCAACTGGAGATATACAATGGAAATAGTTTCATTCCCTTTGGTCGCCAACGGTATTGTGATTCCAGATGCGGGTAAACGTCCTGCAACTGATCCTCCGTTGAAGTACGGCCTATCGAACATGCAGAAGACAATCTGCCTCGCTAAAGTACCTGACCCTGCGAACATTGTTGTTGCCGACGGCACTACAGTGCAGACTGCAATAGGTGCTACAGCGGTGCTTGACCTGACTTCTGTTACTGTTAACCCTGTGCGTTGGATTCACGGTCAGGAAAATAAGTATAAGTTCCGTCTGAGCGCTACGCTGCAAGGTACCTTCGCTGGAACTATCAGCGACCTGTTGAACACGTACAACGTGATTGTCTTCAACAAGGATATCTCAAGCACGCCTTACGGTGGCTTCTTGATTCTGACTATCGGTGCTGCTGGCTCCGGTGCTGACTTGATTCTGTCTGCATCCAACCTGCGTAACGGTAAGTTCCTCGCTACCGTTGTCAAAGATTCTAAGGAGTTCTAATGCGCATCTTAGGACACAACTTACTGCCTTTCAGTGTGCTGTCGCTTGGCTCCGGCTGGGCATCGAACGCTGCTAATGGTCATGTTGTCAACGTGTTCTTCTTTGACACTGAGATGGCTGATCAGGGTAACTTCTCCCAGCATTTGCTCGACATGCGCAACCTGTTCGATAACGCTGTTGCTGCTACTCGTCTGACACTTCGACCTATAACAGAAGGTCTGTTGCCTCTGATGGATCAGCAGGAAGGTTGGAAAGCTCGTTCAGGTCATGTGTATGAGATCAAGAACGGTGCGACTATCCACTACCCTTCTAAAGCACGACCTATCGGATATAACGGCGCTGCGTCTGTTCAGATTCAAACAGGGTACACGAACAGCAACGATGCAGGTAACAAAGCACTGTGGGGTATCGGTGCTGCCGGTTATCGTCCGTGGGATTACGCAGGTATTCCACACGACGCACTGATGCCGGGCATTCACTTGTCTACTGTCGACCTGACCTATGATTACACTGTGACGATTGACTCTGTGCTGTCTGACGTTAGCGATATGTCTACAGCATGTGCTGGTACGATTGCTCCTATCGACGATGCAGGTGTCGTTGGTACTGCTGTCGCGTGGACGCTTGCTGCGAACCAAGAGGGCAACATGATTGCCACTGCTGTTCCTGCTGCGAAACGCTATCGCTTCATTCAGACGTCAGGCTCTCGTCGTGTGCTGCCTGTGACTTCATCTGATATTGGCCGCAATGCTGCGTACAAGACAATCAAGACAGCGCTGGTGGTTATCCAAGACACTAACTACGGTGCTCTTGCTAACGGCAGCTATGTCCCTACTTACTTCGCCTGTGAGGTGGGTGCGATTGGTAGTGGCAAGCCTATCGAGTTGATGACTACTTCGCTCGGTCCTGGTGAGTTCGCTTCTGTCGCCCAGCTTCGTCTGTCTACCGAGGTATAACATGAACTATAAGTTATTCGCAAACTCTGCTGTGCCTCAGTTGACGCGCCTGTTTGCTCAGACTACAGCGGACGATAAGTCATGCTATCTGGTGAAGCTCAATGCTGGTTACACCGAAGCAGACATTAACAAGTGCCTGAACTTTCAGGCGGCTACTGGTGCTGGGTATGTGTTCGATGCTGCTCTCGCTGCGTCAAGTGGTATCTGTACCGTGCTTGCTAAAGGCACTAACTGCGTTCGCACTATCGACCGTAATAAGCTGTCTATCTCTGACTGTTTGCTTACTGCAACCGCAGAGGGTGTTCCAACCAATCTGATTCTCGGTGGCATCCTGCCTATCTGTCTGACTGTGGGCACTGACGTTACTCTGCTCTATCCTGACCTGAACATTAAGTTCGACCCGAACGGCTACAAGACGCAGATTACCATTCTCGCGTTCTCTATTAGCCTGACGCAGATGTGGACTGAGACTACAGGCGTTACTGGTTTGACAGGCACAGAAGTAATAGCGTTCGATACAGGTAGCTTCAACACTGGTGCGTTCACTGACTACACCGGTCTTGCATTCACTACCTCGAATGTCAAAATCATGGCCGACGGTTCAGGCTTCGACTTGGGTACTAACGGTATCATCTCTACCCCATCTGTACCGAACTTCGATTGCAGCAAGTCGTTCACTATCGAGTGTGATTATCACCAGTCAGGTAACGCTGACTATGCTGAATGGTCGCCGCTTCGAATTGGCACAGGTCTGACAGACCGACTGTCTATTGCATTCGACCGCTCTAACGAGAAGGGTCTGTTGATTTGGAACAACGCAAACCAGAGCAGTACGCCTGCAAAGGTTGTTCGTCCCATCTCACCGTATGCCGCTCTATGGTCCGGCAGTGTCGTTCACTTCAAATATGTGTACGATGCGTCCACCAACACGCACACAGTCTTCCTCGATGGAACGCAAGTGGATCAGTTTGTCTACGCAATTCAGAAACCTGTGTCTACGACCGTACAGCAGGTGAATGGTGGTTATGGTGCGAGTGCAAATGCAGCGTACACTCCTATCATCAACAACTATCGTCTGAGACAAGGAGCATAACATGTTCGTACCAGTTATTGCGTATGACCCGGATCTCTTTGCTGACTTCGTGTTCGTTATGTCGCAGATTGAGATCAGTGCCAACTCTCAGCCCCTTAAGCGCAGCACGTCAGAAGGTGTTTCGGCAACAACGCGCCAGCAACTAACTGACGCTGACCAGCTTAGCCTTGTTATGTATCATCGCACACAGATCAAGGCGCAACAAGTCAACATGGTTGATCAGATTGTTCTGGTGGGTGCTCTCGTTACTCAGGTGCAGTCGAAGTTTACGCCACGCACGTTCGCGTCTAGTCTTCCGGCTACTCGTATTGATGCTGCTCTCGTCACAGGCTCTTTCGTCACTGACCAGACAATCGATCCACTGTACGACAACATCGTATTCCGTGTGTCGGTTCCTGCGCTTGACCTGTCTGACACGAAAGCAAATAACAAATCTGTTGCACCGGTGGTGAGCTAATGAAGATCATTAACACACGTACTATGGCGCAGTCAGTTGTTGGCTCTAACGCGAACACGGCCAACTTGGTCAACGACCCTAACGTTGGCGCTGGTTGGAATATCTTCGCGTTCAGTGGCAAACTGCCTACGTCGAAAGAAGGCTTTGATGCGGCCTTCAACAATAAGTCACTTGCCGATATGTACAACCAGTCTATCGGTATCGTGCGAAACCCTATTACTGGAATTGAGAACGGCAACGTCATCGCACTTGCCCTTCAATCTCAGTACATCCCTAAAGGGGTATCGTACTATGGGACCGTTGGCACTGCTGCTATTGTGGTATCTCAACTTGTGCCTAATCGTATCACTCGTTCAGGCCTTACTGATCGTAACATCTCCTTGATTATGGGTGCTGGTAGCGTTGCTGTTCCTGCTACTCGTTTTGCTGGCGTTGATATTGACGTTGAGTTCGACGCTGCTGTTACTGTGACTCACCTGAAATTCAATAGCACCGTGACTGATGGTTTCCAGTTGGTTGCACTATCAGATGATGGTCAGACTGAATCGACACTCGGTACTGCAACGTCTATCACGGGTGACGCTACGGTGTTGGCTCTGTCTGCACCTAAAGCGTCTAAGCGTTATCGCTTTAAATCTGCAAACCTGACTACTCAGAGTGCTATGCGCATTCTGCTTAGTTCTGTGGACGTACCTTCTGCGAGTGTTGTGACTTCACCTACGTGGGCAGCACTCGCGCACTGCAACACGTTCACGCACGGTGACATTAATTACAGCGACGAGATCATGTATACTGCGGGCGCTGTAGGTACTCAGGGTCCATTCAAGTTAACTGATCAGGTTATCCCTAATCGGAAGAACATGATGTACTGTCCTAAACTTCGCTTCACACAAAGGAGTAGCTGATGTATATCTCTAAAGCGATGCTCAATATGCGTGGCGATTCTTTAGGGTCTGCTGTCAACCCTACAATAGACCAACCGTGGGCCCCGTCCACTCTGGCCAGCTACAACGCAAACACGCTACAAGCGGGTGGCAGTCATATCTCGACAGAGCCTACCGCAGTGATTGTGTTTTCTTCGGGTGACACGATACCTGATTCAGTGTGGCATAACCAAGCACAAGCCCTGTTCAGTCTTAACACGCTGCGTACTTATCTGACAGCAAACGCGCCGGGTGTCGTCATGGACACTGCATTTGCTTCTTCCGGTAACGTCCGCATCATTAATGCTGGTGGTGGTAAGCGTACACTGGACCTGAACAACCTGCTCGGTCGTTTCAGCTACGCAAAAGCATTCAATCGTATGTATCTGATGCTCGGCAGTAACACAACTGCTATGACTACAGGTACTGCGACGATTGCCTCCGTGCTTGAGTTCACCCCGCAAGATTTGATCAGCATGGGTGCTTCGCTCACTGACAACGGTGATGGTACGTTCAACCTGAATGGCACTATCTCTCTCAACAACATCACATTCAGCTAAGGACGCGCTATGGAACTCTTTCCGTATCAATCAGCGAACGTAGCCTCCGTGTTTTCTCTCGGTCTGTTGTACGACACGGATGTACCTGCTGGTGGCGAGCGTGGCATTCACAGCACGTTCAATGATGCTATCGCTATTCGTCTGCTTCAAAAGCAACCTGTGTCGGGTGCACCGTTTCGCTGGCAGTTTACTCCTGTAACTGCATCAACATTCCTGAGCACGAACTTCTATCCTGCGTGGGTAGAGTTCAGTGGTAACTTGGGTTACGGTGCTGCTATCAATGCGATGCAGCGTGTCGTGCCTAAAGTTCGTCTACCTGCTCTGGACGCACGTTTTCCTGCCACTGTCGGCAAGTATAATGAGAGTGTTGCCACAACCATCTTAGCACACAAGATGGGCACAGTTGGTACTCAGTTCTCAATCAATACCGCTCTGTTTTTGAGTCCTCAGTACAGTCTGACAGAAGCTGGCAACTGGCTGATCGCTGAATATGACTTTGGCGCTGAGATGGAAGTAAAAGGGCTGGTTGGTGTCTCTATCGGTGCTGCTGTTGCTGCTCTTATGGTACTTGGCACTAACGGTACTTGGCTGCAAGCATACGTCGATGGTCAGTGGGTAGATGCTGTTGACTGCTATGCGAATGTGCGCACTACGTCTAACTGGTCTGCCGTGGCCTACACTCTGCCGACTTCTGTTAAGGCACAGAAGTTCCGCCTGATTAACAAAACAGTCGCGTGGCCGTGGTCTACTACAGGGCATTATCCGTTTAGCTTGCAGTTCTATGGTAACTATACCGGAACGAAACCGCGCACGTTAGGTAAGTATAAGCATATGTCTGTACTGAACCTGATAGCAAACGCCAGCTACGCGAATAGCACCCAGTGGCACTTCAACTGGCCTGCTGTAGAAGCGACTGTTGCAGGACGGTATTTCAGCATGACGCACTTCACTGTCACAGACGATCTCAAGCAAGCAGGTTCGTATGACGTGGTGATGCCTGACACAACGTACAGCACTGCGCTTGGTGAACCGCCTGTGCCGATGTTCCGTGTTAAACAAGATGCAATCGTCGGGAGGGGCGTATGATTAGTAACAAAGGTCTTTCGCTTGCTCAGATGAATGCTGCGTTTCCTGCTACGGCGATTGTAGCTAACGGGCTTCACATCGGTCTGTTCAAAGGCACTGCGCCTAAGATCAGTAAAGCACTCGATCTGATGGGACCAGGGACTGTGAACAGCTTGCTCAACTGGAGCACGATTGTTACTAACTTAGGTCTGACGTCTGCTGACTTTCTTGGTGTTCTTGCGTCTGCTGCAATCACGCCTATCGTCAACGTCAATGCGCGTACCGTTACGCTGCCCCTTGCTGGCCAGGCTTCTACACTGACAGGCATTGCGGATGGTACACCGACGTTCTATGTAGCTCGCATTCTGCCTGCAAACGCATCGAACAACTGGGCTGGGTTCAACTATAGTGCGAGTCTTACTGGTCCGTTCTGGATTGGTAGTGTCGGTGCTCAAGGCAGTGATGCAGAACTACAGTTCATTGGCGGCACGATTAAGACAGGTCAAGCATATCGCTTCCTCGATCTTACCATTCAACTGTAAGACACACGTGGTGGCTTCGGCTGCCACGTCATTAATTTGAACTGTCTTTAAACCAAGGGCATGAATATGAAAATTCTACCGATTTACCAAAACGCACTGACCGTCGTGTACGGTGCATTCATGGAAGGGAATCTTCCTGCTGCCGTCAACTACGACATGCAAACGCTGCTGAACAACATGGTATCTGGCCGCGCGTTCTTACAGTCCCAAGCGGGTGGCGGCCAACAGAACCTTATTCCTAACAGCACCAGCTACCAGACTTCACCTCCACCGGCGTGGACTACTGCTCAAGGCTTCCGTGGTAAACGCGTTCTGCCTAAAGTTACTTTTGCGGGATACAGTGCGTCGTACCAAGATCTTATCGCCAACGTCACGAACTACCAGTATCAACTGGACATGCTGTTCGCTTCTATCTTGTGGCATCGCTGCTGCTCAACAACATCTGCTGTTCAGGGACCGTGTGCTGCGCCGTCTGCGACTTCTTCTGTAATGCCTGTTAAGACTGCTAACGCGGATGGTTCGTGGACTATTGCTGAATATGATTTTGGTGCTGAGGTTGTTGTTAACTCTCTCGGAGCATTCACGCAGACCGCAGGTACGAACAACGTTTTAAACACAGCCGTAGCAAACGCTATCTGGTTGCAGATGCAGGTAGGTAGCACTTGGACTGATGTTGCCAACGTAACTGCAAATCTGACTATCAACACGGCCAACTCAGAGAAGTTCTACCAGCTTCCTGCAACTATTCAGGGACGTCGCTTCCGCCTTGTGTCTAAAGCTGCGACTAACCCGTTTGCGTCTACGGGCTACGGTGTGTTTGCTCTGCACTTCTATGGCGACTACGCTGCGGGTACTGCACCTCGTACTCTGGGCAAGATCCAACATGCAGTGATGATGCCTGTTATCTACGGCTCTTCATGGGGAAGTATCTCAATCGGTATGAACATCAACCCTGTGTCGTTCAGCCGCATCTTCTCTCATTACGGACTGACGGTTACTGACGACCTCAAACAGAGCACTAACTTCGATCTTCTGCTCAACGACGCTACCGTTGTGCCTGGGCAAGAACAATCTGTCGGTGCGTTCACTGTCACCTACCGTCCTGCAACACTGGAGGTTTACTAATATGCGCGCGTCTAAAGCATACAATAGCACTCAGGCAATGGCTGCTCTCTTTCAGCGTATGACTCCCGGCTCAAACATCGCAGCAAACTTGATTCATGTTGCGCTGTTCTCAGGCACTCCTCCTACTGACGACCAGTTAACTGCACTGAACACAACAACTGCCTCTCAATTTACGTGGAACGCCGCCGCTATCGCTGCTTTCGCAACTCAGACGCAGATGCTGGCTAACTGTGTAGTTCAGTCTATTCAGCCTGTCATGGACTACGACAACAACATTCTGTCGCTGCCCATTGGCGGTCAGTCTAATCTCGCTACTGTGGCGGCTGCCGGAACTCCTACGTGGTTCATGCTACGTATGACTACCGCTGCCTCTGCGGCGGATACTTGGGCGGGCTTTGTTGCTGGCACCAACGCCACGGTAGTTATTACTGGCACTGTGGGTGATGAAAACTCCTCAGCTGACCTGCGAATCTTCGGCGGTACTGTTGCGCTCAACCAGCCTGTGCGTCTTGCTGATCTGCGTATCAAATTCTAAGGAGGATCTATGATTACCTCTGAAAAGCAAGCGCTGTATCAGCTACTGCAAACAGTCGGTACGTCAGCTAATACCAGTGGCTGGGCAGCGTTCTTTCGCAACGGCAATAGTAACAGCGTACCTAAAGCGTTCGTCGATTTGGTTGCGAGTTCACGCGCTGCTGTTGAGTTAAAGTACCAAACGCAAGTAGCAGACGCTAACGGTATTCTGTGTCGTCAGTTCTCGCGTGTGCGTAGTCTGATGCCTATCGGTGGATATGGCCAGGGTCGTGTTACGTTTGACCCACTGACCAAGCAAGCTGTGCAGACGTATGCGGTCTACCCTGAGTATTCTCGCTATACTCCTCAAGCGGGTTGGTCGAAGACTCCTCAACAGGTGCTGGCAAACGTTGCTGCTTGTTCTGATGTGACTACCGGCATAACTCCTTCGTGGGATGCTAACGATACGGTTGAATACGATTACGGTCGTACTCTGCGCTTCCGTTCTTTCTTTGTGCCCAACGCAAGCATCTTGAACGTAGGCAACATCCGTCTTGAGTATCAGGACCCTACTACTCTCGTCTGGACGCGTATCGTTGTTGTCAGTGGCATGAACGACGGTCTTGATATTGTTGCGCGTAAACTTCGCCTGAGCATGAACGGCACGTCAACAACCAACCAGTTGTTGTTCACGCCGTATGCAGAGAAAGCGAGTGACTTCGTTGTTGCTGCATTCACGCATGTGGTGCTTGTGCCGCTGACTCTCGCAGTGCCTACCGGCGTCGCTACTTATATGGGTTCTGTGCCGGAAGATTACTACGGCATTGTGCTTGATGTAGGTACTGACATTACTCTGGGCACGTCTTCGATTGGTCAGTATGGTACTATGGCTGTATCTGATTTCACGATTCGTATCGCGGATAACTTCCTGGAGGGTGTGTAATGAAAATGCTCCCTGCTACTGCAAACGCGATGATGCGTAACGCGTATAACGGTCTTGTAGGAACAGCAGTACCTACATCGTTCACCAATACCACCAACTCAATTCTGTTTTATACAGGTGCGATGCCGACTAAAGCAGAAGTGCAGGAGCTGCTTGCAGAGGCAACTCAGTTGGCGGGTAACAACGCAATCTATACGCGCATCGGTCCTCTGTTGTCCGCTCGCGTTGCTGACTACGTTGGCGGTGTGACAGGTAACAAAGCTGCGATGACTCTCAACGCCGCTAACGTTCCTGTGCTGCTTGCGTCTGCGATGAACATGCGTCTTGCTGTTTCGTACAGTGATAATCGTTCGTGTTACTTCCTGAAAGATGAAACGCCTACTTGGTGTATCGTTGCGGGTGCGTACTCAAACACGATTAACTTGCAGACAGGCAACAACGATGCAGGTGTCGCGTTCCTCGCTATCTGTAGTGTTGGCAGTGAGAACTCAAACGCTGACTTGAAACTTGTTGGTGGTAAAGTGTATGCAAACAATACCGCTGTCACTGACCAGTCGAAAGCAGTGATTGTCAACGACCTCGTTTTGAAATTCGCATGATAATTTATGCGAGTACACATTAAGAGGACGGTATCATGCAACTAACAGTAGCGTTAAAAGCGCAGCAATACACGAGCGTGAGCGCAGACAAATCCCTGCTCCAACAGGAGTATGCGACAACGTTTAACGGTATGTGCGAGAAGTATGGCGTACAGCAACCGTTTGAACTTGACGACGACCGCATGAAGGAGTTCTTCTCAGAAGTCTCCTCGGCGTGGAAAACGCGTAAGCGTGAACTGTATCAAGATGGTCAGATTACAGCTGATCAACTTTGATCGATAAGGGCGGCTTCGGCTGCCCTTTCTTTTTGTCTAATATGGAGTATTGCACAATGACTGATGCACTGTCACAAATGCCGACGATTCAAATTGTGGCCTTCCTGTTCTCATACATCGGCGGGGTTTTGACTAACTATGTTGTCAAGACTAAGCGGGAAGGCCTGAACTGGAAAGAGTATTGGACGCTGAATCCAATCGCTTCCATTGGCGCCGTGTTTGTTTCTACCGGTATGTTTATCGGTATGCTGGTGAACAACCAGACGGACCATCTCACCTACTTCTCTTTGGCATTCACTGTTGAGAACCTTATCAACACGCAAACGTCTAAAGCGCAGAAGCAGGAAGAAAAGACAGACGAATAGTGGAGTGCGTGATTATGTCTAAGGCTATTGAAGTGTTTATGAAATACTGGAAGGTTTTCGCATCTGTTGTTGTGCTTGTTGTCGGTGTGCTGTTGTTCCGCCGTCCGAAGACAAGTCCTTCAACGACTACAGGTGAGCAGAAAGCCGCTGAGAATACGCGTGAAGCAGCAATCGAGAACCAAGTCCAAGACAGCAAGACTGTTAACGATGCGGTGAAAGATCTGAACACGCGGAAGCCTGAGACTGACGTTAAGCCTCCTAGTGAAGATGACAGCATGGACGAGCTGGTGGACAGGTACAATAAGCTATGAAAATAATCACGTTACTCCTGTGCTTGCTAGTGACTGGTTGCAGTTCGTTGTCTAACATCGACGCGACCAAGAAAACAACCATGCAAGATATTCAGCAGATCAACAAAGTCGAGTGGGAAAAGGAAGCTGTTCCTGCCAAGCCACAGGTCGTTATCAAAGTTGTAGACGACAAGAAGGTTGCAGTGCTCGATAACAAGGGAATGGTTGATTTGATTAATCTGTATGAGTCAGGCAAGACGCGCACCGAGGAACGAAACAAGCTACTCGATGTGCTGAATCTGACGATTGATGAACGCAACAAACTACTGCGTTTGGCTCAAGCCGAAGAGGTGAGAGCGAATGGATTATCCGATGACTTAGCAGCAGAGCGTAAGGCACGAATTGAAGATCAGAAGTCAGCAGATTTTCAATTGTGGTTGACGCGTATTGCAGCAGCTATCGGAATAGGTTTAGCGCTATAACGCAAAAAGGGCGACTCTCAATCACGAGGGCCGCCCTTTTCTATTTCCACAGCAGATTACAGTTGGTCGTTGATCATCTGCGTCAGGCTGTCGATACGAATCACCAGATACTCCAGCATTTCGTCAACGCCACGCACAACATCGATCTTAGACAGTTCGCCGAAGCCTACATTGATTTCGCCGATTTCTTCAGGTGCTTCACCCAGCAGACGATTACCTGCTTCGCTAATGTCAGCCTGAATGTTGTTGTAGACAGTAACGATGTCCAGAGCGAGCGCACGAATATCTTCGTCTGCACGATTCAGCAGCACACCAGACTGAGCACGAGATGCCATGTCACCGTCAGGGAATACCTGACCCATCAGGAACTGAGTCAAAGTGATGATTGGCGCGGCGTGCCAGCCTGTAACTTTCAACGGAGCCTGAGTACGAGATTCGGAGTACGCAGTGTGCATGTAATATGCCATGCTGCGGACATAGTCGTATGCAGGAACCAGCTCGTCTTCTGGGAGAATACGATCTTCTGAATCAGCTTCGTTCTGACCATTAAACAGGTCAAGGACGCGAGAACGCAGATCAGCAACACAGGCGTTGTCAATCGCACCGAACTCATACAGAGCGATAGTCAGATGCGCAATGCTGTCCATCAGATTGACAGAGCGACGTGCAACACGCGGGCCGATTGGCACTTCTGTATCTGGGCCGCTTTCGATTGACGGAGGAATAGGAAAACCTGCTTCACCTTCCGTACCGCAGGTACCACGAGGACAAGGCCCAGGACCCACAGGACCAGTAGGACCGTCTGCCAAACCGTAGCCGGTACGCATAGTAGAGTTACGCGCTGAGGCACGATCAGTACCCACAGTATCAACGTGCTGGAAAGATTCAGTCTGGCCGCGAGCCGGACGAACAGCAGCTTCGTTCAGTTTGCTAACACGCTTGACGTCCCACTCTTTGTGCGCTTGTTGTTCGGCGTCGTTCAGATAGCGACGAGTGAACTTGCCTTTCGCACCGCGCTCAACAACGTACGGTTGACGGTCTTCGTCGAATTTAACAGTAGCGAAGTCGATCATTCTGAAATAACTCCCAGCAGGTTGATGGTCAGGTCAGAGTTAACGCGGTGCAGCGTCGTGACGGTATCGTCGATGTGATCCGCCAGATTGCACAGACAGTTGTGAACGCTGTCAACTACCTGAGAAGCGCGGCAGTCAGCAGGACCTTCAACGCCAACCAGAGACAGATTGATACGGTTGGCCATGCTCTGAATAGACAGCAGACGCACGATGGCGCTTTGTGCATCACCATAGACGCTGCGGCCGAATTGCGTTTTGTGAATAGCGCCCTGAACTTCTTTCTCTGCGTCACAGTCTTTGCCGCAATCTTCTTCTTCGCCGTCACCGTAGACAGACGAGTACACAACGTTGTTGGCGAAACGCATCGCACTGTTCAGGTCTTCGTTGATAACACGCAGCACGTTATCGTGTGCACCAGATGCCAGATCTTCGCCTTTGGCAGGAGCCGGTTCGTACAGGCCCAGACGCTGCAACGTATCGGCCAGAGTAGAAGTGGCGTAGCGCAGGCTATCAGCTCGGCTGTAGAGTTGCGCCGCGAGAGATACACCAGCGACCGGGCTTGCTGTTGATGCAGCAGATGCTACGTGAGCAGAAGTTTGGGCACCGTTGTATACAGGTGCAGTGACACGTTTACCAGCACCACCAGCTTTTGCTGATTTGCTTGAATTGTCCACAACACCGCCGCGTTCTTTAGAAGCCATGTTTCGTTCCTTTCGTTTGATAGTTAGATTAGACAGATAACTTTAGCAGTTAGTATTTACAGATTTACTAACGAGCGATACAGCTTAAACACGCTCTGCGTCATACCGTGATCCCACGGGCGTGATATGAACTTGAAGATGGACGTCATGGGAAACATCATGTTCACGCCCGGAATGAAACGGTCATAGTCAACGATGTGCAGCTTATCGTCACGGAAGACCAGACGCGCTTTGGCTTCTTTCGTGCTTTCGCCTGTAGCGTAATACTTCTCAAAGACAACAGCCGAGATTTCTTGGCGTTGTTCTGACTGGACGTAGCCTTCAACTACACCCATGAAGTCGCGCATGGTCAGCGTTTCGTCAATCTTCACTACCCACGCATCAGGCATACGCAGATCAGTTTTGCCTGTAACTGTGTCGTGATTGATCATGAAAGCACGGAGCTTACGCAACGGCGCATAGAACATGTCCTGCTCCGCTTTGGTTGTAAGCTCTTTTGCCAGATCTTGATACGTGCTTTTCGGGTCAGCCATCATGTGGCCGAACGTATACGCCAGAGGGTGTCTGTTCTCATACGTGTATTGAGGCGTATAAGTCCAAGTACCGTTGAGTATATCAATACCCAGCTCTTTGGTGCTACGCAGTAGCACACTGCTTTGCTTATGCAGGTCGAGTGTGCTATCCAGAATCTCAATGCTACCGTCGAGAATCTGCTTGAAGATCAGATCACCGCTATCAGGCAACGGGCTGCCTATGTTGATTTCCGCTAATGGACTCGCCATTTACTTTACCTTCTGCAACGAGTTTGTTAAGTTCCGTGCGTAGTCTACGACACAATGACTTCGCTGTGTTGTACTTAGGAAGCAAGTCAGACATGCTGTTTGCATCTGTCCACGTCAAGTGACGACGATAAATATCATGACAGGTGCAGGCGATGCTTGTGCTGTGAATGATGCGCTTGCCTAAACGTTTAGGACCGTAGTAGATAGTCTCGACAAGACCAACTGCTGTACCTTCTTTGGTATCAACTGTCAGCGTGTGTACGACTGTCTCCGTTGTTATCAACCAATCTTTCAACATGGTCGTTCCCCTCAGCAAGGACAGCATCTACAACACGGCTGATACATTCACCTGCTGGTGTCTTTTCATTATTAAGCACATCAAGGAAAACCCCTGTGCGCGTCGATACCACATCAAGCGGGTGCTGTTGTGGCAGAGATAGTGGATTTTTGGTCAACGAATTTCTTCTGCTTGTAGTCCCAGCCGACTGCACGATAGAAGGTCCAGAGGTCTTCGTGTATCTGCTTTGGAAGATTAACCCAAATAGGAGAATGACGTAGACGCATCATACGCCTGTCGCTCTCCACCAGTTGTTCCCATTCGAACTTGCGTTTCAACCAGAAACGTTTTGCCGTGAGGTCACGCGCACATATCAAACCCATACGCTTATCGAAAGCGCCCATGCTGACGAGCGCACGATAATCAGATTGCTGTGAGTCTGCTTCTGCTTTGAATACGTGAATACGCGTGGGAATATTGTTCGCGTACTCAATCGCATACATTTCGTGAATCATCGGCCTCGGCCTTTGAAGTTCTGACGAGCAGGCTTCGCGTTGAAACGCTGGTGGCCTGAATGTCTGCCTACACGATTGTGCTTCTGACGTACTGCATTCAGATTATGGTCAGGCTCTTTGCGCACACGAGGAGTATCTAGTTCAAAGAAACCCGTCATCTCAGTGCGTCGAATCATCTTAGCCGACATTTCAGCCAGACTAACCAGACCTGCCTCAGACACTTCGTAGCCCGACTCAAGCGCAAGGCTACGAGCAAGCGCCGTGTCATGACCGTTAAGCACTAAAACGATCTTCTTATCTCGCGCAGCCGCAGACAGATGCGCCATAGAAAGAATCGTCTTCCCGCCAACTTCCTGTCGATCACTATCAAGCATCAGAGCAAGTAGCACAACGAAACGTGCTTCAAGCGTCTGCCCTTCTTCAAACACAGCGTCAGGTAAATCATCACCTGTATGCGCTTCGCGTTCCTCAGCAATAGCAGCACGACCCTGTTCGAGATAAGGCTCAATCGCCTGATACGTCATTGTGTTAGCGGTCTTGTCGTCGTGCGCATCGTGCGCTAAACGAGCCGCTTCAATGTACGCACGACCACGCCAGTACGCTTCAACATCTTTGGTTGTCAGCTCAAGCGCGGGACCAGCAGCGTTCAGCATCTTGCCCTCCTTCAACACGAATCTCTAAAGGCACAACGTTATCTGCGACGATTGCTTCGGAGCTTTCGCCTACAAAGAACACGTTGTTACCACGACGAACCAACTGCCACACACGCACAGGTTCAAGGTTCATCGCATTCTGTAGCTGTTCGGACAGCTTGTGCCCAACAGTTGCAGCATACGTGCGGGTGTCTCCGATTTCGTACACAGCGAACGTTACAGGCAGACTGTCTTTTGCGTACGGACTATTCGACGACACACCGTGCATGAACATAATGCTTTTGTGGAAGCGACGTTCAGCAAACTCCTGTTCGTTCGCTACGTTCTCAAACAGATGCAGTGATAAGGCGGCCATGATGTTTCCTTATGTGAATCGACAGACGATAAGCCAGTAGTTGGTCGAAGTCTTTAAAGTGCAGGTTACGCATATCACGCAACGTACGGTTCGCTACTTCGAGCACATCACTATCGCTGCAAACAGGAGCGACCATATAACCGTCTTCCCATTTAACATACGATGCCCATTCAGGTTCTTTGCGCGTTATCTTACGGCAGTTGATGACAACACACAGCTCACGCTTTTTGAAACCCCACCAGCGAGTCTCGTTGACGCGCATGATAGCAGTGGCTTGTTTGTCTCGAATGGTCATGTGCTCGACGCGGGTATCACGCGTTTTAAACGGAGGCAGTTTCAGTTCCATATGAATCTCCGATACGCAGCGTGTAGCCGTTGTAGTTCTGTGCTTCGGTCAGCGCATTGTGGAAATGGATCAACAGGCTGTCTGGGCATTCACGCTCCAGACGCTGCATATACTCCAGACAGTAGATGCGATGACCGTCAGACATGCTGTTATAGATTTCAGACAGCAGGTTCAGCGTAGCAGTGCGGACGTCGCCCTGTGCGCGAGTGAACAGACGAACGAGGAAGAACTTCTCTGCGATGTAACGTGCAGCATATGAAGCGTCCAGCTCGTACACGTCTTTGCAGTTATCGTAAATGTCACCGCACTTGAGCGTCTGCGCCTGATGACTCGCTTGCAGCAGCTTGGTGATGTTGCCCCAGTATTTCTCAACGCGCGGCGTACCTTCAGGGTATTCGTTGTTGGTCACTTCAAGGACCAAATCAGCGACCTGAGTACCGACAGTCAGTTCGAGAGCACTGTGGCTTACGCCTGTGTCTTCGATAACATCGTGGCAGATAGCAGCGGCTTCAATCAATTCACCAACGTTAAACTGCGACAGCCATTGTGCAACACGCAGCGGGTGATTGATGTAGGGTTCGTTAGTGTACTTGCGTACCTGACCGGTGTGAGCTTGTGTAGCGACGAGGCGAGCGATGTTAGTAAGCATAGGTTACCCAAGGTAATTGTTCATAAATATCATTAACCACCCATTCGATTTTGGCGTGGTCGTTTACGATGCGCACTTCATAGTAGCCATAGGCTTTAGGCACGTCTTCAAACATATTAGACTGCCCTTCGTTATGATCAAACAGACCGTCTTCGCCGCGAATGACAGCAATCACTTCGTCTGTGTTCGCTACATACTCGGCCAGACAGTCGAAGAACGGCAGCAACGCGTCAACACCCTTTTCGCCGCGACTAAACAGTGCGGTAGTTTTGATGTGAGGCACAACACCACTGCCTGTATTGAAGACGCGTTTGGCTTTAAGACTTCCCCACTTACCACCACAACCTGCACCAAGCGCTTTGTGGACGTCGATTCCGAAGTGGATAAATAGATGGTCGAACGCCCATGGCTCACGATGCCACGCACGAATCTTATTCAGGACGCGCTTTGGCGTATTTGGTTTCAGCTTGATGTTGTGTTGAACGATCAGTGTGTAGCCCATTATTATTCGTCCTCGTCTTCAAGGTCTTCATCTTCACGGAACACTTGACCATTATCTTTGGCCTGTTCCATGAGTGCTTTCATTTCATCCATGCGATCCAAAGAACGAATCAGGTCAGGCACGTATTCAAACCCACGCGTCTTTTCTTCAACCAGATACCGTGATGCTTCAATATCTCGCATGTTGCTGTACAGGCGCTCCTCAACCGTCTCGCCGCTACTGTTTCTGTGCTCAAGTCCAAACTGCTGGGCCTCATTAGCGAGGACCGCTGCCTCAGAGCATTTCTGAGAAAACAAGGATAGTGCGAACTGCAATTCTGTCATAGCCATAATAGGTCCTTATTCTAGGTATAGTGATTCTATGCTTTATTTACAGATTTCAACATAGCCCTTGTTTCGTTGACTACGCTCATAGTTTCAGACATGGCCTGTCTATGCACCACCAGCTCTTTGTGCAGACGTCCAAGGTAGGTCTTGAGATTACGTAGTCTACTACGGCCTGTAGGTGCAGGGTAGAAGCGGATCTTCTCCGTGCATGAGGCAAGTTCGAAATATATGGTGGCTTCTTTTGGGGCAACAGAATAGCAGAATGCCACGCTCCCTGTGGCTCCAGTTTCAATCGGGTTCAACCACTCACGGCAATGGCCGGTATTTGTGGTGCCCAACAAATCCATGAATGTGCTAAGGCTGATAATGATCTTGTCTAACTTGTCCAGATAGAGTTGATCACAGGTATCGCGGAGTGCGTCAGTTGCGTCGAGTGTGTGAATCACAACGTAGGAATCTCCCCACGCTACAGCGAACTGCCCGTAAGCAGTACCGCTGAATGGACTCACATACACTTCCCAATTGACTGCTTTAAGAGAGGGACTTTTTGCGAGGAACTTTCTTCCTGTCTTTTTGACGATTGGCTTTAGCTGCGGCACGGCGACGCTTCCTGTAAGTGGCTTTTATACGTTCCCATTTACAGTTTGCATTGTACGCCCATTCTGCTGCTCTTGCTAACGCGTCACCATGACAGCGCTTAGGGCTGCACCAACAACCAAGACGCTTGCCGTAGAGTTCAAGCAAATGTCCTATGCGTATCTCACCGTCGTAGATCTTTAACCACAAATCTATTTCGTGTTCGTCGCATACTCTATCGCGTTCGGCCACAGTCTCATGGGTCATATAGAACTTGTTGCCCCACTTAGTCTCACGGTCGATACGCACGTCGTAGTCCTTGTTGCCATTACGCATACTGACTACGCGGGTCTTTGGTGCAAACGGTAGCATAGTGTTCCTTATAGATTGATACGATCAGGATAAGCGTAGTTCTGACCGTTGAATGTGAAGCTGGCGCTATTGCCTGGGACGAGTGTTGCGTTGCTTGTTAGGTCAGTATCGAAGTCATAGCGCATCATGAAGTAGCTTTTACCGATGTAGATAAGAGCGCCCATCCAGCTAGGTACTGGCGTTTCGTTCGCACCAGATACAGCCATAGAGATTCTGAGGTTAGTGTCAGCATTCGCAGCAACACTGCCGCTAATGCCATTGCCGTCAAGAAACTGCGCAGGGTTAGACCAGAACTGACCTTGTGCGTTACGTCCTGACTGCTGTAGACGATAGCCACCGTCGATAGTACCGAACATGTAGCCAGCACCTTGCGAAGGACCTACGGCCATGTAGCCGACAATAGCAGACGCTGTGTAGCTCTGATACGAACCCACCACGGACCCTTCAACAGTAGCAGGTATACGACCGCTAAGAGTATAGAGTACAGAGTTAACAGACGTATCGGTGTAGATAACATCAGACCCTGAGTGTGACGTGTACCCTTGATACGTAGAGTAAGTACCGTACGCTTGTGGTGTGCCTGGGCTTCGGAACATGTACGTGACTGAACGTTCTGCCAGTACATATCCACCTTCACCAAATGCAGGTGCATCTGACGAACTTACCATAGGCGCAGGAAGCACGAGTCTCAGGTCGGCCAGAGTCAGCGCAGGAATAGAATCAGAATAGGACTTCTTACGTGATGGACTGTACATGGTTGCTGCGTACAAGCGATTGCCTCGCATACCCTGCACTTGTCCAGTAGCCAGTTGATTTCCATTCTTAGTTGTACACGCAGCAATAGCGCGTGGCACACAGCCCGGCCAATCTGAGAACGCTTGGTCTTTCGAAATGTTTTGGTCAAATACGATACCAAAGTTCAGTGCAGTGTTCTGGTGGTTATCGAAACGCTTTCTACATGAACCCAATGTGAATAACATGTGCAAATCCTCCTGTTAATTACGGAGAAATTACGCAAAAAGGGCGACCCGGAGGCCACCCTTAGTTTTAATGACGCATCTGCCTGACAACCTCATAGTCATCAGCAGTAGGCGAGTAGCCATAGAGAAACACAACAGCAGCAACTGGTGCGAGTCCTGTAACGTACATGTTCACGTCCCGCACTTTTATATGCCGAACAAAGTACACGTCATTGCGATCTTCGTTTACCAGTTGCGCGGGCAGCATCTTGCCGTTATGGACAACCAGTATGGGCCTCATCGTGGCGACAAGATCACATTACCGCCTACGACACAGTACGGTGTGTTGAAGAAACTGAGAGCGCCTTTGAAACGAACAGGCTCGGTAGCGCGACAGTCTTTCAGTTGCAGACCAACAGGACCGAAGAAGAATGGGTCATCGGATTTCGTTGTCGTGCCACACAGCGTAGCGTAACCAACGATAGAGCCTAACACGAACTCATGCTTCTCAGGCAGCTTGATATGCAGTTTGTCGCAGATCTTTTTGGCCTTCTGCATGTCGTCATCTGAGGGACGCTTCGAGCTGGCGTGAATAAGAAAACGTCCGCGCTTCTTTGTGTCCCACGTACGGTTCTCAATCTTCTTATGGCCTTGAGTAATCAGCCACGCCCATGGTTGGCGAATAGACAGTGCTTTCATTCTGTCTTCTCTCCTTCACGGAGCATACGATACGACTGAGGCAACTCTTCTGGTGTTTCGAAGATGCGATCAACCATAGCACATGAGTCCCAGCCGTCAGACAGTGCGTGATACTTCAAACGCAGTTGATTGTCAGACGACACGCCGGTAATGATAATCGGATAGATGACCTTGTGCTGGTGGTCAACGAGGAAACGAACAGGCTCACGCTGCGAACTGAGGCGACGAGCTTTCTTCACGAGGCGACGACGTTCTGCTTTACCCAGACGCTCGTTCTCAAGCATCTGCTCGAATGGAGGACGTAGATGCGGGTTGAAATGTCGTGCATGTCTTTCGAGTTCTTTCACGGATTTCCCAAAGAAGTTAGTCCCGCAGTCGCGCTCACCGCACTCTGCGTATCGTACAAGAGTGTTGTACACGTCTACATCCAGCACAACAGTCTTTTCGTCAGTGTTACGTTCCATAGTTTATTCTCGGTATAGTTAAAAACGATTCAGTATCTTCTGGTACTTACGGTTGGCTAACAGGACGATCGGCCAGACAATGACTACAGCGAACATGTGGACGATAATCATCAACATGGTTCTGTTTCGTCTGCGAAAAGTCATCTCACCCAGCAAGCTCATTGTCGCCGCCATAGAGACAAACAATCCCACAATAACCCAAGCAAAAGCACAATTGACTAGAAGCATATTTTTCTCGGTATATGTTGATCGTGCTGTTAGTTTACAGAAACGCTTTTGACAGTCCAGTCTTTCTCTTCTGACTTAGGCGCGCTGAACGTCTTGCCGTCAAAGTCCACTTCACTGTGCAGATACTTACTACGCATGGCGTCACGCCAGTTACTGATTCCTGTGTGCGCTTCATACGGCGTCATGATTTTACCGTTGTGGATATTCAAACGGTTCTCATAACCGAGAGCGCGTGTGCGAACATACTCAACAGCTTCGGCAGTCTGAGGCAGGTCTGCACCACACCAGTCATACACGTCAGTACAGGCGCGCATCATTGCTTCGTGCTGACGCAGCTTGCGCTTGTTCTGTTCTGAGATAAGCATCAAGCCTATCCAGTTAGCTAGACGTTTAATCACAACCACTTCCTCCACTGTAGCCAGAATCAGAACCGCCATCATAAGAGGGGCTTGGGTCTGGATCACTATGACGATAGCTCGGTGTGCTATCTACACGGCAAATATCTTCGTGCGCACGAATGGGCGGAGGCGTTATGAGAGACATTCCCAGCATCATGTCGTCTTGTTGGTGCAGACGCAACGAGTTCTGATCGACTGTCATACCGCGACGAGTCTGACCATTGAAGTTTTTACGTGGAGGCATAGGCGTAGTCTTAAATGGCTTTTCGTCTTTGGCAAAATGCGTTCGGCCGTGACGATCAACTCGCGCAGTCAGATCATAGTCGCTAGTCTTCTCGGTAGGCTGATACCCGCCGAGCTGGTGCAGCTTTTCTTCAAAGCTCTTTTGAGCGGGCTTCTTCTTTTTCCGGCAGAACAAGGCTAATAGACGTTTTAGCATTGTCGTTCCCTCTGAGTAATTGATTGACCAGTAGTGGATCGTTGACAACGATGTTAACAGCCAGAACATTGCTATCGATCATCTCCTGCGTGTTGTTGGTGCTGTCGCAGGTAATGCTGAAACCATCACTACGCATAGTGCGCGTGATAGCTCGGACAACGCCACCAGCAATATCACGAGTGCGACTAAGCACCATGTCATCGCTCATAGCAATGTCCTTCGTTTCTTCATCGAGGCGACCCTTAATGAAGTCTCGAATGCCGTACGGATCTTCTTTCATGTTTCCTCCTGTCAGATATTTACAGTATTCAGATACAAAAATGGGCGACCGAAGCCACCCACATGATGTTACTTAGAACGCGGTTCAGCGCTCTGGTTTTCAGTCGCACAACTCACACGACCAGTGACAGTACCGTTCAGGCGAAAGTCATCTTTTGTTTCGAGACAGGTCTTCGGCCAGCCGTGCATAGGCTTGATATAGATGCTGTCGATGTTGCTGAGAGTATCACGCACCAGACGTCCACCAGTGATACGACCATCAACGTAGTAAGCACGTTGAATGCTCACTTCGTACAGCACTTTACCTTCAACGTAAGTAACACCAGTGATCATCACAGGGATGTTGAACTTGTCGTACTCACCCGGAATCTCAAGGTCAATATCAACTTCTACCAGCTGACCTGTCTTGAACTGAGTGTCACCGATAGCTTCGTGCTTTGGATCTTCGAAGCGGCCGACATGACCAATGTGGTCTGCGTACTGATAGTCGGTGATAGCTTTCAGATCGTCTGCAAGGAAACCGTCAACAGGACGACCCTGATGCAGGAACGCTGACGGCTTGTTCTCTGATCCGTCGTTCACAAACAGACTGACGCGAAACATGCGCTGCTCGCCGTAGAACATGCAGCCTTCAATAACGCCGTACGGTACTTTGTTCTCACCGAAGTTATCGAGAGACAGCAGAGCCATTTCACCGATTGCAAAAGCAGAAGAATACGAAGTGTGTTGCTTAGTCATAGTACATACCTTTTAGGTAGAGGGTGCAGTCACGTTTGTGCTACACACCGAGATGCCGATCACTCGGCGGGTTTCAGCAATGCTCCTTAATGAAGCGCTGCCATTTCATTTCAAAGTGCGTGAGAACAGCACCAGACACCATGCCAATCTTCTCACACCATTCGTAAGTAACGTCCATTGTCGATAATGAGTACGCTACCAGAATCCATGTAGCGAAGAAGATTATCGGGTAGCGTATCATGTTACTTACCGACCATTACCATGAGCTTGCTGCTATCATCGTACAGCGAGAACATGTTGTTGCCTAACAGCTTGTCATCCACGTCGAAGTTTTCATCGCAGATAACAGGCACGATATTGCGACCAACGTAATCAACGTCAGTGTCTGCACCCACCAGCAACGTTTTGCCAATCAGTTCTTCTTTGTCTGTCTCAAGAATCTGACAGGCGACTGCGGTAGGTTGCAGCAAATAGAACATGAAGCCCACGTCGCTGTCTTTGAAGCAATTGACCAGACGACAGTTAACGCCATGCTTTAACGCGAGCTGAACGATACGACTGAACACGCTGCCATTACCTTCGAGCACTTTGGCCATCTTGCGATAGTTAAGCGTAGGCATCAGGTCACGGTCCGCTTCGTCTTCCAACAGGATGTGCCCATTGAACTCAAAGAAGATGCGGTGCATGAAGTTGAACAAATGCGTTGAGTTATCGCCACCGAGTTTGATCTTGTACTTAGAACAAACCAGCTGGCCATCTTGCACATGCGCAATCATCATTGAACGAACTAAACAGTATGACATTTCAATTCTCCCGGACGTCCTTGTCCTCGTTGATCACGGTCTGAATACCGCGAAGTCCTTCAGGAAGAAAAACCACAGACAGAACAACGTGAGGACGATTCCAATCACGATGCCTATTCCTAACCCTGCATAGAACATACACGCCCTTACTTAAATATATCGCCTGGCTTTTTCTTTTTCTTCTTCGCGTAAGGCAAAAGAATATGTTCGATGAAAGCCTTCGATGCTGCGTGTGTCATTGCTGGCACACAGACACGACCAAGACGTTCCCACTGTTCTTCGAATTTGCCAACCAGCTTATAGTCAGACGGCATTCCCGAAACTACCAGCAGTTCGTCGATAGTCAGTTTACGGCGATGACCTTTGTTGTCTTCGATAAACCCAGCAGACGAGAAACGCGCTGTTTCATACGCGATTGCATCAGACGCTGTAATCGTTGGCATCGGTCCGTTAACTGAGGGCAGATACTTGATCAGGTCTTTCTGCGTCGTCTTGTATCGTAAGATGTGAGGCAACGCATCGCCGAGGAAGGCTTGCGTATCGCACGGGATAACATCAGGCACAGCTTCACGCGCATTTTTATAACCAAGCGCATGTGCTACGTCTTTGCGCACACCCATGAAGATGATACGCTCACGCGACTGCGGTACACCGAGCCAACACGCATTCAACATCGGTGCTCGCACGTAGTAGCCGAGCTTGTCGAACGTCTTCATGATCTCAAGGAAGTACCCTTTCGAGATTCCCTTCACAAGACCACTAACGTTTTCCGCAGTGAACACTTTAGGCTGCATACCTTGCAGCATACGACAATACTGATCGAACAGGTCATCTACCTGCTGATATTTATTGTCGCTGTACTTAACTTCTTTGCCCCAGCCTTCTTCTTTCACGCCAGCAGTCGAGAAGCCTTTGCAGTTGTGAACGACAACACCGTTAGCCACATACGTTTCGTCTGTTTCAACAGAGAAGTTGTACACGTCGCACGTTGCCTGATACGCAAGGTTCTCAATCACTTCGGTCCAGAGATGTGAATCGCTATCGCTGAACTCGTGGAAGAAGTTGTGCTCGTCCTGCAAGAACAGGTAGCCGATGTGCTCACGCGAACTGTTACGCTCGCGCGGCGTCAGTGGACTACCGAAGTAAACATCTCCCCAAATCATTCCGTCAAACAGAGGACGATTGAATGCAGAACAGCACAGGTAGTTAAGCTCAAGCAGGAAGCGTTTGCTGTTTGATGTGATAGCAAGGCCAGTGCCCATCGCAGTCACATAGTCATGCCCCGCACAACCGAGAATGAATTGTTGTTTCAACTCGGTGTTCATGTGGAACATCATTGCTGGCAGACGACGGGAGAACGTGTTGTTGCCTTGACTGACGAAGCGGCGTAAGAACTGCACCAGCTCTGCGTCGATAACAGTACGGAACGTTTTGCGTTGCGCAGTCATCGTGTCAATGCGATTCAGGCTACTGAGTTTAAGCGCGTCAAACGCCTGCTCAATCATCGCGTTTTCAAGGCTGGTGTGCGATTCGAAGCTAACGACTTCAACGCCGCTAACTGTTTCGATTGAACCGCGATCACACCAGTGTCCTACCATCCACCAGAACTCAGGGATGCACACCCACTGCTGAATCATCTTCGGCAGTTGCGCAATCTGATCGTAATACACGCCCGGCTGTTGATCAGGCGTAACGCGAGGAGTGCCAAGCAAGTCGCCTTCTTGCACGTCTTTCGCATCACACCAGAACGGATCAGAGTAACCGCCTTCCGCCAGCGCACGTCTAACAAAGAACGGATGCTCAGGCGTTGCGTTGTTGCTGCTGATCAGCGTTTCGACTTTGTGCATCGTACCGACATACGGTCTGACCATTGTGTCGTATACAGGGTAATACTGCCCGACACTGGTCATCGCTCTGTCGCCGACGTTCATGTCCGAGATGAACTTCATGCCGTCTGCTGTATGAATGATAGTGTCTTCGGTAAAGCAAGGAGGACTACCGTCAAGTAAATCAAGTTCACCTTTATCCAGACCGCAGTAACGTAACAGCTTACCGGGGTCGAGGCGGCGAATGTCATGAGGCAGCACTTTCGTTGTCGGGTGGTTCGCTTCGTATGACTCTCTTGCTGGGTCAACAAACTCGTTACTCAGCAAGATATTGATACCGGCCATCTTGTGACCGGTAGAAGAACCACCGCAACCTGCGAAGAAACTCATACCACGCCAGGGTTTATCCAGCTTGTTGATTTCCTTCATCGTAGGCGGCTTGATGATCATATTATCCCTCGAACTTAAATCCACAGCGCGGGCAGGTGCAGTTCAGAGTATCGCCAACATCGTCAGCGTTGTACTCATTGAACTTACCGGTACTACCGTTCATCTGGCCGGTAGTCTTGCCAGCGCGTTTGTCGTCTTGCACAACAGCCTGTACTTTCAGCTTTTGTTGCAGACCGCGAATCTCTAACGGGTCAAGGCCGAGTAACTGCGGCTTGATTGTGTTGAGATCGAGTTTTTCCACCAGCTTGGCGAGCTTCTTGTTATCGAACTCACCGCCGTGGGCGTTCGCTGCGATGTTCGCTGCGTACTCCGCTTTCTTATCGGTCCAGTTCACGATACGCAGAGGAATGCTGATCACTTTATCAGACTTCTTCGGATGCGTCGCGTGGATGTAGCCCAGAGCGATAGTGCCGTGTTTGTCAACGGTCTTTTGGATCTCGATACGAGTCTTCCAACCGTCGATAGATTTCAGACGCTGGTGGCCTGAGATCAACACACCGGATTTGACGTTGTTGTTAAACACGATACCAGACAAGTCGCCGAAGCTACCCAAAGAACCTTCGAGTGCTTTCAAGCGACTGTCTGTAATGAAACGCGGGTTATAGTCAGCGCCTTTCAGTTGAGCGACTGAGTTGAGTTTTTTGAGATCAAACTTCAACCCGTCTTTCTTTTTTCCGTCCTTTGCTTTGATAGCAGTTTTTGCCATTGTCGTATCTCTTATCGGTTGCTCTTTCTCTGTCTTTACAGATTAGTAGTAATAGTGTCGGGGTGTCGTTTGCCATTCGACCTGAACTTTGCCGAACTGTACAACGCGACGGTCCAGCTTAATTACCATTTTCAGACCAGAGACCGAGCATTTCTTAATGTCGATACCTCCGCCCGAGTCTTTCGCCCGGAACGTAACAGTACCTCTGTCCATCTCATTCATCTGGGCGACAGTGAACTCAAACGTGCATTCGTCTTGACCGATGTTTACGTCGTTCTCGACTAAGTTCACTGTACTGCCTAAGAAGCCTGTGTGCGGAACTTTAGGCGCGCCCAGATACTGGAAGGGATGGAAGTCTTTCTTCGGATCATATTTCATGGCAAGTCTCCTGTTAGACACTTAAATTATGCTGAACAAGAGACAGCGCCTCAGATGAAACGAATCAGATTCAGCGCGTGATTGTAGCCGATGGTAGGGCGAGCAGTACGCGTGAAGTCCAGATACTTCTGCGGGAAGTGCTGGTCGATGTTGACAGTGAGATTCAGATTAGCACCTTCATCTTTGAACAACACGACAGGCCTCTGACCGCGAATTGAGATGTGCGTGAACTCTGCATCATCTACTGGACGGTGCATGTAGCCACCATCGTGCGCAACGAACGTGTACTGGTAGTTAGGTCTGCCACGGTCAACGCCGAAAGTGATGTACGCTGCAAGCAGATCGTTTTCCGCTGCAAGGCGCATCATCTCTTTGTTGTGCTCAAGCAACCAATGCTGCGTACCCTTTTCAGAGATGTGCGCATCGTGGAAGATAACATCGCCTTCAGGGTTGCGCGTCACAATCAGATTGCCGTCGACCATCAGGTAGTGTTTGTACAACATCCAAATGTCGTACTTGTTTCCTGTCTTAACCGCTTTCAGTGTGTCACGATCAAAGACAACTTCGAGCGTAGGCATCTTCGCTACTTGCTCTTTCAGCCACGCAACGAACTGGTCAAACTCCTGCGTGATGTTAGGCAGAAGTGCTTTCAGCTTGTGTGCATCGAGCAGGACTTCGATTGTCGGCGAGTAGCCATTGAACCAGTCCATGTACTCTTTAGTGAACATAGGGTTGGTCAGATTAACACGCCAGTCATTCGCTGTAGGCAGAGCGAGAATAGCCAGACCGGTATCAATGTCGTGTGACACGTCAACGTTAGTGAAGATACAACCGAACAGGTCAATACGTTCGTGTGTACCGTCAGTGAGTTGGCCATTGTCTTCTACGCGCAGAATACGAAAGGGTGTGCCGCCACATGCAGCATATCCTAATAGCTTCATTAGCTCACTCCATTTTGCACCAGACGACGCAACTCGATCAGTTGTTCTTCTGGTGTCATTTCAGAATCGAGGATAGAACGCAGTGCGTTGTGCGGGATTGTACGCTTCTGGCTGAACGGCAGATTCTTGAGGAAACGCACAGCCATTGCGCCTGTCTGCACCGCTTCCATCTGCATGTTAACGATCAGACGTTCATCACCGTTTTCTTCAAACGTAGCGCAGTCACGCAACAACTCACCTGCTTCTTCGACGACGATAGACGCAGCGTGAATACATTCTTCCGGCCACGTCGGATGGTCTGTTTCTGCATCGCGCAGTTCGTTCATGATCAGGCTAAGGGCAGCTTGTTCACGACCATGCACTGACTTCTGGAACAGACCTTCGTTGTACTGACAATGCGACTTCATAGCACACATTGTCTCAGAGGCTTCGTCGTCCTGCGTTGCTTGCAGAATGAAACAGTTGTGCGGCAGATGATAGATGCAACGCGCTCGCATGTCCAGAATAGGTTCGTCGTCGCCTTTCGGGTCAGGGATGACAACGTGAACTTGCTCAACACCACGACGAGGAATATACAGCTCTTTCTCTGCGTAGCCTACGTACATGAACGCACTGAGGCGCTTAATCAGAATGAAGCTCATTTGGTCACACGTCCTTTAACCATTGGTGCAGGGGAGTAGTCGAGAAGTTGGAACCACTCGGCGTTTGCGTTGTCCAACAACTCTTCCGGCGTCAGGCCGAGAATGTCGTCGCTGATTTCGAGCAGCGGGTACTGAATAGGCTGACCAGTTTTCTTCATCAGATCACTGAGCGCTGCCCACTGTTGCTTCTGCTGTTCGAACGCTTCGAAGTGATGCGTGTACAGGTGCGTGTTCGTCGTGTTGAGCGTGAAGCTACCGACGTTCAACCCAGCCCACTTGGCAATCAGTTGGTGCATTGCGCTGTAGCCCATGATGTTGAAGGGACGCCCCAGCAGCACATCATTGGAACGCATGGTCACAACGATATGCAACGATGCGTCGGAAGATGCCATGCCACGCGCCTCCATCTGAGCAATCTCATACGGAGTTGGTTGAGTCACATTGAACTCAAACTCCGTATGACACGGAGGCAGACCCTGCATATGCTGATAGCCTGGGTTGAATGCCTGAACGCGAATACGACGGGAGCGCGAACGATCCATAACGTCACGCAGCGCATTAGCGAACTGGTCAATCGTACCTTCGTAGCATACACGACCATCGGCCATTTCTGTTTCAGTGTAGCCTGCCGCTTTCATGCGATTGATTTCTTTGGCGATGCGCTCGATTTCTGCATCGCTGATCTGACGCTCTTTCATCGACTCAATAGTCGGGAACGTTTTAATGTCAGGCCACATGCGCCACATCAGACCATAGATAGGACCACACTCACCGTCTTCGTCTGCCCAGCTGTCCCAGATTTTGGAGTTGAGCGAACTGATGTTCGTGTCGCCGCGCATGAACCAGCAGGTTTCATCAACAGCAGCGTACCAGTTCTTACGCGCAGACAGCAACGCAGGGAAAGCGATCAACGTGTTAGATAACTGGAAGCCGATGCCAATCAGAGTACGCCACGAATCGTTGGTGCGGCCGTTGTCGTGCTCGTCAGTACCACAAGCCAGAATAGCGTTACCGAGGTTGATGTACTGTTCGTCTACGCAATGCAGAGAATAAACTTCGTACTGATTTGGATCGCGCAGATCAAGAGGTTGCTTGTTCATTAAGAGTTCCGACTGTCTTTATGATAGATGATAGGATGAAGGCCGAATGAGAGCGCAGTCTTCTGGTTGTTGCTTACAGAAGGATAGATGGTAGGATGAAGACCGAAGTGCGGGTGCCACTCATACACTTCCATATCTTCTGCGAGATACAGCTTATCGCCGAGATCGAGACCCTGTACGTTAGGTACGGTCACGGTGTAAATGCCGTTGTTCAAATAGACACGCTCACCGAAAGGCTTATCGTCTTCGATGATGCGCTCACGACGCACGACAATGAAAGGTGAATCAATGCCGAATGTCTTTCTCAGCAGTTCGCGGGTTTGCTCGTTGAAACGAATTACAGGAGGCATTATTTGATCTCGTTATAGCGATAACGTAAGACAGAGGCGGGCAATTCAACGTAACGCCCACCACCCCTTTGAACGAATACTGACGGCGTGAACTTGTCGTTCGGACTGTTCGAATAGAAGTCAACGCGACACGTCATGAATGGAAACCACTTGTGACGAAAGCGTGTGTTCTTCTTCGGGTCCCAGCCGTCTGCGAATGCTTTGCGAGACAAACGAAACGTTCTGCGCTCAAGATACTCGGTCGTGATAAAGAAACCGATAAGCACGACAGGCACGACGAACGCTGAGGCCGGGCTGGCCCAAAACGGACTGTTCAGGAATGCTTTGAGAATGTCCATTACTCGTCATCCTCCGGCGGAGCTTCTGCACCTTTACCCTGAGTCTTCATGTACTCTGCGATAATCGCGCTGTCTTCTGGACGTGATTTCAGTTCCAGAGATTCAGACTCACCGAAGCATTGAAGCGTTCGCAGATTGATGAAGCCCGCAGAGATTGGTTCAACACGCTGGTGGTAGTGATTGTCCTGATAACCATTAGACATACCGTAGCCACGCATCGCATCCCCCATATCAGAGTGCATGATATGAGTCGGGAAGATAACAGGCAAGTGAACGCCGTCAGTACGCTCTTTGTTGCGCGTCCTAACGAACATCACATATTTAAACACAAGAGCTGGTTGTTCCATCGAAGGACACCTCTTTGCGATAGATGAAAATGAATTGCGAAAGCAACATTGCTGTCTGCTTTTCATTTACAGTATATACAACGACCGGATGCGCTTCGCCTACGCCTAGCACCATATCAATGTGCGCACGACGTTGAGACACAACCTGTGGTGCATGACCCTGCGCTACTAATTCTGGCGGTGTTGCGTGTACAGTACCTTCAAACCACATCTCACCTTCACGAGGAATAAGGATGCGAGTGTTGGCCTCCATCTGCATACCCATCAGTGTAATAGTGAAATGTTCTTCATTTTCACCGCGACTAACGTGCGTGAACTTGTGGCAGAACTCACTGAACGGTCTGTTCCAGATCTGTTCGAAGTCGTTGGTGTAGATGACATTGATTTCCCAATCATTACGCCAGTTGGACTTATTCACGCCTGTGTTGGTCAGACCGAGCACTGTATAAGGACGACCTGTCTTCAAATGAATCCAGACGTTACCGCGATCAAGACGACCGCGATTGTATTGCTCTTGCGCCTTAATCAAGTGGCGATCACGTTCGACTTTCTTAGTGACATAACGCCAGACGAGATAGCACAGGATGATTGCAGGAATAGCTTTCAGGATATCAAACAGCATCGGCTTCACCTTCAGGGCTATAGCAGTTTAAGAACATATACAGGTTCAGGACTTTGCGCTCACCGCCTTCTTTGAACAACACGAATGGATGCGCCGGACTCTGTTCAACTATGCCCTGCACTTCAACAGTGACAGGCTGTTTGCGAAACACAGGCATACGGTCTTCACTGAAACCATTCGGTATTTGATCAACACGCGTCCAGCGTTCACCCTCCTGTGGCAGACGCAGACGAGTGCTGCCACGCATGTTCGTTGCCATAGCCATCAGGTCATCATGCGCACTGGCCAGAGTGTTGTCTATCGTCAGGTTGTGCGTGAACTGTTCGAAGAAGTCTTCAACGGGCATAGAGTAGATGTAGGCCCAGTGCTGTGAATACACAACCTGAATAGGACCGTCGTTGTAAAGATTGGTCAGGAACAGCACCTGATACGGTGAGTTGTTTTTGATGTTCGTCCACACCTGACCGCCACGAATGTCATCGTGCTTGAGCACACGATCCGCTGCTTCGCGTCTGCGCTTCTCCTGACGACGATTATGAATAGCAACGCCGTATGCCACCAGCTTTTCTTTTAGTTGTTGGTACATCACTTACTCCTTAGGATGTTGATAGGTGTCGAACACAGACAGGTCAGTGCCCTGACGAATAGCATCAGCGATGATCGAGATGCGCATATCTGTCTGAGGCGTAGAGCCTTGCACCAGACGCTTACGATGGAAATACTGATAGGTCATGTACAGTGCTTCGAGCATCACAGGACCAGCGGCGGCCAACACACAGTTAGCTTTGCGGTTATCTTCACACATCTGATAGCCTGCGTCAGTGCTGTCCAGACCACTCTGCATCTGACCGAGATGCGTCCACCAATAACGCTCACCTTCACGCTTCTCACGCAACTCATAAATGCCGTTGCCATACGTACCGTCTTTCACATTGACGTAACGTTGAGCGCGAGAGTGTTTGAGATCTTTGAACTGAGGGACTTGCTCCTCGTTCTCAGGCACGTCGATGATTTGCACCAACGTGTATTCGAATTTTGTGCTGCCCTGACAGTCACAGCTACTGACTTTGCCAATGTGGACATACTTGCAGTGCTTACAACGATACGCTGTTTGCATACTGTTCCCCAAACAGAAATGGGGCACTAGGCCCCATGAGTTAGATTTTACAGGCGCCGCCTTCACAACCTTCATCAGATGCTGCTGCATCAACACCGTTAGGTGCTACTGCATCAGGGTCAAGACCTGGGATGTTCATGCTCAGGTCCATGTCGTCTGCTTTAGGTGCTTCGTTAGGTTGGCTCATTGTTTTTCTCGTCGTACAATTGTTGGATTTTTTGACCCATCTCGTTCATACACGTCACAGCAACGAGGCTGGCGCGACGAGCGAGACTTGGGTCAGTCAAGACGCCATTAAGAGTGGCATCATCAAAACCCAGAATGTTCATCAGCATAGCAAGACGAACACTACCGAGTGTCGATTTAGTTTCCGCGTTACCTGCTTGCGCCAACTTGTTCACAAGCGAGGCACTCAGGTCCTGAAACGCGTTATCTACCAGACGCTCAGTTTCATCGAGATGGTTCGTCAGTAACTCATAACGAACTTCATCCGGAATTTGGAGTTGCATCAGCGCAAGACCTGCTCGGACTTTGCGCTGATCTTTAGAAGACAGGCTGTTAAAGATTTCAGCACCATCTGGGTCTTCTGGTAAGTCGAGCAACTTTGGGTCTACGCCAACTGCTCGAAGAAAACCATCTTTGAACTCATTAAAATCAGACATGGCTGTTCCTTAACGTTGTTTACGACGTGCTTTCTTCTGGGCGCGTGTCTTAGCACGGAGTTTCTTGCGATCTGACGCAGACGTTGCAGCACGATCACGACGTTCAGCAGACCAATCAGAGCCTCGGCTAACACGTAGCGCACGACCAGTCGGCTGAGGACCTTTTGGATCGCCTGATGTTTTGAAATCGACGATAGGTCCTGTATCAGAGTGCAGATAGTGCAGAGGCAGATGCGTTTCCGGTTCCACGAACTGACCGCCACCAGGAGCAGGGATTACTCCAAGCTGCTCGCCGCTAAGAGCGAATGCTGCGGTGATCATCGCCATCGACAGGTCATCAGTCTTCACGTCGCCTAAATGAATATCAGTTTGCAGCATACGTTTTCCCGGAGCTACGTCAGCTTTGATAAGAACGTCACGAGGCAGATTATCTGACATACGCGGATAGCGTTGAACAACACCTCGAACGACACCAGACGAATGAGCAAACGTATCAGCTACACGCGCTTCGATTTTGGAAAAATCCATAGGACCGAATTTCTGCCGGTGGTCGTGACGACGAGCTTGTTCCATTTGGGCCCTCAACTTTGGATCAGATTCAACCATACGCGCAAAACGCTGCATGTTGCGCCGCTGCATCTCTTCGAACTCCTGTAACGAATCCAGAAAGATACGGTCTTCCTGATCTGCCACTTCTTTCACTTGCGCGTCATTAGGCTTAGACCAGTCTTGAAACGGTTGATAACTAAATTTCATGTTGAGAGCCTCTCAGTTATTGGTCTTAGTTAGACGCTGGTGTTGTTGCGATTACGTCATTGATGCGGTCGATACCGTGCTGCATACGTCGGACAACGCTGTCCATATCGAGACAGAACATCTTGATCTTCGATGCGTCGAGATGATCAGTCAGGCGATACTCACGCGCATACACAACTGTCTTAACGCCCTCAGCTTCGAGGTCAGCGAGACAGTTCGGACACGGCGAATCAGTGCAGAACAAGATGTCCTCTTCTTCTGCCCACATGCTGTGTTCTTCCATGCGATTGAGACAATTCACCTCAGCATGAATAACAGTGTCGAGCGAAAGCGTCAGGTCTTCGTTCTCCATGACGTTGCTCGCGCCCGGCTGTGTACCGTTCACGCCGCTACTGATTACAGTCGGAAAGCCGTGATGGAAATGAATGAGCATCGCAGCAGTAGCACGACGCTTTGACTTCGACGCACCAGCAAGCGTAAACACACTGGCCATGATGTGTTCAGCTTGATCGAGGTTCATCGGTAATTCGTTTAAGTTGCAGCGCACTTTTTCTCCTCAGCTTTCTGCTTTTCAAGGTTAAGCAGCCAGTCGAGATAGGCAAGCCTTACATTACGGCCTTTTCCTTCGACTGGCTTATCAGCAAACTTGTTACTGATCTTTACAGATTTCTTGGTATGCGTGACTGTCAGCTTTAACGCGTCGATGCGGTCAGCAATACCAACCTGTTGGGGAATAGCATCTGACTTCGTGCCACGGCACTTGCCTGTTTCATCGAAGACGAACTCGCAGTCATCGCAAATGCCGTTATGCCATTCCCATCGAACAGTCCAACCACGAAGCGACCACACTTGCTGCATGATAGCTTCGGCGTCCTGATGAATCTGCTCGTAATACTTGCGGATTTCATCGGACGTTGCGTCGTCACTGAGCTGGTGATACATACACCTTCTCCCGCAGCGCACCGAAGTGGTAGTGCTTCGCTTCCGGCGATCCGCGCAGTTGTTTAACACGTTCGGCACGAAGCACTGCCCATGTGAACACAGCAGTAGTCAGATCAGGACCAACGATACGCGGACCGTGTTGCAGAGCACGTCCGTAGTCCTGAGACAGTGTGCGATAGATTGGGTTGCGTGACCACACGTTGAACTGCCACACAATTTTGTCTTCTTCGCCGGGCTTTGGTTTATGATACGGAGAGACAGTGCGTTCGACATGCAGACCATAGCGCTCGATAATCAGCACAATGTTTTCAGCAGACTCAGGGCGCCAGTGACTCACCAGACCCATCGGGTTACCTGTTGCATCAACGTAACAAGCAGAAGGACCGCTGCTTACGATAGACAGGTCGAGCGCCTTGACCAGACGCTCGCGCAGTTCAGCGATGTTATGCACTCTTGCCTCCGAACTGCTCAGGGAATTTGTGATGCAGATACGCGCTGATCATTGCTTTCATGCGATGTTCAGTCAGCGCGTGGTTAAAGTACCATGTGTTGAGATGGTGCTTACGCGTTTCCAGCGGCAGAGTCAGAAGCGCCCGCCACTCACCGTTCCAAACGAACTGGTTGCTGTCAGTTGTGCGAATGCCTAACAGAACAGGCTCGGCGTCACACAGGCCAGCAGACTGACGACGATACGCGTGAAGCATCAGAATGTCTTTCTCTTCGGCAGGACGCGTCAGATACTGAATCAGTTCGCGGCTGAACATGTTCGTTTTGTTACGACGAATGAAACGGGAGGCACCGTCTTCTTCGAGGAAAGCAGTCTCCAGTTCCTGCATCAGCAAATCGTAACCGTAGATAATCGCTTCAAGCAGGACGTGTGCGTTCTTGCGACAGCGCTCAAGCGACTCGAACAAATCAAACTGACGACGATCAATCACAGGGCCAGTAACGTGAACAAGACTCATGAAGTCAATCTTATTCAGGTCTTCAACGAGATGATCGGTCCAGAAAGATTCTTCAATCTTACCGCCTAGGCGCACAACGTCCAACGCGAAGGACATGAGCTTGGTTGAACCTTCGCGGAATGAAAAGCCGTTAACGATATGCTGAGGCATATCACGCAGATCTTGTTCCTGTTCCATATTATTCCTCCAGCAGACTGTGAATTTGAACGTACACCATGCCTTTCTGTTTGTTGTAGTCGGCACTTACGTTTACGTCGCGGTTGTTAGACAGATGGGCAGTACCCTTCCAGTATCCCTCGTACTGCTCTTTCATGTTGTACGCACGAACGCAGGAGATGTTGTTGTCTTTCAGACTGTCAAGTGTAGCCAGAGTTTGACACACATCCTGTTCGACCAGCTTGGTGTTATCTTGCGCCATTGCGATGAAGCCGCTACCAAACGACAGGACACACAGTACCATCCATGCAGCGAAGATATTGCGGTTCTTCTTCTGCGTAAGCGTGTCGCGTTTCCACAGGTAGATGGGAACGAACAACAGCCAACCCCACGAAGGTGCAGTTTTACCTGCGTCCATGATTTTGCGTATGTCGAGGATGATAGCAACCGAGTAGATTGCGAAGACCACCAGCATAGGCCAGAGCGCACTATAGTCAAACAGGAAGTCACTTGCGATTGCGAACGCAGCACCGATAAACAGCGCAGCCAGTGGCCAGCTATCGTATTCACGCAGGTCGAAATACTTAGACAGAAACTCTTTCATCTTATATCCTTAATGTGTAGTCAAATGGTTGGTACGTTATTGTTTTACAGATTAACGCTTGCCGCAGTATTTCTGGTACAGCTCGTCAGCGCGTTGCTCACACGCTAAGGTATATGCTGCATCCCCGTGTTGTATACCTGCAATGTAGCGCTTACGCTTTTCGATCTGCGTGGCTCGCATTTCAATTTCCTTGATCAACGTTGGTTCGTTGTAGTCAGGAAGAGCAATACCGATTGCACCGCAAGTATCTTTCGGGTCTTTCGACAATCCCCACGCCTCTGTGTTAATGCGCTCAAGCTCACGCGTAAGAGAACAGAGAATACTCCACAACTTCATATTTGTACCGATTGGTGCGTCCATGATTACCTCAATAGTTCATTGCCAGAATTTCAACAGTACCATGCGAGCCACTCTGACCGTTGTTCATCGCATAGCTTTTGTTTGGATAGAGCACGGTTGTCGCGTGTTTCTTTAACCAGCGCTTCAACAAATCGTTTGAGAAGTGTCGGTGCTCTGTCACGTTGCTCAACATCCACGGTACGCCAAGACGATTGAGATGTTCGAGAGTAGCAAGCAGGTTGCGCTCATTGCTTTCAGTCCACTTGCCATACTGCATCGCACCGCTCGCAAGATAAGGCGGGTCAAAGTAACAGAACGTGTTGCAGTCCAGTTGTTTGCCTAGACGACCGAGTAGCTTACCGTACTTCATGTTCGTCAGGTGAACGCCCTGCATGTGACTGTGAAACGTTGTGAGTTCATCGGCGAGTTCATCGAACTTACCAATCAGACCACGATCGCCAAAGCCTACGTTATAGATACCCTGCTGGTTGAATCGCAGCATGTTCGAGTGCGCGTGTCTGTGCGCAACGTAATGCAAGATAGGCGTTCGCTTCTTCTGGACGACTTCGCGGAACGCATCGTAGTTTTCTTCGTTGCTGTTTGTCAGACACCAGTGCTTCACCAGACGCTTGACTTGACCTAGAGTTTTCTTCGGGTCTTGCTCGACAAGCATCTTGACGATCTCAAACACCTGAGGACTCAGTTCGTTGTAGACGCGAAACTTCTGCGGCATGTTCGCACAGACAGTAGCGCTACCGCCAAACACATCAACCATACGCGGACAGTCTTGTACGCTTGGTGTGTGTTCGAGAATAAGAGGGATAAGGCTTCGCTTATTGCCCTGATAACGAATAGGACTGATTACGGTCATTTTGCTCTCCTTTCTCTTGATTTACAGATTTTAAGCGCTTGACACTGCTCAAGAAAAAGGTGGTGTTTCTACGCTGTCTACACATGGTTCTATACGCTTTACGCATGGTTCTTTGCTATCCCTACGGGCTTATTTTAGTTGTCTAAGATCAGAAAAGGGCAGCCATTAGGCCACCCTTTGAGTTATTACCAGTCGTAGAACCAATCGTTCATGATCGCCTCCTTTAGCCGGTTGTTTTTAACGCCTCAAGATATTGCGTAGTCGTGAAGTCAGGCGAGTAATCACCACGCTCGATCTGTTCGAGTACCGCATCGCGCAATGCAGTGGCTTTCTCAAAACCAAAACGATGTTTCGGGAACAACCAAATCAGCGGCTCTTTAGCGCCTGTGACCGTGAAGAAGATCGCAGGCGTACCTTCTTCATCAGGGTAGGCGCAAAACTTATCAGCCTTAACAGAGAGGATATTCTGAATGTTGATCGGGTCGTTGGTAAAGTCGTGCCGCATATAATACGCTTCACGCAGGTCAATCGGAGGGCAGATAAGATTCAATTGCATCAGGCTTCGATCTCATGATGATACGAGTTGTCAAACACAGCTTGCTCAACTTTATCACGCACAGTAGCCCATTCAGCCAGAGTGCGCTCAGGCCCGCAGAAGTACCAGATCTCACACTCACCACCTTCAAGGAAGAATGCGAGAGATGGAACACTTACGTGATCGTTGTCTGGACGAACGTCGTCTGGATGCAGACCGATATCCGCAGTAAACTGATCGATGTGGCCAGCGCCTACCATCTCACGATGTAACGCCTGTACTGCACCAAGATTAACGACGTGGTTAACTGGAGAGCACAGACCGAAAACATCGGTCGCCGAGGCAGTAGATACAGTAGGCACAGACTTGACAATAACAGGAGGACGAATAAAGTGCGGCATGTTTGCGCTCCGAATTACTTGGCGACTACTGCACGAACAGCGCAGTCTTTGGCTTCGAGAAGTTTACGCAGACCGGCAGACTTCTCAGCACCGTCAGGCAGATACTGATCCATCTCTTGCGCCAGCAGCGCGAACGGTTTGCTAACACGTTGCAGATGTGCCGGTAAGTGTGCGTATGCGAAATACTGCATGATCTGATTTTTCGACATAGCAGAGTCGGTGCGAATGCAGGCTTCCTCCAGAGTAATCTCAGGAGCAAACTGATACAGGTCCGCTTGGGCCGAGGCTGCTTCTCCTGCATTCTGCAACATGTTCCACGCTTTCTCGTCAGCATGAATAACAGTCGCGCCACTGTCTTTCAACATCGCAGCAATGCGACAGTACGCAGCAGACTTACCGCTACCTACATCACCGAGAATACGCACGATGATTTTATGTTTCTTTTCCATTACGAACATCCTTTAAGGAGATAACGAAAGACCATGAAGTTACCGAGACCCACAGCGACAAGTCCAACAATTGATAAATTGCAGGAAGGGTCCCACTTCAACCAAAGATTCAGTACAAGAGTGCCGACTGCAAGTACAAGAAAGATGATGCAGATGACATACATTATCACGCAGAAAGTTTTCAGGGCTACTTCCTCACGAAGGGCATTGTTAAATCGAGAAGTTCCTCGTCTGTCATTTCATCGAGGTCTTTGCTGGTGGCACCCAGTCTAAACGTCTGACTGAATTTCTCACCCGCTGCGTCGTCGTCACCGAGACAAACGAAGCGTAGACCTAGAAGACGCAACTGACGATAGAGATGTAGACTAACATCAGAACCCAGAACGGACCAAGCGTTGAGTCCAAGACGATGAAGCGCACATGCCTTGAATACTGACTCAGTTAAGAAAACGGTCGACCCGCACAGGTTTAATTTCTGATCCCCACACCAACTGCTTGCCACCGAATGCTTGCGTGAAGTAACGACATGCTTTCGGGTTAGCGTCGTGCTTTGGTGCATCTGGTGTGTAGACCTGTAGACCACGCAGTGCTCTGTCAAAGCCGAACAGCGGCACGGTCATTTGCGTTTCACTTAGCCAGCAATGATAAGAGCCAGGATTTAGGCCTCTCGTCAGCAGATGTTGATACAGCGTTGTTGTGCTCATGGTATTCTCCTGAATTGTACTCAGAGAACAGATTGCAGAACACATGACGCTCAAGAACTAACTTCTTTCCGATAGGGAAACCAGAAGTGTCTGACAGGTTAGTGTAGACGATCATCTGGAGTTCTTGATGTTGTCCGTGTGCGGCAATGCTGTCCACTTGATAGGGATTATTGCCTGGGGATTTATAAATGTGACCTTCTGTAATGTCACTAATCATACTTGCTCCTCACACGGACAGACCGTGATTACTTTTTAGGTTCGACTTCCACCCACTGCATACCGCTAAGTCCCTGTTGCAGTCGATAGAGTTTGATGCGCTTGCCTTTCGGAGTTACACCGCAAATGAAGTAACCCTTCTTAAACGTCTTCGGCTTGCCGGACATTGCCTTTTCGAGAGTCTTTAAGTTCTCGGCGACCGGGCTGTCGAAGTGTTTGAAGTAGATTGCAAACGACACGTACTTGCTGCCTCCCCACTCGTCAATCTTCTCGATCAACTTGTCAGGATAACACGCGATAGGCTCAGACGTTCCCGGCTCGATATAGAAGCAGGTGTTCGCCCCTGTCTTGCCGACAATGTACATCTGACCTTTGATCTCAACAGAGTATCGCCAGTCAAACAGAGCGCGTACTTCCGGTTCGTGGTTCGCTTCGGTAGACAGCGCTTTCTTCACTTGCTGTTTCAGAATAGAAAAAAGATTCATCATTCCCTCAATCTGCCAACACGTAATTAGTGTGCAGGTCAGACGCAGTGATCGCGTCGTATTTACCGTCTTCGTTTTTCACTGCGTAGTTGCCAACTGCTACGTTTGCAAGAGTCGGCTTACCATACTGGTCAGTCACTCCGATTTGAACGTAACGCCCTACAACGTAACCGCTGCCGTTGAGAAACTCATTCATCTCCTCAACGTTTTCTCCGTTCCACTGACAGGCTTGAATCACCGGAACTCGTTTTAACTGAAAGCGATTAATCATCGTGCCCTCGCGTTATTGCTGCTGGCGCTTTTCAAGGAACTCTCGCACCAGACCTGCATAGTTGTGATACATGCTGCGCTTCACACCGAGTTTGTGTGCAGCAACAATCATTGACGGACTCGATAAGAACTTAGGCGTGTCGTCCAGTTCTTTACGTGCATCGTGTTCATCGAACTCTGACCCTGCCGCGAAACGCACAGCCTTGTCTGCGACAATGAACTCGTGGTCAACATCGAAGTGCTTGAGTCGACCAGCGATACGTCCGAGTCGTCGTTGCTTCTGATATACATTTACAGAAATCGAGGAAGCAACAACAGGCATAGATCCACATTGCAGATCATCGCAATAAATGATGTTGTGACTCTGGCCACATTGGTCAATCATGTTGCGAGCCACCAGCGAACCCACGTAGCTGCTAATCAAGAACAGACCACGAAACGTACCGAGCACTTGACTGATATGATGGTCAATCTCCTGCTCTGTGTGACCCATCGAAAGAGAAGGGTACGGGGCATGAACAGCACGAACACGTGGGTTGTTTGGAGAGTGAACGCGGCAATTGATATTTGCCTCACGCAGTTTCTCCGCTACGTAGTTTCCGCCTACACTGCCGTCAATGATGTGTACAAACATATTAAGTCCTCGTTGACCAATCACGCGCAAGATCCATAACACGCTTGCGACCGTTGAAGTTGATCTCAGGATTATCCAGTAAGCGTTCGAAGTACGCAGGTACTCCAGCTTCTGTTTGATAACCGCGATGCGGGCGATGGCCTACAACCGCGATGTGATCAGCCCATGCTTCTGTTATTGGCATTTTCTGCTTGGGTTGATTTAGTTCTTGCCACGAACGACCAATGAAGTAGTCATGGACTTTCTTCATCAGCCACGGGTTAACGTGGGTCAGGCCGAAAGAGTCGCACAGCATTTCGTGTTGCAGCATACCGCTTGGGTTATAACCGTCAACGCCGAGAGACTTCTTACCGTTCTTGAACCACGGTGCCCAGTATGCTTTGCGATACTCGTCGAACTTTTCGAGTACGCTATGCGGGCCGCTGATTTTAGCGATGTGAGTGTTACGCGCAAAACAGAAGTAAGCATCAGCGACAAGGCCGCTCAGTACGTACTTGTAACCTGCATCCTTGATTGCCTTGTAGCAATACACCATAGGATATGCACACTCATAGTCACGCTTCTTAACACAGCGGTACTTCGCGTGAAGCGCTTTCCAACCCTGCACGATAGCGCTGTCAGACGTCGGTACTTTCACAAGCGTGAACTCCCAGCCCATCTTCTCTGCGACTTTACGCGCGTGTTTGCTGTCGAAACTTTCGTTGTCGCCCATCTGGAAAGTAAAGGCGTGTACCTTCTTTCCTAAGTCATGGGCAGCAAGCCCGCTAACGAGTCCGTCAAGACCACTGGACAGCAGCACTGCCACCTTGTTGTCTTTGACCTCTGCTTTAACGTGCTGTTCAAACAGCTTGCGCAAAACGTGTTTAGCCATGATTACCCAGCCTTAAAATATTCGCAGTTGTTGTTCCGTGAAGTTTAGCCAGATAGTCTGCGCGAACGTTAGGTCCGAGTAGTTCAATATCGGAGTCAAACGGTAGCTCAGTATCTGACAATACGAAGGCATGGTTCATGCTGATTGCGTGGGCAACGCCTGTGAGCAACGTGACTTGCGCGTGTGGCACGTCAGGGCAATGCACAGGTGTGTTGTTGTCAGACTGATACAGGTTGTCGTAGTAACCCACATCAATCGAGTACAAGAACTTGTCCGCGCAGTTCGGTACTAATGCACCGTAACCGAATACTCGGCCCGCATCCAGCTTATCGCAGATACGAGCAAGCACTGTCTTCGCTACGCACAAATTACCGTTCACAGTTTCATCGCTACTATATCCGGTAAGCGCCATGCCAACACGCGGCTTCAACTTCGGTGCGTATTGATTAAGCACGTTCATGCTCGAACCAACAGACAGCATAGACAGAGGCACGTTGTAGCGCTGGGCGATCTCGTTAGCGTCGTACTCAGACACAGGCACACGATAGTCATCCGAGTGAACGAGAATCAACGCTGGTGGATGCGTAAGCTGTTCAGGTTTGACGTTGATACGACGACAACCCCAATCAGCAAACACAGCGTATCGGCCTCCATACGTACCGACTTGCTCTGCGTTCAGCACAGGCACTGTATTCCACATGAGACTGTCGGTGCCGCCGAGAACTAACAGCGTGTTGTCGAGTTCTAACTGACGCAGCGCAAGTGCTTCGCGGTCGCTATGAACTGCGAGCACCTCAAACCCTAAGGCGAATGCTGTCACGCAATCTAAACCATGTCCGTAGAAATTACCTTTCACAACCGGAATCATGGACGGAGCGAGTGAGTTTAAATAGGCCGCATTACTCGCTAACGCGGCACGGTCGATTAAGACTTTCATCGGCGTTTCAGCGTCGTGATGTAGTGAGCAACGCGGTCGAACTCTTCACCGCCGGCTTGTGGGTCGAAAGCCACGTAGCCACTGCTCAAAGAAAGACTACGCAGATATACTTCACGCTCTTTCTTCGTCATCTTCACTTCGCAGAAATTGATACTGATACCAACAACTTTAGGGTACCAGTCGTGCATCGCAGCAGCGTCGATGTTAGCAGCGATCTCGTCAACGAGGTTGATCTCACGCTCGGTGTTCAGCATGAAGTTGCGGCCAACAGTGTGGCAGACAACGAGAGCGTCGGGCTGAGAGCCAGCAATCAGACTCATGCTGCCACCAGTGTAAGCTGGATGACGCAGCGCACCTTGACCCTCAATCAGATAGATAGCTTCTTCGTCAGCAGGTGACAGCCACTCAGCAGCACCAGCAAGGAAGTCAGCAACCACAGTGTCGTTGTTGATGCCACGACCGCTAATCAGGAAACCCGTTTGGCCTGTAGCGCAGAACACAGCTTTCTGTTTCAGCTCGGTCAGCTTCTTGGTCAGTGCGAGTGCAGTGTATTTCTTACCGCACGAACAGTCAGTACCAACAGTAAGAACACGAACACCGGCACGAGGCAGACCAGTGCCCAGAGGATATTGCTCAGGGTGGTGGCGGAAGTCATACAGCTTCACTCCATACTGATTAGCCAGAGCGCAGTATTCAGCATTGTCTGCCAGCTTAACGTGCAGCGCAGCAGCAACGTTCAGGCCACGAGACAGCGCAGAGCGAATAGCGCGATCAATGTCTTCGTTAATCTGACCGCCGAACGGGGCAAACCCGATAACCAGAGTTTCTGCATCGGTCTTATCGAGGTCACGAATTTCAACGTGAGGCATTTCAGGGAACAGGTTGTTAGCGTCGTCAACTACACAGCAGACTTTCTCTGACGCCCACTCAACCATACCGGCAGTGATCTTCGCCATTGCTTTCGTCGTGGCGTTACCACAGAACATCGCGTACGGTTGCGGAATATTATAGATATCACCAATCACGTTCATTTCTTCTTCCCTTTCGTTTTGATTTTGGTGCCATCGAACGTCAGGCCCATACGAGCATGACACTTGTGTATAGCTTTTACAGTACGCATTAACGTCTGCGTCTTCGACCAGTCTACTACGCCTTTTTCTTCGAGTTCTTTCGACAGGTCGGTCTTCATCGGCTTGCCGTCATCGGGCACGACTGCATTCTTCATGAAGTCAGCCCAGCCTTTGTCTACGCGCTTGCACCATTCGGTCAGCAGCGTAGTACGTTCAGCTTTTGTCAGGTACTTAGTGCAAGCCCAGTAAGCAATCTCGTTGCCGAGTTCTTCCACCTCTTTCGCAGTCACACGATCAACAGTGCGAATGTGGATGTGCTTGTTCTCAGAGCAGAAGCGCGTATAGTCTCGCGCCCAATCGTACTTAGAAGTTTGCACAACGAACGTAGGGCAGTACGGGATAGTCTCACGTACACCGTTAGCGAATGACTCTACTTCGGCACACGAAAGCGCTACGGTACATTGTCCGATGAACGCCATCTTCTCGTCACCGAACAGACCGCTAACGACTTGGTAATCTTTCACGCCTGCATCAGCAAGCTCTTTCTCCCAGCTCTTGACTTGACGGTCAGAGCCGGTCATCACACGAACAGGCAGACCAGACGCAGCAGCGATACGCGCAGCAAACGTAGGACGCTTAACCTTTTCGTAGCGACAGATAATCAGCAGCGAGGGTTTACGCTTCGCTGGTGGATTGTAGTCTGATACACTGAATGCGTTGTACGCGACAGCAGCCTCAGTTTTATAAATCTCAGACAGCACACGCGCAGTCGAGTCGCAGTTCGCTAAGATACGCAGACCTGTAACAGGAGCTTGCAGCAGCGCACGGTGCATCTTCTCAGCACCAAGTCCGTTCAGGTCTTGCGTCAACAGGAAGCTGTTATGCGAACGGTAGTAAACAGGCATAATCTTAGGCAGCCCAAGGCCGACAGCAGCTTCGACAGCTTCGTAGGTGCTACAGATGATTGCACGATACGGAGTGCGATCAAGCGCTTCGAGCAGAGCACTTTGAATGTGACCAACTTTGTACCCGTCGCTCAGAGTGGTATCACCGTAGTTAAACCACTGGCTCTTGGTAACAGAGCTGTTTTCACCGTCAGTGATGAAGTCGCAGAAGCCATAGTCTTCGAGTCCATCAATGTACGCACCAACACCAGACTTGGTTCTGTCCAGAAGAGTCTTGTGAGGCACGATTGCTAAGATACGCCCGTTTACTTTCATCATACTTCCCTTACTTAATTGCGATCCATCCAGCGAAGTTAAGATCGCGGTAGAAACATTCAACGCGGTCGAAGCCAGCTTTGCGCAGCAGTTCTTCGTTCCACGCGGCTTTGACAGGTACGAGTACGCCCTCAAGCGCTTTACGTTTCGTCGCAATGCTTTCTTGCGAGTAACCGTTATCGCCTTTCATGCCGTAGTACGTATCTACCAGCAGACGGTCGAGGAAGTTGTCATCACCGAGAACTTTCTCAACGAGGATGAACGCGCCGCCTTTCTCAAGGCTATCGTACACTTTCTCCAGAATGTGCTGACGATGTTCAATCGGCGTGAACTGGAGAGTAAGCACAGACAGAATGAGTGAACACTCAACCTGTTCGTCGAAGCGGAACGTGTCTACTTCCACCAGCGACTCGCTACTGATTTTCGCTTTAGCCTGTTTCAGCACTTCGTTTTCACGCAGACGCTCAAGCATTGCTGGCGCGACTTCGTAGCAGCAGTACAGGTTACCGACTTCTTCGTCAGGAATAGGACGGTCACCTGCGTGATGGTAACGATACTCACCGAACTCAGCACAGAACGGTTCGATAGCGCGGCCGAGTGACGCACCGAGGTCAACGATAGCAGTACCGGGAGTTACGAACTGACGACCCAGACGATAGGTCAGATCACGCATACGGTCGTAGGAGGGGATTGAGTTTTGCAGCATGTTATCGAACACAGAAGCAACTGGCTCATTGAACTCCCAGCGGCCGACAGGCATTGTTTTATCAACGTTGCTCATGATTAAATTCCGTTATTTGTTTTGACAGCAGAAATTACCGTTCGCAGATGTTAGACGCGAAAACGACGACCGTTAACTGTACCGCGTGTCTCAGACGAATCGCTAAAGCCACGAGTCTTATCAGGAGGAGTGATAGGACCGTTGAACACAGCAGCAAGATCGTTGTACGCACGAGGCTCGGCTAACTTCTTACCGGTGGCAGCGGCATCAGCTTTTGCTTTCTCACGCGCTTTCTTAGACGCAACGATACGAGGGTCAGTGTACAGTGGTTCGCGTTTCGGATCGAGAATGGACATCATGCGATGCGGATGCTTCTCTGCTATCTCACGAATCTTGTCCATCTCACCTTTGCGTACTGCCATACGCAGAATAGACTGTCCGCTTGAGATTTCAGATGTTGCGCCAGCGCGTACCATGCGACGACGACATTCACCCAAACCAAACCACTTGCCCGCAGATTTCCACACAGAGTAATCACCGCGAGCTAACTGGCCGAAGCGTTTAAGCTCAAGGAAACGGAACTCCCAGTCACTGCCGTAAAGATGAATTGCAGCAGCGATGTAGATAGGTTGAATGTTGAGAGACAGACCAATCTCCACAGCATTGTACGAAGCAGTACAGAAAGAGCCGACCTGAGAAAGACAGAACTCGAAGTATTCCAACGAGTCTTTGCACAGATCACTCGTAGCTGATTTGCTAAGAATGCGTGTGCGTCCATCTTTCATAAGTCCCTCAAGCATCTCACGACTAGGTGAGGGCCGAGTATAGTCCAGTCTCTTTAAACGGGCTTCAATTTTCTGTACAGTAATCATGGCACGTACTCCGACATCTTATCGTGCGTTGTTACGCCCGCAAGAAAATCACATGCAATGAGTTTCAAACGGAAGGTTGTTTTGTCTTTCGGGAAAACGTTAGCATCAAGATTGCGGAACGAGCAACTATAGCGAACTCGATACAGACCGTTATCAGCTTGAGCGTACAGGACTTCATTTTCCTGAATCGCTTGAATTACAGGCACGGCGCATCCCGGCTTCACTTCTACCTGTATTGATTTCGTCGCTTGTTCAACGACGATACTTAAAATTGAGTGTTGGCCACTATCGGTTCCATCTCCGTAAAAGAGCCAATCAAATCCGCGTATTGTATTCATCAATACACCCCAGAGTTATTGCGCAACGCCCCGCACAAAGTTAGTGTTGTAGTTACGAGGGAGATAGGCGTACATGTTGAACTGATACTTCTCGCAGATAGCGTCGAGCACCACACATACTTCTTCCCACGAAACCCCGCCGAGTCCGCCATAGAAACGCTGAATAGCGATCTGCCGGTCAACTGCAATGTTCTCTCTATCGCACTGCTCCAGCAAGTCTTCAAACGCTCGCGTGAGGAACTTCTCACTGAAACGATTGATAGGCTTGTGAGCACCAGCAGAAGAACCATTGAGACCCAAACCAAAACCGCGAGCAATGTGCATGTTAGCAACAAACAGATTGCGGCGATATTGAGTACCGACACGGATCATGTGCGTCTTACCGATTGTCAGTTCGTGCTCGTAGTCGATTGATTCGACCTTGCGCACAACTTCCGGGAAGCGACGTGCAATACTCTTTTGAATAGGACTACCGTAAGCACCACGAGCGTTGCACTCAACGCCGATAACGCGGAACTTACCTTGAATGAAGTCAGTAACGAGATTGCCCTTCTCAACGGGGATTACTCGAAACTGCTTCGGGGCGTAACCGATAGCGGACAAATCCATTACTTATCTCCCGAGCTATACATCTTATTGTACAGGCTATTTACAGTTTCAATATCGTCCACCAGATTTCCGGTAAACGCATCACTGTTCCCTTTCTGAATGCTCCACGTAAGACCGAGAGCATCGTGAGCAGGGAAGCCGTTCGGGAGAAAGTTCAGTATCATGTCTTGCAGCGTGTAGCAGCGAGCGAGATACAGGTACGTCATTGCCATTACAGCACTACCCGGCGTTTGAGCCATGAGCGCGATATAGATTTTGACGTCATCACCGACTTTGATGTTCGGGTACAGGTCAGTGTTGAAGCGACGACAGATCAGGTCGTACATGCGAAGCTCTTTGCGCAAGTCTGCAAGGAACTCTTCCAGATTCAGACGAGCTGCGGTCACAGTGTCTTCGTCACCTGCGTCTTCGGCTTCTTTCACCAGACGTTTATGGATTGCCAACAGCAGCGCAGCGTCACCATCAGGATTGACTGTGCCCATCTTGAATGCGACTTTCGCCGCATCATACCATTTCTCCAACTGCGTAATCTTTTCCGTCATGCTATCCTCTACTAGACGTGTAATAGTTGAGGCAGAGCCAGGCGCTTCTTAGTTGCTTTCAGCGCTTTTATGTCTGGTCTGCTCGGGGCGAACGCTTCGATGTTGCGAGGCAAACACGGAACGTTACGGTCGATAGTTACAAGCTCCATTTGCAATTCAATATCCATAGCTGGTACTTGCATGGTCAGCGCTTTCGCCCAACCAGCATTTGATTTGAGTTTACCACTGAGCAGAGCGTCACGAATACCTAACGCGCCTCCCCACTTGTTGATAAGCTCAATCGAGGTCTTCTCGCCAAGACCAGGAATGCCGGGCACGTTATCAACGCCGTCACCACACAGTGCAAGCATATCAGTAACGCGATTGGCGGGAACACCGAAGAAGCCCTGTGCTGTTTTGAGATCGAAGCGGCGTTCAGCAGCGTTCGACTGCGCTTGCATGATAAGCTCAACGTTCTTGTGGTCGACCAACTGCACATAGTCTTTATCACGCGAATACAGCTTGATCAGATAGTCATGCTTGAAGCGGTCGCTCAACGTACCGACAAGGTCATCGCACTCGTAAGGCTTTTTAATCCCTACATAGTACCCCGCCATTTGGAGTATCTCACGCGCAAGAGTCATCTGCGGACCAAGCTCTACTGTTTGAGTTCGGTCGCGGTTGCCCTTGTAGTCGCTCGACTTCTTGAACACTTGACGAATGTATTTCTTCTTGTGTTCAGAAGCCCATTGTTGAATTGCACGATAGCGCCACGTATCGCTTGAGCTTGGGTCAAAGCAGAAAGCGAGATACGCACCGTTCGGGTCTTTCGCAGCAATATCAATCAGGTCCTTGACCATATACAGGAACTGACGCAGACCATAAGTCGGCGTACCGTCTTTTGCATACGTAGGACTTTTCTGCGTAGCGAAGTAAGCACGGCACATCCAGTTCGACGCATCAACAACGTGAAGCATCGGCTTCTTGCCGTACTTGATCTTCATCTTTGGCACTGAGCCAGGTGTAGGGGTTTTCCCTATACTGGCAAACGATCTACCACTCATTGTTCCTCCGCGAATACGAGAGAACGACCTCGACCACGCTCACGTAACGCATTATGAAACCCTAAGCCGCAACAGAACATATCAATCGTGTCTGTATCGACTTCGGCAATCTTCGTCGTCTGGGCAAGCTCATGCAGATAGCTTTCGCCAGCACAGAAGTAACGCGATAGTGGGTCAACCATCGCGCCACCACGAACGAACTGAAAAACGACCTGACCTGTGAACGTAAGAGTCCTGAGGTCAAGTTGTGGAGCATGTGAACAGAGTTTGAAGTTGCGCTTAAAGAGGCGTTTCATGGCGTAAGCAGCGCCGGGACCGTCCGTAAACAAAATAATCTGACAATGTTCAGGAGCAGCCGATAGGAGAACTTTCAGACCTTCCTTGTTTGAGGAACGAACGAAAGCTGTATCGAAGGGAGGGACTCGTTTCGGCTGCTTGTAGAAGATGCGATGCCTTGCGTTATTAGGACTTTCGTCCACTGAATTTGTTTCCATTACGCCACCAAGAAGTTATACAGTGATTCTACTTCCTCATTCTTGATTGCAGCAAGCAGAGCGCGGGCTTCGTCATCTGTCTTGTTCGTAAGGAACTTTGCTGCGTATGCGACATTCGCGTCGGCTAGATTCATGAGGACCCGAAGGTCCTCACGACAGACGTTAATCGAAGTCTTCTTCGTCGGCTTCAACGGAATCATCGTCTTCGTCTTCATCTTCGTCTTCCAGATCCTCACCGGTGAGCATACAGTTGACGATTGCCAGTTTGCCAGCAACAACGACGCTGGTGATTACGATCTGTTTCGCTTCTTCGCGTTCTGCTTCTTCCAGCAGTTGCGCAATGTCAGCGTAAATCAGTTCTGCTTCTTCTGGGTCTTTCACGTTTTCGACGGTCAGCTCAGAAGGTGCAGTCGGCCACGCTTCTATCAGGACGGCTTCAACTTCCTGTGCCGCTTCTACTGCATCAGGATCGTTATCGTCAGCAGGCTGAACGATGAATACGAAACCTTCTTTTTGATCGATAACGCGATGCGGGAATAATCCACTCACGATGTACTCTCCTGATTTTGGTTGTAATAAACGATGCCCCCGTTATTCGGGAATGAAGCATCTAATGATAGGCTCTGTCTATTTACAGATTCTCGCAGAGTCACCATGCACGTAAAACACCACAATTGAACATCAAGTGGAGCGCTGTGATCTGCGATGGTTTCCAGCTTAGACTGACCGTCGATTACGCCAGTGACGATGTTGCATTCTACAACTGTCATCTCGCCATCGCGATTAATCTTTAAGCCTAAACCGTAATCGGTAAAGATAGGGTGGCGATACACAACCACCTTTTCCTCACCGTCAATTGGACACGTTGACACGTTGTACATTAACGGATTCTCGACATTGCACGAAGCTCATGAGCAGTCGGCTGGAATGACACCTTGCCATTGTCAAGAGGCATCGTTTTGTTGGCTTCGTAGTTCTTCGCAGCTTTCCAGATCTGGTCGTTAGCTTTTGAGTTAGCGACAGACTGACGGAAGACGTGCTTCTTCTTACCTGTCTTGGACAGTTCGAAGATTTCAGAACGCTCACCCCAGTCGCGATTAAGCAGCTTACGCGGCTCGCCACCGAGAACAGCAGACGACAGACCAATACCAGCTACGTGACGACGGCGACGTTTGAGATCAGCAGACATGCTACTGGTCGAACTAAAGCTATCACCTTCACCACCAGCGCCCGGCTCAGGCGGAGCGAACTCAGCGTCGATTTCAGACTGACGTTTGCGATACGCCATCAGCTTGCGACGCATTGCGAGGTCTTCATCCTGATCCATAAGAATCTGGTCGAAGTTATACCCGCCAGCCGCAGCGATAGCACGTAACGGAACCGGAACACCCAGCTCAGTCATCGCACGTAAGTTTTCCATCATCGCTTGGTCAACGTCAGGACGCAGTTGCTTAGACCAATGCACGTTCGGAATAAACAGCTTGCTGCCGTCATTCAGTTTGTACATTACTTCGGTCAGGCCACCTTCCATGAGATTGTTCTTCTTGATGATCTTACCGTTACGCTGAACAGCAAGGCCATTCATCATACTGATAAGCGGGAAGACTTTCTCATAGTAGACTTTACGCGTCAGATGATCACGGAACGCTCGCATCGCTTCAACGAAGATCGTCAGGCCAGCAGCGCCCGAGTCATAGTTCGCTTCACCGCTGAGGAACGCTTCACTGATACCCATAGCTCGCATTTTGAATTGAGCAGTCTGGTCCCAGATGTCCGTGATTTTCCAGAAGTCACCGCCTTGACGGAACTCACTGATGTTCACACCGAGTCGGGTTGTGATGATAGATCCAATCGGGTCACTATCCGCAGACAGAAGAAGGTCGGTCATAAAGTCCATTTCTTCTTGCGACGGTTCCCACTGATCACCATCACCCAGCTGGGCGTGTAAGATACCGCGTTGACGACGACCAGACTCAATCAGCGTACCACGATACAGGTTCTTTTCGATCAACCAGATAGGCAACACACGGCGCAACACCGAGATACCTTCGCCAAAGCTGAATGTCTTACGTGGGATATAGATTGTGCCGATGGGGTCGAGTTCCATCGTCGTGTCGTTCATCAACTTATCAACGAACCCACTGCCCAGCTCTTTTTTCAGCGCGTCAATACGTTTACCTTCTTTAGCGAAAGCAGACTTCACGTACTGAGGGATGCGCAGCTCGAACATAGGGTCCTGACTGATAAACGGCAATGGCGTTACGTCGATGTTGTCGTAACGGTGCGTCATCAGGTCGATGAACTTCTTACGGTCTTTGTTGTAGATCATACTGCCAACGAACGCGCCAGTAACCTGAATATCAGTTGTGATGTTCGGCATACTGGTGGTCAGTGACAGACGTTCGTTCACTTCGTAGTACGGCTCAAGCACACTGTCCTTCGCGCCACTGAAACTCACATCGGAGAATGGCAGCGTTGAAAACAAGTCTACGTATGAGCCGCAGATTGGGTCGAAGTGATACATATCGCGGTAGACGTTGAATAGCTGTCGGTCGTCAGCATCATAGTCCATACCTTCCATCATCGGCTCTAAGTCGATATCAAGGGGTACGGTACCAATTTGCATATTACCGGCAGCCATTCCTGCGCCACCCGCAGATTGAGATACGAAGTCACTGTGACGACGTGAACTCTCACTGCGGATTGCTTTGCCTATCTCGCGTGGTAAAGAGGCTGCTCCGAGAGAACTTTGTTTCTTCTTCGCAGGCTCTTGGGGTGCGCCGCCCAGTTGACGACGACCAACCTGAATACCCATCTTTACCTCACTTCAAAGGGATTGCGAGACTCACGCGGCAGCTAGTGCAAAACATAACGCCCTCACCTGAGAGCAATTGTGTCGGCACTGTAGAAGAACTGCACTTAGGACAGACGTTAGCGCTTTCAACAACGAATGCGGCACTCGTACTGTCCACCTGTGTAGCGCTTGACTCTGACTTTACAGTGTTGTTGTTCAGCAACGGGTTGTAGTGCTTACTCATGATCTTATTCCTCGTAATAACTTGTCCCGATTAAATTAGCTTATTTACGGCCAATCATTCGGGTACGAGCAGAACCAAGAACTCGACCACCAGACAGCGCCTGTCGTGAACTACCCGCAGTGCCAGAGTTGAGTCTATGTGCCACGCGACCCAAGCGATTCGGGTCACGATTCATAGCTACCTCTGGCGCTTTCGTCAGATACTCGTCGTACTCACCACACTCGAATCCGTAGACCATGAGTGCCATTGCTCGCCACAAGTCATCGGTTGCCCCTGTGTTCTTGATTACGCTGCGGCCTGTATCTTGCACAGTCTGCAACTGCATGATCAAGTGCTCTGTTGGTTTGTTCTCGAAGCATTGAGGGTATTCATCACCATCGTATTTCAAAGTGTCAGCGATAGTCTTAGCGTGAGTCATTCGAGGCAGACTGATACGACTAGGCTGCGATTCGAACATCGTCTTAACAGTCCACATATCCTGATACTTCAAGCTGTACTGGTCGGACTCCTCGATGGAATCCACTTTCAGTTTCGCATCCTGCAACAACTTGAGTGACTGCCACTGGTCAGCAAGCATTACGCGAACGTTACGCGCACGACATAGCGGAATCAATAGCTCGTCAAATATGAGGGTGTAGTTCAGAGGGATGCCGGGCTTCGGTACGATCTCTACCAGACAATCGACACTGATAATCCCTGCGTCATCGCGTGAGCCTGTGACGAGTGCGAAGCTGTTGTTCGAGAAGCCTGCGTCAATTGCAAGTATCGACGCTTTGGTTGTCGTTGCCGCTTTGACGAGACTACCATAGCGCTGGCGTTCACCGTCTTTGTGTCGAATGATGTGATGGGTATACGTACACATCGAACGACCTTTCTCACGTATAGCATCTGCGATAAACGTAGGCTGCGTGATGAATGGGTTAGCAGACAACGGTGCTTCTGCTCCGTAATCTCGGGCTGCACCTACCGGGTCACGACGAAACGCTTCGACTAAGAACTCAGAGGTGCGCGGCATTGTCGGGTTCATCTTCCATGTAGGAGCATGAATACCCAGCAGCTTCTCAGATCCTACTGACATACGAAGCAATTCGTTAATCTTATCACGGGCGTGAACCGGACTACTGATGTTACAGAAATATCCCGTGAATGCTTCATCATAACCAGATTCGACTTGCCGCATCTCGGCAGAACGAACAGTTGCGAGTGAACGGTCGAGTGCGCCGTACACTGCACCAGCACTGACTTTGATCTTCTTGGATTGGGCGTCGTTGTCGAAATACGCCACTTCGTCGATTACCGCCAGTACACGGGTTCGACCACGAAGAATACGACCATCAGGCCCGGCAGGATAGATAACGAAGTTCCTGTGTCCGTATAGTACGAACGTGTCGCGAATCTTCATCACCTCGATGCCATAACGACGCTCGTGTTTGCGAATCAGATCATGATATGCTTGGAACCACGGACTACCCATGATGTAGTTGAAGTACGGAGTCCAGAGTGTATCAGACGCTTGCTTCTGGGTCAGGGCAACGAACGTACCGTGCAATACGGTTGTGCTGTCGATACCCAAGATGCCAGTAGGCGACTGCGACATAAGCAGCCTGTGCGTAAGATAGGTCGAGATCATCGCTACTACAACTGACTTCCCGCTGTTGTGGTGCACAAGGCCAGACGCAACGAACTGCGGCAGTCCTTCCATCTGCAAGTCATACGTGACCTGCGGAGTACCATCATCAACGGAGATTACCTCAACGTGAACAGAGCGACATTCTGGTTGTTCAGTCAAGTCATACACCAAGCTCCACATGCGCGTACCGTGAACGATCTGCGGCATGTGACCAGCGTTGATTAGAATCGACCACACCATTTGAAGTGCATCTGGGTCTTCGGTAACGTACTGCATCTTTTCGCCGAGAGGCACACTGCGTTCAGCAATATAGCGCAGCGCTTCTTCTCGCGTAGACAGACCAGCATCGTAGATAGAGACTGGACGCTGTATCTTGCCCCATGAGTTCGTACCGAGTTTGATTTCGATACGCTCACCGCCACGCAGCTTAGACACTTTCTTAAAGCCTTGCTCAGTGCGCACAGGGTGCTCATGGGTTGCTTCAATCCACATGCCGTTAGCGAGCGTGACGACTTTGGTTGGTGCTTCATCGGACACGTAGACTTGACTGACGTTCTTGATCTCACGACCGTTATGCGCATTGAAGTTACGCTGCGGCTTGTGGAACCCAGGACTGTCATGACCAATCATCATGTGTCCGATAGGCATGACGCCACGAGAGGTCAACACAGGAGTTGAAGCAATCACACAACGCTGTCCGGCGTTCACCGCCAGTTCGTTGTAGAAGTTCATCTCTTTCCTGCGAATCATCTCAGAACGACGAGCGCCGCAATGAGGGCACACACCATTGTGTAGCAGGTGTAAGTGTGTCTCTATCGCGGCAGTCGTTTCTTGTGGCTCATGGTTTTCAGTGTACATCCATTGCAAGTTCGGTGAGCACTTAACGCAGATCTCACCAAACAAGCGCAGACCAATCATGGCCTGTTCGAGATACGGGTCGGCTTTTAAGAAGTCGGGACTAGTACACCACTCAAGGAAGTTCTTGGCGCGGGGCATTGAACTGTCATCAAACTTCAAATCACGCGGCACAAGTGTGCGTTGTTCTAAAGCACCTTCAACGAGGTCAACAATGTTAACCTCGCCCTTTTCGAGAAAGTTAATCGCACTCGAACTATTCTCCGACAAAAAATCTACGTCGGATGAGGCGTCCACTTTAACGTCGTCACCAAGCAGCGCATCGAATGCAGCTATTCGTTTCGGACGTATCGTGAACGCTGGGCCTTTTTTAGGCTTGGCCATTCTCGTTCTGTTTCTTCCTGTATTCAGTAAATCCGCGTGTTGTACCTATGCCAGCACCCTTGGCAACCAGCTCGTCGTTACCGTGCATCAAGCGACGAAGCTGGGCACGTAACGTATTACTGCCTGTCTTCGCTTTGTGCTCTGCTCGCACGTCATCGAACGATTTGATTAGCCAGTCTTTCAGCACGTCTGTGCGTACAGACTCAGGCACTGACTGCGACTTCGACAGCATCACACCGATGATGTTAGCAAGCCCTACGCGCTCAATGTAAGGCACAAGCTCGCTATCAATCTCTAGGTCTGTTTTGAGACAGTCTTTCGAGATTGCTTCTACTTCACCGGCTGCAATATCAAACCCAAGTATCGGGCTGAATACCTGATGCAGCAGATAGTCACGGAACGTTTTCGCGTGATCGTCAACACTGTCCAGTGTGCCGTCGATTACTTCGGCAGGGACTGTGAAGACGTTTTCTGGACCAACGTGGTCTTTATTTTTACGGGAACGGACTTCATTGAGTCGAGGCTTGATAAGAAGTCGGGACTCAGTTTTTGAGATCGCTGCGGCTTCTTCGTCGAGGTCGAGTGAGTCGTCATCGTGTTCCTCTACAGGTGTACTGTGGATTGCATGAATGTCATTCACCATACGCACACGCATAGTGGTGTTTGGCATCTTATCAAGTTCCCACGCTTCTACTCGGCGTATCTGTCCATGCTTAACAGGGTACGTCCAGCGGGGAACCATGTTGTCAGACTCAACAAGTCCGTATGGGCCTTCGTAATGCTTACCCACGTTTGAACACGTACTTGTCGGCGTGATCGTCGAACTTCATCTGCACTGCATAGTGAGAAACGTCACTCATGTCAGTACGATTAGGTTCACCGGGATTCTGACAGTGGAACCCATTGCCATTCGGGTACATGCCAGAGAGTTCAGCACCCTCCTTGGTGCGAACGTGATAGACATAATCCTTGTCTATGTTGTTGCGGGCTTCGTCGTCAAAGACTGCCCATGCGATATTGTCCATGAAGACTCCTAAGCTACGTCATACGATTTACGCTTCTTCTTTTTCTTCGGTAAGTCGTCATCGTCGTCGTCATCGCTATCGTTGCCTGAATTGAGGAACGCAGCAGCACCACGACGAGATTTCTTAATCTCAATCTTATCCTTCTTCTTGAAATTACCTTTTCCGAATTTCTTCTTGGACTCTCCGCCACCCTCCATATCATCAGCAGAGATAGCTTTCGATTTAGGAACCTCCGTGCCCTCGTCTGCATCTTCAACACGCATTTTCTCAAACACGTCTTTCAGAGGCATCTCGAACAGTTCACCGTCACGCGCTTTCATTACCTGAACAGGAATGATTTTACCTTCACGCACTTCCGGGTCAGAGTAGTTCCATGCCCACACAACGTCGGCGTGCTCACGCATACCGCCAGAGTAACGAATACGTCCAGACTGATCATCAAGCTGACACAGGATAACAACAAGCTGGCCTGTTGCTGACGCGTGTACTTTCGCTTTACGAACAACAGTAGACAGCTCGCGCCACTGGTTGTCGTTGTCGATACCTTCAAGCAGACCAACGTAGTCAATGAACGTTACGTGTACGCCATATGGAATCGACATATACAGAACGTCATCAATCGACATGCCACGCTCAGGTGAAGTGAACGAGTTACGTCCCTTCGACTTGCTCATGATCTTGTCGTACTTCTTCGCGGCTTTCAGCAGTTCTTTCTGCTCACGCTGCGAGAGTTTACCCTGCTTGATCTTCCAGAAGTCGATGCCACTGATCATGGACAGCATACGCTTCATTTCCTGCTCGGCTGTCATCTCAAGAGTGACTTTCAAACAGTGTATGCCATTCATCTTCGCCATGCGGTCTGCGATGTTCATTGACAGCACAGACTTACCGCCTGACGTTGAACCTGCTAACAACACTACGCCAGTCGTCGGCCAACCGCCGTTCTTTTTGTCGTAGCTTGTGAAGCCGGTCTTGTACATCACTTCTTTCGGGTTAGTGATTACCTGCTTCGCTAACTTGGTTGCGTTCGACTTCTTGCCACCAAACGTCCAGACCTTCTCTGTCGTTCGTGTGCCCCGCTGCGCTTGCCCGAGCTTATCGGCCAGCTCTTGCATATACGTCTGCTCGTCGAACTCTTCCGGGTCAGCTTCCCCGAAGTCTTTGGCAATCATCTTACCCAGGTTCATAATGTCACGACGCTGGCGATACTTCTCCAGACTATCGTAGATCTTATCGAACCCTTTCATGGTCTTCGCTGGAGTTTCCTCTGCTTCACGCAGACTGTCCCTGAACTCTTCACTCAGGTTAGGGTCTTCCAGCAAGTCGTCCCATTCAATTATTTCGCTCTTAACTTCCACCAGCTTAGTTATGCGGCGGAATGCTTTGCGAGTGACTTCCGAACTAAAGTGAGAAGCGCCAAGACGGCCCATCATGGCCGTCCTGTATGCTTCCTTAATCTTTGG